CATAGCTCAGTTGGTAGAGCGCATGACTGTTAATCATGATGTCACTGGTTCGAACCCAGTTGGTGGAGTTCCATTGCGAAGTGGAAGTTTAAACGTTTAAATCCTGATTACCACCGATAGCATGGTGCTTATGTTTGAGTCATGACTTACATAGATGAGCCGGTAGATCAGCGGAGTTTTCTTTGAAAACTGTTCGAATCCTTGCGGTGGTATTTGTCTTTGTGCCACAACGGCGTGCAATGCTTGAAAGAGGGTTGCAGAAGTTCTTAGAGCAAATCTCTTGCTCTTCGTATTTTAATTATCGAGGATATAGCCAAGTGGTAAGGCAATAAGAGACCGTAGACCACGGGTTCGAATCCTTTTACGACGACTAGGTCGTTGTATAGCCAAGGGGTAAGGCAGCGACTGCTTATGACCGAGGGTTCAATTCCCTCTATCCTCATTACCTTTTATATTATCGGAATTTAGCGCAGTTTGGTTAGCGCACGTGTTTTGGGAACACGGGGTCGTAGGTTCGAATCCTGCAATTCCGATGCCAAATGTAATGTATATTTTTTGTATGTGTTACCTTTTAGGCTCAACAATTTGAATAAGGTTGTTGAGTCGTAGCCTACTGAGTTTATTTGTAAGTATTTTCTCGGTAGGTGAGATTTGTATCCTTTAGGCTTGGCAATCTGAAGAAGGTTGCTGAGTCGTAGCTTTAGTAGTTGCAAATTTTAGAGTCAGTAACAATGTCTTTCAAGGATTTTGTGAAGTCATGTCCTAAACTACTACTAAAGTGAATTTGGTTGATAAGTGAGTTTCGTGATCAGGACTTGCTTTCAAAATACCTCTTAATTTTATTCAAGCGCAATGATTTTCAAAGGTCTTTGCGTTATACCACACTTTGTTGTGTGGGAAAATTCATGGTTTTCACATTTTCCATGAATCCTCTTAGAATTTAGGGTGGGGTTTCAATCTTCACGGGTTGAAACCTTCCCTCATGGAAGATTACCCAAGTCTGGCTATAAGGGAACGGTCTTGAAAACCGTCAGGTCGGTAAAACGGCGCGTGGGTTCGAATCCCACATCTTCCGTTGAATTGAAGTAATTTCAATTCAAGAAAATAACTCCTAATGTTTTAAAATGTGCAGCAGAGTTATAGAGCATTTTGTTTACTGGGGTATCGGCTTTCAAAGGTCGCTACCTCCTAGTCTAGTTGGTTTTGATTGGTTCCTCGCTAGGCTGGTTCTAGCGTTTAGTTAGACCTTCTTTTTCTAATTTATTTGGTGTAAGAACTGTTAAAGGTTTTTACATCATTCCTCTCCTCATGAGAATGGGAGAGAGGTTAGCTTTCATTAAATCCTCCTTTCGGGAAGGTTGTTAACTGTAAAAGGTTAGCAACTTATAGAACCTATATTGGTTCCTAAACATCGTCATTTAGAGACTGACAAAATCCCCTAACGTACAACCGTTAGGGTTCTAAAGAACTCTCGTTACACTCTAGTTCGCGACGTGAAGTGTAGAAGTAAGGTTTACTTCGGAAAACAAACCGTAAGGGTATCCTCTTTTCAAAGAGGTTCCCTTTAGTTTGGAGAATTACTCAAGAGGTTGAAGAGGACGGTTTGCTAAATCGTTAGGTCGGGTAACTGGCGCAAGGGTTCGAATCCCTTATTCTCCGTAAGATTTTCGTAGCGGTGCGATTGAACAGAAGTCAAGAATGCTGTTGAGGTGTTTATTTTCTAGAGTTAAGCTCCTCAAGGTTATGAACCGCTATATAAATCACATAATGTTCCCGTTTACTGGTATAACTTCTTGCTGGTAAACTTTTTATATCTAAGAGGGAAGGGTATCCACAAAATGCTAACCTACAACAAAATGATGAAACTACATAACGAATTAGAGTCTAGTTTAAGTGAGTTACAAAGACACTTAGAAGTAGTTTTAGAAGATTTCGATAGTGAGTGGGGAGTGTCTGCTCAGATAAGAGTAGATGAGGGTAATTGTTTGACTATAGGTTATTATGATCCAACTCAAAACATGGAGTTTGAGTCTATAATTGCAGATAGTTTAGAATTTAAACGGTTGATGAGATGCCAAACCCCAGAAGAACTTCTTTCGTTCTTGTCTCAACGGACGATAGCTTAATAAATAGAGGTCTTGAATGAAAATTAAGTTTTTGAATGTTTACATAGTTTTATGTTTCCTCTTCGCATTTACCTTGTTTATTACTATTGAGTATAGTTTTCCGATTGATGTAGTTTCTCATGTTTCAACTCTATTTAACCAATATGAACTCAATAGTAAGTTATAATTGAGAGGAGTATCCTTGATGTTCCTGTGGTTCGCAGGTTTGTTTGGTTTACTTTTATTCGCAAAAACACCTACAAAAGCTGAGAATAGCACAAATAACCCTTGACATTTAACCATCTTTCTGATATAATAGATTTATCTTAATGAGGGGTCGCTTGGATTCGACAGGCGATTGTACCTTTTAACCTCGTACCGAGTGGTGACGTAATCACCAACCTAAACATAACTGCAAATAACAATGCACCAGTTGAAATGGTTGCCTAAGCTTCGGCTTAGTTGTCACTCAACACAAGTAAAAAGTCGAATAGACGAGCGACTAAGATAAGTACCGGTATCTTTTAGTTGCTATAAACATCGGTACTCGCAACTAAGATTTCTCAACTTAGTTTGTTAAAGAGAGATATAACTTTTAGCTTTGTGCGTTTCCTAAAAGTAGAATGTTAAAACGTAGCAGTGCGCAGTAAGGTTAGCTGGAAAGGTCGTTTGGACGTGGGTTCGACTCCCACCGGCTCCATAAACTAATGAAAGATAAGGAAATTGAAATGTCTTTTATAACTAAAACTTTAGCAAAAGAAGCTTTAAATGAATATCCTTGTAGTGTCCATATTTGTATCAATCCTTATTATTGGGAAGATGACGGTGCAATTTGTGGTTTAGGTGATTTTAAACCTACTGATGTAGACAAACTAGCGGAAACTTTAGATGAAGTTTCTGCACAGATTTATGAAGAGACAGGTTTTTACCCTACAAGTTTAGATTGGTTAGATATTTTCCCAGATGATGAGTATTTACGTGTTGATTGCAATAAAGCAGCAGTTGATAGTTTGGAAAATCTTCTCAGCTCTTTATACTTAGATTTAATTGATGATTAGGGGGTGATTCTTAGATGGTTAAAGAACATTATCGATGCAGTTTAGGAACTAAAAAGGTTACTAAATGGGGAAACAGTAAGGGTATCCTTCTACCAACTACAGTTTTAGAAAACTTAAATTTGTCTGAAGGTAATGAGGTAGAGTTTATTTTTGAAGATGGGAAGATTATTTTAAGAAATAAGTCTGATCAGTTAGATATTCCAAACTATGATTTAGATGAACTTTTAAAAGAATATGAACCTTCAAGTGAAGTATTGTAAGTAAGCCTTAGTTGATTTACTTACTTTTTTTTATGTTTGTAATTCTTAGACTTATATGGTATACTATATTAAATAAAGATTTTTAAGGAGTTTTGTTATGAAGTTACTTAGGTTGAGTGAGGGTTCTACTTTTTTATATAGTGATACAGTTCGCTACTTTTCACTCCCTAAGAGCTACACTAGGTTATTAAAGATTTTTGAGAAATATGGGTATTTGTCTAAGTAGGATGTGATTTCTTTGTTAGATACTTCTTCTCTCAGTCCTTTGTTTGGGGATTATAAGACTATTCAGAGCAATGAAAATGAACATATGGGATTCACTTTTGAGCAACTTGCTTCAAACCCTTTAAATGAGATTCTAAACTGTGGGATTCAACTAACTTTAAACACTAAAACAACTCTTACTGAGGTTAAGTTTCTTTGGTTTGTTGTTGTAGACTTCAATGATACCTATGAGTTGTTTACTCACAATTATGCTTCTATGCTTTTTGAAATCCCTATGACCGAAGAAACTAAATCGGAGCGTTTAAAACTTCAACGTGAATATGAAAGGGAACTTAGGCTATTAAAAGAGTATCACACAGCACTCTAAGCTTTCGGTAAGTTTCTAACTAATTTAGTAAATAGTGAACTTTTAATTAAAACTTATTGACAAACTTGACTCTTTGTGTTATAATAAATTCGTGAAGTTAATTTTTGCAGTAGATAGATTTGACTGAGCGTTTGGTAACGACTACCAAACATCTGCACATATTTGTCTACAAGGGAAACGTGGGCTGCCCAAATAAAAGTACACAGTCGATCAGTGCATCCAAATCCGTCTGTTGGAAAACAGAGACCTGCCCTCCTTAAGCACCATTGGTCAAGGGGTTAAGACACTGCCTTTTCACGGCAGTAACACGGGTTCGAATCCTGTATGGTGTATTGTCGGCAACGACAAGGGCGACAGCCAGCCCTCCAACTTGTGCACGAGTTGGAAGTTGCGCTAATGGTCTTACCTCTTGTGTAGGGGTATAGATGCATTAGTGGATTTACGGTGTTTTGTGTGTTGCAAGCCTTGGACAAAGGTCTAGTTAGTTATCAGAATTAAAAACACACGTGGCTTTGATGTTTACAATACACCAAGCGCAGGTGTCGTGGGTGGGACTCCCTCCGAAGTCATATTATTTATCAAAAAGAAAGGAGAAGTAGAATGAAACGAGTCAGAAAACTATTACCAGTAAGTCTTAGACGCTTGATTATCCAACATAGAACTAGAGTTAAAGACCTATATTTTGTAGTAGGTACTAAAGCAGTTATGGTGCGTAATCGACATACTGGAGAATATCTTGGTAATGTTTACTACAACGGTACAGAGTTTTACTTCTCAAGACAGTTGCTACATTATAGAGATAGTTTAGGGTATCCGGATTTTCTTAAATTTCAAAACCTCGTTCTTAGACCTTTGGAAGAATGTTTAGTTCTTGGTGGCTTTTAATTTTTTGTTAAGTGATAGAAGCATTTGTAGGTTGATGCAGTAAGGAGAGGTGCCGTTACTTCTAGGGAAGTCAGTTCAAGACCTTCCTATCACATTAGGTCTCGTAGCGTAGTGGTTATCGCGCTGCCTTGTCACGGCAGAGATCGAGGGTTCAATTCCCTTCGAGACCGTTTGTTGGTTTATATGTGCGAACTCTCCTCTAAGGAGTCTCCACATTTTAGGAAAGGTAGCTCAGTTGGTAGAGCATTGGTTTGAAGAGGTTGGAATATGGAAGGTAGTTGGTTTAAAGATTTACGAAACGAAGCGTTACTTTACCTTGCAGGTGGTATCCTTTCTTCTGCTTTAGGTTTACTAGCTTGGGTGATTTTGTATAAATTACATATTTACTTTGGTTTTCCTCAACCTAATACTGATGGTGCGGTTGCCATTGCATTTGGTGGGATGATAATTTTCAAATATCTAATTGAGATTAAACTAGAATTATTAGGTCTTTCGATTGAAGATATTCTACCTTCACTAGTCTCAAAGATCTTATTTGGACTACTTATCTTACTTTTCACTCTAAACATAGATACAGTTTTCAAGGTTGTGCTTGAGTTTAGTAATAGTCTATTGTATGGTCAAACTTAGTTTTAATATTCGGAAAGATAGCGAAGAGGCTAAACGCGGCGGACTGTAAATCCGCTCCTTCGGGTTCGGGGGTTCGAATCCCTCTCTTTCCATTATACAGGCATAGTTTAAAGGTAGAACTACGGTCTCCAAAATCGTCAGTGTGGGTTCAATTCCTACTGCCTGTGTTTGTTAAATTAAAGTGGAATGGTAGCAGTTGGTAGATCTTCAGTCTCATAAGCTGAGGATCGTAGATTCGATTCCTACAAGGTACATAACTATGAGAAAAGGAAATGTGTAATTATGAGTCAATTAGATTTTGAGAATGCTGATGGAGATTAAACCATACAAGGATATAATGATGGGGTATCTATTACTTGTCAAACTAAAGGCTCGTATGACTGTGGTACTTACGATTTATCTAAGTCAGAAGTAGAACAAGTTATCAGATTTCTTCAAAAATGGAAGTCTAATAATTGATATTTTTCTAAACATGTAGAAAAACTGAGAGAGTATTTAATGGATAACTATTTAAGTGATAATAATAGCTATATTCAAAGAATGAACCAAACTGCTGAGTCTAAATTTAAGGTAGTTGAGCCATTTCTTGGAGAGGGGGTTACACTTTTGGATTTTGGTTCTGGTATTTCTTATGAGTTTATAGCTAATGTAGTTTCTACAGGTACTAATTACTATTCTTATGATATTTCTCCGACTGTGCAAACTACTTTATCTCGTATGGGTGTAAATGTGGTAACTAAACAAGAGTTACTTAAAGGGGAACTTCAATTTGATATAATTTATCTCTCTAGTGTTTTCCACGAAATTATGAGTTATTTAACTCGTCAAGAACGTACAGAAACCATATCCATGATTGTAAATAGTTTAAAAACAGGTGGTTCTCTAGTTATTCGAGATTGGGCTAACCCAGATTTGGTATCTGAGACATTTACGCTCCGACCTGTTTCAAAACAAAGTGAGATAGAAATACATACTTGGATTAAAGAACTTCAGAAAAACTCGATTATTGATACTGTTGAGACAAAAGAAGACGGTTCTATTGTAACTACTGTTAAAAATGCTTATGAGATTATTTTTCATACAGTTTGGGGTTTGAAGTCTTTGAGTCGAGAGTCAAAAGAGCAATATAATGTTACAAATGCCTTCATAAAGTGGATTGCGTATCCTTGGAAAGATTGTTTGCAGTTGCAAGGTATTCATAGATATAAGGATCAGAGTTATTTAGCTTATTTACAGAATTACTTTGAGCTAGACTTAGTTCCTTTTGATACGAAAATGGTTTGTGTTTTTCAGAAGAACTAAATTTGTTACTTAGTAATTATTGTCCTAAATAAGACACCTAAACTGTTTCGTCTTTTGGACGTTAAACGAGCGTTGATTTTAAGGTGCTACCTCACGGTATCTTAGACGAGCTTCTGATTAGGGTTTTCGGTGTACACCGCGGGTGAGGGTTTAAACCCGAATTTACTTGTATTTTGTTTGTAAATCTGATATAACATGGCTCCCTGTCTAACATAGTCATTTATGGAAAACGTGTTAAGAACTTCTAACTGCTTGTTCCCTGCTTTGTCAAAATAACTTTTAGGGGAGAACACATTTACAAAATTGAAGCTATAAGTAAATACCTTTTATACGTGACCAATAATCCGATGAAGTCGATAAACTCAGGCGGTAAATCCTAGTTGAGTGTACATTAAAACTAGGTGGACGCAAGGCGCAGTTTTGGCAACGGTTTGTCTTTTCCACCCCTTGACCCCTTAAGTAAAAATCCAAGAAAATAAATTGCTGAGGTGTTTGCTCTAACACTTCGGTATCGAGCATTTGAGAAAAGTTATTTTCTCTTTTAAATGATGTAGTTCAGTCGCGCTTAGTGATTGGGGTAAGTGAGAGGACGTGCGCACGAACCTCTCAGCTACACAAACTTGAGGTTTAAGTTTCTTTAGAACCCAAAAAAGAAACTCTAGGTCAACTACTAGTGAAAACCAAGCAGTAACAAAGTTGACTGGGTATGCTCAATACTCGACGGGGATAGGCTTTGGTAGAAGGTCTATAGGTGGGAATCCTAAAATAAAAAGCACATAATTCCAAGATACTCGGAACCTAATGAGATTGGTTAACCGTGGGTGCTTTCTTCGAAGGGTTGGAGTCCTTTGACAAGTTTTCTAAGTGCTTGACCACAAACTTAGTGAGCAGATTTAGTTCAGTTGGTAGAACATCTGATTTGTAATCAGAGGGTCAGAGGTTCGAGTCCGTTAATCTGCATGGGATTATGGAGAGAAACTAGTTCACTGGTGAGAAACAGTGGTATTGGGTTCTTGCTTCCCCAAGTATACTTGGTGACAACATACCATCCTCGTTGTTAGGAAGATATGTTGTTACGATGTAGTCTGGATACGAACGTGTTTGGCGCAAGTGATTGGGAAGAGCGCTGTACCAATCAGCTACATCTTTTATTGTTAAGGTATAGCCAAGAGGTAAGGCAAAGGACTTTGACTCCTTCATCGTTGGTTCGAATCCAGCTACCTTAGTTGTCAAGGAAAAGACTATAAAACCACACATGTATAACATGAGTTAATATAAAAGTGTTACTTAGAGTATACTTAAGCGTTATAAAGTTTTTAGACTACCCACGGGTTTATTGACAAGCTTTGTCTAGGGTTTTCAGTGGAGACCTCGTTGGGGAAAACCGAATAAGATATTGAGAGGGTATCCTCATTTAAACCTTGATTTTTCAAGGTTTTTATGTTATAATTAAATAAATTAAATGAAAGAAGGTTATTAAGTGTGGAACAATTATTTGATAAAAGATATACCAAGAAAGGTGTAAGAACTTTCTTTAAAGAACAAGAAAATGGTTTTTGGGATGTACACATTGTATTTTATCCTAGAAAAGTCGATAGTAACCCATTTCGAGGTGGTAAGTTATTTGCTGACTCTTTAGATGACTTGTACCGTGAAACTGGAGTAATGCCTACTTGGAACTCAGTAGGTGTACCAGAAAATGCAGTTGATGATAGCGATGAAAAGTTAGCTTTAGGTTATAGAGAGGTTATTTTATGATTGCTGCTCGACATAAGCGAAAACCTACTTACGAAGAATATATGTCATGTGAGGAACTTATCTCGATGTACAACTCGGTTGCTAATACAGGTCATTTTGATTACAGAGTTTATGCAACTATAACTCATTTAGTAATTGAGGTAGCATTGAAGAAAATTGCTATACACTTAGGTTTAGATGTTTCAACAACTTCACATAATGTAGGGTCTTTGATTTTTGATATTTCGTCTAAAATAGAGTATAAGTCTAAGTTTCAGTTAGGTTATGCTATTAAAGAACAACACCAAAAGTATGTGAGCAATGGGGAGTTTGCTTATTTACAACGTTTTCCGTATGATGCTTTAAGGTTCAATAAATACATAAATGAAGCGGTTCCCACAGTTGAATTTTTAAATCATCTTGTAAAATTAGTTTTAAATGAATTGGAGATGGTGGATAAAGAACGTTCAAGATATTAAATAGCTTTACAAACCTCACTAAGTATGTTATACTTAATTTCTAATTAAGGTTGGCTTACTTTCAGAAGATAGGTAGGTTTTATTTTTACGTTAAGTCTTATGGGCACTCAACTTAGTGTGGTTGAAAATACTTAGCGGTATCCCCAACAAGATAGAAAACTGTTGTGGTTCACTGTGTGCCAATAAACACAGTTTATTTTGAACTCAATACAATTTGAAGAGAACCTTTAACTAACTTAGGTTCTCTTTTCTATTTCTTGATTTTTCAAGGTTTTTATGATATAATAAAGAAAAATCTATAAAGGAGACGTGGTTTAAGTTGCCTAGATTAGTGAATACTCAAATAATCGGAGTAAGATATTTCTCGGAGTCTATTGTCGAGATAAATGAAATCACATTAGAAGACCCAAACTCGAACTGTAAAGTTGTAAAGATAAAAGCAGACCGAACTTGTAAGGATTGTGGTTGTACTTTAGAAAAAGGAACTAGGTGTTATACTTTCAATCCCAGACTAAAACCAAGATATTGGGTGTGCTTTTCTTGTCTCCCAGAGCCTAACACTTCGGTGGAGCGTATAGTTGGTAAAGTGACTATAAATGATAGAGCTTTGATGTTTTCTAATAGGGTCGGTCGCATGGGTCAGCATAAAACCGAGGAGCAGGTAACACAAGAAGAGTGGGACTATTATAGACATGTTAAAGAGGATATAGAGGAAGATTATTTGTTAGGTTTGCAATATGACAGTGATTTTTAAACTCAAGGGTATCTTAAATTTTCCTATTTTATTTATATACTCGTTTTTGTAAATTAGATAAACTCATTTATTCGAAATGAAATGCTTGAAAATTAAAATTAGAGAAAGGATTGACAGAATATGTCTTATATCAAATCACCCACTAAAGAAGAGAAAGCAGCTTATTGGAAAAACCTTCAAGCTGTATCTTTGTTTATTCTTCTAGCTTTGGCTTTTGTAGTTTTCCTCTTTGTTTTAGGTTATTTATTTTATCGTCACCTTGATGCAGTAATTTATGTAGGTTTACCGTTATTGATGGTAGTTGTCCTTTCAGGAGTTGTGGGTTCCACCTATGTTGAAGTTTATGAAAATTGGAACATGATTTACAATCGACATAGAGTAGGGCATTATACTTATTACATGAACTCTATATTTATCGCTATATTTATAACAGTGGTATCTTTTGGTTTCTACTTCGCTTTACCTTTAATTGGTGCACCAACGCCAAGTCCTTACTTATTGTCTTTCATGTCTATAGTCTTGATTACTGTATTTACTTTGTACTACATAGTTAAAGTAAAGAAAGACAAACCTCCTTTACCTTCTTTGACTACAGAAGAGAGTGAAGCTAGAGAGTTTTTAAAAGCTATTTATTACAGAAAACTTGGGTTAAACAGTTCACTTAATGGCACAGAGTTCCTTTTACTGTCTGATAATTTTTCTAGGTTGGGTTGTCTTGATTATTACATCAATTATGGGGTGTTCAGTCTTTCGCAAGTTGAGATGTGGGAAGAGCAGTTAGGGAATAATGATATAACGGTAAGTACGCTCTTTATTCAAATGGATCACCTTAATAAAGAGCATAACAAGGAGAAGTGCAAAGAAGTTTATGAAAAAGCTAGTGATTTACTGAGTTACTGGAGAGAGTTGCCTCCACTTATGAGTTATTCTAAAAGATTTACAAGTAGAATTCAACGTTATTTAGATTAGTTAGTTAAATAAACCGAGCACTATTTTTAGGTGCTTGGTTTTCTTTACTTGCACCCAAAGTTAATCTCGGTATCATACTTTTAGGATATTTTCTTTGCATTTTCAATACTTTTTAATAAGTTTTTCAAATTTAGCTAATTTCCTGTTGACAAAATTTAATTGGTGAGGTAAAATAAATACAGTTAAAATTTGAAAGGAGGTCTCTTCACATGGAGAAAGGTAAACAACTATTTGTCTATACTCGTAAATTAAATGCAAACAAGTCTCACAAAGAGCAGTTTGCAAAGCGTTTCCGTATGGCAGACGATATTTACAAGAAGACTTTAATTGCGTTGTTAAAACGTTACTCTAAGATGAAGAAAGATCCCCTTTATAAGAAAGCCTATAAGTTCCCTAAAGGAAAAGAGCGTAATGCAATTTTGAAAGATCTTGGTACTAAGTATGACTTAGTAGGTAAGTTCACAGCAGGTAAGTTTGCAAATGACTACCGTAATGCTCGTAATTACAGTGATTATATTCCTTCTAAGGTTGCTTATATGTTAGGTTTTAGAGCATGGGGTGCATTTAGTAAAGTGATGTTTGCTAAAGGTGCTGAGAAAGTGAATCTTAGAGGTAATTTGACTTCCTTTGAGAGTAGCGGAACTACAGGAGTTAGTATAAAAGGTAATGTTTTCACTATCTCAACTCGCAAAAAGAAAGTTTCATGTACCATTCGTAACGAAAACGATGTTTTTGAAGAAGAAGTTTTACGTAATACTTTGAAGTACAACCGTTTAGTTCGCAGATTTGAGTTTGGGGAGTGGAACTACTATGTACAGTCTATTTTTGAGGGAACACTCCCAACTAAATACACTTCCGAACTTGAAGGTTCTGTGGGAATTGATATTGGTACATCTACGATTGCGGTATCCTCTTATTATCAGACTGAGTTAGAGGAACTAGCAAGGGGAGTTGACTTAGATCAACAAGAACTTATACGTTTAAGTCGCAAACTTGATCGTCAACGTAGGGCTAACAATCCTCACAAGTACAATGCAGATGGTACTATTAAAAAGGGTGTGCGCCAAACTTGGGTAGATTCTAATGAGTATCTGAAGACAAAAGCAGAACTTAGTGAGTTACATCGTAAAGCAGCGGAGCAACGTAAGTTGGCTCATAAAACTTTAGCTAACAGAGTTGTGCGTATGGGTTCAACTTTCGTAGTAGAGCAAATGTCCTTTAAAGGTTTACAAGCTCGTACAAAGGAAACGAAAGTAAGTGAAAAGACAGGTAAATACCAGTCTAAGAAACGCTTTGGTAAAACTCTTTTACACAAAGCACCGTCTATGTTGATTGAACAGATTCGTTATAAAACCATGTACCAAGGTAAAACATTTATTCTTGCAAATACAAGAGAAGTAAAGGCTTCCCAGTTAAACCACTTAACTGAAGAGTACAACAAAGTTTCATTAGGTACACGTTCAAAACTGATTGGTGATGACTTAGTTCAACGTGACTTATATTCAGCCTTTCTGTTACAGCATGTAGGTTTAGATGGAGTAACAGTAGACATTGATGGTTGTAAGTCTGACTTTGATACGTTTTTGCGCAATCAAGAGCTTACAATGTCGCAACTAACTACAGACCTAAAATCTGTAGGTAAAGAATATTTTAATTAAAACCTTGTCCTAAATAAGACCTTAAACTGTTTCGGAGTTCGTTTGGAGACTTCGTTAGGAGGTTGTTAATTCAAACAGAGGTTTGAATTGCTTCTAAGCAACCAGATGCTTATTCTCGGCTCAAAAAGCAATGTACATAAGAGGTGCTTTCATTGAGGGTATCCAGTAGTAACTTCTGAGTAGACAATAACATTCATGTTGCAACTTTGTTAAATAGATAGGTTATTTTCAAACTAAATACATGAGTTTTGGTTCATATTTATTTGATATGGTTCCAAAGGTGTATCGGCAACGAGACTTCAAGGAGTATAGTTTTGGTACATATTTATTTGATGCTGTTCTAAATGAAACTACTTGGTGAACCCTTAGTGGGAATTCATTTTGGTAGTTGGTTATTTAATAGGGTTCCAAAGGTGCCGACACTTAACCGATGATAAAAATTTAGGCTTGGTTTAAATTTTATGGTTTTTATGAGTGTTCAAAGAGACTCTTTAGATTGAACTTAATATTTACCACTCTAAAAGGTGTTAAATATATAGCACGAAACTGATTATTTCGTGTGAACAAATTTATACTTAGAAAGGTTCTTACATGACTTTTACTAGTCTTTAAAGACTACCTTTTCCAGATGTAGATTTGTGATGTTTCATATTTTCTACTTTTCAGCAGAACTGAAAAGTAGGTGAGAACTAGAAGAACTGTTGCTCCAATTGCAGTTGGTCTAGGTTTGAGGTTCGACTCCTCAAGTTCTCATTTCCAAAAACGCAGTTTGGACAGAGAAAGAAAGCAGATAGTTGTCTGCTCTTTTTCGTAAATTGAGATAAAACTCTCAAAGCACTCTCAGAAGTCCCAGATTGCCCCAGTTTCGATTTTAAAGTTGAGGTCGATAATTTCTACCTCTCAGATAGAAAATTTGATAGAAAGCAAAATAAGAGGTTTTAAATGCTAAGTGAGAAAGACAAGAGAGTAATTGAGTTTCTAAAGGCTCAGAGGCTCTTTATGGCAGACAAGGTGCGGTATCGAGAATTAACTGAGTTGATTTCTGCTTTTGAAACTGGAACATATTCTGCCGATATGAGCGAAGAAGAACTACCACATAAAGTTTGGCTGAACATACAGATGGCTCTCGGTGGGTGGTTTGAGCAAAAAGATGAGTAGGAGGGTCTAATATTGTTTTTAAACAAATCTGATATTTTAGCTCGATTGAGAGAATTAGATTTAAAGTCAGAAGGGGTATCCTCAAAAGTTGATGTGCTTATTGTAGGAGGTTCTGCACTTGCTTTGTTAGGAGAGTCAAGATTAACCTCTGATATTGATTACCTTGGCTCTCTCGATTATTTACCGAAAGATTATTTAGCGAGTTTGGGGTTCTCAAACAATGTAAAGACCTTCTTTGCTTTGTATGGTACTGATGAGTATAGTGCTTTAGAGCTAAACGAGTTTAAGAATTTAATAGTTAAGATTTTGTCTTATGAAGATTTAGCAATTATGAAACTCTTCTCAACTCGCACTAAAGATTTAGAAGACTTGATTCAGTATATTTTCTCTAAAATAAGTAGTTATTCTGAGTTGAAACAGAAGATTGAAACTTATAAAGAATACTATGTCTTTAATTCTGAGTTACCTGAGTTGAACTTAAATCAGTTAGATTTCATTAAAGACCGACTTAGAAAAGAGCAGAAATTTATTCTAGTAGAGGATTCTTCTATTCGGTTAGTAGATTTTCTAAAATCACTTCGATTATTGACTTATACTCAGAAGACCTATGGAAAAGACTCTCTGTCTCACTGGTTAGAGAAACCTTTAATTGAGGCTGCGACTCAAACTAGTCTACTGGGGTATCTTTACTCGCACAAAGGTTTAAAAATTTTAATTTAAGAGGAAGTTCATGACACTAAAGACATTACAAAAGCTAGACAAAGACCTTACTTATTTGATGAGAGAAGCTACACTAGAAGAGGTTTTAACTTTCCTTGGTATCCAATATTTCGATAGTAACCACAAGTTAGGTAATGAGCTTAAGTTCGTTTATGAATTTGAAGATACCTATATGTTGGCGATTGAAGTTTCTATTACGAATAAGGAAATTAGGTTTTGGGGAAATATAAGAGATTCTAAACACCGTTTAATTGAGCGCTCCTTTTGGATCTGGTTAGATCAACATTATGGTTTGTTGTTTCTTCGCTTAATTTATTTGTTGAATAAACGATATAGGTCTCACAGTTCTTATACTTATAAAGTGAACATTCAAGGTGAATGGTTCGACCTTGAAATAAACACTGGTTTATTGGAAACTTTAGATAGTTTTCAGTTAAGCTTACTCTCTAATTCCGACTTAGAAAAACTACACTCATGAACTATACACAACTTTGGAACACTTTAAAACATTATGCACACGCTTTTTTAAGTTTCATGGATCAACACCTTTATGTCTTTATTGGACTGTTGATATTTCTCTTTTTGAGTTGGTTTCGTATTTGTTGGAAGTTATTCAAACACGCACCAACTAAGGCAGAAAAGAAGAAAATTGTTCAATGGTGTCTTAACGGTATGATTTTCTTACTTTCGATATCCTTTATTTTGCTTTTACTTGTGTTGGGAGTAGGTCAAGTCTTTTAATACTTGACTTATTCTTTTATTTGTGTTATAATAAAACATACTTAAAATAAAAGATAAATAGGAGAATAAAACTATGGCTAAAACTTACAAATTAGGTCTTTGCGACAACCGACATGAAATTAAAGATGTAACAACTTACATCTTCGCTGAGGGTTCTATTACTTTCCCCATCGACCCTAAAACTTTGAGAAATCAAGTAGTAGATAGGTTCAATGAGTTAGGGATTACAGACCATGATGATTTAATTATCTATGTAACAGGTTTAACACCAGCTTTAACTGCAGTCATTCGAATTGCATTTAAACATTCAATGACATTGACTTTGATGCACTATGACAAGGACTCTAAGTCTTACATTGAGGATGTATTATTCTCACCAAATGATGTAGGGTATGACTTAGAATACCCAACTTGGGTTGCGTGTCCGTAAGCGCAGTTAGATTGAATTCCTAGGAGGATGTTAAGATGACTATACCAAAGATAAGAGCTTGGGATCCAGAGCTTTGCCTTATGGTTCCAGACCATTGTTTAACAAAGCACTTTAATGGAGCAATTTATGAGATTTTTTCTCCCTTAACAGGATATAGATTACCTATTGCAAAAGCTTTATTCCCTAACAATGCCATGCAGTCTTTCCACGTGTTCGACAATTCTGAGGATAAGGTTGAGATTTTTGAAGGTGATATTGTCCAGTTTGAAGATTATGATCCTCAATTAGAAGACACTTTTTATTCTCTCGGTATCGTTGAGCGCTTGGATTTAGGTTTAAATATTACAAACCGTTTTACAGTAGAGCTTGAGGATTTGCTATTGGGAGACCATCGACTTGATGTGAAAGTAGTTGGCAACATTTATCAAAACAAGGATTTATTGGAAGGAATTTAAGATGAAGCTTAATTTGAAACAGCTACAAAAATTACATACAGAAGGTCAGTTAACGGACTTTGCTTTAAAAGATTTACCTACTTACCCAGATTCTTACACTTTAGTAGGTTTGACTGAGTTGGTAGAATTTGAGTCTGAACTATGTAAACAGTTTCGTGGTGTTTCTTTAGTTAAAGGGGTTAATAAGTATTACTATGACTTTGAAACTGAAACTGTCTTTCTTTGCAATGATTATGTAGGTTTCCGAGATTCAAACCATTATAAGGTTTCGGTTTCCGAACTTGTAGAGGTTGTAAACGGTACGCGCTCTTTGGATGAATTTCCGATTGACTCTGATTTGGACTTGTGTTGGTTTTTAGAGACTCAAGAAAAAGAAGTTTTGGTTGGTTTGCTTTATAAAGCGCTGAAAGGTAAATAAAGGATTTCATGAACAACACAATGACTTACAAAGTATGGGACACCAAAACTAAACAGATGTTCCAAGTAGCAGGAATCGATTATGTGCAAGGGGAGATTTATCCAGTACATGAAGATGACTTTAAACAGTTCATCCCACTGTCTGAGAGTATCCTCTTACCTCAAACTCCCTTTGTAGACTCTAAAGGTCAACCTCTATTTGCAGGGGCTATTATTAAAGTTGCTGATACAGTGTACTTTAGTGATGGTGGTTTTTGTGAAAACCAAGACGAAGCTTATGGTGAAACTCAGATTGAGAACTACTTTGCTTTGGAGTTTAACGGTTTCGAGTTCTTACTAACAAAGAGCAAATATGGTTTATTGGAGGAATCAGCTTTGTGGTCTTCTATCTATGAAGATAATATGAGAGTATTGAGTGATTTTCTACAGTTGTCAGATGATTTTACGATTGTGGGGAACCTTTATGAAAACGCTGATTTGATTAAAAATAAGGAACAGAAATAATTAAAAGGTGGTAAAAATCATGATGCAAGATTTAATTAAAGAGTTGTCAGAATACATGGACACGGGTTATGAGCATATTGCACGTAAAACAAAGTGGAAATTGTATTTTGAGCGGTTAAAAGCGAATCATGTTAAGGAAATTTTCAGAGTAGATTTCAAAACAAACACAATTAAGTATTATTGTGTGGATCACTCAACTCCTCTAGCAGATGTTTTGCTGTTATATCCAACAGATGAGTTGCAATTTTCAACGGTTAATGAAATTGTAGACTATATTTACGGAGCTTAGTTTATGATTACAAATGAATTAAAAGAAATGCCCCTCTTGATTACCAAAATCGAAGAGTGGTCTAGGGCTAGGGGTATCAACAAGTTATCTTATCAAGAGCAACGCTACAAGATTATGGAAGAGTTTGGAGAACTCTTCGGTGCTTATTACCGAGGTAACACACTTGAATTGAAAGACTCTTTGGGTGATATTATAGTCACTTTGATTATCTACGTGCAGCAATTTTCAAAGGGTGAGCATAACTTTTTTGAAGAATTTTGGTGGATAGATAAAGGTGAGTCTAATTATTTGGGTTTCCACCTAGACCAAATCGCTATCTCTACAAATTTGATTTTCTCAGGTGCAAGCGGTATCTGGGTTTTGCGAGATGTTGTTGCAGATTTAAAACACATTGCAAAACACTACGGTTGGAACCTAACTGACTGTGTTGAACACGCTTGGGAAGAAATTAAAGACCGAAAAGGTCAAGTTGTAGATGGTAAGTGGGTTAAGGAAAAGGACTTAAAAGATGCAACAAATTAAGATTTTTACAACGGACTCTGGTTTTAGGGAGAATTGGGTTAGTGCAGACGAGAAAGCAAATAAGTGGTTAGCAGAAAATCCAAATGTTAGAGTTTTAGATATGCGCTATCAAGCAAATGTTTCAGGATTTGCTGATAGTGGGGTATCTGCTAATGACTTCCACGAGTCTATTTGTTTGCTATACGAAGTTTCAGATAAGGTTGGAGGTTGATTTAATGCCTAGTTTAAAAGAATTTTTGCAAACTTCTGTTCATCCTAAGGGGTATAAACCCAAAACAGATGATCGAGATGATTTTCTGATTGAAACTGAGGAGCAATTTATAGACCTTCTTCAACGTTTATTACAATTAGAGCAATATCAAGAGGTTTTACGATTATATTGTTCTACTAAGGTTAATAAGTTAAAAGAGTTTGAAAAGTCTTGTTCCGTTACTTCTATTGAAACGCTTATTTACGAAACTAGTCCACTATCTAAGTGGTTTGGTGAGTGTTATAGGGGTGAAATTACATTTGGTTATTTTGAGACGGATGTGAAAGCTAATAAATTAGTGTTTGAGTTCTCACATCAGGGGATGAAACTGAAACGTATTCGATGTCAAGTAGACTTTAAAGTGTTACCTCATGCTCTTGTAAAACGTAATCTCTTGCAGGAATTCACTACTAAGGATTTAGTTATTAGTGATATTTGGGTATCCCATTTTGAGTCTGGTTTTCCTTTTTCTTTGATTAATAAAACATTAGTAGAAGGTTTACTTGGAGTATCTTGTGATTCTGAGTATTTTAGTTAAAAGAGGTATAATATGGCAAAAGCACAATTAGTAAAAAGCGACCCTAAAGACTTAAAAGGGTGCTCTATGGAGTTGAACTCCTTACTGAATGAGAAGTTGAAAGATAAAGAATTGAAATTAGAAGTTTTTATCTATTCTGATTCAATTAGTCCACTAAATGTTGAAATAGAGGATTATTCCCTAGGTGGCACAACTGTTTGTGAGGGATATATTTGGCCAGATACGAGTTTTGATTGGGTACGTAAAAGTACGTTAGCTCCTCTATATGAAATTAGTTTACTATCAGTAGGTCAACTCGCCAAAATTAAACGTTGGACTAGACGTTATATGGAAGAGCTTGTAACTCATTATGAAGAAGAATTGAAAGGAAAATAGTATGACACAAACACAGATGGTTTCTTTACCTTTGACGGAGTTAAATGAGCTTTTAGTTAAGGAATTTGTAGTGGAAGAAGCTTTAAAACAAGGTTTAATCTCAGACGATTTTGTTGAAGAAATGCGTAGTGAATTTGAGGACTAAAATATGATTGAAGAATTAAAACCTTTTCGTATTAACTTTAAAAACGGAGACCAAACTATTTTCATGGTTCAAGACCAAATATTGAAGATTTTCTTTAGAGATGACTACGGTTGGTTGTCTGTACCTGATGAGATGTACAACAGAACTTGGTCTTATATAAAGCGTAAGGGTATTACTTATATTTCTGAGGAAGAACTTTTATACTTATCGAAACAGTATACAAACGGTTTAGACTTGCTCCTTACAAAATAAATTTAGAAAGGGTATCTAAATGTTTCCTGAACACTCAAAACCAAAACGTTTAACAGTTTACTCAACAGAAGAAGTTATTAGGAAACTGAGAAGACATTTAAAGAAAAACGCACGCTATGTAGTCTCAAAATTTGAAGAAGATAGACTCGGACACGATTCTATTTCTTATCAACAGTCTTATTTGAGCGTAGATAACGTAATTGAGACTATAAGTTCGATTTTATTAAATAGTTATGTAACATTTGAGGTAAGTGAAGCTCAAGATCGCATTTCACTAGAAGTTGTGAATACCAATTACAAACTGCTTATTCTTAATTATGATGAATTAGGAAAGTCTTTATTTTTGAGGGGGGTAAACTAAGTGGATAAATTATTTGATGAACTAGCAAAATCGCCAAATGTAAGCACCGATTTGGTACAACAATTTGTAGGAAACTACCCACAACTACGCTCTCAGTGGCAAATTTATAAGGTTTTTGACCTTTGGAACGACTTTCTAAGTTTCACTGCCTTGATTGTACTAGGTGTCTTAATTTATGTAGGATTTAAGTACCACTCAGATTTAGAAGATGAACTTGAGGAAGAAGTAACTGCTATTCGAAAGAAGTGGCTCAAATACCTAGCGGTATCCTTCCTAGTATTGTGCTTGGTTGATTACGCTTTGTTATCAGTTCAAACGTACTTAGCACCGGATATTACAATGCTATTTGAAGTTTTGAAACAGTTGAAGAACTAAATAGGATTGGAACGGTCAACTCTCGTAGAGGGTTGATTTTTCTACTGTTTTGTGTTAAAATAATTAGCAATAAAACTACTAGGAAAGGAGCTATACATTGTTTAATCTTAAAACAAAACGCACTTACAATGACTTATTAAACTTGGCTTTTCGTACTTTGCAAGAAGATTTAGGTTTAGCAAACAAGATTACAGTAGTGGGCGCTCATGCGATTTACTCGAACTACTTTGCGGGTTTGATTGACTTAGCAGAAGAGACAAGGGAAACTACGGATTTAGATTTAGACTACTTTGGCGATTTATCTGAGCTTGATTACTTTACGTTTCAAGACCGTTTCGCATTGAGACTAAATGAACTAGGTCTAACGGTATCCTTCAAACCGATAAAAGTCCGTGAGACTTCAGTTATTTATAAGTTCCAAGTAACAAACGGTACTTGCGTAACTCCTTGTTTGAAGATTGACTTCAGCTCAAATTTAGGAACTTGGCAGTACGAAGTTCTTCCGATTGAACACTCTTTAGCAAGAAAAATCCAAATGTGCAATAGATATGTGGATCGTCGAGCAAAAGATAAGGTTGATGTTTATAACATTATTGCATATAAGTTCCCAAACGGAATTTCGAAGGGTGAGATTTTAGATTTATTAGCTCAATACAGTTGTTCTTTTAACTTAAATCCCCGATGGTCGCAATCTGATGCTTTAGAGATAGGTTTACAGTCCTTTAAGAACTTTAAACCAAAAGATGCAGTTAATGGGGTATCTCATAGAGTTTGCTTGCTCTACATTCAGAATTTACTTTTAAGTTTAGCAAGCTCAGACGTACCTAATAGTCAAGTTCTTTGATATAGTCTGGAAAACAAGTCATGTACTTGTTTTCTTTGCGTTTTTGTGCTATAATAAAAGAAATTTAAAGGAAAGGAAGAATTTATACGTTGAGAACCAAAGAAGAAGTTTTTGAATTGGTTAAGTCACACCTTATCGATTTAGACTCGGTATCCGAAGTCGCCACTCAGCGAAAGTACATTCATGATGAGATTAAGTCTTATTTGATTGAGAATTATTTAGGTTTCGCAACAAGTCCTTCAGTTAATATTGAGTTGATGAATGCCTTAGATGAGGTAGGTTGGTTAGATAAAGGAACTTTTACTTTAGAAGGTCGAGTGGTTGTACCTATTCGTAACGCAGATGGTTCGATTGCAACTTTAGTAGGTTGGCGAAAAGGGTTTCCAAAATACTACACTATTGCTGACAAAGACTTCTCTAAAGAAAGTCATTGGTTCAATTTAGATCGAGCCTTAGATAAGTCCTTTAACGGTGACAAGCGGTATCGAGGTTCTGTAGTGGTGGTTGAAGGTATTTTCGATGCTCTTCATTTGGACGCTTATGGTGTACCAGCTATTGCGACTATGGGAGCGGACGTAAATGCTTATAAGGGAGCAGTTCTTAACTTGTTCGACAAGGTAATTTGTGTTCCGGATAATGATGAAGCAGGGCAAAAAGCGTTGCTAAAGAAGAAGTGGCAAGTACCTACTAATTCAACTTTCTTATATGTGGAAGAGAAGCGGTATCAATTTGGCGAAGGACTTTCATTTCAAGTAAAAGATATAGACAACTTTTTAAGTTTATTTGGTTCTCAGATACATGAGGTATTAGTTCCTTTGGTAGAAAACAAGGCAGCGGTAGTGGAGAGGTTGAGTTTATGAAATCACTAGAAGAAGTGCAAGAAGATTTATCTCTTAAACGTAAAGAAGTTCCCATAGGTTCTCTTTGGCGACATTTAAAGACAGACAACCTTTACACTGTTAAAGACATTGTAATAGTGGAGTCTGATTTAACTCTTGCGGTATCCTATAAGCGCCTTGGAGATGCTAATCGTCTACACTGGCTCCGTCCATTAGATGAATTTTTAGATGGTCGATTTAAGCGAGAGGTTTTGTTTAAAGATGAGGTAACAGATGGAAGTAACTATAGAAGATAAGATAAACTATTGGAAAAACTGGATTGGTATTGGTTCTGAGTGGTTGACTGTTGAGTTTGAGCCTGTAGCAATAATGGTTACAGACATTGTTTATTGTAGCGATACAGATTCGATTAAGATAGAGTACATTTCTGAGGATGCTCCTCACTTAATCAACTTTAGTTCAGTAGACCAATTTGTAGATGGTCGTTTTATTCGCGATTATAAAAATTAAAAATGAAAGCAGGTAACACATGAAAATTGTAAAACGTAACGGTCAATTAGAGGGTTTTGACGCTAATAAGATTTACGGTGCTTTGATTAAAGCAGCGCAGTCTGTATTTGTAGTGAGTGATGATTTGAGACAGAATTTAGCTAAAATTGCTAAGAGTGTTGAAGTAGAGTTAGAAGAGTCTCACTCTGGGAATATTACCATTTCTATGGTTCAAGCTTTGGTAGAAAACAAACTCCTCTCAAATGGATATCTCCAAATTGCGGAGCATTACATTTCTTACCGTTTGCAACGTGACATTGACCGCACAGATTACAAAGATAATGTAGTCGTACATTTGCGTTTGGAACGCATTCGTTAAAAAACTATAGAATAGAAAAAGTAGTAAAAAGTAAAGAAAACTCTTGACACACCTTACTTTTTGTGATATACTAAATAAGTAAAGTTGATAAATACTTTACTGTGATCTATTTTTAATAAAGTAGCTCACTTTACCGTTAGGTAAGCACTCCTTATATTATTTAGTTGTGGTTGCAGATTGTAAAAGGTTTGCAACTAATACCTACAATTTTGTAGGGTGTTCAATATTTGAACAAAACTTCTTAATTTTTCCATACTTGATTCTCCTATTAAGTAGTGCATATAGCAACTTTAATCAGTTGTTATGTGATAGGTAAGGTTTTCTCATCCTTACCAAAAGAAATCTTAGAATTTCTTCTTTTCTTTTTGAGTTGTAGATTGTAAGAGGTCTGCAACTTTTAGAGGAGATTGGTTCCCTCCTCTTAGAATGTTTAATGCGTGACTTTGTTTGCTCATTGATGTTCTCCTAGTATTTATTTTGGTTCAGGGCTTTGAATTGTAAAAGGTTCAAAGCTCATTGTGAGGAAAAGTTTATTCTTTTCTTTCACAAGGGTAGTTAAGTTTATCTTAATACCTTTTCTTTAATTGTATTTTAAAGGTTAAATAAATTAAGTAATCTTTGTATTCATTTGAATACAAATAAAACCCACCGTCCTTGGTCTTTGAGACTTATTTATCTGACGAGGTTTAAAAACTTAAATTTAACTTTTAAATGTAAACCTATATCTTATCTTTATTTAAGAGCGGGTTTAGGGGTATCGTAGGATGCCTTTAGCGGAAACAATAACTTGCAAAGCAAGTTATTGTGGAGCGTTAAGAATTGAATGGTACATTTATATCTGTTTTTAACATTTGTAACAACCCTTTGAACCTATTAGGTCACCAATTATAAAAGATTTGTGATTTATGGTTGAATTTTGGTTCACCAATTTAGATAACGCATAGTTGTCCCTTTCTTTTCAAACTTAGAGATTGTAAAAGGTCTTTAGGTTATAGGAGCTAGTTTTTAGGTTTATTTTCCTAGCTCCGAGTGGTTCTCGTTGAACTATTTCCTTTCCAAATTTTTTCAGGTCATAAGTTGTAAAAGGCTTATGACTTATAAGTAAGTTTAGCTTACTGAAGTCCGTACAGGACACTTAATTTATTTGACCGTCGTGATGACAGGCAAAGCCAATGTAGAGACTACCGTAACCACTGTTAAGGGTGTCCTTTTTCGTTGGCTTTTTAAGTCCGGCTGAGAAGTCGCACTGTTGGTTTTATGAGATTACCTCAAAAGGCACAACTATCGTTAGGTCTGGATGATAGACTAAGATTTTGTTAATTTGTTGGTTAATTGATTTGGTTGCTTAGTAATTCCTCTTTCAAAAATTTGGTTACATACTGTTAGTTAAACTAGCAGATTTTACTTTACTAAAGATACTGAATAGAAAGCTTTACAAAAGAAACAAAAGACTAACGGTAGTTACACATTGCTTAAAATGCTTTAAATTGCTTAGAAATTGCTTTAAATTACTAAATAATGCTAATTATTGCTTAGAAAAACTTGAGGTAAAACAAACATGGTAAAACTAGACTTGACAAAAATTTCGCAAGAGCAAATGGCTCAAATGCAAGCTGTCCTTGCAAAAGATACTGCGGGTGCTAAACGTTCTCCACTCACTGAACTTGGAGAAGAACTCGGTATCCAAATCTTTAACCGTGCGAAGGACGGTTACACAAACCAAAAACTTTTGGTTTACATCCCTCGCATGGGCTTCCCAACTGTTGACGAGAAAGGTGATTTGATTCCTTTCCGTGTACCTATGCGTAGTGTTACTATGAAGAAATTTAACAATGGTGACAAAGATAACAACTGGGCAGGTTCAATGCCTTACTTTGAGGAAGCAAAAGAGGAAAACCGTGTCTTCGCACCTTACGGTCAATCAGGTAACAATGAGTACCTTCGTGACTACATTTCAGCAGCATTTGACATGCGCCGTGCGAAAATTGAGCTTGAAGTAGCTCGTCAAGGGTATTCTTCTGTAGCTGAGTTGGTTGCAAGTGACCCTCAGTATAAAGAAGAAAAAGACTTCACTAAAAACTTCATGGAGTATGTGTTCTTGCAAGTTCAAAATAACTCAGATATGTGGTTCCCTATTGTGGTAATTCCAACTACAAAGGACGCACATGGCAAGTTTACAACTACGCCAGAAACACATCCTTTGCTTGATGAAGCTGGAAACCCAACGTCTGTGAAAAAACAAATTCCACGTTACGAAAGTACAGGTGCGCCTTTGCTTGATAACGAAGGAAATCAAATGTTTGCAGAACGTGAGTTTGCTCACACGATTGAAGGTGAGTTGAAGTGGCATAAGCTTACTACAAAAGCTTTCACTGAGAAATTAATGAAAGCTTTTGAATTGCAAGCGCAACAACCGGGTATCACTGAACTTGGTGGGTTCTTCGTTCTCTTCAATTATGAGATTGATGAACAAGCTCTTGCAAAAGCTAAGAAGAACGGTGGAGCTTCTTACGAAAGTGAAGACTCTAAATCAGGTGCTTCATTGAACATTCAAATCATGCAAAAAGTGGCTCCGTTCACTGACTTGTACGATTTGACTGAATACCTTGGTCTTCAAGAGCAGTGGGACAAGGAAGCTCAAGCTCACTATAACGCTCTTTACCTTGTACAAACAGTTCGTAACTGCGAATTGCTTTCTGACGAAGAGGTAAACGAGAAGTTGGATAAAATGTATGGTGGTCTTGACAAAGTGAAAGCTGAGGTTGAGAACATTCAAACAACTGCTGAAAACCTTAAAAAAGGTGTAGCAGCAGGGGGTTCTGCCAACCCTATCACAAATTCTGCAGCGAACCGTCTAGGTGCAAACGCGAGTCAACTTCCTCCGGGTGTAGACGTTGACCCAGCTAGTGCTTTGGACTTTGGAGCTGAAGAATAAGGAAAACTCTATCATTAAGAGTTATTAGCCTTTAAACTCTCCTTAATTGGTAGAGGGGTATGTCTCATAAAACCGAGAAGGTCAAACTAACTATGGTTTGACCTTTAACAAAGAAAGAAATTTCTTTGTTTTCTCTAAGTTCCTAGCCTTTTCTAGGAATTTTGCGAAGATAAAGAAGAAAGGAAGAACAAATTTGGCAACAGTAGTAGATGAACTATTTGCTGACCTACAGGTGAGTAAGGGTGAGAGCAAAAGTGAGTTGAAACAAACTTCACTATTTGACTCGGAAGAACACCGTAATTACCTAGAGGGTATTATTGCTAGAGGTCAGAAAGCTAAGTTGTTGGCTTGGGAGATTGAAAACTTTGCTCAGTATGAGAAAGAACGCTTTGAGTTTGGTTCTCATTGGGTGTTGTTGCTTAAGGCTTTCAACTCAACTGGGAAGTCCAATGCTTTAAAGGCTTTGGAATACAACCTAACCACTAAGGGTATTGGCTTGCAACTGGCGAAAGGCTTTATTAAGCATGGAGCATTAGAAGCAAAGATTACAACCTTTTGGTCTGATGGGTTAGAGGTTGAATATTATTTAACTCGAACGAGTTTGAGTCCTCGCTCTACGTTTAAGAACGGTTATAGAGTGTACTTGAACGAAGATGGCACTCGCAAAGAGGTGTATAACACCCTTGTAGATGGTCGCTTTGTAAAAGTTGGGGAAACCCCAAGTTTCTTGAAGCGCTACTTCAACTTAGCAGAGGTTGGAGGTCGTTATTTGAATTTAATGAGGGGGGCAGAAGGTCTTCCAGTTTTGGAACAATCACCAGCTTCACTCAATAAGATGTTATCGCAAGCTGCGGACTTAGAGACTGCGGAGCAAGCGATTAAACAAATGACGGATGATAACAAGGAGACTTTCCAACAGTTAGAGGTTGTAGAGGGTCGTATCCGAGTCTATTCTCAAGATATTGTAGAGCGTAGACACTTAACGAAAGAAGTTATTCGACAGTTAGAGAGTCAAACAAATGCTTTTGAACAGTTGGAAAAAGGCTCTGAGGGTATCCTTACAATCGCAAGCAATTTGAAAGCTATGTCTGAGTTGGAAGGTACAACTACGATTGATGGGGTTAATTTAAAAGCACTTAATCAAGTTCATTCTATTCAGACTAAGTTAAAAGAGTTTGGTTCAGAGATTTCCTTACCTCTTGTTGAAATTGTTAATTTAAGTGGTTTAGCAACTCTCGATAAGATTTCAAAAGGTTTAACTGCTTTAAACGAGATTGAAAGTTTCGGTCAAGCTCCTAGTAGCTCTTCTACTCAAGTTTTGGAAGTTATTTCAACTTTGAACTCAGCTATTGAGGATTTGAACACTGCACCTAGCTTTGGTTTGATTGAAGAAAGCAGAAGTGAGGAAGTTCTATCTCTCTTAGCTTTAGAGTCTCAGTTCTCAGAATTGGAAACTTTGAACAAACAATTAGAACTTGAAGGTTCAGAGAAAGAGTCTTGCTTTAAAGAAAGCGAAGAACTCTTACAAGAACTAAAAACTCAAGGGTATCCCGTTGGTGTCTGCTCACACTGTGGTCATCTTTCGATTACAGAACCTTTTGAAATTGGTTCGACTGTAGTAAGTCCACATGAGCATAGCTAGGAAGTCTCAGATTGGCTCAGATTTGATTTTAAATCCTTTTAGGTCTATTTCTACCTCTGAGATTTAAACTCGAATAGAGAGCAAATGAGAGCATTTTGAGAGGTAAGTATATTTGAAAACAGTAATAGGCAACACCTCAGTTACTTTTGGTGACCGCCACATTGAAAATGTGTACAGAGGTCAACATATAAATTACCAAGAGAACTGTTATTATTGTATGGATAAAACTTTGGAGAGAGTTCAACTCCTTGAGCCAGAGTTATATAATGAAACAGGCGACTTTATTGGAGTCCGCACAGGGGTATCGTGGCTCTCTGGCGACCGCATTATGCTAAGTCGCACTATGAAATTCTTGGACTCAATTAAAGGTCACAAGGTTATTAACCGAGGAAACCATGATTTACATGGGTCGGAAGAGCGTAATGACTATTTGTTCTTGTCGTCCTTGGGTTACTTTGACTCCCCTGCACATCTAGCAGATGAAGATAAACAAGTAGGTCGAGTGATGTTAGAGTCACCAGACTTAATTGATCCAGATACAAATGAGCCTATGAGAGTGGTTTTCCACTATGTTCCTTATGGGAAAGAGTTTGAGAAATTGGATATTGTAGAAGGTGTCACTAATATTGCGATAACTCACTACGATTTTCGAGTTGGTTTAACAAACTTTACAAACAATCCGGAAGCGATTGACTTAACAACACATGAACCTTTTTATGGTGTGGACTTAATTTTAAATGGTCATATTCATCAACCTAGTGAATTGAAAGCCTTTAAGACTGAGGGTGGTACGAAGTGTGCCTTTATGAACTTAGGCTGCATGGCAAGACCGAAACGCTCAGAAGATTATAGCTTTGTATGGTGTGCAGTAGTGAAGATGCGTAAAAACCCACACACAGGCTTACCAGAGGTTCACTTTGACCCACAAGTTTTTGAATTAAAACCACCTTCTGAGATTTTCTTGGAAGATACAGAAGGGTCAGTAGCAGAACAAGTCAAAGCAGAAGGGAAACAAGCTCAACTTTCAGAAGCCTTAGAAGGTTTGAGAGATTTTAACTGGGCAGGGGTATCCCTTTCAGAACGCTTAAATCTTATGGTCTTGGAACCAGAGATTAAGGACTTGATTAAGTATTATTTAGCGCTTAATTAACTATTATTTCGTTGTGAATATGTTAATTGCAGTAGGTTTGTTGATTACTTTTCAACTCTTCTACTTAATGATTGAAGTTGTAAAGTTTTCGATAAGAAGTGAAAAACGAAGAAAACAAGAAGAAAATAGGAAGGACATAAAATGTCAGTAGAACAAACATTGGCTCGATTAGAGTCTCTAAATAAACAAGCATTGGAGCATAACCGCAAAGAGCAAGAAATTCGAGGGTCTAAAAAGGCTCGTGTTCAAGCGATTTTGAAAGAAGTTGAAATCCTCAACTCCCTTGGGTATCCGATTAAAATGGAACTCGCTAGTGAAACAGAGTTCACAAAAGAGTCGATTGAAGCTTACAAAGCACTTGCAAGTAAAATCTTGGCTGAGAAAGTTGCTGAAGCAGAGCGCTTAGAGAAGTTCTTTGAAGCGGTTGAAAAGAAAGACTATGATACCATTAAAGAAATTACAGGAGAAGATGTGTCTGCGGTTTCTTATGATGTTGAAGTAGCAGATAGCAAAGAAGTCAAAGCAGAAGCAAAAGAGATGACTGCTCAAATGTTGGAAAACGATGCAGTTGTTGATATTGCAAAAGGGGACTCTCCACTTATTCCAGAACCTGCAAAGGAACTTAAATTTGAAGAAACGGTTCCAACTAAGGAAGAGCAAGTGGTATCCCCAAACACCGTAGAAATTCCAACTAGTGTAGAAACCCCTTCAAATACAGATACAAGCGCAGTTGATTTGTTGAGTGGTGTATTTGGTAGTGCAACTCCAACTGAAACTGTAGAGGTAGACGTTCCTAAAGTTGAGGAAACGCCTAAATCGACACCAAGCGCAGACACCAATCCCTTTGCAGGATTTGACACTGCTTCTTGGGAACAAGGCTTCAAATTAGATTAAGGGGTGCATTTAAGTTATGTTTTTAAAAATTGCATTTGACACATTAGCAGAAGAAAGTCGTTTGCTCATTGATACAGTAAAGCGATCTATGATTGACCCTAAGAGCAAGAATGTAGTTATGAAGGTCGAACCTAGCGGTGCGGTATCCTTCCTTGCCCTTACAGATATTGTAGTTGCAAAAACAAGTGTAACCACTTCTGCAGTAGAGGTTACAGAATTTGAAGGGGAAGAACCAATTTACTTCCAAGTACCAGCTTTGACTTTGGAAAAATTGATTTCAACTTACTCTGCTAGTGAATTGACAACTCCTTTGAGCGTAACTTTCCATCCTCTAACGGATATTGAGGTTGCCATCACGGTTCAAGAGAGCTTGAAGTTACCAGACAAAGATGAAGAGATTCGCAACTCTTCTCTCATTGCAACTACTCCACCGTTTTATGTTTCGGACTTGTACCGTTTGGAGTATATTAGCATTGCAGATAATGAAGAGGTTCCTTTTGTTGAGTTGACAGAACAACAACGTGAGGATATGATTCAAACCTTAAATGACTTAGCTCCTTACACTCCAACAACGAATGAAATCCACAACGATTTAATGTTCAACCCAAGTACAAAGGCTTTGGAGTTCTACAAAGACACTTATATGCCTAGTGTTCAGAACAACATGGACTTCTTCTTGGAAGAAGGTGGTCTTCGTCCAATGAGTTTGATTGCTTTGAAAGATTTGTTGGCTAAAGGGTTGTTCTCGTTCTACAAAGATGAAGAAAAACACTTCTTTGTTTTGAAACAAGGCGCTACTGTACTAGGTGTCCTTTATGATGCAGATGTAGCTTACCCACCAAACTCTTTGGATCAACTGGGAGATTTACCTTGGGTATCCCTTTCTCGCCCCCTTGTTGAAATGTACTTGAAACGTATTAACGCTCTAAGTGGTTTGATGTCCGCAGATCGCATTCAAGTGATTATTTCTGAGGATTTGAAGAACATTACTTTCAAGTATGGAGACTTGGATTTAACTGCTCCTATTGAACACGTGCATAAGGTAACAGAAGGTAACCAAGCGGAGTTGGAGTTAGGAGGTTTCCAATTTGGACTTTCCCCAGTTTACTTTGACTACTTGTTGTATGGTAAAGGTGAGTTTGCTGACGATATTCGCTTTGGATTTGCGGGTGCAGGGAAGTTTGTCTTTATTAAGAGTTTTGACTCATCTAACATTTGGTCTGTTGCTATGAGTAGTAACTAAATCTAAGTAAGTGAATAGAAAAGGAGGGTTTCCTTGGTTTCAGAAACATTCGCAAGTCGCCTCGGTGCGATTAAACAAGACTACTCCTTGAAAGAGGATAGACTTAGAAAGCGCCAAGATGACATTGCACAACTAGAAGATTTGCGCACTCTCTACTTGAATAGAGCGAAAGCCTTACAATACGTTGTTATGTTGAGCAATGATGGTACAAAAGGTTTGCGTGACTATATGGAGGGTATCATTAACCGTGCTTTGGCTTTGGTCTTTGGAGAAAACGTGTATAAGTTCTCTTTGATTTCCGACTTGAAAGCTCAGAAAGTTCACTTGAATTTATTGGAGTTCAAGAACGGTCAATGGAACGAATTAGTGATTGGTAAGCAAACAGGAGACGGTATGGGTCAAATCATTGCCTTTCTGTTCTCTGTAGTATTGACTGAGATTACCAATCACCGTATGTTGTTTGTCGTAGACGAGTTGATGGGTGGGCTTCATGAAAAAGCAGTAGAACTAGTGCAACGTTGTATTGCTGAGTTTGAAGGTCATGGAGGGCAATTCACTATGATTGAGTACACCTTTGAGGACTTTGGTAAAGAGTTGATGTTGGCTTTTGACAATAAGAAAGAACGCACCAACATTGTGGATTCGAGAGAATATCCATTATTGCCAGAAGAAAAAGCAGTTGCAACTGAGAGTGTAGCTTAGATATTGTGAAGAGAGGTTCACCTTCGTGCGGTATCCTCTCTTTTCTTGCGTTTCCTTTGTGGTTTTGTTAGAATAAAGAAAAATAAACGAAAGGTGGATTTGCTTTTGGATTTGACAGAGAATAGACTGTACAAAAATCAATTAGACTCTAACAAAGTCGTAGTTGTCAAAGAAATAAAAGGTAATGAGGTCACTTTTCTCCACGCACCTCCGATGAATAGTGACATCCACTGGCTTGTACCACCTAAACGTGAAACTTTGTCTTTGAGTAACTTTCAAGCGTTATATAAACCTTTCAAGCAGTAAAACCCTTGCGGTATCTATTTCTGCCAACCAAATCGAAATTGTAACAAAGTCGTAATATGAAATTGCGACTTTCTTTGGTATAATGATTTCATATTTTGAAAGTAAAGGATTTTCCCAGTATGAAACAGAGAGTTTTATCGACTTTATTATTAAGTACAGTATTATTAAGTCAAGGTTTAACAACCATTCAAACAGTCAGCGCAGGAGCGTTAAGTCCTCATGAGGTAGTTGATGTGCCACAAACAACCTCAAATCCAGTTGGGGTATCTAATTCTGCCATTGCAGAACAAGACCAGAAAGTGGAGCAATTAACAGAGAAACAAAAAGAAGCAAGTTCCCAGTTAGAGAGTGTCCAAAGTAAAGTTACTGCTTTAGAAACTGAACAAGCTAATTTACAAGCTGAAACTAACCGTTTGGAGTCAGTGTCTAAAGACTTAGAAAAAGACATCAACAACTTATCTAAGAACATTGTGTCTCGTCAAGAGTCTTTGGAAAAACAAGCTCGTAGTGCGCAAACTAGTGGTTCTGTTTTAGACTATGTGAATGCAGTTGTTAACTCAAATTCTATTTCTGAAGCTATTTCTAAGGTTACTTCTATGAACCAAATTGTTGAAGCAAGTAACAAGATGTTAGCACAACAAAAGAGTGACAAAGAAGACATTTTAGCGAAACAAGAAGAGAACAACCAAGCGATTAACACGGTTATTACCAATAAAGAGAAGTTAGAAGATGACGCGCAAGCTCTTAATTCTCGCAAGGCTGAGTTAGAAGTAGCGAAGTTGAACTTAGAGGTTGAAAAAACTGAAGCAGAAGATAAGAAAGCTGAGTTGGTAGAGCAAAAAGCTGAAGCAGAACGTCAAGCAGCTAAAGCTTTGGAAGAAGAGAAGGCTTACCTAGCTCAAAAAGAGAGTGAAAAAGCAGTAGTAACTAACTCTGCAAATACTTCATTAGCGCAAGAAGTTTCTTCGGTATCCACTCCGTCTGCCCCAACTACCTCAGAAGAAGTAGCTCCAAGTTCAGAACCTCAAGAGGAAGCAACAACTCCAACCCCAACACCAACAGTAACTCCTACGGTGACCACAACAAGTCGTCCTAGATACAATACAGACGCTTCAAGTTATCCAATGGGAGAGTGTACTTGGGGAGCTAAAACATTGGCACCTTGGGCTGGAGATTATTGGGGTAATGGAGCGCAGTGGGCGACAAGTGCTGCTGCAGCGGGGTTTAGAACAGGTTCAACTCCACAAGTAGGTGCGATTGCATGTTGGAATGACGGTGCTTATGGTCACGTTGCGGTGGTAACTGCGGTAGAATCAGCTACACGCATTCAGGTTTCTGAATCAAATGTTGGTGGAAAACGTTACATTGGCAACCACCGTGGTTGGTTTAACCCAACAACAACCTCTGAAGGTTTTGTAACTTATATCTATCAAAATTAAGAAAAATAGGAATTTTGGTCTCGCATAGTAGGTATGCGGGATTTTTTCGTGTTCTCGTTTGGATAGTAAGTAGAAAATCTTGAAAGTTGAGATAAAACAAATGTATGAACTACTAAAAGGTTCACAACCTAACTCAACTCAAAACCAACAAGGTCAAGGAGTTGTACAAGGTAAAGTAACCAATAAATACGTTGAAAATTTTGAAAGGCTCTTATGTGCAGGAGCATATAAACAGTTAAAAGAGCGAAAAGACAAAGGAATAACTGAGGGTATCATTTCCAAGTTCTCACCTAATAATGTTCGTAGAGTAGTACTTGGGTTGGATGGTATTTATGTTCAATTTTATGTTTCCCCAGTCAATTTCAAGGCAAAGGAACAGTTTGTACCAATTACTTTTACAGAGCAGTTAGGTACAGAATTATCAGCAGAAAGCAAGTCAACTCCAATTACTAAGGTTTTAAGAGGTGATAGTCGCTCGCTCTTTGGTTCACGTGTCTTCTCTAGTGTAGAAGAAATTATTGTACTGAATAGTAGCTCAGAAGTTCAAGGGTATCTTTTAGACAACCACGGTCTCGATTGGTTCTTAGACCCAAGTAGAAAGCAAACAGTAGAGTCTTCATTCAAACGACTAAGAGCAGTTGGTTTAGTTGAAGATAGCATTACCTGTAAAGAGTTTGTAGAAATCCATAGAGAACAAATCAATGATCCGTATGGTTTAATTTTGAGAGATACTGAGTTAAACTTTGTAGGTGCCTTATTTAATGATGATTTGTACTATACTCATACTGCTCTTCGTCCACAATATTATGAGATGGATGAAGAAGGTGGCGCTCTGTGGAATTATTTCCAAGAAGTGAAGAAAGGAACGCCTAAATCAACTAAACTTGTTGAGACTAAAGATATTGGAGAAGGGTTCTTAAAAGACTCCGACTTAACTTTAGTTACTAACTTCTTAGGTTTGGTTCGTGTACTTGAGGGGTATCAGTCTGAGATTTCAGCTCAATTTCCAACTTTGAAAGAGACTTTAGAGGTTGGAGAACATAACGAAGCTCTAGCAAAAGAGTATGTAAACTCGATGGTTGCTTTTGTGAAAGAGCATAGAGATATTACTTCTTATCCGACTCCTAAGGTGACTATCACTTCTGACACAACTTATTTGAGAGCAGTTTCCGTAGCTAATTACCTTTTGAAGAATAAAGATAAGGTAGGCTTGAGTAAAGGTGTTGATTCCGTATTTGTGGGGTATCTCACTGCGCTCACCACTTGCTTGGAGTTGGCTTTAGAAAACATCACTTTTGATTTTATGAGTTCTGAGTTTGTTTCAAGTTATAAGAGTGGGTTAGAATTGTACTTAAGTAACTTGTCTGATGAAACGGAAGAAACAGAAGAACCTTTGGAGACAGAAGACGAGGTTTCAGAAGAACCAAACGAAGAAGATAAAAATAGTGAGAAGTACCAAAGTCTTTACGATAAACTAGAGAGTTTCGGACTTGATTTAGAGGGTGTAGAGTTTAAACCTTTAGCAAGAGAAATTACTTTAGAGGGTGTAGATTTTTTACCAGATAGTGTTTTAGAAACAGTAGGTGAGGTTTCGCCTTTGTTTGCAGTAATCAGTTGGTTATCAATGAACTCGGTTTACTCTTTTGATACGTTCTTTAACGAAAAAGAGTTCTTCCAATTAGCTTGCTCTTTGAAAGAGTTGGATTTATCAGATGAAGAAGCAATTAAACTAGCAAGTTTCGGTATCTTTGGTTTAGAGTCAACTTCTATTTTTGATGGTTACAATGAGTTTATTGATAAACACTCTAAACTAAAAGAACAATTTGCAGAATTGGATAGTTACTTCGCAAATGAAGGTAAAGATTCAGAGTTTAAACAGATTAGACCTTCTTTTAAAGATTTTGCAGAGCGTTTCGCTAATGAAGTTTCTGTGGAGTTGTTGACTGCGCCTAATTATTTAGCAGTAGATGTCTTGCGTTCTGCTTATGGTTTTAATGCTTTGGGTGTTCCATTGCCTAAAGTATCTCAACTACCTAAATTAAGCAAACTTCTAACAGATTTGGTAAATACCACAAGGGTATCCTACCGTTTCCGTCGAGACTTTGAGAAGTTTGAAAAAGAATTTGGAGCAGATGTTATTAGTCGTTTGAGCAGTAAACACTTAACCAAAGAAGGAGATTTCCTAAGTCATGCTATAGACCCTCATACTTTCGTAAAAGTAGTAAGTAGCATTTTCAGTTACTATCCGCCTAGCGAAGTAAGAGATATTAGTGGGGTGTTCCAAAAAGCCTTAGAATTAGTAGAGAAGAAAGAAGGTGAGATTAGTGAGTAAAGTACAAGACCAGATGGAGAAAATCTCAAACCAACTTGGTTTAGGTTTAGACAATCAACAGATTGTAGATGTAGTCTACAGTTCTGTAGAGGAATTAGTAGAAAACGGACTTGAAGGTTCAGATGAGGTCGTTTATTTCTATGCTACTTGTATGTTAGCTTGTGCCTTCGGTCAACTTTCTTTAGATAGAAAAGCAAGCGGGTTTACCTTTGGTTTTAGTGACTTAAAACCGATTTATACTCAGTTAGAGTCAGAGTTAGCAGTTCATTCTGTTGAAAACCAACTGAAAAATCAGTTAGCGGTCTCCGACTTGCGCTCTAATTCTTTGAAAGACTTAAAAGCCGAACAATTAGAACACTTCTTAATTGATGATATTGCGACTGTTTCAAAGGCTTTAGATTTAGAGTTTGACCCCACTTCGGTATCCTCAGAAATCAAAGACAGTTTGGTTTCTGTTGAAGATGAGACTTTCGCTAGAAAAATAAAGGCTTTAAAGTCGTCAAGTAAATTGAACGCTGATGTGGTTTCTTTGGTTGACTCTTTGCTTGATATTTATGATTTTGCTTTTGAAGCAGGCTATGAATTAGATAAATACGAAGGGGTCGTAGTTGGTCTACCTGATCTGCCTATGGTGATTATCCAAGGAGAACAAGCAGTCCAACCAAATTATACTGCATCTTACTATGCAGGAGAAGCTATGTTTTCTCCTCTTCGCTCTATTTCGGTAAACACTTCAAGACAAGTAGACTTAAAAGAAATTGTAGAGTCAAGTAAACCTATTTATTACCCTTACAAGATGTTGGAGTTTGCTTTAAGTCGTAAAGTAACGGTTCAAAAAGATGATTTGAACTTCCCTTCAGTTCCTATGAAGTGGAAAGGTTCAGATGGTCAGCGTGAATCAATTAAAGATTACTTAACAAAGAGAGCTTGGGAGTATTTGGTGTTGGTGTGTGATACTTACCAAGATGGGTATTTTTGGTCAGACAAAGTTGCTTACTTCGGTAAAGGTGCGACAAGACCAATTACTCCAACAGACAACCAAGTGTTCAAAGATTATCTAGCTAAGTTCAAAGCTACTTTCTCAACATTTTCTATCTTGAAAAACCATGTAGGAATGATGGAAGACGAGAAATGGGCGTCCGCTGAGTGGGTGGTATCAGCCCCAATTTCGGAGTTGCAAAACAGTGAGTTCAATCATACTAGTGCTTTATACACTGATGTTTTTGATTATGGTGGCGACTTTGAAGCTCCTTTAGTCAAAGACTTTAAAGATGTTCGAGTGAGTCACTATTCTCATATTGCAAAACCAGAAATTGCAGAGAGTGAGCCTTTATTTGCCTATAAAGCTTTGGAGTCTTTACAAAGAAAAGGTGAGAAACTAACTTATGGTTATCAGTTGTTAGGTAAAGGTCTTGATGGTCGTATTTTAACTTCGTCTAATGAACTAACAGCAGCTATAAACGCTGGAGCAAAGTTGGTGCTCACTTATTGGGCTGGTTCTCGCTCAGGGAAAGGAGTTTCCATTTCTAATGGTTTAGCGGTATCGATTGCTAACGGTCGTCCAGTATTTGGAGGTGATGGTAAACCAGACACAATGGTTCCTTACTACATTGCCTTTGGTGGAGCTGATTCTAATGGAATTCCGAAAGGTTACTTTATCCAAGCTGGTGTTTTCAATAAGTCTGCTATGCCCGTTGTCAACAACATTTCTGAGCAGTTGGATTGGGATAACAACCCAACGATTATGGGTTGGTTCGACAAGTCTATACCTAAGTGGTTTAGTGGTGTGAGCAGTTCTCAAAAGCGTTACACAGGTGCTTGGGGAGATATGGCTTTTTATCGCCACATGTTACTTGTCATGGGTATTGTTTCTCTCCGTGCTACTGTAAAAGCTAGTGATGTTGCTCTCTATGAAAAACTTGGAGGTGATGAAGGTATCCTCGGAATTTTCGACGAGGTTACAAACTGGTCTAACCTATTTGGTTCTAAGGCTTTGAGTTCTAATGGTGGCTGGTTCCAAAGTATTATGTCAGATCCAGAATTAGATGAGCTTGTAGATTTAGGTCAAAATTACTTAGGTGGTTTACTAAAAGAACAAGCAACTCGCAAATTTGAACGAGCTTTGGAAGAAAAGTCCGATGATTATAGAGATAGAGCTTATTTAAGAGACTTGTACGATAAATTAGATGAAAGTATGCAACTATTGAACAAGTTGAAAAAAGCAGGCTTTCAAAATGAGGAGAGTTTACGTTCAAGTATTTATTTAGTGGGTCAGAGCTTTAACATAGGTGGTTTTGAACGACTTCCTAGAAATAAAGGAAATGATGCATCCTCCTTTAAAGCAGCTTGTGACTATAAGAATGGTGTAGTAGACCCTTGGTTGTATACATTGTTGAACTTAGACACAGGCTTCATGGTTGGCTACAAAGGTACTGAGAAGTCTCAGTATTGGTCTAGTCAAAATGGGTCAGACTCTAAGCGGTATCTCACTTCAAGTTCTCGTAGATTTGCCTATTTTGGTAGTGTAGATTTCCCAACTATTCGAGACGAAAATCCACAAAATAAAGGTTTAGCTCGCTCGGTTAACTCTCAAATGGAGGGTGGGGCAGTCTACTTTAAACCTTATTTGATTTTAGGTGACTCCCAAGGTTCCTGTGTTACTCAGTTGGAGAAGAACTTAGGAAGCAAAGCAGAGTCTATTAAGTCTCGCAATTCAAATCCAGACAATCCAAGTGAGTGGGATGAACGTATTGGTGTTCTAGGGTATTTGAAGGCTTTAGGTTCCAGTGATATTAGTCGTTCTTTTGTACGTGCAAGAGAGATTGCTGACCTGGTTGTAGCACAAATGGGTTATAAGGGTTCTTACTTAGAGTTCCTTTTAGATTTAAGACCTGAGTGGAACTTCTCTTGTGAAGATGTCGTTATGGCTTTCACCAACCAAGACGCTTATTTAGCTAAGAAAAAAGAAACTGTTTACTACAAAGTTAATGAGTTATTAACTGAGTTAGTTGATTTTAAACAAAGTGGTGGAGCAACTGATCAGGTTTCTGAGGGTTCTAATATTGTAGACCTCCGTCCAGAGTTTGCGACTAAAGAAGTCAAAGCAGATGAAGTAGAAGAACCAACCTCTCTTTCTGAGGAAGAAGACACTTCAAGCTTCTCAGACCTTCACGAAGAAATTATCTCAGAGCCTACCTCAGAATCTCCAGTTTCGTCTGAGAGCGATTTAAACTCATCAGTCGATAACTTAGAGGTTGAACCTCAAAAATGGACCAGAGAGCAATCTGAGCCTTATGAGAGCGCACAAGCGAAAACACCTAGTGTAGCTGACTCTGTAAATGTTGCTTCCACTTTAGCAAGTCAATTAGGGGTATCCGAACAAGCACTTATGTCTGTTTTGCAGTCTGCCTTTGGTTTGCAAGGTGCTAGTATTCCTAAAGTAGAGACGATTGTTTCTACTGAGGAATTGAATGATAGAACAACTATGAGTCGAGTTGCTTCACATCAAGCAGGTGTAGTCATTAAAGATGACCAAGACTTGAGAGAGTATTTGTTAGAGGATATTTACACTTACTTTGGTGATTGGAGTAGAGTTCGTAAGATTGAAATTATTGGTCGTCAGTTGTACTTCAATGGTTTACTTTATGAACCAGAGAAAGAGGGTATCCAATTTAGTCCTGAAGTTTCCCCATACTCTATTTCTTTATGGGACAGTGGAGGTTTCGGAGAATTATTCGATTGGAAACTGATTAGACAGTATTTGAACCCAACTTCTTTAGTCTTTGACTCTATGGATTATGCTTATAGAGAATTTGACCTTATGGAGTCTAGTAGTTCTAAAGCAGTTGTAGAAACTGCATTTAAGCGTTATTCTATGTTGCAAGACTTACAAGTCGGTACATACACCTTTACAAGAGCAGAGGTTGAAGAAATGATACTTGAAAGACAACCGTTCTTATCAAGCTATGACCGTAGACAACAAGTTTTCCGTAGAGGAAATAGCAAAGGGAAATCTTTCCGTCAAAAACGTTGGCAGAAAGCAAGAGAACACATGGCTGAAGGTCATACTGGTAGAGCAGTCGCTTCGGCTATAGGTGCAGGTCTTGGGGTTGGTTTCCAAGGAGCAAGTCATGTCGGTGGATTCTTCAATAAGGCTGCAAGAGTCTTCCGTCAAGCAGGTTCCTCTGTTGCTGAGAATTGGAAAGAAATGGACAAGTCGAAACACTAAGGGTAGGGGTATCCGCTTTTTCTCTTAGGTTTTCAAAATGTAGTTAAGAGAGCTAACGCTCTCTTTTCTTTTTACCTTTTTGCTAGTTGATTACTTGACATTCTTACAACTTTTTGATATAATAAGAGAAATTAAATCAATAGGAGAACTAAATTTTGAAAGTAGAGAAAGAAAAGGTAGAACTCACTTCAGAGACTCTACCACAATTACTAGAGAAGTTATTTAAGTCGCAAAACCATGTACTAGTTCGCATTAACGGAACGGTCATTTTAGATTTGTTGGACTTAGATGATCTGAAAAAGCTCTTGATTACCAAAGGGTATCCACACGTTACTGTGGTTTCTAAAAGTTATGGTTACGAACTCAATGTTCCCCCGTCAATAGAAAGGTAGGTAAAAGAACATGTTTATTATCAAATCAGGAATTTATCAAAACCCAAGATTGAGAGGTAAGTCTCTTGTAGACTTATTTGGACTTTCAACTCGTAAGTCTTCTTTGGAGAATTTAGAGTTGTTTACAACACAAATTAACCCTATTATTCAGAGTGGTGAGTTTGGAGGTAAAGTAGTCAATTTCCCTAATATGACAAGTTATTTCCACCCAATTCACCTAAGAGAAGTCTATGAATACTTGCGGTATCTTATCATGGAGCGCGCAGTTACAATCGACTTTTCAGTTTATGACGACACTCTCCTTAACTTAGTTGGAGAGAGCATTTTACGAGGTTCCGTTCCAACAGAATTAGTTCGTATCCAGTTTGAACTTGAAGATGGCGGTAGAAAAGAGTTGCGCTTTGATGAACAAGGTCGCATCCATAATTGGCCAGTAGGTTACTTTGAACCTAGCGCTCCGTTTGATTTAAGTTTGTGAGGTTTTTGTATGTTACACATTTATTCAGAAATTGGTCAGAAGACTAAGTTAAACGGGAAGTCTTTAGTTGATTTAGGAGGTTTGTCTGTAAGTGCAACCTCTAGTGAGAATTTAGATAGATATTGGAGTGCAGTCAAGTTGATTGCTTTATCCAACCGTAGAGAAGTCAACTTCCCTAAACCAGAAGCTTATTTCCACCCAGAGCATTTAGGTGTCGTTTATACTTCTTTGCTTGGTTTGGTTTTGAATGGTTATACAGTTGAAGTTTCGACTTACTCTTCTAGCTTTTTGAATTGGGTAGGGGAAAAGATTGAATATCAAGAGATTGCTCCGACTGAGGTAACTATTCAAGTTGAACAGTCAAATGGTTCAGTAATTTGTTTGAACTATAATTCAAATGGGGTTATAGATGGTTTTCCGATTGGGTATTTTTCTCCTAGAAAGTAGAGAGTATGTTAGAAGAAGTTAAACAATTTATCGAAAAGGAATTGAAATATACAGAGCTTGAGCGAACGGAAGATGTTTTAACGCTTGTTTTCAACCGAGGTGCTGATGAGTTTGTACTTACTTTGATACAAGTAGGTAATTTCGTTAAGGTTGTTGAAACCTACACCTCTAAAGAACTAGTAAGTAGTATCTCCAAAACGCACAAGTTCAAATCTCTTGCTTATTTGAAGAACTTTTTAAGTTTGTTCGATTTGAGTCCCAGAGGTTGAGTATGTCTGAGTTAACAACTATAATCCAAGAAATTTTTGATGAACCAGACTTCGAAAGTAATGGTTCGCTTTATGATTTCACCTTAAGACGAGGTTTCAATACGCACCATATCCGCATTATTTCAAGAGACTGGGATTATAAGGTAATTGAAGTCTTGCGTAAAAGTGATAAAATTGGGGAAGTTAAATGTACCAACTACTTTAAAACTTTGGAAGAGTTGGATTTGCACCTCAGAAATATAAGGAAAGGGTATCATACTTTTGAGTTCCTTCCCAAATTTTAAATCTAACTAACTAGAAAAGAAAGAAGTCCAATGTTTGATTTATTTAAAAATTTGAAGTCTAAGTCTATTTTATCGGATTTAAGTCCTAAACGGTCATATAGCAAAGCTGAACTTGACACTTTAGCTTTGCTTATTAAAAACAATTCAGTGAGACAAAGTGCCTTTGAGAGTGCTTATGAAGAAGTTGAGAGTAAGTTAGAAACGCCTAACTTAGCTCAACAGAACGCTCAAAAACAAATTGCAAAATCAGATAAATTAGTAGATTTGACCTCAGAAACAGAAGAGGTTGTTAAGAAGATAGTAGAGGAGTTGGTCTCTCAGACTATAATTTGGGATTCCGAAGTAGGAGATGTACTAGCTTTACCAAACCCTATTCAACACTATGAGAAAGAAGTAGCTCCGAAGTTGGAAAAACAACTTGGAGTGCAGTTCACAGGGTATCTCGCAAAGCAAGATGTTCCTGAACCTAGTGGTAAAACCTTACTTAGTCTTTATAAACGCTACGTTGAGACAAGAAACATGCACTTTTATCATACGTTCCGCCAAGGGTTAGATATTTTGGATATTGATGAGTTGCTTTATCGCCTATTGCATTTAGACCCAAATGCTATGTCAAATTGGTTGCTTCCAATTAAGCAAGTTGTAGATAAAACTAGGTTTTTCAAAATCCCAAAAACTCGTATTATCAAAGTGCCATTAACGCTATTACAAAGTACACGTGTCTATGAGTTTCAAGATTTAAACCCTTTAAGTCTTGGGATTATCAACCAATATGCTCAAAAGGTTTTCGATTTAGATTTAGAGAAAGACTACTTTATCAAAACAGGTACGTTTTCATCTAAGTTTGACTTTAGAAACGCCAAAGTTACCAAAGGTCAAGAAGTTTCAGAGCTAGGCTCTTACTTGTGGTTTATTCAACACCAAGCAAGTCAGTTCGCTTCGCCTTTAAATAATCAGGTGGTTTATGGAGTTTCTTCTAACAATGAGTGGGTGGTTCGAGAGTTCATTGAGGACAAAGAAGATAATCCTACAATTTATAATGGTTTACCTTTACATACAGAATATCGAGTGTTTGTAGACTTCGATACAAAAGAGATTATCGGCATCTCCCCATACTGGGAACCCTCAGTTATGAAAGAACACTTCTTGGACTTAGGTAGTTTAAATGATGTTCAAAAACAGCACGATTACATCAACTATATCAACCATGAAGAAACTCTCATGAAACGTTATGAAGAGAACAAAGACTTAGTGGTATCTGAGGTTTCAAACCTGCTCAAAGACTGTAAATTGAAAGGTCAGTGGTCTATCGATGTGATGCAAAACGGCTCTGATTTTTGGTTGATTGACATGGCTAGAGCATCTGAGTCTGCTTTGTCTGAGTGTGTTCCAAAAGAAAAATTAAAACAAGCACCTTTGCCTTTTATGCTCAGTGAGGGTTTGCTTGAAGTAGGAGATTGATTATGATGCACAGAATTGAAATTTACAGGGAGCCTTATTCTTCCATAAAAGCTAACGAATCGGAGTTTAAATTGAGTTTGCTGCAAACAATCGAAAGTGAAGACTTGTCAGCAGTTATTGACTTCGGTATTAATTTTATGCGTTCAGAGTTTGAGTTTGCAGACCTGACTGCAGATGATTTAAACGTAGGTAGTTTTATTTGTTCCGACCCAAGTGGTTTGAACACCTCTGTAAAAGAAGATGCTTTAAGACTGATTTATCAATATTTAGTGGGGGATTTATATTCTTTTATCCCCATTACATTTTATGATAAGAGAGTTTGGTCTAAGGTTTCTTATATTATTAAATATGAAGAACTGGTTTCTGATGGAGAAAATTCCTAAAACGTGTTTAACCTATTCAAACTTAGGACTAAGAACGCTTATAGGGGAACGAAATACAAAGGGGGTTTGTCAGTGAATTTAGAAGAAAGAACACAAATTGAAAACAGAGTAGCACAACTAAATCAGCAAGTAAAGGATAGTGGTATCCCTCAACTGCATTATGATTTTGATTCTGAGGGTGACTTAGTTCAGTTAAGTTATATTGCTAATGGCTATAATGAATGGGTTGGTTCTGTTGTAGACTCTACTCCAATAGAAATACTTGAGTGGTTGAAAACTCAAGAAACTCAATTTTACTTGTATAAACAACTTATTTCATATTTCGGAGACGGTTTTGCCCACGCTATCATTCCAAATGATTCTACAGTTACTTTGGTTTTAAATCGACTGGCTTATATTTTTAGTTATGATAAAGAGCATTTAGTAGTTACTGCTTTTAAATATTACTTTGGTAAGGATTTAGTTAAATTGGGTTTGGAAGTGGGTGAGTTGAAGTTAGAATGTGTAACTCCCCTATATAATCGTGAATATCTAGGTACAAAAGTTTCAATAACTCGAAATTTGTCTGAGACTGAGTTAATCGACTTTTTAGATTTCGTGCAAGATACATTTAAAGAATTTGAACGTACCGTAGAATTTAGTGAGGTTAATTAGATGAATTTAGAACAAAGAACACAAGTTGAAAAGAAAGTAACGGAACTAAATCAAAGGTTAAAGGATAGCGGTATCTCCCAACTCAAATTCGATTTTGAACCTACGTGGGGTTTGTTGAGATTAAGCTATCACTCGAAGCCTAGCTTTGATCTAATTGCATATATTGTTAGTGATTACTACTTAGATTTGGTAGAGTGGTTAGATTACCAAGAGAGTAACTTATACTTATATGTACAGTTAGCTAAGTATTTCAAAGGGTCTTTTTACAGAGCAACTATGTTAGAAGATGACAGTTTAACTTTAACTTTAAAAGATATAACTTACCTTTTCAAATATGTTAATGAAACGTTAGTTATTATAGCTTATAAGTATTATGAAAAAGACTTAACTCGTTTGGGTAACAAAGTTGGTGAGATAGCACTTGAAAAAGTTCTTATACCTAGCGAAAAATTCCCTGTTCGTACTAGAGCTATTTTAAAACGAGCGATTCACGAAACAGAAGTGGTTGAAAATCTTGATTGGCTTCAAAATACATTTAAGTCTTTTGAAGATATGTTCGTAAATCAAACTGTACAAATTAAAGAAATTCCGAGGTAAACTTGAATTGAAGAAAAGAGAGGTATATCCTCTCTTTTTGCTTGACTTAATTTAATTATTTTGATATAATAGAGATAATTAAGAAAAGGAGAAAAGGTTATGAAACCAACACTACTAGATTTTAACAAATTGGAGTCTATGGTAATTCGTGGAGATTATCAAGGTTTTAAAGGTCATGGGGCAAAAGGTAAGGGTTATTTGCAACCTATACACAATGGACAACGTAACCGTAAAGCATTGTTCAATGATTTAAGAAAAGTTTTCGCTCGTGAATTGGGTATCTACGCTATGTCTGAGCTTACACCTTCGCAAAAAGAGTATATTACTCGCATTTTGAACTTGAAGTTGAATGAAACAAATCAGTTGAAGTTAGAGAGTTCTAAGACTCGTCAATTAGCTTTTGTAAGAGCAGTAAGAGATTATGTATCGCAAGGGAAGTATTTTTATTTCATGTTTGGACAAGAATTGACGCTTATGCAATTAAAGAAGGAGCTTTGAGATGTCTAATCTATCTAAATTTCGACCAAATAAAGAAAATCAAGGTGTTGATATTAAGACAGTTCGGTGTGACACATATTCCTCTAGCTTTGAAAGTTTGTACAATACTTACACAACATACTGTGAGGAACATCCTAACGGTTCTTGGTTCCCAGAGTTTCAACGTGGACTGGTTTGGACACAAGAGCAGAAGGAGAATTTGATTGTATCTATGCTTAATGGTTTGCCTATTGGTGCGTTTTACCTAAACGATTGGTGGTTTGACGAGGATGAAAAACGTGCTAAAATGGATCACGTTTTATTTGATGGTCAACAACGGTTTACTGCAATTTTAGAGTTTTTAACAGGTCAATTTCCGATTACCTTTGAGGGTAAAGAATATTATGTAACTGATTTGTCTTTCCAAGAATGGCTAAATATCAAGCGGTATCCAATCAGCATTGTCCACTCTTACATTGAAGCTTGGAATGACTTAATTGACTTTTATGTTTTGATTAACAAGGGTGGAACTCAACACACAAGTGAAGAGTTTCAAAAGGCTTTGGATTGTAAGGAGTAAAAAAAATGAAAAAAGAAGAAATAATTTTAAATAACTTGGGACAAGTAATGGAACATAGTGAAGTTGAAGGATTTTTAACAGTTGGTAGATACTTGAAACAAACACCATCAAATACATTACAGTATTTACATACATCCCCGGATGGTTCTCTTTTGGAGGTTGACATTTATGCAACCGTAGATGGTCAACTGCGAAAATCGGTATCTTTTGAAACTTTTGAGCAATCTAAAGGTTTTCCTATGGAAGTTACTTTAGCTGATTTAGAAAATGCTATTGAGCGCAGTAAACACCAAGCTCCTTTGAGATATAGAGGAATTTGTGCAACTAATTGGGAAGAAATCAAGTTTTTGATTGGAGAAGTATAATGCGCATAAAACAACTACTACAAGCAGTACAAACTGTTGGCTCAGATGTTCAAATTTTGTTGAATTACTTGGCTTTAAGTGAGAAACATTTTGGGACTCACGCTATCGTAGACCCTTTAGGTAAAGTTTTGTTGGAACATAAGTTTCACATGACGGACAAAGGTGAGATTGTAAAGACAGTAGTGCATGAAGACTTTGTTGAACATTCTGTTAAACCCATGAAATTAGCTAAGTTGACCTTAGAGGAGTTGTTAGCTATAGTGTCGTATTCGAAAACTCAACCACCTTCTGATGAGTACAAAAGTGCTTTTGAAAACAAGTGGGACGAGATTGAGAAAGTCACACAACTGGATTTAAATTTAAATGATGTTTTGAATTAGATTGAAAGGAAAATTACATGAACTCAACAAAAATTTGGATTTCATCTAACATTAGCATGAGAGAAGAGTTTTATAACTTGCTACGTAACACACCAGGGGTATCACACAAAAAGCTTCGCCAACATGGTAAAGTTGAAAATTATAATTGGGGCGCTTACCCTCACTACTACGTTGACAATATGAAAGAATTGCATGGTCTTATGCGTTCCCTTGAGCGCATTGAAAAACCTTATAAGGTTAAAGGTTTGTGGTTGACTCCACATAGCAGAAAGAATGAATTTAATTTGTTCATTGAGTATGATTTTGGTTAGAATGGAGTTAAGTTATGGACACAATTTTACTTGAAACATTCCCCTATTTTCAGAAACAAAAAGTAGCGTTCAGAAAGCTTTCAGCTTTTATCAAACAAGCATTAGTGAGTGAAGAATTTGGAAGCTATGGTAAACTTAAAGACTATGAGTTTGATTTTAAGATTGAGGGTTCAATTAACCCCATGTCTGATGGTTTTGTTTACCATACTTATGTTTATCTAAGAGGTAAAGTAGTAGCAGTAGTTCAAGCACTTGCACCTAATTGGGTAAGGGTTGCAGTTATTCCACCTACTGACATTGCACGAGTAATGCGCAGCTCAGACCACTTAGATTTCACAGAGTTGCAAGACACTGAGGTTCATGTGTGGTTTACTGACTTGCTACCTTTAACTACAAGAGAAGTAAGACAAGCCTTACAATTTCCATTTGGTTTCTCTGCAAGTTCTGAGACAATTACGATTACAGGACTTAGGGGAAGTCACACCGTATCCTTGGAATTTAAGCTTGGGGGAGGACTTTGATAATGTTCTGGTTAGGATTTTTATTTGGCGATGAAAATCGCAAATTGAAAGAATTAGAACAACGAAAGAAAGACCGTCAAGCAGAATATGATAGAGAAACACTGGGTTTTATGATTGAGGAATTAACTCCTCAGTTAGACTTTATGGAGAAGAATAACTTAGAGAGCTTGACATTCACTCTTTTAACCCCTTCAAAGTTCAACTATAGTTTGCTTTCAAAAGCACTATCAAAAATCGGCTCTAAAATCGCCTACACGCGCCTTGAGAAGTTTGAAGGTAACTTTCTACTCACTCTATATAAAACTCGCCCAGAAGCGATTTCTCGGCTATATTTAGCTATATTATTGAGAGGGTTGCTTTGGTTGATACTTGCTTTGATGACGGCTTCCTTGATATTTGAGGTATTGTCTCCCGGCTTGGAACTTGTAAAATCGCAGTTTGCTTCGTCTTTTTTAGTTACAATTCTCTTGAACTTCCTAACAGTCTTCTTTGTGCTAATAAGTTCTAATACGGTTGCAAGCGTACTGTTTCGCTATTCGAAAGTCGCAAAAGAATTTGAACATACAATAAGATTTGATAAGGTGGTAGAAAATGATTGATTTTATTCAAACTTATTTCGATGATGCTTATGTTTTCTTGCCTAAAGATATTGTTAGCTCTCCTATGTCTCAATCGGTGAGAGATAAGGTTTTTGAAGTAATGACTAAGACTTTGAGTTTTTCTCCTTCATTATGCGGATCAAAAAAGTTAACTCTTCGAATTTTGTCAAAGGAGCTTTTTAGTTTAGGTTTACTCTCAGAGGTTATTGAGGATTTGAACCTTGATTACACTTACTATAAGTGGGTCAAAGTAGGTGACGATTTTGAACTAACTTTGTACAAGAACAAACCCAAAGAAGAGTACATTCGGTATCTTTTGCAGGTTTTTGCTTTTGTTTTAGGTTATATGTCACTTCCTATTTTTGCTTTTACCGTAAGTGGTCTTGCTTTTTATGGGCTTTTTGACTTTTTGAAAGCTAACTTACCAAGACCCAATCATCCGATGATACCTCCACTTAGTTATATTTTCTATGTTTTCTTGACATTCCTTTTATCTGTAGTCATTTCTTTAGGTTCACTTGACTTATATGTGGTTTGGTTTAAGGGAACTGCATGGGGTAAGAAACTGGAGAATTTGTTATACTTCGGAACGCTTGATTCTATTGACAAACCAAGTATTTTATGATAAAATCATAAGCGTAATTTATTTGAAAGGAAATTTCAATGCAACTATTTAAAAACGATTCTTATTCAGTGTTATTAGTAAAATATCAATCTTTGCTGACTGACGACAGTGCTCTAAATACTGAAAGAGCTAAACTCAATCGTCTAACTGAACTTATTCAACCAGAAGTCGAAAAGGCAAAAGAGCTTGACATGGTTGACTTTACAGTTGATGTGACCGATGTAGACACTATGGAATATGATTACCTGGGTATCGTCATGGGAAAACTCGAAAGTCCTTATATTTACTGCAAATTTTTCAAGTTGAAAGGTCGCCTTTATTTGACTTGTGCTAAAGAGAAATCTAAAGCCTATAAGAGATTAAATCATTTAGAAAATTGGATGCTTTTAATTTCTGCTCTACTTGCTTTGGCAATTAGTCCTTTAGTTAATAAGTTTGTGATGTGGGTGTTCCGAGATTCTTACGATCTCTCTGTACCTTCTCCATTTACTAACGAAGGTGCTTCTATTTCGGGAAGTCAACTTCAAACTTATGTGAATACACATGGTTTTGTGCCAGCCTTTACTTTCTTTGGTAGTTTACTACTTGCTATGGGTGTTGTTTTATTGTTCATTCGATACAGTAAGTATAGCCCTTACAACAAAGACGTTTTACGTTGGTCTGATGTAACAAAAATATAAGAAAAGAGCAAGTTTTTGCTCTTTTTATATTGACTTTTTCTACTGTTTTTGATATAATTAAATCATTAAATGAAAGGAAATAATAGAATGACTAAAACAGTACAATTATTTGAACTTCGTATTACTAAATCCCATTTTCCAGTAAACGACCCAATGAGCGTGTATGACATGGGTTTTCTCAACAAATTTTGGGACACTTTAACTCCTTTGAGTAAGGAGTTAGATCAATTTGAAGCTGGTCTTCTTACAAATATTGGGATTACAAAGCCACCTTATCGAAAAGAACTATCTGATGGTACAACAGAGGTTTACACAGTAGGGGTTCTCTGTTTTACTGATTCCTACACTAAAGTTTACGAACCGATTAAACCCTTGGCACATTTATGTTGGCAAGAATTGATTACGTTTAGTACGAAAGTTCCTCTAAGTTTTGATGCTTTGCATCTGCGCACAAAACATGATTCACCGTTAAATTGGTTGCTATTGACCACTCAAGGGTCGGTTTTTGCTTTAGCTCAAGAGAATTATTAGAAAGTAGGTTTGACACATGAAACTTCAAGAAGTACCAACAGTTCTCGGTATCCGAGATTTTAACCTCCCAACTAAAGAGGGAGAAGACGTGACAATAACTGCAGTTTTCCATAGCAAAGTAACTGCTTGCACACCAGACCACAGACCGATCACAAGCGTAGTAGAGACTCTATACCTTCAAACGGAACAAGGTCTCCGTCTTTTGTGGACAGCACACAAAGACCGAAGATACATTAACCACAGCTTTAAGTCTTATCGCTAAAAATTCGCTCGCGGTATCTTACAAGTTCAACAAAAGTCGAGGGTATTACTTGACTTTTTCTTTTGTTTTTGATATAATAAAGAAAATTGAGTAAAAGAAGGTAATAAACATGACAAATTCCGTAGAATTAGATAAAGAAATTAAAGAGTTAGAGGACAAACTTGGTTCTTTGAGAGCAAGACAACAACTCGTAAAAGCACAAGAAAGTTTGGCGAAGGATAAAGCTTCCAGTTTGTTAGAAGATGAGACTCTAAGCCATCTGATTCAAAAACTTCAAAATGAATTGGTGAAATGTGAATTAGGATTGGCTTTAAGTATTGATTACAAACGTAATTGGGTATTTATCGTTAATGATAGAGATTCGAAAGAAGGCCTCTCTAGTTTTAAAGTTCTTGACCCTAAAGATAAGCGTGTTTTCTATGGTTTGGTGGAGTCTTTTAACCAAATCATTACTTTTGAGGATATCCAATTATGGCTTCAAGGTTCTTTGAAATTAGTAAGTAGTGTGTTTAAAGTTAAAAGTTTGCTTTACTTGAATGGTGCAAGTCTTACTTTCAAGTCTTATGATAATTTTTTGGATAAATTATATTTTACTTACACAAATCAATACATGGACTCTTATGATTGTATTTTGGTTGTAAAGCGCCCTTATGTTTTGATTGTAAATGACACTTTAACTTTTGAGTCTGAGTTTTGTTCACTTAGATTTAAAAACAGTAATATTTGTATTCAAACACGTGCAGAAAATTTGTACGTTCATGATGAGGACTATACAGGTTCATTTGAACAGATCTTGTCAGTTCACAAGTCATTTACTACCTACAAGGATTTAGGTAAGGTTATGGTTGAGCTAGAAGAAGAACTTACTGAGTTTCGTAACAAGTTTAATGTAGTGAGTCATTAAAATAAGCGATTTAGAAAGAAAAGACAATGAAAACAACAGAAGAATTAAGAAAAGAACTAGAACAGTTGAAAAGAGAAGAATATGACGCTTGCTTAAATTTCTCACACAAAATTAAACCTTTGGAGGAGCAGTTAAATGCAGCAGAAAAGGGCGACTTACTATTTGGAGACGTCCAACTACAAAGCAAACTCGCTTATGTAAACGACTTACTTAGCAATAGTAGTATCCCTTTATTGCTTGCTCGCAAGTCTGAGGTAGTAACTCTTAGTGAAGAAGAACTTCCATTAGAAAGCTACAAGCAACTTGCTCTTTATTACGGTAAAGGTGATGTTTTTGTACCAATTTTGGTCTACACTTTTGAGGAAGTTATTAAAGGTGATGAGTTGTTAGAGCAGCTGTCTATCGTGGAGCAACAACTTGATTTAATAAAGTTCTTGTGTGATTTGGATATTGGTGTTTCACCTTATTTTGAAGGTCAACTTGGAAGAGAACTTTCACTTTATGTTTACAGTTCTAAACTACCTCGTATTTTTGATTACCAACTCTATATTTCTTATGAGTCTCAAATAGATCGCTATACGGTTAAATTGGAAGGTCAAATTGAGTGTTTTTGTGATGATTCGATCACTTTATTACCTTACACTAAAGACTCAGATTCTAAAGTCACTCTTCAATTCAATAAAGTACAAAGTGCAACAGTACAAGCATTGCAAGAAGGTGTTTCGTCAACTGATTTGCAGTCAACTTTTGACTCTCTAGTTTCTCGTTTGGTAGAATTAGATAACGAAGATAATGATAAAGTAACTGTACAAGTCACATTGGTTACTGAGTAGAAAGGAACATTTTTATGAAACAAAAATTGAAACAATTCGCCACTTCTCAGTGGTTTGACTTGCTAGGGGTTATCCTAGTTCTCATGATTGCAATTTCCGCAGGGTATCACACCAAATGGCTCAACCAGTTAGTTGATTGGGGAACTTGGACAGTATTTGTTCCTTTTGGTTGGATTTCAGTAGGAAATGTAGCGATTTCCATGATGTCCACTCGATTTACTGGAAAATTGAGTAAGTTAGGGAATTATCTAGGTATTATCAATGCAGTCTTGTCTGGCTTAATTGACTATATTTTAGGCAATAAAGCTGCAATTATAACTTATCCCATTACGTTCCTCATCTACCTTGGAGCTATTTACTTATGGAACAAGTCGCAAGACGGTAAAGCCAATACTATTTCAAAAGCTCGTCTAAATTGGATTGTACCAACTTTGATAGTTATTTCATTTGCCTTCTCGTACCTCACCAATTATATAGGGTATCAGGGTCAAATGAACCCTCTCGCTTATGTAACAACCATAGCCTTTGCTTTATCTTTGGTGGCTAACGGTTTAAATGCACTTAAACTTACAACTCAATGGAGCTTTTGGTTGTTCTATAACTTTGTGCAGTTAGCTAAAGCTCTTATTCAAGGGAACTTTGCTAACGTTGGTAAGTACCTTTTCTATATCTTAAACAGTCTAGGTGCGTTGTTTGTTTGGAAGGATAGTGAATAAAATGGGTGCTGAATTAGGTAAACGATTAAAAGATAAAGTAGTTATTTTAGGTAGAACTTCTGATGATTACTTTAAAGATACTCGTAAATTGGATTTCTTGATGGGACGTCTTTCTCCTCAACCTTCTTCTGAGGTCATTGATTTAACTACTAGAAAGAGTGGGTTGGATTCTCTGATTGAGTACAATGATATGGTTCGAGATTTACACGACAAGGGGTTGGATTGGGTTAAGGAACGTAATGATTTAGCTCGGAAAGTTTTTAGAGGTAAGGTTTAGTTATGGAAGTTTTCACAAAAGCAGATATAGAGTTTATGTATGTTACTCTTGAAAAAGCAGGTTCAGACTTTGACGAAAAGCAACTTCAGTCTAAATTAGATGTTCTAAAAGCTCGCGGTTATTATGTGGTAGATGTTGCCTTGGTTTCTAACCATGTAGGTGTCACTTTTATTATAAATACTTATCTCATTCGCTATGTAAGACCTAAATACGAAGTTCGCATTGACGACCGAAATTACGACTCTGAGACTAATGATTGGACTTCAACGGGTTCTAAGTCTATAGGTCTTTACTCTTCTCAGGAAGTTGCTCAAGGTGTTGTTAAAAACAAGAAAAAAGATGGGTTTAAAGCCACTATGATAGTTCACAGTCCTTTAGATTTACCTTTATAAGCAAAAAGAGAGCTTTACCTAGCGGTATCCTCTCTTTTTGCTTGACAAAATAAGACATTTTTGATATAATTAAATCAATAAAATGAAATGAGGACAAAACATGCCTAAACGCACACTTCTTTACACTGCTGAAACAGTTTACGGAAACTATTCTTTTCTGAGTGAAAAGACAGCTCTTCTTTTAGAGAAAATTGCCTATAAAGCTATGATTGATTATGATTTGGAGCTAAAACAAACCAGTGATGATTATTTTAGATTTAAGTTAACTAATCGTTATGACTTAGAGTTTTCTCCAGAACTAGGTCTTAGACTTGTAGAAGAGTATGATCCAGAGCCTTATGTTTCAACTAAAAAGGTCTTAAATCTTTACGACAAAGGTTTGCTTTACGAACTAGACCGAGGAGTTGTTAGTTTGACACTTGCAGAAATTCTTGACTTAGAAACAGCTTTTGAGCGGTATCTTGCGCTTGCGAAAGAGATTTAAAGAATGTAAAAAGAGAGTTTACCAAGCGGTATCCTCTCTTTTTCTTTGACAAATTTCCTCTTTTTTGATATAATAAAGAAAATAAAGAAGAAAGTGAGAAACTGTATGAAACCTTACTTTTATGTAAGTACACTTAATCCGACTGTACCCCGACTTTGTTTTACGAGTAAGAAAAGAGCTGAGTTGGTAGAAACCTTGTTGTCTGTTCTAACTAAAACTAGTCTTCAGTTTGTTCAAAACGAGGTAGATGATTTTGAAATTCCTCTAAGTGAACACTCTAAGATTCGATTGGGTTCTGATAACAAGTTAAACTTGGTTGGAGTAATAGGTTTTGAGACTCAAATTGACACGGCTTTGATTTTAAAGTTGAACAAGGTAGGTTTGAAGTTTAGTTTGAGTTGTGGTCTTTATATGTTCACACCACACCCTAGTCGAAGATTTGATATTTTAGAGTCCTTTGAACTCTTGTTTAAGCATAGAGAGGTGGTAAACTAACATGGATTTAATTGACGCTATAGACACTCGCTTACTAGATTTACAGAGTGAAATGTCTAAATTACAACTAATGAAAGAGATAGAACAAAGAAAACAAGCTTCCCAAGTTGAGCTTCCGTTTTTAAAATTAAGTAAGAAATTACAGGAAAAACTTGATAGCTTGAACTCCACTTTACGTTCTAAACTGCAGATGGAAGTTGTAGTAAACCATATTTTAGGTACATTGCAGTTGGTTCAGCATTACTCTGATATTTCGTACACTATTGCAGTTTATTCTGAAACTGAAGTGCGAGCTAAAATGGAGAAAATATTGGGAACTGCAACTGCTATGAATCCTATTCAATATTGGTTTAATGACGTTTCAGGGTTAATAAACGCTTTGTCAGTTCTACTTGAATTAACAGGTGGTAACTTTTATAAATTTGATTTAAAATACGACTTTACAAATTCATTGATTACATTCAATTTTAATCAATTTCAAGTTGTTGTGACAAATTTTTCTAGTGTTAGTCTTGGTCGTGTTGAAGTTTCTAAGGAAGTTGCAGGTTCACGTGCTATGAAGTTTAATCTAGGCTCTGAAGGTTTAGTATTGGATTTTTCAAATTCTGTTAATGAGCTTATTACTGCGAAGATTACTGTCCCTTGTAATTTTTACTCTAATTCAGGAGTAATGACAAAAATAAATGAAGCTATGGAAAAGATTGAAAGCTTTTTACATAGTGCAAGAATCCCAGTATAAAACTACCTTTGGGTATCCCAAATTTCTTTGGGTATCCCAAATTTCTTTGGGTATCCCAAATTTCTTTGGGTATCCCAAATTTCTTTGGGGTTTCTTATATTTTAGAAAGGAAAATAGGAATAAATTTATGTTAGGTGATTTTATCAATTTTGAATCGTTCTTAAACCCAGACAAGAAGAATTGGGATTTCGATCCTGAATCAATTTTTTACAACGGTTCTGAGCCTACAGTTACAGTTTCTCCAAAAGCAGTAGCTTTCGATATTGAGACAACCTTTGATAATTCGCTCACACCTACAGTTACGGTATCCTCAAAAGCGCCTTTGACTACGCCTTGTGACATTTGCCACCGTAAGGTTAAGCAGTTGTTTGCTTTAAATCAAAAGGGTCTGACTTTCTTTGTCTGCTGCTATTGTTACAAGGAAAGATATAGAAACTGCAGTAAGGTCACAAAGAGCTTTATAGACACAAGAAAACTACTAATTAACCCACAACCTAGAGTAAATTGGGACGACATTTGCACAACTGCGGAGCAGTTTGCACCTCGCATACACAAAGTTAGGAAGAAAAATAGAAAGAATAAGAGAGGTTGATTTCAATGGAATTTAGAGAAGAATTTTTAAATGAATTTCGCAAGACAATTAAAGATATTTTGGTAGAGGGTGATTTGGAACGCCTAAAACTCGCCAAAGAGTTTTTAGGCTTAGACAATCAAGCTTTTGGAGAGTTTTTAGTTCCTTTGTTTAAAGAAGAACAAGATTTGGTCTTGCATCATTACTTAGCTCGTTCAGATAGTCCTTCAAACCTTGTTGCGGTATCTTCAGAAGATCATGCGCTTCTGCCTAAAGGTCAAGCTCCACAAACTCTTACGACTGAAGAAGTAGTAGGTTACTCAGATGAAACAGAGTACCAAGAAGAGGAGACACCTAGTTACAAATGGTGCCCTCGTATTTTCTCACCAAATGCAAACGGTGACTTGTGTGGTGTTGTATTATTGACAGAGCGTGGTTTTGAAATTGAAGATGTTGAAACTGGAGAAGTTCTATACGATAATAACTTTGAGGTGTACAAACGGTTTGATTTGAGTCACGGTCTTGTAATTTCCTTTAATCTTTCAGGTCCGCGTATTTATGATATTTCTTATGAAACGACCTTAGAGCCTAAAACAGGCCTTACTTACGTTGAAAATTGTCCACTAAACAAAGATGCGGAAGGTTACTATGTTCCTTCTGATTCTGAAGGTAACTCTTTAAGAGATTATGGTTCTCGTTGTGGGGTCTTCAGCCTCAATGATTACCTAGTGAAGACTTATCGCCTAGCGACTGCACACTCGGTGGATTTAGTCATTAAAGAGGGTGAACTACCACGCTTAGCTTGGGTTCACCAAGATAATAAAGTTAAACCAATCACGTCATCGGTGGTATCCTCAAAACCTTCATGAACCTTTGCCAAATATGACTTTGACTTAAAAGGTAAGAAAGTCGCTATATTGGGATTACCCAAATCTCAAGTAGAGCGTTTTAGGTCTCTTGTATTAACGGAGAAGAAAGCAGAAGCGCTTGAAGTGATTGATTCTAGCTCACACAACGATACAGAACTTGCCCCAGATAAGTTGAAAGACTTTGACATTGTGATTGTTGTGAAACGTTTCGTAGGTCACGGAACAATTTACCACTTGAAGACTTTATTAGAGGGTTCTCAAGCTCAGTTGGTTAGTTCTTCTTCACATGGTTTAGATGGACTTGAGAGGGCTTTATACCGAGGTGTCAAAGGGTATCCGTCCGAAGAAGGCGCTACTGTTGTGGATTATCCACTTCTTTAAATTATCTAAGATTAGGAAGAACTTGGGTTCTTCCTTTTTTCAAGATTTCCAAGTCGTTTTCACAACTTTATCTTATTTTCTTGACTTTTACTAAAATTTGTGATATAATAAAAGAGAAAATCGAGATGAAAGGTATTTTAGATAGAATTATGGTAGTAGAAGTAGGGTTGACTCGTAATGAGTACAGAAATAAGTACCAAATCCAAGAGTCATCATTCAATTACAACTTGCAAAATGGTAGAATTGGTCTTGCAAGTAAACCGTTTCAAATAGGGGAAGTCAAGTCTCGCGTTCGAGGTGTGACTTATGTAGATAAAGCGCCCCTTACGAATCAAGAAATTATCGAGAGCGATAAATACTTGAAAGATGGCTCTAAGATTGACAATAGTGAAATTATTTCACTACACGAGTTGTCTGAAGTTGTAGGGTTAAGTCGCTTGTCTAAGCTGTCGTCTTTAGTACACGCTTTTGCAAACGCAGAAGGAATTGAAGTCTTGCACTTTACTTGTTTCCCATTCAAAGAGCAAACTGTTTACTTAATTGGGTTAAGTAGGGGTCTTGAAGTTCCTTTTAAGAAATGGTTGGAAGCTCAAAACGAAGTAAAAGTAAAATCTCGTAAGAACAGAGTAAGTGGAGTTGTAGCCTACCAAGAAGCAACACCAGAGATCTTATCAAAATTGTACCCTTACAATGTTGTAGCAAGTGCCTTTAAAGAGTTTGAAGAAGACTTGTTTAGAGTCTCACCAACTAAGCTAAAGGCTTACTTGAAAGATAAGACAACTAAACAGGTAAGAGATGACATTAAGGCGATTTATTTCAAAGGTATCCCAGTCGTCCAGTGGGCGGAAAAACAAGGGATTTCAAAGGCTGCAATGTACATGCGCTTAGACCGTTATACAGAGCAATTTGCTAAAGACCAAGAACAGTTTATGTTTGGTAAATAATTAGAGGGAGTTGGTGTATTTGAAAGAAAAGAAAGCAGATTTAGACTTGACCAAATTTCCCTCAACACCATTTGTAAAGGTTACACAGGAAATTAAGAACTACTGGGAAAAGACAGTAGTAAACAACGTTTTAAAACAGTTGTACCATGACAAGAAGTACAAGTTCAACACTCGCTTGTGGAGTGATTTGGAATATGTTCAAGATGGTTTGGACTTAGATATTACCATTAACCGCACCATTACCTTAAAGGTTGAAGGTTTAGACATTCCTATTCAGCTCCACTTGTGGTTGACAAAAGATGTTGATATTCAGTTGAAACCTTACATGTTGAAGAACTTACCTTCATGTAACTTAGGCGCTGAGTTTGTTCTCCCAGAGCGTAATTACCACATTCCTTTGGGGTACACAAGTAAGACTGAAAAAGTCTTCAAAATTCAGCTCCACCGAATCCACCAAAGTGTAGTTAAGATTCGCAAGGAGAATAACTTAGTTGGAGAGGTTCGTGTTACTCGTACTTCCATGAACCAAACCGTCCACGGGTATCTCGAAAATGGCGCAACCGTGCGCCTTGTCTACTCTCAATCAGGTATTTTGAGAGAGAAATATATCAATGATGAATTGGTTGACTTATATAAGAAATTTGGCGATGTTGAAAAGCCAAAGGTCATTCGCACAGGTTCGAGCAGTAAGAAAAAGAGTGCAGAAGCCACGCCAAAAGTAGCGAAGACTTCTACTCCTAAAGTTTCTGCTCGCACCTTGAAGACGAAAGAAACAAGAAAGTAAAGGAGCGTAGCTTTGAAGACAAAAGAAGTACCTCCGAAGCAAGGTTTGTCTAGTGCTTACACTTCAGTTGTAACTAAGTATAAGCACTCTTGTAAGGATGACTCTTGTAAGGATTTGCACAAGAATAAGGAAGAACCTAAACCTCGTAAGGTTTAGTGCTAGTAGGTGTCGCACTACATGAAAGAAGATAGACACTTAATTGTTACAATTTATGAAAGAGATAAACTCCTACAGTCCTTGAAAGAACTAGGTTTCTTGTGGATTGAGGGTGAGGGTATTCTTGATAAGGTGCTAATTGCCTTAGCACCTAATTCGCTTGTTCAGACCAACAAGGTTTATAAGCTAACCCCAAGCGAAAGCCTTCAGTTTTGTAAGTGGGTTCGCAATATGGGTCTTGAAGACGCCTTATTTTATAGCGGTATATCCCACTTAGGTTCTCGCTTAGATACAGAGGTGTATCAGACCATTTACCCTCAGTTTGATTTGGAGACTTATATAAAGAACTCAGAGAATACTATAAATAAATTCAGTTTAGAAAGAGTTTTGAAGTTCTTTTCTAAGTTCACATGGGATGAAATAGTCTTTATCGCTTTGGAATAAGGACTTTTCCTAGTTTAAATTAAATTTTAGTGAGGTTAAAAGATTGCGCGTTTACGTTGATTTAGACAATACACTCCTTGATTCAGCAAGTCGTTTGGTTGATTTCAAACCAACTTATGAACCAGAGAAACAGTTGTTTTATGAGTTGGAGAAGGAGTTACTTAAACACTTCTCAAACCCTCAATTTTACCAATACGGTGGGATTAAGGTAAATGAAGAAGTAGAGTGGTATCTCGAAGGTCTCGTAGGCTCTCATACTGAGGATATTTGCTTTATTAGTTTGAGCCCTAATAAGGAAATTGCAGAGAAGAAGAGAGAACTGCTTGATAAGTTAGGTTATGGAAACTCAGCTTTCATGTCTTTCTATAGCGTAAAGCAAGAAGAGAAAGTTCTAGCTCGTCTTTTACAGTCTGCAAAGGATAGTTCAGATAAGGTGGTTTTTGTAGACGATAACCCTTACCGTATCCTCAAATACCAAGATAATCAAGCAAACTACAAGGTTGTCCGCCACCCTTACACCGTAGGACGTTACCCAACCCACGTTTACGTGGCAAGCGCTAATTACTACAGATAAAGAAACTCTTGCACGTTTAGATAGATTATGATAGAATTAAGCAGTATTAAAAAAGCCTTAAAGATTCTCGGCTTTGAAGGTGTTATAACCGTAGAACAAACTAGTTTGAAACAAGCGTATAAAAAGCGCTCCAAAGAAGTTCACCCGGATGTTGAAGGTGGGTCTCATGAGGAGTTCAAGGTTCTGCAAGAAGCCTACGAACTCTTATTAGAACATGGTTTAGGTCAGACTATTGATTTAGTAACTAGAGAGGTTCTGGTTACCCAAGGTTCAGACTTATTGCGGTATCACCTCGCAGGGCGCGAATATAAATGTAGGCTTTAAGAAAGGTTAAAAACAATGAAATTTATCAACAAATGGAACTTACCATTAGCGATTTTAATGACGACAATGATTCTTACAATGCTTGCAGTTGTTGTACTTTTCGTTCTCCGTCTCACAGGTCTTTCCAATCTTGATGTGATTGTAGCTACGATTCCACTCGGACTTGTAGTTGGTGTTGTGACTATTTGGTACTTTGGTTTGTGGGTTTACTCTCTCCTCACTAAGAAGAGCTTCCGAGACGGAGCTGAAGTAGACTATGAGAGTGCAGCAAACTCAGATGATGGTTGGGAGTAAAGACTTTGTGGTTATTACTTGCAGTCCTTATGTTGGTTAGTTTGGGTTTCCTATATCGTTCGAAAGAGGTTGATTTCACAGACTGTTTTGAAGATGAACCTAAACATAACCTTAATAAACGTAGAAGATAAGTGAAGATTTTAGTCTTCACTTTTTCTATTTCTCTAAAAAGCCCCAGATTGCACCAGATTTGATTTTAACCTCTTATGGTATAATATGTCCAACTTCAATTTAAAATGCGACACGGGGCAAATGAGAGCCTTTAAACTTGATTTTAGGGAAAAATGTCTGCGGTTTGATTTTGAGAACTAAATTTAGTTCTTAAACCCTCTCAGCGGTATCTAGATTTTCAAGACTTTTGCGAAGTTTGTGTCTTTTTCTCCCTTATTTCTTGTATTTAGGCTTCTGAAAAGCAGTAGTTGTGACTTGTCGTAACTCTTTTTATTTTTGTCATAGATTTTAGACTTTTTGTCCTAAGATTAGGTAATTCTGTCATACACTTGTCCTAATTGTACTAAAATCTGTCTTAAGATTAGTTATTTTTGTCTTAACTTTACTTAAAATTGTCCTAAGTCTTTGTCTTTTTGTCATAAAAACGGTTTTATTTGTCGTAGAAATAGGTTTATTTGTCATAACTTTGTTTAAATTTGTCATAAATCTTTGCCTTTTTGTCCTAAATTAAGGTTTGTTTGTCCTAAAACGGTTAAAGTTTGTCATAAAATGAGATTTATTTGTCCTAATTCTCTCAATTTCTGTCCTAGATTGAGAATATATTGTCTTAGGTTTCCTTAAATTGTGTCATAGGTTTTTCAAGTTTAAGGCTGATTTTTCGTTTTAAGGTTAGGGAACGCCCCAATTCCGTAAGGATTTGGTGGCTTTTTGCTTGGTTGTGCAGGTTTAATGTCTGAGGTCTGAACTTAAAACTTCAACTCCTCAACCTACCTCTCAGTGGTATCCTCGCTTTGAGTTTTGGTCTTTACTTTTGGCTTTAACTTTGTTAATAGGAACGCTCAACCTCCGTTGGGCTTCAGATTTGTTTTGCGGTCTTCCTTCTTTGTAAGCCTTAATTTAAGTAAGTAACTTAAACTTCAGTAAGATTAGTAGAGGTTCATGGAGCATTCTAATTCCAAGAAAATCAGAGCAAACTCTAGTCACCCTTGCGGTATCCTCAGTCCACGTGCATTTCTAATTCAGTTTTCAGTTCTGAGATTTTTGAGTTGGGTCGAATTTGGAAAGTAGAGAACAGAGAACAGAGAACAGAGAACAGAGAACAGAGAACAAACTGTCAATTTTAAATTTCAGTTTTTTTTTACTATTGAAAGAACTCCCCAAATCCTCTATTCGGTATCCTCAAACTTGTTTTTCTTTATAGTAAACTCTATTTCAATCCAAATTATTTACTTTAGTCCAAAAAATACCAAACTTATCTCATTTTGATTTAGATTTTGTACATCTTGTTACTTGATTTTTATTTTAAAATAATGTATAATAGACCTTAAGAAATTCAGCAAAGAAAATTTCTAGTCATATAGCTAGATTTCAGACTGAAAATTTTACAGAGAGGATAAAGTACAGAAAAGTAGAATGATTTATTTTGTGCTTTAAAAGTAAATCATAAAATAGTAGTTTTTTGTGTGGTTTTTAACTTTTATGAGTAAAAAGAAACCGATATTTAATACTTTAAATCAGATTTATTCTGATATTACTTTATTCCAAACTAGATTAGAGAATAACAAGCACATTCCTTCTAGTTCGGTCTTACAAACAGTAGAGGACTTGCAGTTTGCAAAAACGCTTGTTGATTTTTTGAAGAGCGGGTCTTACTTAAATCTGAGTAAGTCAAATGAAGAAAGCACACTTAGTCTTTTGAAATTGTATCGATCAGGACTCAACTGCAAGCAACTCGTAGACCTTTCAGGATTGACTTCTCGTCAAGTTTACTACGCAAGTCTAAAAGTTGAAGAAAGTCTTGAGTCAAGATTTCCGACAGGTTTATTAAGTCTTTGGAAAAACCGTCAGTTTCAAGTGATTGAGGAGTATTTACAAGTCAATTCTGATGGACTTTCTACTATTATAGAAGAAATTTCAGATTTCCCTTTAGTACAAGTCGCTCCAAACCTTTTAAATCAGCGTACAAGTGAGCTTTACCAGATAGATTTGATTAAAGAGAAGTCCAAAGAAGAGATTGTAGAAGCTCTTACAAGAGTCTTAGAAGTAGAGAAAACGCTAAAGCAGGTTCTCTCAGAAAGCCTTGAAGATATTAAGACTTGGGGTTCACTCTCCCGGTATCTGACCTTGAACAAAACTCTCCCTGCAGATTTGGTTTTAGAACTTCAAAAGAAGAATTTCCCAAACCACAACAAAGTTGAGTTTGAAAGGGTTGAGGGTGTTTAACGATGGTTGATAAATACACGATAGACTCTCCCTATAAGGCTCTTTATTGGTCTTTCTATAATATTGCTTATAGTGAGATTTACAAAACTACTCCAGAGTTCATTCCAACAGTTCCATTTGAACCGAGCGCTCTCAGTAAACTAGATGGGTATCCCTATGTCAGCATGGCTTCCGCTCGTAAGCTTTTAACTTTAAAAGAAACTATAGCAGCAGTTCCTCCTAGCTATGATTATCGGAGGTTGTTGGCTCACTTTGAAACAATCGTAGAGAATTTCAGAGTTTCAAGCACTTCCTTTGTGGTAACTGAAGAGAACTATACTTATTTGAAACCTAGTAACTACCCTTACCAACTCTCGTATAGTTTGGTGGTCTTGTGGTTTGCGATTTATCTTGATGTGATTGTAGGAGATTTTCATTTAAGTGTGAAAGGTCTTTCCTCAGAGTTAGCTGAGTCCAGTATTCTTTACTATTTCAAACTCTTTGAGTATTTACCGATTGACTATGATTTGAGTGCGAAAGATATAGACACGATTAACAGTCAACTTTATGTTGAGATGGCTCGCTTTCATGGGTACATGAACAAAGAGGTGTTACCAATTTCTGAGAAACAAAAGCTCTTTAAAGAGCAAGGGTATCAGGTTGGTTCGCTCGTTTTCCTCTATGAAAAAGGCTATGTAGCAAACGAAGAGGTTCGCAGTAGCAAAGGTACAAACAAATTCATTAACAAGGTTCATTTGGCTAAGATTACAAAGGTCACAGATACAGAGGTTCAGTTCCATACTTACAACGTCTATAAGACCAGAGAGGGTTTATTAGAAGATTTTGAAGGTCTCCCAGAGTCTATTCAAGAATTATATGGTAGCTACATTGAGTTTTTGGAACCTTCACTAACAGTCAGCAGAGTTGAGGTAGGTTGGGACACTTTGGGGGTCAACTACGCTCAAACCAATAACTCAGTCTACGCAGAGCATTATTTTATTACTAAAGTAGAGTCTGTTTATTCTGTACCGATTACAGTTTTAAATGAGAACTTACACTTTGAAACGACCGTTCTTCCGATTGAAGTTGCAACTCTATTCTTGTTACTGTCTTATGGAGTTTTATTTGATGAAGAACTTTACCAAAAGCAGTATTCCGTAGAGGTTTCGCAAATCCGTGAGAGGGTATCCTTTTACACCTCGCAACTGGAAGAAAAGTTAGGTTATGAAATTCAAGACTTTTGTAAAGTTAAATAGCTTTACTAGAAAAAGAAGGTACTTAGATGAAAGATAAATATAAGTACAAGGTTGAAATTGAAGATGATGGGGTTGAGCGCACTGTTTCGTGTGTAAATCTTTTTAAACATAAGCTTTATAGAGGGGTGGTTCAAACAAATAAAAAGGGGAGTTACACTTGTTTATTTGAAATTCTTGATTACCCTTTTGATTACAAAAAAAATAACTTAACGAACTACTCTAATCGCTTGGTACATAAAGATTTATTTGAGCTTACGGAACTGTCTAGGCAAGGTATCTCATCACTTCGTGAGACTTTTCCTTTAGAGTTGTTGCACCAAGCATTTAAGATAGCAGTACCAGAGCTTTACCTCTACAATAAGAAAGTTACCTCTGATAAGTACATGCTTTTGGTTTCGAATTACTCAGAGCTTGAGGACAATTACATAAGGAGATTTGAACAGTGTTACGAAAATTTACAAAAATAGCTGTGGTTGGTTTACTAGCATTCTCGGTATCCGCTCCAACCTTGGCACTTGCTAAAGGTGGTCACGGAGGTTACGGTGGTCATGGTGGAGGTCATGGTGGTGCTCGTGGAGGTTCACACGGTAGTTCACGTGGTAGTTCGAAAAGCGGCTCTCATGGTAGTTCCAAAGGTTCAACCAGTCATAACGGTGGATCAAAAGGTTCAAAAAGTGGGTCTCATTTTGGTTCACATAACTCAAGTCATGGTAGGTCTTATAGGTCGAGTGCCGTTGGTACGCCAGTTTCATATTGGCGCTCGTTAGGTTCGCAAGTAGATACACATAGTAAACCTAGCTTTGGTGCTTCTTCCTCGTCTGTGGGTTCGTCTGAGCAAACTGTAAAAACGTTTTATTCAGCAGATACTCCTATAAATGCGCTTCTGTACCGACCTCTTTATGGTTATCATCCACATTCAGCACATATTTTACCGGTTCAAACAGACGATGAGAAACAAGAGGATAAACCTAAGTTAAACACTGCTATTTTGTGGGTTTTAGCTGCTATCTTGGTTCCGCTTCTAGCTCTTATTGGTTATGTCGCCTTTTCGAATTAGGTTCTCTTAGGTGAAAGTGTGTTGAACCTTGATTTAATAAGGTTTGTCAAGTTAGTAAGTGGGTATCTCATCACACCTCGCAATTTTCTCCAAATTGATAAAATAACTATGAGGTTTTGATTGCAAACTAGGTCAAGTTCTCAGAAACCTAGTGATAGCAACTGTTTAACTAACTTAAAAGTTAATTTCCTTGATTTAACAGGGTTTTGAGGGTATCTCATCCTAGCTTGAAATTTTCTCTCGGTCGAATTAGTATTTTCTTTTGTTCAAATAAGTTTTAGTAGATGGTAGGCTTTCTATTACTTGGTACTACTAGGTTTTGAACCTTTTATGTCAAAGTTACAAGAGGGTATCGAGTCACACTTTTCGATTTTTCAATTTCTCTAGTTAAGGTTGAGGAAGTTAAAAATCGAAAACACGTGCTTAAACTTTCCAAACTCTTTGGGACGCTTGGGTTAAACCTAGTTTTCCTAACCTAGAGAAGAGGGTATCTAAACATACCTCCAAAGTTTTTTCAGAGCTTACCACTTAAAACTCAAATTTCACTAGCAACAACTTTGAAAGTCCTTGGCACACAAGAGATTAAACCTCTTTTCTCAACCCCACTTAGAAGGTATCTAAAAGAAGACCTCAATTTTGGTTTTCACTTGCCACTTTTAACTGGATTTTCTAAAATGAGTAGGTATTTTTCCTCAGAAAACAAGTAAATCCCTTATCTGACAAGTATTTTCATTATTTTCTTATAGAAAATCAAGCAAAACCCTTGATTTAATTACATCTTGGTAGGTATCTCCTCAATGTTATGAAATTTTACCTTTTTCCGAGCACTAACTTGGTAGTAACTTACTAATACTCGGATTTTGGATTTTTCACAGTTTTTCACCTTATTCTCAATTTAGTATAAACATAACAAATTAGATTTTAATTATTCAGAAAAGATTTTAGACTGATTTCAGTCTCACTATATAATAGAAGAAAGAAGAGAAAAATGTATAAATCAGCACTCGACAACCTCAGTAACGACAAAGGTTTTGCTAGTGTAAAACCTAGTGCAAATTCTGAGCAACAAATTACTGAGGAACAAATTTACGAAGAAAATATGAAGAAGTATTTGGAGCTAGTCGCTTCTAAAGGTTATAACTTGGAAGAACTAGAGCCAATTATTCGCTCAGAAGGTCGCACAGAGTTGTTTGCGACTGCGGGTTCAGGTAAGTCCACTTCGATTTCATTGATTTTAGCAAAGGATAAAACGATTGGTCGCTTGTCTCCAGCTCAGAGAGGAAAGAAAGTCGCTTGGGTCACAACTTTCCTCAGCAAAGGAGCAGAAGAGATTAAACAGAATGTAGAGCGCACTTTCGCTAAGTTAGGTCTCTCAGGGGTATCCACAAATGACCTCACATTCAGTACACTACAGTCAGAGTTCTTTGAACTTTTGAGACTTCGTGGGTTTAACCTCACAGATAAGTCAAAATCAGACTATGTTCAAATGTTGGACACTGGTGGCGGAGACTCTGAGGGTTCTCGTATTTTCAATGCAATTATGGGTCGTCTCTTCCGTAAACATGATTTGGGAGAAGAAGGAAGTAACTACATTTCTCTTCAAGATAAAAGAGACTTGGCTGCAATTATTTCAAACTACCGTAACTGCTCGATTACGGAGTACCAATTTGGTGAAGCAGCCGAAACGGCAAAACGCTTGAACCTCCCAAGAAATTTACTTCCTATGGTAGTTGAAGATTACCAAGCCTTGAAGACTTCTATGAACGTCATTGATTTTGATGATTTGATGTCTCTTGTTTACGAGTACATGGTCGTAGAGAAGAAAGATGATCCAGTTCAAATGGCTTGGGTCAACTTCTATAAATACCGCTACGAATACTTCATGTTGGACGAAGCGCAAGATATGTCTGAGTTGCAGTACCAAGTCTTGAAACCTATTTTCGAGAATTGTCCACGTGTGGTTATTGTAGGAGACCCAGACCAGTCGATTTATGGTTTCCGTGGGTCAAACCCAGAGGTCATGGAGTGGTTCGACAAGGAGTACCAACCAACTAAGTACCCACTCTCGGTATCTTACCGTTGCCCTTCAAACATTTTGAAACCCATTACCAAGTCGATTGAGAAGAACTCAAATCGCTACGAACACTCTCTTCGCTCCTTTAAAGAGGTTGGAGTCCTTGAAGCTTACCAATTTGACTCTGTAAAAGATATGGCTGACGCTTCTTTGCAGTTGATTGATAAGTATTTAGCTGAAGGAAAGACTATTGCAGTTCAGTCACGAGTGAACTTCACTTACTCTCCGTCTTCTATTCTTTACGCAGTTAAGCGCCAAGGAGACTTCAACTTACTAGGAGACGTAAGGGATTTCAGAACCGCGCGGTATCAAAAGGTTTGGAACCTCATTGAAATGGTGCGTGGTCGTGGTTTAGTTGATATTAAGAACAACTTGAAAGTCTTAGCACCAGAGCTGAAACTTTGGGATGCCAAGACTCTCGCAGAGCGCCTAATGAACGCTATTCCAGAGAACAAAAATATCTTGTTCTCCGATAACTACGCTTACTTGGATTTCATTGCGCAAGAATATGGTCTCAAGTCTATGGCTACTTTGGTAGACAAGTTGAGAAAGACCTATGGAGAAGAGTTTCCCGGAGAAATGGTTCTCTTCAAAGAGCTTTTGGCTCATGTTCTTTATTGGGGTGAACCTTCTAATGCGGAAGTAGTAGGCACGATTTCAACCTTGGCGGAAGAAAGCGACACAGTTACAGACTTCTTTAGCAACATGGACTTTATCAACAATAAAATCCGTGAAGCAAAAAGAGGTGGAACTTCGCTCTTGACCTTTGCTACACCGTTCAGCTTTAAAGGTCGTGAAGCCAATGTCAACATTATTTTTGATGATTCTGATGGTGTCTTTCCTTATACCTTGAGTGGAGAGCTAAGTTATGAAGAAGAACGTAGGGTTCACTTCGTAGCAGGAACACGTGGTGATGAAGTTACGATTTACCTCACTCGTAGAGGAAAAGCTTCACCATTCTTGAAAGAAATGGGTATCCCGTTAAAATCGTGGACTCCACTTGACGGAGTGGTACTAAATGGTGTAAAATTGAAGCAGGAATTGAGTTTAAAAGAACGCATGCAAAAAGCCAAGGTCGAAGAACAACTTGGAGCGTTCACAGACTTCGATTTGAAACTTTGATTTTAAAGATTGTGTGGTAAAGAATTTGAACAAGAATGCGAATTTAGGTCTTTCCTTTTTTGACATACAAGCATTAGATGTGAACCGAAACGTGAAGGACGAGTTGACTCTCGGTCTCCTTCACGGTTTGGATTTAACACCTTTTATAACAAGTGATAAGGTAGACTTTGAGCTGCTAAGAGCAGTTCGCTTATGTTTGGAACATGATGTACCTCTTTATTTGGTAAACGCTAATTTGGATAAGGATATTCTGACTCCTTTGTACAAGTTGTATAGCGCTCATAGAACTTTGGACTCTAGTGGCTTGTCTAACTATTTCAACTCAACCAATTATGAGTTAATGGTTGAACCAAAGACTTTCGGTATCCTCGTAGACTTGGCGCTTGAAAATGTAGACTTTTCTAAGGTGGACTTTACCTTAATTCCTTTGTCTACAATAGAGGTTTTTGCTTCTGCTTTGGTTCAAGGGGTTGAAATTACGGACTTGCAAAACAGTCGAGCGGTATCCGACAAGGACTACCTCGATTTTCTGATTTCCCTTCGTATGGCAGGGGTTGATATTTCCCCTTTCCTAGAGGGTTCATGGTCTGAGAGTCAGATTTTGGCGATTTTAAGAGGTCGTTTGAAGATGTCTGTAGTGGATTTCATTCAGCATTATATCAATGAGAACTTCACCGCAGGCCAGATTGAACAATGTTGGAGAGCTTCTGACTTTGGTTGTTTGAGTTTAGTTTGTAGTACCGATAAAGACGGTTTTCCAATTTACAATGAGTACCAAATGTATCAGTTGGTAGAAGGTGCGCGCTTTAATTTGGACTATCGTTTGTACGCAGACCCTTCTTTGAATGACTCAGAGATGGCTCTAGCTCGTACAGAACTCTTCAAGAAGGCTGATGAGAACAAACGTGGAGAGCTTTCAAGTAAGATTAAGTCTTACAAACCCAAAGGCGCTTTTTGGTAAATCTCTATGGACGGCTTTTATCTATGGGTTCTTTTCGTTTTCAACTCTGTATTTCTCTTTGGAATTGCGGTATCCTTTGTTTTGAAAGAACTCCAACTTTTCGAAGAAGTGAAGAATAAAGAAAACATGAGAAGGGAGCATTTATATCTAGCAGGTTTAGGGGCGATTGGACTTGCCTTGCTATTTGTCGGAGCGATATTTGTGGTTTAGAATAGAAGAAGTAGGTGTAGAACAAGAGTTTGCACCTATTTTTATTTGACTAATTGTATTATTTATGGTATAATAAATTAAATATAAAGATTTAAGGAGTTAAAAATGGTAGAGTTCCTAAATACGATAGATACAGTGGTAGATAATCTTCAACGGACTCATCATATTGAGTTAGAAGGTGATTTTGAGGTTAAAATTGAAGGTGATAATGTTCAATTTTGTTATTATTCTCCGTTTAACATTGTTGGTGTAGTCTCTTCTAAATTATTTTCTAAGAGTCAGTATAAACTAGGTTTATTGAGTTTTATGGAGTGTTTAGCTACTCTTGAGGGTATTGTTTCCTAGCTTATTTTACAGAGTTATTTGAGGTTTTAAATGATAAAGTTAATTTTAAAAGGTTTACTGATTTTAGTTGGAGTATTTTTTGTAATTTCTCATCTGTGGTTTTCTATTGTTGCTTTTTTGTCCATAGCGCTTTTGGTTTTTGTTTACAACAAAGGGAAAGATAAAGACGAGACGTTAAGGAAGATTGAGAAGAATTATTTCAATCATATCAACTATATCCCTATCAGAACTCGTAAGTTGTTTCATAAATCATTAACAAGTTTGGACTTTGTAGGGCATAAAGGTGCTTATATACTAGCAGATAAAGATGATTTAGGTCGTATTGTGGGTGGCTTTATGGTTTTTGATGGTCACTTATTAGATACTCAAAATAAAGCTATTAAGGTAGGTTTTTATAAGCGTAGTGATGATGTTCGTAAGAATGCAGATGTACCTGGGTTTGATACTGTGAAACAAGAATGGGCGATTGTTCAAGGAAAAGAGCGACCTTTATACCATAGAACTCACTTAGTTCCTTACCGATTGTGTTTAAATGATGGGGAGTATAAGCATGTTATGTTTACAGGAACGGCTCGTTTGAATAGTGGTATGCGTGTTAAAGAGAATTATTTACCTACTGAGGAAGATCATAACCGAAACGCAGAGGTCATTTTCAAGAATGCATTAAAGAACTCTATGTATTATATGAATCCAAAGCGTACATCACAGTTCTCTTTGGATGATTTTGAGCGTTCTATCAGTCATTTTGTACATCAAAGTGCGCAGGTTTATAAGCATACTTACAGATACGGTGTTGAGTGTTTTTACGACGATAATACTTTAATTCCGTCTTATGTAGAGGTTACTTTAGTAGATTGTACAGACTACAAAGTTTTAATGAGAGCAACTTTGTTGAATATTATTTAGAAAGGTTTTAAACGATGTCTAACTTAGATAAAGAAGTTTATAAAGCGGTGAAAGAAGAAGCTGATAGGGTATCTCAAATCATGTCAGCCCTTATTTTAGGTCGCATTTCTGCAACCGAAGCAGAAAAACAACTGGGGGTAAACTACTTTAGTTTTGCTCGTAAGAAGTTGAATAAAAGCGCTTGGACAAATAGTCGAGTTGTAGCACCTTTGCAAAATACTCTTGTATTTAACCAAGACTTACTAGATAATATGGGTGAAACGGCTTTCGGCTCATTTTGTCGATTGGTCTTTGGTTCTGAGGTTACAGAGCTTTCAGATGATTTCTTCTCATCTTTCCTACCTTTTGTAGATACAGTTGTAAAAAGCGTAGATGAAACAGAACGGAAGTGGTTTGAGAAGTTCTTCAAAGGTTCAACTTGGTTGACTGCTAAGAACACAGGAGACTTTCTAGTAGCAGTTTCTAACACCCAAAGGGTATCTCCAACTCGCCAACCCTTTGTTGAAAAATCAATAGCTAACATTGTCAAAAACGTTAGTAAGTCTTGGTATATCAATGATAAAGGTTTGGTTGTTCGCTATAGGTCTTCTTCTAGGGTTTCTGAGCGTTTGTTAAAAGAAGGGCAAGTCTTAACTGAGGTTGAGGGTATTGTTACTTACCGTCCGAAAAACACAGGTTCTCAGATTGAGCCTTGTCTCACAGTTGACTTGTTCAACTCTAAAATTAGAGCCTTGTTGAAAAGTAAAGGGTTTACCTTTATTTCAGATTTAGAGTCTGTAACGAAGATTGGTTTGCAGAGCTTTGCAGGTCTTGGAATTTCGTCATTTTGGAAAATTGAAGATAAGGTAGAGTCTTTGGGGTATCGATTTAAAGTTGTGGAGGTCTAAATGGTGCTAGTCAGACGAAAGAAACCAGTAAATAAAGTAAAGCTATTTAGAGATTTTACAAGTTTGAATAGGGTTCGAAACTTTGTAGGTCATGTGGAAGTAGAGAACTTAATTTGGAAGGTTCGAGAAACTGATTTTGGCATTATGTTTATGTTTTCAGACGGTGTGGTAAATACCTTGAAATTAGAGGAAAACGGAGCCTTTTGGAAGTCGAATGAAAAACATACTTCTGTTGTTTCCAATTCGGGACATTTAAAGAAGTATTTGAAAAAGAAAGTTCTTTCACATTATTATAAGAAAGGTGGAAAAGAAAATGAGATTAAAGTATGAAGATTATACAGAAAAGATAAGTTTGGTGATTGAATTAAGTGAAGTTTTAGCTGGTTATACTGTTTTTACTACGGATAGTGAGTCTAGCTTTAAACATCGTTTAAATTTGGTTCGCTCAGTACATTTATCTCGACTTTGTATTCAGTTTGTTTTTACAGATGATACAACTAAGGTTTTAATTCTTGGGGATAATGAACCTTATTGGTCAGAAAATGAGATTAAACCAGACTTTGGTTCTAGTTACCCTAGTCCAACTCGTCTATTGGAGAAAATGAAACAAGAGGTTGTAGATTATTTATATGAAGAGGTGCAATAAATGAGATTAAAATATGAGAATTACATGTTGGATAAGACTGTACCAGAATACCTAGCTTCCACTCTGATTTCGCTTGTAGTACACAGTGTGGATAAAGAAGAACAACTTTGGGACACTTATACTCTTGTTCGCTCTATAAAATTAACTAAATCGCAAATTTCAGTTGAGTTTGTAGACGGTACAGAAAAGATTGTGATATTAGGTAATTCTGCACCTTATTGGTCTGAAAATGAGATTACACCTATCCTTGGGTATCCTCAAATCGACTCGGAGAGAGTTTTAGAGCACTTTATTCTTGAAGTGGTTGAAATTTTGTATATTGAAAGTTAGAGGTTGATTATGGTAAAACTTACTAAAGATGCTTCAGACGTTAATTTTGATTTAGATAAGTTAAATGTTGTCTTGTTTGTCTCAAGAAATAAGGATAACAAGAACCTTGAAACGTTTAAAGAGAGAAAAGTATCATTTGTTACAACTAAGGGTTTTGAAGAAATTAAGTCCCAGTTTCAAGTTTTTGTTAATGACGGTCAAGTTGGTGAGTTTTCGAGGATGTATGTCTCTATTAATCCTCGATCTAACTCAAAAACCTTTAAGGCTTTGCAGCACAAGATGTTGGATCAAGAGTTTGATTTATCTACATTACCTCCGAAAGTAGCTTCTCTTGCAGCTAAGGTAGAAAATGCTTATGGAGATAAGCAGCATTGGTTGTTCGACTTCGATCCAGTTGAAGGTCAAGATACTGAGGTTTTGTTAACTAAGTTTGTTGAAGACTTACATATTGCACATGAGACTACGCAGACAAAGAAAGGTCAAAAGCGACCTCCAATATCTGTAACTTTGCACAAAACGCCAAATGGTTACTCAGTTATTGTAAATCAGCGTTTTGATACAAGGGGTTTGTTACAAGATTATCCGAATGTAGAACTAAAGCGTGATGCGCTATTGTGTTATACTTGGGGAACTTGTTCTATTTAATTTAAAGGAAGAGGGACTAATTAACTTGAATGTACTTGAATTATTCGCAGGAGTAGGAGGTTTCCGAGTAGGTCTTGAAAAAGCAAGTCCTACTTTAAAAACTTTGTGGTCGAACCAGTTTGAACCGTTGAGAAAGTCGCAAGATGCCTTTGAGGTCTACAATTACCATTTCCCAGACAGTGAAAATTGGAACGAAGACATCACTAAAATTTCTGACGAGCGCTTTTCTGCCTTAAGAGGTGAGGTAGATTTGATTGTAGGTGGGTTTCCTTGTCAAGATTACTCTGTAGCAAGAACCAAAAAAGATGAAAAGGGTATCGAGGGTAAAAAGGGAGTCCTCTTTTGGGAAATCATTAGAGCGACTAGACTTTCACAACCTAAATATTTACTCCTTGAAAACGTAGATCGCTTGTTAAAAGCTCCCTCAAAACAAAGAGGTAGAGACTTTGCAATTATGTTGAGAGCTTTTGCTGATTTAGGTTACGGAGTCGATTGGAGGGTCGTTAACCCTGCAGATTATGGTTGGTGTCAAAGAAGGAAGAGAGTCTTTCTCTTTGTCTATCGAAAAGACACTGACTATTTCACGCAACAACAAGCACTGAATGATTTCGGAGTAGGCACTAGTGGTATCTTCGAATCCACGCATGAAACTAAAGCTGAGATTATAAAAGACAGAGCTTTGTCTTTCACTTTACCAGAAGACATTGTAGAGGTCTCAGACTCTTTTTCTACGCAGTTTTGGAACTCAGGTAGTATGATAGAGGGTAAAGTCATTACAAAGGAGCTAGAGCCTTATTATGATGGCGCTAGTTTGGTTCTCAGAGATGTGTTAGAAAATCCCTCTGATTTACCACAGGAACTTTATTTATCTGAGGACAAAGTAAACAAGTTCCGTTATTTGAGAGGCGCTAAGAAGTTTGAGCGCACCAACTCTGAAGGTTTCACTTACATTTACTCTGAAGGTGCTATGGCTTTAGTAGATAGCGCAGATTTACCTTCTCGAACTTTGTTAACTTCTGAGGGTTCTATAAGTCGCACCACTCATTTAATTGAAGATGAGAAAGGGTATCGACTTTTAACACCACTCGAAACAGAGCGTTTACAAGGTTTCCCGGACAACTGGACACAAGTTAAATTGAGCAAGGGAAAAGAAGTTACGGTATCGGACACTCGCAGAAAGTTCTTTATGGGTAATGCCTTAGTTGTTGAGGTTGTTGAACATTTGGGTCGATATATTGCAGATAACTTAGATTGGTGAGGTTCTATATGGCAAAACATGTTTACAGTCGGAGCAAAGAAGTCTACCTAGTCGAATTTTATGGTGATTATCACTATTTAGCTACTGCAAAACGTTTGCAAACGCTCTTGAAGTCAGGAGAGTTACTAGGTGAGAAGGTAGATATTCACTTAGAGAAGCTAGGTAGTAACTGGATTGTACCTCGTTCTGTCTTAGATGAGCTACATTCTCGCTTTGAAGATACAGGTTTGGGTATCTCGCCCTTGCAGTTGGAATTTTGAGGTTAAGTTATGGAAACAAAAGAACACTTTAACAAACGAATGACTGCTAGAGTCCGCAGGATTGTAAAAGAAACGGAACAGTACAAAACAGAGTTACTACACCACTTATGTGACCAAAACGGCTTCATCATTCAAGGAAATAACAATAGGCTTGTAAATCCGGACTACATGCTTAATCGAGTTGAGGTCGAAGACATACCTTTTACGTTTATGTACCACGGCAGTAAAACTTACATTTTTGGTGATTTACTTGTTCGGTTAGTAGATAGTTGGGGTTCACCTTACTATAGGGTATCTTTAAAACCTCCAATTTTCGATTTGGAAGATTTTGACCCAAACCATTTAGATATGGAAACTTTTTTAAGTTTGTTGGAAGAATAAGGATTTACAGAACATGACTTGGTACGACTTTATGATAAACACAGCCAAACAGTCTCGACATAATGCTCGCCATTGGTTTCGCTACCTAAGAAAAGTGATTTTTGAAGACTACACTTATTTAACTGATGAGGATATTGAAAAGTTACTTACTTCTAATGAGTTGACTGCTTTTCAAAAGGTCAGTTTAGAATTTGCAGTACAACAAGATTCTCCAACTCATGAACACGTGGTATCCTTGAATAAATCGGCAAATGTTGAAGAAGTAAAGAAGTTGATGGAGGATTTCAAGTTTGGATAGAAGACAAGTTGCTTTTGAGCTATTGAATGAAGAATTAGCAAATGAAGGTCTTAATTTAGCTCTTATTTGCGTTGGGGGTTTTGTTTTGGAGCAACATGGATTCAGAACCACTCAAGACATAGATGCTTTTTACATTGAAACACCTAAAATAAACGAGGTCATTTACCGAGTCGGACAACAACTAGGTTTGAATACTTCTGAGGATGTTTGGTTAAACAATAGCGTTGCGAACTTAAATCCACGACCTCCATTTGAATTTTGTGAGGTTTTGTATTCCTTTGAAAACTTAACGGTCTACACAGTTTCACTAGACTACCTTTTAGGAATGAAACTAACAAGCGCACGTGAGCAAGATTTGAAAGATGTAGGTGACATTATCAGATATAGAGAACTGCAGTCTCCTATTGTTTTATTTAAGTTTTTGGAGAAAACTGGTTTTAATACCGTAGATTTTGCTTACATTTTAGAAGGTTTCAGTAGAGCTTACGGTATGGACTGGTTACGTGAATACTTTGAGAAACACCAAGAAGAGTTAAGAAGATATTATTGAGGTAGTCTTATGGAACACCTCATGTTCATTGGAAAATTAGAAAGATAGTAGGTAGATAAATGAAAGATACAAGCACTTTTTTGCCTTTACTTAGTGAGTTTATTTCAACTCACTTTAAAAATTACAGAGTTTGGGATATTGAGATTACATTTCCTCAGTCTTCTAAGGAAACCTCCAGAGGATATTATACTCATGGTTTTTTAGAGGTTTCTGCAACAAACACAGAGGATGAGTGGGGTTCTCATTCTTTTGAGTTCAATTCTCCGAATAAAATAAAGAGCGACTTATCTGAGCTTTTTGATGGTGGTCTTCTTCATGTCTTTGTTAGAAATGATAGCATTGTAATTTGGTCTGAGTAAACTCACTCAGCGGTATCCTCACTTCGGTGAGGTTTTTCTTTTGTCTCAAACTTAATTTATTTAGTCTTACTTTAATTTAAATTTGTCTCATCTCCTCCTTATTTTGGCTCATCTTAATTTGTTTTCGTCCTAACATTTTCCTTTTCTGTCTTACCTTTATTTTTCTTGTCATACAGTTGTCATAAGATTTGCAAAACCCTTTAAAATCTGCTATAATAGTCTTATTAAACTCGGAAAGGAGTAGTTTAGACGATTGGACTTACAAAACTACACACTAAAGGGTGTTGACTTAGCTAAACAAGTATTGGCAAATGGTTTAGCACGTGGTTACCCTATAGTCCTTAAAGGCGACCCGGACGTTGATGGTCTCTTAGCTTGGTACGTAGGTGCTAAGATGTTGCAGAAAGCAGGATATTCTTTCCATTCGTGTGTCAACACAGATAGAAGACACGGCATGGTCGAAGAAGAACTCGTCAAGAAAGAGCGCAGTTGGGGTGAATTTGACTACTATATCCCTACAGAGTACCACCAAAATGAAATCATTATCAATGTGGACTCTTCTATTTCGGCAGAGGAAATGTTGCAGTTGACTTCCCAAGGGAACTTTGTGATTAGCTTAGACCACCATGAGGTTGAGAGTAATCCTTTGTTTCCCAACCAACAATATTGGTCTACCACAGAGGAAACAGGGGATGGGGTATCCCTCATTGGCGAAGCGGTTTTAATCAATAATCAGTATGATTTTGAACCAGAAGAATTAAGATTTTGGTCAGGAACAGGTGTTGTTTTAAACGCTCTATCTAAGATTTTAGAGGTTGAGATTGAGACAGAGTGGGTAGCTATGCACGGAGTCACTTTGCTTTCTGATGTACGAGATATTGAAAACTCTTTAGCAAGAGAGATTTTAAAGGTTACATTTGAAACTCCTTTGTTAGAGATGCCAACACTTCGAAAACTCACTCAGGTGTGCCAAGCAGAAGTACCTACTGCTTTTCAGCGGTATCCCGAAAAGTTAGATAGAACGTTTGTGGACTTTAGTTTGTCTCCTTACATTAACGCTTCTTATCAACTTAATTTGAGCGAGTATTTGTTCCGATTGTGTATCCAAACAGATTTCTTTTACTCTTTACCAGCTAAAACCATTCGGACTCGTATTTTGAACCACATGAAGGACTACTTGAAGGTTACTGAGCTTGAAAACTTGGTTATTTTGGCTATTGATGTAGCAGAAATACCAGAGACTTCAGACTCGAAAGAGTACAACTTTAAGTACACTTCTTTCCTTGGTTTGATTGCGAACCAGTATTTGCGCGATTTAGGGAAAACTGTTTTGATTGCAGCAGTTGAGAACGGTAACTGGCTTAGAGGTTCTGTTCGTGGTTTCCATTCCGATTTGGAGTATAGAGACTTCTTTGAACATCATAACTTTGATGCACAAGGTCATAAAGGAGCATTTGGTTTGGTTTCGGTGCAAGGTTCTATTCACTTCCCTTCACTTGATAAAGAACTCGGTATCCTCGAACAAGGTGCAACTCAACAAGGTTTGAACATTCATGTTATGTCTAATTTGTTAGCGAATTTTGATAAGTTAAGAGAACTAGCTTATGAAAACGAGTTTTTATTGAGTTCTCACTTCCATTCTATCTCATATAGCGGTTTAGCTTATTCTACTTTTACAGAAACCGCTAAAAAGAGGGGTTACGAAGTGGACGGCATGTTTGTGGACTCCTTCGACAAGGAATTGAACCCTAAAAACGCTTTGATTGTGCCTTATTTATATGGTGATGAATTGAAATTGATATTGAGAAAATAGGTTATTTTCAAATTTTTGAAAATTCCCTTTGAATTTAAGGCTTATTTTCATAAAACAAGAAATAGAAAGAATATGGTGTAAAAATGACACAAGTAAAATTGATGGTTGATTTAGGAAACTCAGAAACACGCGCAGTAGCGCAGATTGTGGAAGAGGGTATCGTCAAACACACTCGCGGTTATTTGCTTGATAACCACTTTGTAGTGGAGAACTTAGCAACTAAGGAAACTTACTCTTCTTATATTCAGTCTGAGGACTTTAACAAGTTAGACTCCAATGTTCTTGAGGTTTCTCTACAAGTAGGAGCAATTAAACATGAAAAGTTGGTAATGTGGGGTGACTTAGCGACTGCAAACTTACCTAAGAAACTAAAAACACCAGTTAGTCACTTAGCAAAAGCAGATCATTTACTAAACTATGTTGTATTGATTAACTTAATGGATAAGGTTTTGGATTGGGTAAACATGGTGTATCCTTCAAGCACAAAACAAGCTTTGTCGAAAGAAGTTGAGTTTGAGTTTGCAGTCTTGGTTCCACCAGCACAAGCAGTTTCCGCACGTGAAACTTTTGAACAGAACTTAGTTCGCACCTTCACTTATAAGAACTTATATGATGGGGCTGAGTTTAATTTAACCGTTAAGTCCGTTAAAGTTTTCCCAGAAGGGTATTCTTCATTCTACTCAGTATTCTTGAGTTATGGAGATTTGAACCCTCGCCCACACTACGAAGACTTAGCTTCTCGAAATGTATTGATTATTGACTTTGGAGAAGGCACTACAGATTTAATTGGGGTATCCAGTCAAAGACTACTTGATGGTCTGAAACACACCATTAAGATTGGGGGTTCAACTATTTTGAGTAAGGTGAGAGCTTCTGTAAATAAACGTTTGGGCTTAGATATTCCGATTGCAAGTTTTAAAGATGTTCTAAAAACGTGTGAAGTACGCTATGGTTCAACAACTCACAAAGTTCGAGAAGATGTCGAACAAGCGATTTATTCGGTAGCATCCGATATTGCACAAGAAGTATTTACTTACTTGCGAGGAGCAGAAGTAGAGGTTTCTTCATTTGACCGTCTTTTACTTGTAGGAGGTGGTGTTGTTCCAAACGGTTCAACAGTCACTATTTCTGAAGCGCTCTTGTCTGAATTGCAACTCGAACTCCCAACATTGGACTTAGTAGACTTGCAATACCTTGAAGAACCAGAGATTGAGGGTATCCCGTTTGACCTTACAAGCCCACGTTACTTGAACATTTTAGGATTGATGACTGCCTTTTCATTGGCACAAAAGACTCAAAAAGCTTAATAAAATAGGGTAAATAGAATTTGATGAGGTAGAAACATGTCAGATTTTGACTATTACTACTTTGAACTGAGCAAGTCGATTATTTCAGAGGTTGAGAATTTACTTCTCAGAGCGCATAGAACGGATATTCGATTTGTTTCAGGAGGTTCAAAGTTTCAACCTTTATCAGCAAGAAGTCACGCTAAGAAAATTAGCACGGCAGGGTTCTTATTAACTGCTGATGAAAAGGTTAAATTAGATGCAAATGCTACAGTGCGCGACACGGTGGGACCAGACAGAGCGCACGTGATTACAACTGCGGATGAATTGATATTGTTGCTGGAGAGCGAATTAGGGGAGTCTTTAACGGCTCCACCTAAGAAAGAGGAGGTCGCACCTCCTCCAACTCCAACTCCACCAACACAAAACGCTCAACTAAATAAGGAGAACACAACTTACTCTCCACATTCTCAAGCGGTATCCCCACTAACCCCACAATATGGGGCAACTCCAGTTGTTTCCAAAATGGAAACAGTTGAACCTTCTAGTGGTTTTACACAAGTAGAAGAAACCCCTTTGGTTGAACCAATTCAAGAAGAGACTCCTTTACCAGTAGATGATGGGTTTGGTCTCACTCTTGAAGATGAGGTTCAATTCTTGCGGGCGGATAATGAGCGCTTGCGTAGAGATTTGAAAACTGCTAACACAAATCAAGGTTTAGGGGTATCCTCAGAGCAACTTCAAAATTTGAAAGAGGACTTGGATTTAACTAAAGCAGAACTTGAAAATGAGCGTAACTCACATAATCGTACTAAAGAGACTTTGCAGTTAGTTGAGACTGATTTTGATAACAAGAAGATAGAGTTTGCTAAGTTAGAGGTTGCAAATGAGGACTTGAAAGCGAAACTTAAAGAGAGTGCAGTTGTTCCAACAACTCCTTTGAGTGTTCCAAGGAATGTAGAAATTTATGTGACGGCTTCCAGTTTAGATTTAGTTCCGTCTTACCAATACCTGTTAGTAAACATGAAAGACACTCTTGTGATTGACTTGTCTCCAGAGAGTATTATGGATACTTTAGTTCGTATCACTAAGCGCAACCGTGTGGCTAAGTGGTTGTTAGGAGAGCAAAACATTCGTTCTCTTTATTCTCCTTATGATGAGATTAAACTGAGAGTAGCTGACGGTCTTGACTTGTTGACTTCTCCAAACGCATTACTTCCAGTAAATGTTTTGTCAGAAGTGGATTGGGAACGTAAGTTTGATGATTTAGCTCGTCTAAATCGTCCAGTTGTTTTGTACTTGGGTTTGGAAACAAACCGAGGTGTCTTTGAGTTTCTAAGTCGTTTGGATAAACAAGCAAAGGTCTTGCGTTCAGGTAGTCCATTGAGTGAGCGTTCTTGGTCACGTGTGGTTCGACAACACGAAGGTTTTGTAGAGGAGGTGTCGATTTGAGTTTGAGAGAAACGTTGTCTGTACGTGTAACTGAGGAACAATCAAACTTGGTTGGAGTCCTCCGTACAGAGAAGAAATTAAGTAGTTATATTTCGTTGTTGTTAAATGCTTTGCTTCAAGATAGGGTCTCCACCACTCAGTTCTTGCTTGGTTTGTCTGACCAGTCTGTGGCTTATAATGACTTGCAGCAGTCTACCATTCAAGCAAATTTGTATGAGAAGTGGTTAGCCTTAAAGATTGAAGAACCTTTTGCAGATTGGGTATCCACTCTTCGAAGTGCTGAAATTAAGCACTTTGGTGGTCTTGATATGCCTTTGGTTGATGTTAAATCGGCTTTGTTAGATTTGCTAGATGATTTAGGTTTGGAACTAGTTGAGAAAGGTTCAACTACAAATAACACTAGTGAGGGAGAACATACACCTCAATGGGTATCAACACTTTCTGAGGTTGGTCAAACTGTAAATCCTATGGATTTAAAAGATTTGGTAGCAAGTATGGTTCATGAAATTCTATCTACTAAGTCTAATAATTTAGGTGTTGAACAACCTATATCAGAAGCTCCCACAGAGCCATTAGTTGCAGTTGAGACGATTGAGAATACAAGTACACCCCAAGAGCAAGAAAATGCACCAGAGGGCGCGACAGAGCCTCAAAATGAGGTTGTAGAAAAAGATGAGAAACTAACTGAATTAGTAGAAGAACCTACGCAAGCTGTATCTACTAATTCAGAAGAGGTTTCTTCAACTGAGTCTCAAATTGACCCTCTAGTAAATACATCAGCTCTAATGGACGCATTTGGATATTAGAAAGTGAGGTGATAGTGTATGAGTGATCAAGTAGATTTATTTGGTTCGGGTTCTTCTAGTTCGAACTCTAAAGGGAACGGCTCCTTTGGTTCTAACTCCCAAGGTGGTTTTGGAGGTCAACAACCCTCTCAGGGCGGTTTCCAAGGTGGTGGGTTTAATTCTAACTTTAACCAAGGTGGAGGTTTACCTTTTAAAAACCCTCAACAAGAACCCCCTAAGAAGTCCTATAAAAAGTTGTGGATAACATTAGGTGTTCTAGCAACTCTCGGTATCATTGGTGCGGGTTCGACTTTGGTATATAAGCATAACCAAAAGGTAGCGATTGAAAAGAAAGCAAAAGAAGATGCTTTGAAGGATTTGCAAGATAAGATTTCAAGTGGTGTATCACAGTTTTCTTTGGCTGAGATTTCAGATACTTCTGAGACAAACGGTGTTTCCTTATGGGATTTGAATTTGACCTATGTAAGCACCAACACCTCACGCACTGACTTTGTAGGTGCAGTCTCTAAAGCAGTAACCGTTGAATTAAACGGTTCTGACGCTACGATTAAGTCTCCCAACTGGGAATATGTCGGTTGGGTTGTAAAACATGTAGACCATGATAAAATCAAGGCTTTAACAAAAGACTTAAAGAAAGACTCTTATACTTACAAAGACGATTTAGTAGACGCTTACGCTAAGTATATCGCACAAAATTTAGCAGATATGTTAGAGTACAAAAACGCTTATGTAGCTTCATATATGCAAGGTTCTGATATTCCAAAACCTTACAAAACAACTGAAGTTGCAGGAGCGGTATCCTCAGACAACAAGCTCACTGCTGAGTTCACAACTACACTTGATAAAGAAGTCTTTAGTGCTGAGAAATTGCACACTTCACAAGATTTCTTTGTGGGTGTAACTGAGGATAGCTACGGAGAAAAGAGTGAAAGTAAGGCTCATTCTGAGTGGTCTGCCAGAGAGAGAGAGTTATCAACTTATATCAACAACTTGCGCCCTTACCTTGGTTTGAAAGCACGTGAAGTAAAACAAACCAAGAAAACAGATAAGGGTACTACAGAGCAAGTAAATGTTGAAAACCCTAATACTTTCGATAAGTTAGACAATCCAACTTACGATAGTGCGGTATCTTCATGGCTTGAGCTGAAAAAAGTTGAGCCTAGTCCTTACACTTATGCTAATGGTGAGAAAAACCTCGATAAAGTTGTTTCCTATGGGTGGGTCGGATCCACTTACATTGCAAGTAAAGAAAGCGATGCGAAAAGTACCAATGTTCATATCGGTTCAGGAAAGTATGATGATCCAGTCACTTTAGGCACACCGTTTGTTACAAAAATGCAAGACACGTCAGGTAATTACCAAGATGTTCGAGTAACTGTAACTAAGGTGTTAGTGGGTGATGAAGCTATTAAAGATGTTCAAACCTTTAACGATAAGAACAAAGGCTTTACCAATGTTTCTGATTTGGTTTTAGGTACTGTTCACTTCCAAGTAGAAAACTTGTCTGATAAAGAAATTGAGGTTGATTCTGAGTTTACGTTAGCCGACCCAGAACAAAACTTAATTAACAGAACGGGCAACATGTATGGTCTCCAAGAACGTGCTAAAATTGCTGCACGTGGAACTGCAGAGATGGTCGATTGGTTTAATACTAAGGAAACTAAGACTTTGAACTTGATGTGGGGCAAGACCTTTAACCACAAGTTTGAAGCAGTTTATATCAATGCTTTAGGGGATGAAATTTACGACCAGTATGGACGTAAGATGGAGCGCAATACGAAGAAACTTGTAGAAAATAAAGCCCAAGCAGACCAAAAAGCCCTTGAGCGTTTGGCGAAAGAAGAGCTTGAAGCTCGTAAGAAAGCTGAGTTGGAGGATTAACAGATGTTTAAACGTAAACAGAAAACCTCTAAACCAACTTCTCTTTCGGTATCAAATACTCACCAAACCAAACAACCTAAAGAATCTTTTTTAAAGCGTTTGGTGTCTTATTTTAAGAGACATAGAAAGACTAGGTTATTTGTCTTTGGTCTAATTGGTCTAGCGGTATCCTTGGCTTTGCTATTCACTCTTTATAAGCTCATTTTGGTCTTGTTAGGAACCATTATGCAATTTTGGTTCCGCTACACTAGTAATGAAATTCTCTTGTGGGTCTTAACTTTGATTTGCTTTGCACTCATTTGTGGTTTCTGTTACTTCTTGTGGGTTCGTAGGTCGGAGTATTTAAAGAGAGAAGAACAAGAGGAAAAACTCGCAGTGAGCGAAGTTGAAGTAGATGAAGATTGGTTTCAATCTGATAGCGGTTGGAATTAAGTAGTTAGAAAGGTTGGGTATCCTTAAGATGATTCGATTTTTCAAACGTTGGTGGTCTTCTTTGCAAGACCACACAAAAGGGGCTTTAATTAGCTTATTGGTAATTTTCATTTTTTGGTTTTTATTTAGAAATTCCTTTTAAATGCTGACGGAACGCACTTTAGTGCGTTTTTCGTTTGACTTTTTATTTATTTTATGATAAAATAAATACATAAAATTTAGACTAAAGGAGATAATCCATGTCCACAAAATCACAAATTTCTCAAATTGGGGAAGTTGATTCTACACCTACCTTTAACGTTTTAACAAAAGAGCAAACTCAGCAAATGTTGAAAGACCATTTAGCGTTTACACATGGTCTCTTGAAAGAAGAGAAACCTATCTCTGGTGTTCTAACTGTTGCGTCTGTTGAAGGTACAGATGAAGAAGACTCTCACGGTGAGGTTATGTTGACTTGCTCTAACCATCAGTATTATTCACTGTTATTGAGTGCAGTTGAAACCACCTTAACTGCAATGGATAGTGAGAACCGTTTAGACCAGTTTGGTATCGATAAAGTTGCTTTAGCTTATGAGGTTGTACAATTTTTGGCTTTTCGCATTGAGTCATCTTTGGGTCTTGATGTTCACTCTGAACTAGAAACTACTGATGATTTAGATGATTTGATACAAGAACACCCAGAATTAGTGGATTTTTTAGATAGTCACATGTCTTCTATGGTTTATATTGAAGGTGCAGAAGTATAAACATTCTTGACAAAATTTAGTTTTTGTGCTATACTAATGATGTAGTTAAGAACTAGGGGTGATTAACTATAAAAGGGAACGGTCTTGTAAATTGTTAAACGATCCGTAATAATATGGGGAAGAGGGGTAGTTCCCCTCTTTTTTTGTTGACAAATCAAAGCTTTTGTGCTATACTATTAGAGAAGTTAGGTTATGAATTTCTTTTGGTCAAGGATGCTTGGGTGGTGCCTTGCTAGACCAAAGAACAAAACGAACCGAATATCAAACGGACACACTATTAAACGGCTATGAAAAGTCCACTTCGGTGGTCTTTTTCTGTTGACTTTAAGACTTAGTTGTGTTATAATGAATTATACTTAAAATTAAAGGAGTTAGAACTTTATGACAACAAAAACTAGCCCAGCTATGGATTTAAAAGAACACCTACAGTTTTGGGAAGACCGAGGGGAAGAAACATTAGCTCCTATGTCTTTCGTGTCTCTTGCAACTTTTGAGCAAGACGATAAGGTAGGTTTTAGTTCAATCCGTGAGTCTCACGTTCGTAGTGACTCAGTTTATGTAACACTCGACACAATGGTAACTGCCATTACCCGTATCCTTGGAACTAAAGAAACTTTCGAAAAACTTGGTTTGAACGCAGATGACCTCGTTAAGAACACAGTTATGACTTATATCGGTCAAATCGTTGAGAAACTACCAAAAGATGATGAAAGCATGCTTACCTTGGTTGAGGACAACGAAGATGTCCGTAACTTGCTTGACCTTCACTTTGCAAGTGCAGAGCGTTTGCTAGGTGGAAAAGACGAAGAAGAAGACGCGTAAGCCTATGAACAACACAGATTCAAACGTTTTGGAAACTCAACTCTTACTAGGGAAACAAGTCTTAGAAATTCTTTTAGATTTAGTGAGCGATAAAAACAAAGAGGGCGCAGTCTTGCCTTTAGACATGAATGGTAGGAAATTTACCATTACAGTTGAAAAAGACTGACTTACCCATGTACTTGCAACAGCTTGTACACCCCATAATTCAGAAGAGAAAGCGCGTAATAGTCTAATGTGCTTTCTTTTTCTTTACCTAGCGGTATCCTCTAATTCATAGTTCCAACCTTTAGATTGGAACTTTTTCTTATTTTCCATCTTATTTACTTGCAAACATTCTCTCCATTTGTTATACTATTTTTAACAAGATTTTGAGATTGAAGGAGAAGAAAGTTATGATGGCACAATATGTCAACGAATTACCAGAGAATGTACAAGTTTTATTAGCAATGCGCTCTGCCTTTCAAGTTTGGTTTGATAACTCTAGGTACTTACAAAGCATTAGCGCTGACGGTTTAAAACAAGACGGAGTAGAATGGTTCTGTACTTCAAATACCTTTAGTTACACCGTCTTAAGACAGTTAGGACGACCATTTGTGTCTTTGTATTTTACAGTCGCAGACAATGGTTTAGAGTTGAATTTGATGGTTCAAAACTACTCTCATGGTAAGTTAGTGGATACAAAAGCACTCGAAGGAGTTGCTTTCTCGGTAGAAGATTTTAAAGTCTTACTAGATGTTGTTCCGCAACCTGCGTATGTTTCTATTCTACGCTCTTTACCTTTCTTCTTTACGTTGATTGGTTTAGAGTCACAGTTTCAGGGTTATCAACACCGCTTTGCGGTTCTCAACGGTTGGATTGGAGGTTAATTAGATGGTTCAATCAGAAGTAGAAGTAGTTAAATTAAATAGTTTATTTCAAAAGGTTCTATACCGTTGGTTGGAGGGTCGTAGATTTCCACAGTTCATCGTTAGATTTAATTCTCCTTCTTATGATATTCATGCAAACAATTCCTCATTAGTTGTAACTACTTTTAGGGGGAATGGACACCTAAACCTAAGTATTTCAATTCGATTGGATGGGAATTGCCCTCCTTATGATTTTTGGGTTAATGGTGTTGCTGATTATGAAATTAAGTCAGGTGTGCGCTTTTTCAATCGAGATAAGGTGCAGTTTGAGTTTTGGAGAGATAGTTTAGGTACAGACTCTTATATGTGGTACCCTTATGTTTCAGAAATTGTTGCTCAGTTAAACGAGTCTCAACGTTTTGCACTAGAAATGACTTTAAGAGATGTTCTTACACAGTTGGATAGAGAAGTAGAGTTTAGAGAGGGTATTTCACATGGCAACTAAACAACTTGAGCCGATTGACTTGTATCAAATACTAAACCTAGTCGTAAACACTTGGATTGACTTACTCCCTTTTCAAAACTTTGAGTTTAGTTCAGAGAGTTCTAGTTTTGCTTATACTATAAACTTTAAAGAGTTCACTTTAGTAACTTATCGAACTACCGGTTTACCAAGTACAACTCTTGCTATTACTAGACAATCCAAAGTAATCAATGGGGTATCCTCAGATTTAATTTTCTCCGCTGCATTTCGTTCTTATCGTAATGGTAAGGTAGAGTTTGAGTTTAAAGAGTCTTTACTTAAAGAGTACAACTCTGAATGGCATGAATTTGTTCGACAGTTTTACTATCCAATCAGTAACTCACAACGGTTAAGTTTCTATGAATCTTTATTTGAGTTGCAACTGATTTTACAAGATGAATTAAATCGTTTGAACAAAGAATTTAATCAAGTTGTACATTGGACAGATTTTAATGGAGGTCTAAAATGATTGATTTGAAACCCTATACAAAAGAACAACGTTTTGCATTAGTAGCAACTGCTTTGGTTGATACATGGGAGAAACTTAGACGAGAACTAAACGGACCAGCTACGGCTGAATTTGATAACAACAAAGTGATAGTAAACATTGATAACCATGGTTGCTTTGTAAATGTACTAAGACAAAATTATTTGACATGGTTCACGTTTAGTTTTACATTTAACAAAGACCGTAAACTCAGCTTTGCAGTGACTCCTTACGTTAGAAATAACCCTCAGTTTGAAAATGTAACACGCGGTATCTTCAATGCGCATAGCGATTTCGAGCGTTTAGCAGCAGAACTTCCTTCAGAATATTTAGCTCCCTTTGTGAGTGGTATTCTTGACATTTTCAATGCTGATAATACATGGTCTCAAAACTTTAATCATTTCTTATCTACTTCAGTTCAGTATATGCCTACTGCTAAACAGTTAGCAAAGCGAAAACACGCAACAAAGGTAGATGTAAGAAAAGAACTAAGAACTACATTCCTTCGCATTTCTGATTTTTATAAGACTCTCTTATTACATTCTATGTTGGATGAACAAAGTTATGCAGAAACAACCCCAACTTCCTTATTGACTATCAACAAAGCCGGTCTTTCTTATTCTGTCTTAATTGATAATAAAGCTTACTTTACGTTTACGATTGTACCAACAGATGATCGAGATCACTATCTTTACAGACTTTCAAATCAAAATGGGAATTTAGATTCATTTACTGAAGTAGGTTTGTTCTATGAGGACGCAGACCGTCTTTCAGGTTTAATTTCATGTGAGTATACGTTAGGGTTCGTTACTGAGTTTGAGTCCTTGATTACAAAAGTAGGTCTTTGGTCTGCATACGCAAGCCTTGGTTATGTAAAATAAGGAAGGGGTATCCTATGTCCGGTTTTAACTCTTTAAGTTCGAAAGAGCAATTTGCTTTAATCTTAATGGCTTCTGCTGCACTTTACAAACGTCTTTATGATTATGGTAATTTGAACGAACCGTTAAATGTTAGTTCTTCTAATGTGCAACTTCGGTTAGATAATCAATCCTTTAACCTTGATATTTGTCGTAGAAATAGCGATTTGCTTTATAGCAATTTCCTAGTAACTTCTAAGTTTGCAGAAGGTAATGATTTATATATTTCTATGGAATATTATCGAAGAGGTTCAACTTTGAGATTGTTTGAAACTACGTTTAATAAGGTTGATGTTACAACTTATTTAGCTTTTGTTAAAGACTTCCAAGAAGACACACTTCCCAAGACCATTAAAGCAGTATACTCTTGCTTTGAGCAACTTGGTTACTATCCTGACTTCTCGTATTATTTAGGTGTAGCTTATGAGTTGTACGAATTAAAACGATAATTTATTTGATATGATTGGTTCTTACTGTTTTATTTGATTTGAAGAATTAAGAAATAGAAAGAGGTGTGACATTTTATGTTCCAAACACTAGACAACAGAACACAACTAGCGATTGTCATTATGGCAACAGAGAAGGTTTACTCTAATTGGGTTGAGAACTACAACACTTCTCGACCATTCAAGAGAGATGTGAATGATAAGTTTAACCTTTATATCCGCCCAGATGAACTAACTTTCCACTTGTGGCGCAAAGGCAGTGATTGTGCTTTCGCAAGTATTCTCATGCAATACCAACCTCAAGGTCATTGTTACATTTCTGTAGAGAATTACTTTAGGGGTATCGCCCGCGACACGCTCGACTTGAACACCCCAAACGCTACCTTTGACGATTACTTGAAGTTAGCAAACAACTTCCCAGAGCAAGCAGTGGATTCAATGATTCAAGGTTTGTTTAAAGGGTTTGAAACGGTTGGTTTACTTTCTGAGTTTTCTTACTATGTAGGAGTTGCGACTAACTTATTGGATTTGAAAGATTAGATTACATAAGGAGCGGTTGCTCCTTTTCTTTTAGTGGTATCCGACTTGAAAATTCTCGATTTTTATGATATAATATACACTATTGAACGGAAAACAACCGGTAGTTTAGAAAACGATTAGTTAGAAAGAAAAATAAGATGAATAACTTAGATATGTCCAAAATCGTATGGGTGGTGGATTTCAACCACTTAGTCCATAAGTATTTCCAAGGAATGCGTGCCAAAGGTGTCACTTTGTCTGCGGAGGTAGAAGTTGAGAGATTAGACTCTATGGGGTCTGTTTATACAGAAACAGTTGTAGTAGATACTACGGTATTGTCTGCAATGTTGAAGTTCTTTGCGAACAGACTTTCAGGAGCAGGATATAACCCTATGGTGGTTTGTGCTGACTCTAAGATTTGGTCTCGCAAAGAGTATATGAAAGATTTATTGAAACGTGAGGGTAAAGGTGGAACTTATAAATCAGGTCGTCCGAAGTTAGCACCAGATTGGTGGAACTCAGCAGAGTTGTGTTTAACTTTGCTGAAGAAAATTGGTGTTTGTGTTTTGAAGAAAGACAATTACGAAGCAGATGATTTGATTGCAGAAGCGGTGAGAGTTGCTAAAATTCAGTACCCAAATAACCCAATTTGTGTGTTGACAGGTGATTTGGATATGATTCCTTTGGTTGATGAACAAGTGTCTGTTTATATGTACCCAGCAACTCAAACTTACTCAGAGCAAGGGTATCCCGAACTCAACAACTACGAGCAAATTACTCCTCGCACTTATAAACGTATGTTAGAGCGTAAGTCTTCTGTTAAGAAGTTAGGTGGGTTTGCAGACTATAACACTTTGTTAGCAACTAAGATTATCCGTGGGGATAGTTCTGATACAATTCCTTGTATGAAAGGGTTCTATCGAAAACCAAAACGCTTGGTTGACTTATTACAGAAAGTCGCAGAGGAAGAGGATTTCAAAGAGTTTCGATACGAACCTTGTGAAGTCTTCTATGAACACAAGCCAACAGGCAAGCGGTATCCAACACTTCCGTATAAGCGCCAAGTTGACAGATACACTCTACCTAGTCTAGCCGAAGTTCCTTTTTCAACTGAAGGTCTCTCTCCTTTGTTTATAGCAAAAGATTGGTTTGTGAAGATTGAAGAACCAACTGAAAAGGTTGAACAAATGGTTTCAGTTTTGATGAAACATGGTTTAACTGAGGAAGAAGGTCAGCAGTTTAAGGATAGATATAGAGCTATGAACTTAAATGGAGCTTTCTTGAATATGCGCGAACCAAAACTCCGAAGAAAACCTTATCGACTGTTAGAACCTTTAGAATATGGTGCTGATTATATCATTCCACCGTTGGACTTAGCTTTACTAACTGTTGAAGCTCTCAAGTTCCAAATCCATATTTAAGAAAGGAGTGGAAATTGAAATATACACTAATTTTCTCTCCAATGGAGGGTGAAGAGAAAGGTTTCGACTTTACGGTAGTAGATCGAGTGTCCTTTGGTACTTATAACAGATTACAAGATAAAGGGTTTCCGAGTGATGAATTGAAGGAAAACACAATCTTGGTAGCAGTATACCCTAATGTCGGCAGTCGATTTGATGGAGTTCGCGGTATGTTCACAAAGGAGATTAGCTAACAATATGGTACATTTAAAAGTGTTCGAAGCCTTTGCAGGAGTTGGTTCTCAACACATGGCTCTGAGAAATTTAAGTGTTGATTACGAAGTAGTCGGTGTATCCGAAATTGACAAATTCGCCCATCAGGCTTATGAAGCTATTCATGGGGAAACTCCTAACTTTGGAGACATTTCAAAGTTGTGGCCAGAGGATTTACCAGATTTTGATTTGTTTACTTACTCTTTCCCTTGTTTCACAGGAGATTCTTTAGTCTTTGTAAAAGACAAAGGTTACGTTCCTATTAAGAATGTGGTTGTAGGTGACTCGGTTTTAACTCACACAGGTGAATATAAAGAGGTTACTGCTTTTTATAACCAAGGTTTAAAGCCTTTATTTTCAGTAAGTTCAGAACTTACGAGAGATATTTCAACCACAGAAAACCATCCCTTTTATGTGCGTAGTAAATCTGAAGAGGGTTTAAACTCTCCACAATGGAAAGAAGCGAGGGAGCTAAGTACCTCAGATTACTTAGGGTTTCCAATTAACTCAGAGTCTAAACTCCCACAAGGGTATCCATCACTAGAGAGCCATTTTGAGAACTTAGATTTTTGGCGCTTATTAGGTGTCTTACTTGTTTATCCTTTCATGGTAAAGGGCGAAGAATTGATTTTGAAAGTAGATAATAAACATTATCACTTATTAAGAGACTTAACTGAGGGGTTGTTTGATACTTCAAGTTTAGAACTAGGTAACTCACAGCTTGAGTTCCGTATCCGAAATTGCGCTCTTGTAAATTATTTGCGTGAGAGCGCCTTAAAACGGCACAGATTGCATTTTCAATCTCAGTGGGTAGATTTACCCTTACAACAAATTCGAGCGCTTCTATGGGGCTACCAGAGGGTCTCAGGACAAACCGTAGATTTTACCTCTACTTTATTTGTTACAGGTAAAGAATTGTTCTACGGTATAAGTCAGTTAGTGTTGAAAGCTTACAAAGTACCGTTTACAATTAGCGAGTCTATCAACGAACACTATCGTATCGAGTTTAGTGACTTGGAAACTAAATCAAACTCTATGATTTTTGAGGATGATTATGTTTGGGTATCCGTAGAGTCGGCTAGTTACACTCCATACAAAGCTAGTGTTTATGATATTAGTGTCAAAGATAATCATTCATTTACTGTTTAGAACTGTATTGTACACAACTGTACGGATTTAAGTTCTGCAGGAAAACAACGTGGATTTGAAAAGGGTTCAGGAACTTCGTCTTCTCTTTTATGGGAGTGTCAGCGATTGATTGAGGGTAAGAAACCAAAGGTTTTGTTATTAGAAAATGTAAAGGCTCTAAACAGTGCTAAGTTTCGAGATGGGTTTCACTCTTGGCTCTCCTTTTTGAGAGGTTTAGGTTATACAAACTACTATGGAGTCCTTAATGCAAAAGACTTTGGACTCCCTCAAAATAGAGAGCGTATTTTCGTAGTCTCTATTTTAGGGAAACATAAACCGTATCGTTTTCCAAATGGATTTGATAATGGTTCAACTATGGTTCCCTTGTTAGGTAGTGAATTAGATACAAAGAAGTGGCACAAGCAGTATAACATTGACCGCTTTACTTATGAGTTAAGAGATAAGGGTATCGTGCATTACCTCGGTCGTTTTAACGTTCCAGTTGATTACAAAATCGACAAATTGAAAGAACAAGGTTTAGAAGACATAGACCTTTCAACCATTAAAGAGTCGATTGGAATGCGAACTCAGTGCCTTTTTCCGACAGGGAAAGTAAGCTGCATGTTGGCTTCTGACTATAAGTACCCTAAAACAGTTGTAGAGGGTGTAGGTTGTGAAGTTCCGTCTAAGTTGTACCCTTCAGATGCAAGTGACCCTCTAGCTCGTCCATTTGTAGAATATGAGCGTGGTCTTTCTTCAACACGAGAAGAACTTGCAAAAGACCCAAACGTATTATGGTTGTCTGAGAAAATTGTAAACAAACCTCAAGGATTGTTCAATTTGGCTTTGATGTTGTCTGATAATCAGACAGAAGAGCAGAAACCTTTAAGTGGTTTTTATTCTATGCGGTATCTGACTCCCGGCGAGTGTTGGAAGTTTATGGGGTTCTCTTACGAAGACTACCAAAAAGCAAAAGAGACAGGTTTATCAGATTTGCAGTTATACAAACAAGCAGGTAACTCGATTGCAGTTCCTTGTTTGGAAGTCTTATTTAAACGAATTTATGAATCTTTAGAAGATTAAAGTTAACAGAAAGTAGTAAAGGTAGGTGTTGGTGTGACTGTTTTAACTGAATTTAAAAACTTAGCGAACGGGTCGTTAAGTGTGGAAGAGTTTAAGTCTAAGAAGGGACAGTTTAATCGACACTCTCTATTAGAAACTTTTGATTATTTAGTTGAACATAAGTTACTTTGGAAAGTGGTTGATAGAGATACTAAAGGTAATAAAACGTACTTAGTTGATTTACTTTTTGAGGTAGTTTACCCAGAGATAGAAGATGGTGTTGTCTTACCAGTAGGTTTTCAGCAGTCTATGTCTATTTTTAGGAACTCGACTGTTTCTTGTGGTAAGGATGATGAGTGTGTTCGCATGGTTTATGTGTCCTTGTTAGATTATGTAGAGCTTTATTTCGGTACATGTTATAGAACTGCTATGAAGATTAAGCAGTACCAAAAGAAACAAGCATTGGTAGAAGGTCACGAAGCAGTTGCGAATTTAAGAATAGGAGAAGTTGTAGGGTATCCACAAGTTTTACCAGAAATCCAAGTAGCTCATCAGGAAGAAATAGAAAGTGAAGACAGATAGATGGAAAGAATGGAAATTGGACATACTGTTCGAGATAAGGTGTTGAAGAACCTTATGAAGTTCAACCAAAGCATTTTGAAAAAGAAAGATACTTTAGAAGGTGTGGTTGAACTTTCTTTGTTTGGAACAGAAGATGATACTTTGTCTGCTACTTCTTTTGTTGCTATTCCTAGGGAGAATTTATATCCAATTTTTGAACTTCTATTGAAACAAGGTATCGGTTTATTTGATAAAGACAAGTCTCTTGAATTTTTTGGTCTATCAAAAGATGAAATCACAAAGGAATTGTTTTTCAATTTCATGCGTATTGTAACGGAGAGAGTGCTTACAAGCTTACAGTTCCAAGAATTTGAAGAAATAGAGAGAGAACATCCTCAAGTTCGAGATTTTGTACAGAACCACATGCAAGCTCTACTTTCTTACGGTATTCTTGGTCCAGAAGACAAAGATTTAGACTTAGAAGATTGAGATTTTGAACTTACACATAATGGAGTGGTATAATTTTATACTGCTCTTTTATATTGCTTTGTTTTGTTTTTATTCTTGTCAAATTAATCAAAATTTCTTATGTGAAATCCTTGCAATTTTTCAATTTTTGTAGTAAACTTGATTTATAAGATTTGAATTAAATTGAAGTTTTGATTGCTTGTTGTAGCTTGAAATTTAGTGGGGTAGTAAAGATGTTATCAGACAAAGAGTTTTGCCATTTGCGTTTAGGTTTAGATACTTTGATTCAAGATTTTTTGAGTAGTAAAGTGTTGAATAAACACTTACCAAAAATGCCTATGACAAGTGATGGTAAGATTATCGGTTCGATTTATAACGATATTACAAGACGCAACCCAAATCTCCATTTACGTTTTTACAATCGAAGTAAACGGATGACTTTCCAGTTGGTTGTTACAAATTACTTAGATGTTTTAACTGAACCGACTGAACCTTATGTTGTTTTTGTAGAAGTGCATCATTACGATTCAAAAGGTGAGATTACTGAGGTTAATCATTTTGAGGTTTCTCCAAATGGCAGACTTGAAGATTTGGTTGGTCTGTTAGAGTTTATGAAATATGATTACTTAGGGAAAGCACTTTTGGGGTATCTTTACTTGTTGTACCCAAGTTTGAAGGAAATGTGAGGTTTATAGTTTGATTAAAAGACAATCCAAAGAAGAAAAACTAGACAGAATAGTAAATAGACTGCAACTTATACATAACCAACTCACTTTAAGTTTTCAGGATAGAAAACCTTTTGAAATTTTGTTTGAGTTAAAAGAGTATGAAAACTATAAAGGTTTGATAGAGTTTAGTAGCACTCAAACCTCAATAACTTTCGGTATCAGTCTTTTAACTTCACTGGGAGCGACTTTACATCGTTTTGAAGTTGCTTATATACCAGAGACTTCAAACAATCCGATTGATTATTGTGCTTTTACAAGCTTGCCTTATAGTAGAGGTAAGGCTTTGGATGATTTGAAAGTTAGTTTCACAACACAATTTCCATTTGAGACATATATTCGTCAGATGGTTCTGACAAGCTATAAAAGAGATAATTTGCTTACTCCATTAGTTGCGTGCTTAGAAAGAGCTTGTGGTTTAATTGAATACAATAAGATGTTTAGTGATTGAGAGGTGTTTGAGTTGACAATTTTAACAAAAGACCAAAAGGAGTTGGTCTTACTACTAAGACAAGTTGGTTATGAACTTAGTCCTAGTACCTATACTGACATAAATGGGTTAATTGGCTTTGATGTCTCAGGTGGGTTTCATGTGGCTTACAGTCTGAACCATCAAAACAGTAACGTTTCTTTGCATGTGACCTTGCTTTCTCAAACAACTAAACAACCAGTTAGAAAGTTGTTTGTAGGTTTAAATTACAACATGGGTTGTACTTTCGATTATGGTACTTTTCCATTTACACGATTTGGGGAATTTGACCACGATAAATCGTATGTTAAGGTTTATGAATCTGAGATATCTGAGGAAGAAGTACAGAAACTTGTAGAATCTATGCCTAAATCACATGCAAAAGCTTTCAAAATAGCTTTAAACAAGATTCCGTTGCGCAATCCGTAAAGAGATAAGAGGTTTAACTTATGGTAACAAAACAAGAAAAGCAAGAGGTTTGTATTAAAAGTTTAGAGCAATTAGCAGTTTATGTTATAAAACTTAGAAATAAGGAATTTAAACGAAACTACATCGGCTCTCCACAGTATGATCTGGCATTGGATGTAAATTCTACTCATTTCTTAAAAGTTACACTTACTGAACCAAATAAAGGTAATAATGATGCAGGGGAGGTTAGTATTGAAGTTGTGAGTAAATCTTCTTACCTTATACAACATCGCATTTGGTTAGCTATTGAACCTTCAGCTAACTCAGATACTTATTTTGGTTATAGTAGTCCTTTCTTCAGAGGAAAACCTAAAGAGTGGGAAAGAGTTGGTTCTATGTCTAGTGATACTTTGGCTTTGTTTGCACCTAGACTCATTGCCGAGGGTATCCAATCTAATGCAGTTTTAAACGCGTTTTATTTAGGTTTACCAGAGATTTTGAATAAAGTTAAGAAACTTCCTGATTTAAGGTTTGAATAAGATAAAGGTCACGATTTAAGTAAATGAGGTTTAAAATATGTCTTATAAAGATAGAACACAATTAGTAGAAGTTTTGGATAATATGATTAGAGGTTTACACATTCAATCGACTGTGTTTCCGGAAGTTCCTCCTATGGTTGAGGTAAATGATCGTTTAACTTTTGGGTGGGGTATCACTGAGAATTATACAAATTTATCTATTTCTTTTACTCTATACACGCGTAAACGTTGGAAACAACATTGTAGTTTAATTATTGGTTTACAAATGATTGAAGCTGGGGATTTGTTGTATAGTTTTAAAGCATTTAAGTATGATGTAGGTGGGAGAAGTTCTAGTGTTGTAGATGTTACATCCATAAACTATACGAAAGAGTTTAGTCGTTCTGATATTGTAGAAGTAGTTAACTCTTTAACTGATGAGCAGGTTTTAGCTTACTTAGAAGGTTTGCAGTACATGAAGTTTATGTAACTGTTTAGTTAGTTGATTAAATAAATGAGGTTGACATTATGGGTGTTCGAGTTTCAAGAGTAGAAAAGTTAGATTTTTGCTTACAGGCATTAGATAAGTTATATAAACAGTTAGATAAGCATTTTGATACATTTATGGGATATGATATTCAGTTTAGTGCTGAAGGTAATTTTTTATACAATGTAGAATTTTCAAATATGTTTATGCCTTTGGAGAATACATTATTAGTTGATTTAAACTTTGATGTTTATCGGAAAGGCACTAATACTTTAGTACATCGTTTAACTTTAAGTGAAGAAGTGGTATCTTCAAGTACGCAGGTAAATGGTACAGGCATTGGTTTTTCTCCTAGTTTTTCAGGTTTGAGTGTTCCTTGTTATAGAGGAAGACCTCAAAATCATTTAGCTAAGCAAATTAGTGTTACTGAAGTTAAACACTCTGAATTGATGGTTTTATTGAGTGCTATTCAGAAATCTGAGGTGCTTGATGCTTTTTATAAAGGTTTACCTAAATTGTTTACAAATATTCATGATTTTTGCGAGGTATAGAGATGACTTTAACGAAAAATAGACAAGCATTAAATGATTATTTAGTAAATTTTCTGCGTAAAGAGTGGGATAGAGAACCTTATGAATATGGGGTAGTTTTTGACACTTCACTTATTTATGAGTTTCGCTTTCTGAGAGAGGGTTCTGAAATTGAGCTTACTTTGTATACTTATAATGTAGGTAGAGAGCATGTTTTAAATTTCGACCTTGAAGACGATTATGTCTATTGCCGAAGCATCCGTAAAGGTTACACAAAAGATGGTGAGTATCAAGAGGTTCGATTTAAGTTAAACTATGAAGAGTTTAAAACAAAGAATTTGAGTAAGTTCGAAGATTTAATTGAGTTTATAAGTTCTGATGAGATGGCACGTGTACTTTTAAATGCTTTGAAAGAGTTAATGATGGAGGTAGATTGATGAATTTAACATCTGAAGAGCTATGTCGCTTTGGGACAGTAATTAACGGTTTACTGGAAGACTTACCTAAACTTACACATCATAAAGATGGGAAACTTCCTTTAAATAATCAGAAATATACTTACTCTTATATTCAAGATGTAAACAGACTTTATGTTAGTTTATTTTGTGAGGGTAGAGATGCTTATTATTTTTACATTGAGCTAGATTCTGATTCTGACGCTTATGTGATGAGAGGTTGGTCTTACTTTAAAGGTAAACCAGATAACTCAAACGCATTTACATTATTTATAGACTTATCAGATAAGTGTATCACGTGGGGAGATTTAGACCTTATCATTGATTCTATTTCCTCTAAAGAGCGTTTTATAAACTTGTATACTGCTTTATGTTTAGTTTCTCAAAACAATACCTTTCTTGAGTGGAAAGACTGAGGTTTAAGATGTATTCAAAAGATGGTTTATTAGTTGTGTCAGATGGGGTTACTTTTCCCTACAACCCTTATATTTTCAACAGAGACTCTTTTATTGCTTATTCTATACAAAGAGGAGAGTGGACTCTGACAGAAGAACTTCTTTTGCGTTTAGTACCTTTTCTAAATGTGACTGAGGTAAATTTTGTAGGGAAGACCCAAATAGTTGTTAAAACTACGGAGAACTTTCATGTGGAAATTAAGTTTACTGAGAAGAAACTAACTTCAGTTCGAGTTATTCAATTCTTCAAATGTCAGACTCAAGGGTTTGAGTTGGTTCCCTATAAAACCATGAGAGGGTATCTTTCTTGTGATGAACTTCCAATTTCGATTGAAGAGAAGGTTTCAATACCTTTATCACAACAGTTTGAAATGGAACTAGATGTTTTAATTTCTGTTATACTGACTAAGTTTTATGGGTTTAAATTTGATATGGTTTTAGATTGAGAGAGAGGTTAAAATATGAAGTTTACAGATAAAGAAGTGAAACGTCTTAAAAGATCAGTTGAGAACATACTAGAAGAAGTGTCCAAATTTGTATCTTATGAGGACACGCAAAGACCTTTAAACAATAGAAAATATACACTTTCTTATAAAACTCATCTTAAAGGGTTTTATGTTGGGCTTTATTGTAAAGATAACCTTGCTTATTACTTCTCTGTGGATGACTATGGGGATGTATATAGCGTGAGTGGTTGGTCTCATCTTAACAATAAAATAGATACTTCTACTATGTTTACTATCTTTGTAAATAAAAATAGTTTGATTTTGGGTGGTTCTGAGTTAGATGCGATTGTGAACTCAATTACATCTAAAGAACGCCTTACAAACTTGTGTACTTCTTTAGATTTAGTTGTTTTGACAAATGATATGGTTAAGTGGTAGTTACAAGATCAGTTAAATTTGAAGTTTTAGAGGTCAGATGAATGGTTGTTGGTGAAAAGAAAGATTTATTAGCAGAGTTACTGTATCGGCTACATCAGCTACATAGCACAGGTGCTAAAGTGTATGGTTTGTTCAAAGTTTCGGATAATACTTATTTTGAGGTTCAAGATACGCCTTGGACTTACTTAGGAATTGTAGTTCGTATGGGACAGAAATCACATAGTATTTCATTCAATGCTTACGATTACAAGGTAGAGCGATTAAATGGTTGGTACATTACAAGCAATAGTTACCCTAAAACAGAGATTTCTAATAGGATACCTTACGAAAGATATGACAACCTCTCGTTATCCATCATTCGCAACTACATAGAGAATATACCTACAGTAGCCTTTGTTGATGCCTTTATCAAAGGGTTAAAGGTTTTGTTGGCTTACACAAATTAGATTAGGGGTAAATTTTGAGCAGTTTAGAATTAACGTGTGCTTCCTTCTTTGCAGGAGTAGGAGGTATTGATTTAGGGTTTGAAGAACAAGGGTTTAAAACAATCTACGCAAATGAATTTGATGAAAAAGCGAGAGAAACTTTTGCTTTAAACTTTCCTCATGTTCAGTTGGATGGTAGAGACATTAAAGAAGTTTCAGCCTCAGATATTCCAAATGTTGATGTTATTATGGGTGGTTTTCCTTGCCAAGCGTTCTCCATAACGGGGTATTAACAAGGTTTCCATGATGAGAAAGGTAGAGGAAATTTATTCTTTGAGTTAGCTCGCATTATTGAAGAAAAGGAACCTAAAGTAATTTTCTTAGAAAATGTAAAGAACCTAGTTAGTCACAATAAAGGAAATACATTTAAAGTGATTTTGCAGACTTTGGAGGACTTAGGTTACTATGTTCATTATAAAGTTTTAAACGCAGCTAAGTATGGCAATATCCCTCAGGGTAGAGAACGTATTTACATAGTCGGTTTCAGAGATAAAGAAGTTTCCGATAGATTTGTTTTCCCAGAAGAAATATCTTTAACAGTTAGGATTCATGATGTAATTGACTTTGAAAACCCAGTAGATGAGGTCTTTTATTACCGTGAAGATAAGCACTACTATCCTTTATTAGACTCTGAGATTACTTCTAGTAATTCAATTTATGAGTACAGAAGAGGTCAATATGTCCGTGAAAATAAGAGTGGAGTAGTACCTACTCTGATGGCAGGAATGGGTATGGGTGGTAACATTGTACCTATTATTCGTACCTTTGGTGGTGATATTCGGAAAATGACTCCAAGAGAGTGCTTTAACACTCAAGGGTTCCCTCGTTCGTATAAGTTCCCAGAGAAAATGGCAAATAGTCACTTGTACAAACAAGTGGGGAATAGCGTTGCGGTACCGGTGGTATCAAGGATTGCGGAGCAGATTAAAATAGCTTTAGAAAGTGAGCAAGAAGATGAGCAACACTAAAAGACAACAACTCCAACAAACCTTGGAGAAAACCTTTGATAAGGTTATTGGTTTAGCAGATGAAGTTAGCGGAGAAACAATCGAGGTTTCTGATAGATACTTAGTTTATGTAGAACTTGCAAAAGACTTAGTTTACCTTTCGTTGGAAAATAAGAAATCAGGTAAACGAGTTCATGATTTACACATTTCGGTATCTTCAGACTTAGATGTTTTCTTCTCAGGTAGTCTTTATAGACCAGAAAGTGAGTTACCAGCTAAAACTTTGGAGCATATTGTCCAATATGCAGCAAAAGGAACTCCACAATTTACACGTGGTTTTGAGATTTTGGTAGAGTCGATTTCTACGGATTTTCAAGTAGCTTGTTTCTTGAGTGCTTTGGAAGATTAAGTTTAAATTTTGGAGGTAAATATGGCTTATGGAAAAAGCAGATATAACGCTTATAGAAAACGTAGTTTTAATAGAAGTGATACTCAACGTAGGGAATACGAACAAGCTATGGATGAGTTGAGTCAAGCTTTTGATGAACTTTCTCAGCACGGTTGGTCTATCTCTAGTCATTTAGACAGTGCCTATAAGAACTATGATTACTACCAAGTTCGCTTGTCTAACCATTCTGCGGATAATCAATACCACGATATTTATGAGGGATATTTGATTGTCAACATTAAGGCAAGTAAGCAAGACTTTGTATGGTTTATTGAGAACTACTTAGACCATTTGTTGTCATACTTAGATACATTGGACTTAAGTAAATATAGGTTTATCAATGTAACTAATAGAGGTAAGAGAATTACGTGCTATTACAGAAATTTTAAAACTAAGAGAGATGTAATCGACAAAATGTATGGGTTTGATTTTAAAGATTACGATAAGGATTGAACTAAGAAAGATATAGTTGAGGTTTAAGTGCAATGAATAGATTAACTAACAAGCAGACAACAGAATTTTGGTACTATTTATATCAGGGGTTTAAGTTACTTGTAAGTGGTGCTGAAATTAAACCTATGAGTTCGGTATCCCAAGTCTCAGTCAGGTATAAAACTCAAATTCTACTAAAAGATTCTGTATTTCGACTAAGACTCTTGAAAAACACGATTGAGACAAACTTAGATACCGACTTGATTCATGAAATACTGATTTATTTCGACAAGGAATTGGATAGAGGTACGTTTGAAAGTGTGTCATGTAATACTAAAACAGGAAAACGAAAGCGTGTTTCAAATGAGTATTACCTCCCCAACTTACTTGATTATGATTTAAACCATATTTTAACTTCTCTAGTTGAAAATGTAGCAACCCTTAAACAAGTTGAGTGCTTAAATTTAGGTGTTCGTTCTTCGGGTTTCGGTTTTGATGTAGTTGAGGAGATAAGATTTGAGTAAATACAAAGGACTAAAAAGAGACCAACTCGAAGAGTTGGTAGTAGAGAAACTAAATTTCTTCTTGAAGTATTTAGAGGGTCAATCTACTTATCCTATGGGTAAATTCCCTACTGGTATCTCCTCCCCCTCCAGAGGTGAATATTTGATTTGGGTAGGTTGCTCTGAGGGGACGATTTCTTTTACCTTGCAAGATACAGTTGGGGTTGACTACCACAATATCAAAGTTGATAAATTTGGTGGTAGCAGACAAGTTGTAGAGCTTACAAGTCGTCCGTTTAAAGAAACTGGAGAAATTTGGTTTGGTAAGTCTTTCAGTCTTCGTTGTGATTGGGATGATTTACAAATGAGTCCAACTATGTTCACTAAACAGTTGTTACCTTATATTCGTAAGAAAGACCTAGTTTTAGCGTATTGGTTAGGTTTGACAGCTATTCAAGATTATTGTTGAAAGGTGTTAAGTATGGAAACTTTGTTTAAAAATAAAGAGAGACAAGCTCTCTTAGAAGAATTGTTTACGGTTTGTCAGTCTATGGCGAAACACGGTCTACCTGTTGATATTCGAAGACTTGTAAAAGGATCTTCTCGTTTAGGTTTAACATATCGCACTTCACAGAGCGAAAACGCTCTGTACATGGATTTGGTTACATTAGATAATCAAGCTCTTCAACCCTTCACTATTCAAGTTTATATCAAAGAAGATGCCCCTTGGGTACATTTATACTATGTAGATAAGACTAAAACAAACCGAAAAGTAGATATACCTTTGAGTGGAGTCAAAACGAGTTTGGTAGATTTAATTCTTGGTATCTCAAGTCAAAGTCGCGTAGTAGCTTTTAGAGATGCGTTGTATCTCAATTTGAGAAGTTTTGTTTATTGGGAAGATTAGATAGAAAGTAGGAAAACAAATGACAACAAGAGGAATTAGATTAAAATACAAAGATCATTATGTACAAGCAGTCATTCTCCCAGACGGTCGTAAGTTAGTGATTACAGGTACTTCTTATGGAGCAGGCGCGCCAATTTCAGCTTTTTCTGAGATTACAGTAGCGAAGAAGTCAGATTTGTCATGGGTTGTTAAAGACCTAACTACTTGGGGGTATCAGGAAGTAAATGGCTCTCAATTTTATGAGGAATTGAAAGCTATTGACCAAACAATGCCTTGGGATTAAACAAAGAAAGTAGGTAAAACATGAACAACATTCAATTTCGTTTTGAAACCACTTATGGTTATGATTTTGTCCAATTTGTGATTTTGGAAGATGGTCGTAAGTTCGCAATTACAGGGCAAATGGGAGTAGGATTTGCCATTTCTCCTAGATACACAATCTATGTGAAGAAGAAGTCTGAATTGAAAGAGTTCTTGGATAGAGCGGTTAAATTAGATGGTTATGTCTTGAAAGATAATTACAATGACCATTTAGAGCTTCAAACTTACGAAAACCACGTTCTTCGTTTTGATACAAATTAGAAACTTAGGAGTGTATCCCCATGCGAAATTTTGCTTTATATAATCCAAGTAACGATCTATATGTGTCTTATGTAGCTTTCAATCGTAAGACTAAAAGTTATGACATTGAGTTCACACGTGATTTGCATTCTATTCGCTTTTGGAAGATGAAGTCAAGCGCAGAAGGACAAGCACAGAGAATTTTCGATTGGAATCGGAATTTGGCGCTTGAAGTGAGAGAACTTAGATAGGTTTTTCTTGCTAGAGAACTTCAACTTCGGTTGGGGTTCTTTTGATTTTTATGTTCTATGCTTACTTGACAAATAAAGTTTCTTTTGCTATACTAAATACAAGAAAATTTTGAGGTGGAATATATGTTAGAGACTAATAGAACTAATGTAAATAATTTTGTTGTATCCCAAGCAGTGACAGAGTTGGTTGCCAATAGTATTTTGAATGAGGGTTTAACTTTACTAAAAGTTGCTAGTGGTGGGGTTAATGAAGATACACAAGTTTATTACTTCTCAAACAATATTGGACACATGTTACCCACAGATGATTACACCGATAGAGAATTTGCAGTGAAACTAGTCTTTCTAAGACGTGAAAGTATAAAAGTAGATGAACGTATGTCGGAGCGTAACCTCTTTATCTACGGTATCGACAAATTTACTATTTCTCAAGCTTATACAGACAACGATGTAGCTGCAACAGGTTTCCTAGACTATCTTTATGAGCAATTAAACCATGAAACGCTTGCTGAGTATTATATTTATGAAGAAACATTATTTACCTCTCTAAATGATTTGATTGATTTTCATTTGGCAAATAAACGATAATAGAAAACACCCCTCTAAAACCGCTCAGATTGCCCCAGTTTCGATTTTAAATCTAAATTCGATAACTTATAAAGTTTGAATTTAAACTGGAACAGAGGGTGTTTTAGAAGGTTTTATTTGGAAAGGAAAAGATGAACAAGAAACTCGTAGCAATTTGGGCGCAAGACAAAAGCGGTATCATCGGTAAAGATAATCACTTGCCTTGGTACTTACCAAAAGATCTTAAGCATTTTAAAGAGACAACACTAAATCAAGCTATTTTAATGGGACGAGTCACATTTGGGGGTATGAACAAAAGACTTCTCCCTAACAGAGAAATTTTGATTTTGACTACACAATCGGACTACCAAGTATACGGTGCAACTATTGTAACACGTATAGAAGAAGTTTTGGATTGGTATAAAAATCAAGATAAGACCCTATATATCGTAGGTGGCAGTCAAGTTTATAAACTATTTGAACCTTATGTAGATGAGTTGGTTATTACACAAGTTCAAGCTGAAGTAGATGGGGGTACTTATTTCCCTAAAGACTTTGACTTTTCTAATTTTTCTTTAATTTCTAGCACGGTTTATGAGAAAGATAATCAAAATGAGTTTGATTTTGTGGTTGAACACTATGAAAGGGTATAGTTATGATAGTCGGTTCCTACATTGAGATAAAATATAAAACAAAAGGTGGAGAAATTCAATATTCCACTCAAGAAGTCCTCCAATTTGGTTACAGTGAACGCTATGGTTGTCAAGTTGTAGTCGTTGATAAAGATTCCCCTATGTACTTTGCGTATCCGTCAGGTGAATGGTTACTTTCCTTGAACTTCGAGTCTCAAATTGCAAAAGCTAGAGTTATTTCTTGGTCTGATCCTTACAAAGAACGTTATGGTGATTTTTATTACTAAATCAGCAAACTCCTTGACTTTCAAGGAGTTTTGTGCTATAATAAATTAAATTTAGATAGGTGGTTTAGACACTATGACTAAGAAGTATGTTGAAAATGAAGAGTTGGTAAACCCTTCTCGCTATACACAAAATAAAATTGAGTCTTGGGATTTTTCTTTGTATTCTTGCTTTCCTCATATGATTGCTACAGTTACAGAATATGTGATTCGTTACAAGCATAAAGGTGGTATCCAAGACTTAGAAAAAGCTCGTATTTGGTTGAGAAAAGCCAAAGCCTCTTATAAGTACCTTGCTCTCTGCGCTCCTAAATTAAGCGCTTCTGAGTATTTAGAGTTAGCACCTGAAGTAAACAAAGAGAACTTTTCAGATTTGTCAGAAGAACAATTAGGTGTTTTGAGAACAGCTCAAACATTGACAATGAGTTTAGATAATGAGCGTATTTTCAAAGAGTGTGTTGAGATTATTGACAAGTATTTGGAGTTGTTGATTAAACAGGAGGGTGAAGTATAATGACTGTTTCAGAATTGATTGCGTACTTGTCGCAATTTCCACCAACAAGTTCTGTGGAAGTAAAGATTTCAGGATTTGATGATTCAGAAGATGGTCGTCTAAACTTGTTTGGGCTTGTAAACGGAGCTATAAAAACAGAGATGGGGTATCCTCAGTTGGTTGCAGAATTTGATACGGCTGAACCTTACGATTGGAGTAATTAAATTGTCCAGAGAATATTTAAAACATAGGTTTAACGCTTTCAAGACTTCTTTAGTAGGTTCCTTTTTGGGTGCTTTACTTTCTTACTTTATTTTAACTCTCTTAGTTAAATCAAGCTCTTTATTTATAGAGGTTTCATTTACCTATAACTTTTTAATGCTTGGGTTGGTACTTTTACTAATTTACTGTTCTAGTATGTTTTGCGTTGCTTTCTTATACATACTATTTGGTGATGATACTCGAAGAGACTTTTACGGTAATGTTGAAATTGATTTTATGAACCTCTTTAATTTATATGTTTCTAAGGTTTTTCCAAAGGAATTTAAAGAGTCTGTTAAGTTTTAGAAAGGGAGATTTAATGCTTACTTGGTTTTTATTACTAAGAGCAATCCACCTAACAGTTGTCGCTTTCTTTTATCTTGTGTGCTTTACTTTTGCACTTTGGCCAGACACTAAAAGTTACTTTTGTTATTTTAGCAAAGTTCGGTTTACCTTAAAGTCACTGTTAGCTTTGTTTTATTTTGTCGTTTTCTTTGAGTTTCAGTCTTTAACTGAACTTTCCAATTTCCATATTTGGGTATCCGCATTGTTGATTTTGCTTGATATTGCTGAAATGTGGTCTAGGAGTTACAGGACTTATGGTTTTAACACACTTAAGAAAACAATAGGTAAAGCAGCTTATTTCTTTATATAAGAAAGGTAGGTATTTCAGGCATGGTACATGAGTTAAAAATTGCTCCTAACTACTTTGAGAAAGTAGTCACTAAAGAAAAATCTTTCGAGGTGCGTTACAACGATAGAAACTTTCAAGTTGGAGATATTTTAAAGTTGATGGAATATACGGAGGGTTCTTACACAGGACGTTCTGTTTATGTTAAAGTAACATATATTCTTCGAGATTTTGAAGGTCTACAACCAAATTTTGTAGTTCTCTCTATTGAGTTGATTTAGAGAAAGGATTTGATTATGAATTTCAACCCAGAGCTAAATAACATTTTTAACTTAGGATTACTCATTGGTTTTGCTAGTCTTTGGATTTTCCACGTGCTATATTTTTGGGTTCCTCTCTTTGTTCCCTCACTTCGTAGTAGTATTAAATTGAAAGACAGTGACTTGAATGCAATTTCAGATTTCACAATGGAAGTAGGGGTTGGATTAATTATCGGGTTAGGTGTGATTTCGTCTTTATCCTCTAAATGGTTTGATGTAGTTGGTTACATTTACGCACTTATATCTACTTTAATTTTCTGTGTTATTTGGAGATACGTTAGAGGACATTGGGGTTTAGATTAAAGGTATTAGTTATGTTTTATTTTGTTTTATCCAGTTTTCTGACTTGTATTTGGTTATATAGTTTAATCGCAGCAAGTCAGCGGTATCTTAGACTTGGTAGATTTTCAACCTATAATAAACATCGACCTTTTTTAAGTTTTGCTTTTTGGTTTTTGTGTATATTATGTCTTATTTTGATTGTAATAGATTTTGCGCTTTTACAATTTGAGGTCTCAAACCTTAAAATTGTGGTGTTTGACTACTTTTATAGCTTAGTTGTATTTTCTATACTTGGAGTCCATTGGTTAGTTTCTAGGAGAGATAGTAAGTGACACAAAAGAAAAAGAAATATTACGCAGTCCGAAACACCAATCAAATCTTTGAAAATTGGTCTGATTGTGAAAACGTAGTAAAAGGAACAAAAGGTATTGAGTTCAAGAGTTTTCCTACAAGAGAACAAGCTGAAGCTTATTTGAGAGGTGAGGAACCAATCTTGTCCATGAAGAAAACCTCTGAAATTGTTCCTTATGTCTCAGATAATGGAATTAAAGGAACTATCAAAATGGCAGAAGATTCTGACCCACTTCTTTGGGGTATCGATGGTATTCTGTACTCGATTGACGGTTCTTTCAATACACAAACTCAAACTTATGGTGGAGCGTTTGCTTGCTATGAAAATGGAGTTTTGTTAGACGCTCAAGCCATCGCAAATAATAAACCTAATTTCGCTACTTCAAGAAATGTAGCAGGTGAAGTTTGTGGGTTTGGTTTAGCGATTGAAGATGCGATTAAGCGCCAACTTAGTAAGATAACTGTGGTTTGCGACTATGAGGGTATCTTTAGGTGGGCTGCGCCTAAAACTGTCAAGGTCAACGAACAGGCTTGTTGGGGAACCTCTTTGAAGAAACCAGTTGGGAAATACCACGCTTACTTGTTACAAAAAGCAAAAGAAAGTGGCATTGAGGAAATTGACTTTATTTGGGTGCGCGGTCATCGTGGTTTGAAGATTAACCAAACAGTCGATAAACTAGCGAAGAAAGTTGTTGGTTTAAAGTAAGAGAAAGGTGGTATGGTTTATGAAATTTGAACCTTTTGAGTTAAAAATCGGGCGCAGAACATACACGATTACAGAAAGTGATAACGTTTTATTTAACGGTGCCTGTTACTTGTTGACAAGTCAACAATATCAAAGTGGTTGGCAAAAGATTTCTCCAAAATTAGCGAAAGCTAAAGCTGAGAAGTGGATTAAGCAAGGGTATCTCAAGTTTAATTACAAAACTAATCTATCGGGAGCTTCTATGTATTATTATAAATTCACAGGTAATCCAGAAGGGTAAACTATAGTTAAGAAAAGAGGTATAAACCTCTTTTTATATTGACAAATTTTATTTATTTTGGTATAATAAAAAAATGAAGAAATTAAGGAAGTAGTTTCAGATGTTTAAATTGTTCAAAACAAAAGAAGAACGCGATTTAGCGTTCGTTTCGAAATTGTGGGAATGCCCTAAAAATGTAGCACTTTTGAGAGAAGTTTTAGCACAGTACCAAAGTCCGTTTGAATTAACTGCACATTTGACGGATACAAGTCTTATGCAAAGTTTTCGTTATGTTCGATACGGACACAAATATCAAATATTGTACTTGGTTGTTGACTATGAAGGTCAGCTAAAACTTTCCACAACCTTCATTGGGTATCCTTCTTGGTTCCCAATTTCCGTTATTTTCTCAGAATATTTTCCCAGAGAGGGTACTCTCAGAAAAAGAATGAATATGTTAGCAGCACGATATTTAGTGGAGTTTAACGATGTATTAAGCGTAGTTTCCCCTTTAAGGTTAAAGATTTCCCACACTTACTTTGGTGACGTGTTTTTGACTTTTGATTACAAAGAAGATTGAGGTAAACAGTATGACTACTCTATTTCAAGACTACTTAGGACATAATTTACTGGACATCGTAGCTCATTCAACTGTCTTTGAAGATTACGTTTTAACAAAGCAAGAAGTCCAACAATGTGTAAATACTCATTTTGAGCCCTTTCCTTTTGGTTACAAAACCCGAAAAGAACTTCTAAACCTTTATGAAGCGTGGGTTTTTGTACATCTCTTTAGTTCTTCTGATGTGAGCATAACTGCTATTGAGGACTTACATGAATTGATTTCAAACGGAGTTACTGACAAACCTCAACTAGAAGGTCATTTCCGTTCTGAGGATTTCCCAGTAAACATAAGTGGTACAACTTATCAACCACCTTCGGTATCTCGAAAAGAAGCGCAAGCTGAATTTAACGATTTATTGTCTTTTGTACAAGAAATACTAAGTTCTGATGATACCAGTCGTTATGTAAAAATTGAGCAAATTTTAATGTTTTATCTTTTTCTCATGCGAAGACAATATTTCCATGACTGTAATAAGCGAACTGCAACTTTGTTTGTCAATCTATTGTTTAATTATTATGATTTAAACTGTTTCCTTTGGTTTCCTACGTTGGAAGAGTTAGACGGGTTTTTAGCTAAACTAAAGGTGTGTTATGAGAATGTTGATTTGATTGCAGATTTTGAATTTGTAAGTTACTTACGTTCAAACTGGTTAGTTGATTTTATTGCGTAAACCCTTGACTTTAAAAGGTTTTTGTGATATACTAAAATGAATTTTTATATAAGATTTGGAGTTAAAAATGGATATTAACTATTGCAAATATTTAACAACTTTACCTTTGATGGTTCGTCCGTTGAAGGGTTATGGTTCTTGGAGGGGTATCTATTCTGAACCTGCCTTGTATTTTGATGTGGATTCTGATTATGTACCTATTTCAACATTAGCAGATGCACTTGATGATTTAAGTTCTGGAAGACCGTTTGAAGGTTATAAGGGTGGTCGTTACTGGTATAATGATGGTTCTCCTTTACACTTTGAAAGTAGCTATAGAAGTTGTTCTGACAATCCTCTTTCACTCTATTTGTCTCCAGAGTCAGTTGCTTCTTTGAATGGTATGGTTTAATTTATGGTTTCTATTGATTTAAGACAAGGTAATTGCCTAGAGCTGATGAAGAACATCCCAAGCAAAAGTATCGATTTAATTTTGTGTGACTTACCCTACGGAACAACAAGGAATAAATGGGATAGCGTACTTGATTTGGATTCCCTTTGGGAACAATACAACCGCATTATTAAAGAGCATGGTGCCATTCTCTTATTCGCACAAACTCCATTTGACAAGGTTCTAGGTGTATCCAACCTCAAAGACCTCAGATATGAAATTATTTGGCAAAAGACTGCTCCAACTGGTTTTCTAAATGCTAAAAAGATGCCTATGAAGGCGCATGAGAATATTTTGGTTTTCTATAAGAAGTTACCAACTTATAACCCTCAGATGACAAAGGGGCATCCTCGTAAGGTGTCGAGTAAGTCTAGTAGGAAAAAGTCTGTAGAGAGACACCAAGGGAAATCAGAAGTTTTAGCTTCCAATTACAACTCTTACGGAGAAAGTCAAGTCGATTACGACTCGACAGAGCGGTATCCCCTCAGTGTTCAGATCTTCGCAAAGGATCAGCAGAAAGAAAACTATCATCCTACTCAGAAACCTGTAGCTTTGTTAGAGTGGTTGTTAAGGACTTACACCAATGAGGGAGATTTGGTCTTGGATAATTGCATGGGTTCAGGTTCAACAGGAGTAGCTTGCGTAAATACTAATCGTAACTTTATTGGGATGGAATTAACTGAGCAATATTTTGAAATTGCCAAAGAAAGAATACGGAAAGCAGTAAAGATAAAAGATGAACAAAAGACAGAAGAAAAAAGAGGGAGTCATTCTTCCCAAGAAGATTAAGGATTTAGTTCGTACCTACTCTGAGTTACACCAAAACCAAGATGAATTGGGTGGTACATTTTTGTATGTAGGTTTGGAGGATTTTGAAGATGTTGCTATGCCTAAGATGATTTGTACATTAACAGATAAGACTTCAAGTAAGGTTTATAGTGATTGTTCTGTTTTGTATGAATATGTGAACCGATTAGTAGGTGCTTTATTTACTGACTATTCTTGTGGTTTTATAGAGAATTGTAGAAACTACCGTATAGTTTCCAAGATTGATACAGTGGTTAACTTTGTAGAGCAAAACCCACCTTCGGTATCTTATTTTGTCTACCAAACAGGTTTTGACGATAACTACAACGGTACGGTTTACATTCCGTTGATGACTGGTAAATTTTTAGCCTATGACTTTAGTTGCTAGTGAAGAGATATAAATTGAGTGAATTAAGAGTAGTTTCCTTATTTAGTGGTATCGGTGGTTTTGAAGAGGGGTTGCGTTTAGCAAATATTCCACATAAGGTTGTCTTTGCTTCAGAAATTGATAAATTTGCACAACAATCTTATGGTGCAAATTTTGATAGTAGTGTCTTAATTGGAGATATAACTAAAGTTGATGAAAGAGATATACCAGACCATGACTTATTGGTTGATGGTTTTCCTTGTCAAGCTTTTTCGATTGCAGGTCAACGAAAAGGTTTTGAAGACACTAGGGGTACGTTATTCTTTGATGTCTTATGTATCTTAAAAGAAAAGCGACCAAAATACTTCCTTTTAGAGAATGTAAAGAACTTAGTCAGTCATGATAATGGTAAGACTTTCAGAGTTATTTTAGATTCTTTAGCTGAATTAGATTATGTGATAGACTTTACAGTTTTAAACTCTAAGGATTTTGGTGTTCCTCAAATTAGAGAAAGAACCTTTATTTGTGGTATCTATAAAGGTGAGAGTTCTTTGTATGAGGAAGATAAGTGGTCTTCTCGTATTAACAAGTTGAAAAAGGAGTTAAGTTCTGTTACATTAGCAAACTTAACAGAACCTCTGTTTCCAAGTTTTAATATGTTTAATTCTTTAAAACCTAGTGATACTACATCTGTTTTGGAAGATATAGTGGAGCCTTTTGTAGACGATACGCATTATCAAATAACTAAACCAGAAGATAGGCTTTATTTAAAGGATTTTGAATTTGGTTTGACTTTACCTAGAACTAACTCGATTTTACGTTTAGGGTTGTTACCTAGGGAAGTACATAAAAACTTAGAGCAATATCGTAGAGTCCACTCAGTAAAAGGTTTAGCTCCTACGATTACTGCTCGTCAAGATTCTCCTCGAATTATGTTATCTGATGATTTAGGTTTAAGAGTAAGGAAATTAACTGAGGTTGAGTGTTTCCTAGCACAAGGGTATCCACTTGAGTTTGTGAAGAACATCCAAGAGTGCGGTACAAGTAGGAATCAGATGTATAAGCAAGTAGGTAATTCTGTAAGCCCACCAGTTATTGCGGCTATTGTAAAAGCTTTAGTAGAGAAAGGATAAGCTATGGTTTATGTAATTAGTTTAGAAAAGTTAACAGACCTACATTTGAATTTGTGGTCTCATGATGTTTTAGGTGTGGTATCCTCTACTTCTTCTGTTCCTAGAGTTTTATTAGACCTTACATTACAGCAATTTCCTGAGTATGTAGACTCTGTAGATCATTTTGACTTGCTATTGCGTTTGCAAAACGCTTTTTGGAATAGAAAAGATAAGAATTACTTTAAATACACAGTAGAAGATAGTAATTCATTTAAAGGAAACTTCTATGTTGAGCTTGTACCTACTTTAGAATAAGTAAGAGAAAGTAAGGTCAAATCTTACTTTTTATTTGACAAAATAACTTTATTTTGTTATAATAAAGAAAATAAATCAGAAGAGGATTGTTTGATTATGTCAGAAAAACAAGCGAAATACACAAAGAAAGACTTTCAAGTAGGTCAGACTGTTTATATTGAGCAGAACGCTGCATCTTCAGCTTACATGGTAGATACCGTAGGGAAAATAAAAGAGGAAGTAGTTGAAAAAGTAGGAACTACTTATGTAACGACAAGCTCCCAAAATCGGTATCGTTATGAGGACGGATTGATTGCAGATGCCTACAGTAAAGACTATTGCTTACATTTAACACGTGAACAAGCTGAAATAAGTGCCTTAACAAGAAAGCTAAAAAGAACTATTTTAGTTAAAACAAAACTTAGTTTGCTTGAAACTTTAACTTTAGATGAACTACAAACAATTGGATCAAGTTTAACAAATGCAGAAGAGCGTGCAAACGGAGGGGACTAAAGATGAAACCAATAGAATTCACATTAGCACCTACTTTAGTAATTGAAACACCTCAAAGCTTAGAGGATTTAGTTCTTGATTTGGTGGGGTATAGTTACACAGTGCAATACCTTAAGTTCAATTCTTTGAGTGAAGTGAGTGCTTACCACATACAAAAAGCGCATTTGGAAAAAGAAGATAAAGTTTATCTATTTAACAAAGAAACCTTAGAACTAGCCTATATTCCAAAGGTAGGAGTAGACGCTTTAACTATTCTACTCAGCACCAAGGGTATCCCAGTTCTCGAAACTCTCCCAGCAAATCCAGTTATTTAACTTCAAGGAGCTAAAAATGAAACTAGAAGAAATTAAACAATATAAAGTAGGTTCAAAGGTTTTTAAAACCAAAGAAGAAGCAGAAGCTTACTTAAAAGAACAAGAGATAGAAAAGGTTCGCCAAAACAGTTCTCAAGTTGATTTTCCGTTGACTTCAGTTGTTTATTATGAGAATGTTGTAACTGTGGATGACCGTGGAGGTCTTACAGTTAAAGCTCGATGGTTTAGTTTAGATGATGCTATAGCTGCTATGGAAAATTATGCAGATCTTTTCCGAGAGAAGGGAACAGGTTTTGTTTACAAAGTCACGGTATCCTTATCTGACAGTCCGTCTCAAGGTACTGTTTCAGTACGTAGAGAAAAAGTGGTAGAAAAATAGGTAAATTCAAATGAACAAACGAATTAAACGAAAACTTGCAACTAAAGAAAACAAAAATATGATGGACAGCACCTTGAAGTATTTAAAGACATTAGGCTTAACTCCATTTAATGTTGAATACCCAAAAGGTTACTTTGTGTTTAAAAATAAATACTCTCATGAGATGATGCACTTCCAACTCAAGGAAAACCCAGAGTTTTTGTTTGGGGTGTGGTACAAAGAAGTTATTTTGTATGAGAGTCCTAATGGTGAAACTGTAATTGATGTTGTTAAATTACCTGTTATCTTTGGTGAACGTCTTTTCATTCTGGACAAGTTTAAACCCTCACGAGCTGAGTGGTCTCCTTTGTACAATCAATACATTGATAAAGGTCAGCGTTTTGAATTAACTGACTACTATGCAACTTTGCGTTCTCTAAAAGATTTTGTAAAAACACCTTGGAACTATATTCCTTATGAAACGGAAGAAGAATACAAGAAACTCTTAGAAGATAAACAGTTGGAAGAGAAGTGCACTGAGGAAGTTTTACAAGTCTTGTATACAAAAGTAGAAGAAAAGCTAAAAGAACTTAAAATTCCTCGCGGTATCCTCGTTCAAGACTCTTACTGGTCACATAAGAACTTATATGTCTTCTTTGAAAACGGTACGGATAAAGAACTTATTGAGGACAAACTCAGTTTATTATATGACTTTTTGAACTTTGATTTGGATAAGCTTGTAGTTGAAGTTGCAGAGTCACTAAATTGTCTTGATTTTATCTCTATTTACAGTAAGGAGTTTGCTTGGCACTCTAACTATTATTGGTTAGCAAGCAAAGAAGAACTTGAAAACTTTGAGTCTATGTCTTTCATGGAACTAAACAAACACTTCAACGACTTGAACTTGAAGGGTTCTAATTTTGTAAGGTTGATTGGAGATTAAGCATGGAAAAGAGATATGACAGCGAAATCTTTCAGATTTTGCACTATTTCAACAATTACCTAGATACTAAATCTAAGGTAGAACTTAGAAAAGCAGAAGTTTGGGTATCTTTGTTGCAAAAGTTAGTTGATGAGCTTGACCTTTTCATTGAGTTTTATGTAGACACGTTTTATCGCTCGGTTCTATACAGGTTCTTAAATGAACCTAACATTGAATTAATAGGAACACAAGTGTCTTTGATTGAAACCATTCATGCAAATCGTAGAGTCTCCACTTATGAAGACTATGTGAAGTTAGCAAATTTGTTGTCTGATCTTTATGCACAATTTTCCAAAGGTTAAAATTTAGAGGACATAAAGTCCTCTTTTTATTTGACAAAATAACTTAGTTTTGATATAATAAAGAAAATTAGGAATGAGGGTTGCAATATGATTGATTACAAAGTAAAAAGATATTCAAAAGAATTGAATTGGGCGATATATAATGTTTTAGTAACGTTAGATAATTTTAATAGGAACTATCCTTACTATGATGTGTCTAGGATGACTTCCGCTTTAACAAGACTCGAAACGTTAGTTGATTCTATTGTTGTTTTTCCCGGTTTGGAGATTGAGTGGTCTGACTATCATGAAAACCTAGAAAAACTTATTTTATTTGATTCTAGGGTATCCCTAGAAAAACGTTTAACACGTTGGTACATTTTCAAGTATAAAAATCAACACACTTTAAAGTTTAAGAAAGATTTGGTAAATTATTTAGAGGTTTTACGTTCAGTTGTAACTAGTTTTGTAGATTGGAGTAATGGGGGGTTATAAGTGGTGAATACAGTAACAGTAAAACAATCAGACATTCAAGAACTTTTATTTTATGCTCAACAGAATAAAATTGACTTCTTTATCGCAGGTTATGGTAAGAACCCCTTAATTGCCTTTTTAGAGAAGTACGCAAACCACTTCACCTTTAAGACTTATAAGATTGGTGATTTATACTGTACTGAGAAATCAGACTTTAAATCTACTTTTTACAAAGGATTCTGTACGTTTGAAGAATTTCAAGCAGAGCGTCAACGTTCTAGTTCTCCTAACTACGGTTTAACTGAGATTATAGATTTTGAAGATTACTCTTACTTAACAAGAGATGAAGTGGGTACTTTCCTTATTGAGTTCTGTGACTTCGGTATCCAAAACTCCAATGAGTTCGTTGAAATTCCAGTTATGGACTTAGAAAGTCTAGTAAGTTTTGCAGAGAAAAGTTGTACTCCTAAGTATAATATACTTGAAGATGATAGTTTCGCCTTAAATGTATTCTTCGCCTTTGTTTCTGCTTATACTCCAAGAGAACTACATTACTGCACAGTTGAGTCTACCGATAAAACTACAGGTTTTACGACTCAAACAGTTTATCTTCTCTCTTTAGCTAAGTTCAAAGAGAAATGGTACAAATTAGATAGAAAATTTGAGTGTAGATGTAAACGTGATTGGGGTCAGGAGTGTGATTGTGATGATTATGAAGAAGGTTACGATTTAACTCCTATTCGCAAGACTAAGAAGTTTAAAGAAGGTCACACCTTTAAATTTGAAACACCTTACACATCAGAAGTATATACTCATTTGGTATCCTCACCTTCTGATTTGTCCTAACTCGTCCGTAAACCGTCCTAATTTGCTCCAGTTTCGTCTTAAATATCAAAGAGGTATAATTACCCCTCAAAGATTTAAAATGCGATACGGAGACAATTAGAGCGTTTAAATTTAATTTGGTTATTTTTGGAGATTTTATTATGTTTTCTCGTTCACTTATTTCTATTGTTGGGGTATTAGAAGAATCCGATTTATTTCGACTTTTAAAGAGTTTTGGAGTTGAAGTAGTTACCAGTTCTCTCAAGTCTTTCTCTTATGATAGTTGTGACTTATCTGAGTCACGTACTGCTTTCCTTACCTATGTGACTTCGAACAAGTACACACTTCGGTATCTATGCGATGAGTTTACTTTATCTTACTCTACCGTGGAAGAAAATGTAACTGAGAGTGGGGGATTAGGTTTGTCTAAAACGTGTATTTGTGTACTAGACATGGATAGTTCATTAGATTTATTACAAAAACTAGCTCAGTATTTTGATACGTCTATCGAAACTTATGTTAGCGGTGTTTCAAATCGGTTTATTCGTAATTTATTACCAGCTTAGGATTTATACTTAACAAGCCTTGAGCTTGTTTTCTGTTTAGGTTACACTAATTTGTTAAGAAGGATGTCTTAATATGGAAAAACTTGATTTAATCGAAAAAATGCGCCTAATTCTAAGGCACGAAGTTTTGTACTTTTCGTTGGACAAACCAAGGCAAAAAGAAACGCTTGATGCTTTAAATTGGCTTGAGTCTGAGGAAAATTGTCAATTAGTTTTAAGTGGCTCTATTCATTTACCAAAGAGGGTTTGGTCTACTCGTACCTTTGCACAAGAATTAGGAGAAGAAGATGTTTTTACCTTATCAAACGTTGTCTTACACTAAGATTTTAGAGAAGTTAAATCAACTAAATTTAGAACTAGAACGTCAAGATAAATTTGCTAAAATTTTTGTCACAGGTGGCTCTGCGGTATCTTTACTTTCAGGTGGATATAGAGAAACTAGAGATATTGATTATATTGGTTCTTTACCTTTGACGGTTGAACAACTACAAACTTTTCAACTCTCTAATGATGTCGAAAAGATTTTCGTAGTTCCAGATATTTCTGAGGTTTCCTTTGATAAAGAGTTAAACTATTCAAACTTAACTGTTCTTGTCTTATCCTGGGAGGACTTAGCAATCATGAAGTTCTACTCCACAAGAGAAAAGGATTTACAAGATTTAAGTAACTTTATCCTACCGAATATTTATGACTTTTCTAAGTTGAAGACTCGTCTTGATTACTACAAGGCTGACTACATTTTCGATATAGATAATCCCGATTTGAACTTGAATCAATACACCAATATTCTAAGTGAGTTGAAACACTCGCATCATATTTTGGTTGCAGACCCAACTCAAACCTTAGAGCAAGTCCTCAAAGCAAACCGTCTTTACAGTAAGTTCTGTAGATTCGCAGAAACTTATGTGATTCCACTTAATTTAGATGTTTGGCTACCCAATTCGGTATCGTTCTGTCTTTCCGACTACGGTTTTGCTGAGTTTTTCCAAGCCGCAACTTCTTATCAAATTCGCATTTAACCTAATAAAGAAAGTCATTTTCCCTTGACTTTCTTTTTATTTTTTGTTAAAATGAAAGTATAAAAATTTTCTTAGAAAGACTATCAATCTATGACAAAACAAATTAAGAAAAGACCTAGTATTCTAGGTCGAAAATGGCGCAGAGTATTGGATAATCAGTTCGCAACCTTACCTCGAAATGTAGAGCAAGAAAAACGTGAGATTGGTCATTTAGATACGTACTTTAGAAACTTTAAAGACATCGAATTTACAACTGTTCTCTCTGCTTTCGGGTATCATACAACTTTTGACGGCTCTCTTTTTAAACCAGAAGCCGAAGTTTCTTTGCTGCATACTGACAAAGACTTTTATCTAAAAATTAAAGGATTCTATGAAGTTTTTGAGTTCACTGATTCGGATAAAGCAGAATTATGGTTACTAAGAAGAGCTGAAACTGCTTACTTTATGAAAGCTAAGTTAGTCGAAAACTATTTGCTTTCTCTAGTTGTGATGATTCGGAGTGCGAAACATAGAAGTGAGGTTCAGAATTGATGGCAAACAAACTAAGAGAGATGGGTTCTCTTTCTGCAGGAAAACGTGAAGAAAACATTTATAAGGTCTTCGCTTACTTACATACAAGAGAGCAATTCCACCCAGTAGCTTTAAAGACAAAAGTTTTAGTATCCGACAAAACAATTTTGTCTTACTTGAACCAAATTCAAGAAGCGCAACTCTTAACCGAGTCTTACAGAAACCGTTTGCTGGAACTAAAAGCAACTGAGCAGTTTCGCCAAGGTTCTAAGACTGAGAAAGAATTGTCTATTTTGACTCAGTTGGAGAATAAGTGGTTTTCACTAGCAGAAAACACCAAGGGTATCAAGGAAGAGCGCAAGCGCCAATTAGAGCAATTTGTGTTTACTTGTGAGAGTGAATTGGAAACATTGTGGCAACGGTTAGAGTTCTCCATTTTGTTCTTTGAAATGATGAAAGGTTGAATTTAGATGAGCGATAAAATGATTGAAACAACTGAACATGTAGACACGGTTCTAATTGCTGAAAAACCTAAAGATTTAAAGTATTTGTGGTCTCAACTTAAAGAGAGTTCTAACAAATGGGTTTATTTAGGTTTAATAACACTTGCGGTATCTTTACCTTTGATGGTTCCTTATGTATTTTTTGGGTCTTACGCTACATTTTATTTTGTAGGGGTAGTTTTACTTGCTTTAGTTTTAATGTATATAGGATTTACTTCAAATTTCGGTTCCAATTTAGTAAAGTTGAATAAATTTGTATTTCTTTTTATGAGTATTATTGCTCTCAGTTCCCTATATCAGACTCTTAATTTTGATAAACATGTTCTCGTAGATTATCATGAACGGATTGAAGATTTTCCGTATAGTAGTGTGACTAAGGAACTTTCTGATCCACTATTAGGTGATACCAAGTCGTTCATTGTTTTAGTAAAATCTGAAGACCTTAGATGGAAAGGACCAGACTTTGATAGTTTAACTACTGAGGTTCGCAGCGGTTCAAAAGAATACCGTAAAGGTTCACTTAAAGCGTTTAAACCCTTTACTATCTATTATGGTTCTGACTCAATAGGTAAAATAGGCGATATTAGAGGTAAGAGAACTGTCTACGGTTGGTTCGGTTCAACTTCAACTGACTTTGTAATTGAGTTAGAAAGGTAGTTAGCATGATTAAGCAACTTATTGTTTCTTTTGATGTTTCCTCTATACCAATCACAAGTGAGTCTTTAGCTTTATCATTTTTATATGCCTTTGATACAGAATTAAAGACACCTCTTACTAAATTGAAAAGTTTTAGATGTGCTGAGATTGAAAAGACTTTAAATTGGTTAGAATTTCACTACTTAAATGACCTATTCTTAACCAAAGATGAAGTCTACTTTTTACGGTATGTGCATTTTAATCTATACAATCTTCATCAGAGTGGTGCAATAACTGAGGTTCATTTCCGAGTTTTGCAAAACGATTTTACAAATGAGATTACGATTAGAAAGTGAGAAGGATTTGACACAAGAACCAGATTTTTACAAGGCGATAAATTGGAACGCCATTGAGGACGTAGTTGATAAAGCAACTTGGGAAAAACTAACTGAACAATTTTGGTTAGATACTCGTATTCCTTTGTCTAATGATTTAGATGATTGGCGCAAGTTGCCTGAAAAAGAAAGAGATTTAGTAGTTAAAGTCTTTGGTGGGTTGACCTTGTTAGATACGTTGCAGTCGGTTGACGGGGTATCCGCAATTAAACCAGATGTTCGTACACAGCATGAAGAAGCAGTGTTAAACAATATTGAGTTTATGGAGTGCTATACGAAAGACCATAAACTTCTAACGATTGATAGAGGTTGGGTTCCGATTGCGGATATTGTTGAAGGTGATACTATTTTGGCTTATGACCCAAAGACAGAAACTACAAGGTTTGAAAAGGTTATAAAAACATCTAAACACAAAGCACCTCATATTGAGCGGATATATAATTCAGCAGTAGATTTAAGGGTATCTCCCGGACACCGCATGCTTTTTGAAGAGACTTCTTTAAAATCCGGTTCTCCATTAGATGCATGGAAGTCTTATAAATACGGAGTTGTAACTGCTGAGGATTTTGTGAAACTTCCTAAAACTGCTTATCGACGCGTACCTTTAGTGAGACCTTTTGTTACACAAACTTCAGTTTCCCTTTTAACTCCTTTTGAGAAGTTATTGATTGCTTTCCAAGCAGATGGGTCTATTACTGAGAGGGAAATTAAACGGATTCAACAATATCGAGATAAGGATCCTCGTTTAAAAACTGAAACTTTTACTATTCGGTTTAGTTTTTCTAAAGAGCCCAAGATAGCAAAATTATTAAAGTTATGCGAAGATTCGGGTATATCTTATAAGGAAATTAACGGTAAACTAGGTTCAGGTAAATGTAAACCACAAAGGAACTTTAATGTATTTGTACCTTTTACAATGTTAGGTTCTTTGAACTTAAAACCTAAAGTGTTAAATAATTGGTTCTCTTTTTCTGATTTCAATGCAGAGAAAGCACAGCAATTTATTGAAGAGCTTTCTTTATGGGACTCTCATGTTCACTATAATGAAGATGGTTCAAGAGGTTATATTTCTTATTATACAAAAGAAATTGAAAACGCGAATTTTGTTAAAGTTCTTAGCACTTTAGCAGGTTATACTCATAACTCAGGTGTAAACATAGATGATAGATCTGAAAAGTATAGTGATAATTACTATGTTCGTATTTTATCATCTGAAAATCAACGTGATGTCCAACTTCAAAGTTTATCGTTTGAGAAACTGGAAGGTGAAGAAGTCTATGGTGTTGAAGTTCCCTCGCAGTTTCTAGTGGTATCTGCAGGTCGAAAAACTATTATCTCAGGCAACTGTGTCCACGCCAAGTCCTACTCCTCAATATTCTCCACATTGAACACCAAGTCTGAGATTGAAGAAATTTTTGAGTGGACTGCCAACAACCCATATTTGCAGAAGAAAGCAGAGATTATCAAAGAGGTTTATGACAATGGAACCCCACTTCAAAAGAAAGTAGCAAGTGTCTTCCTAGAGTCTTTCCTTTTCTACTCTGGTTTCTTTACACCTTTATGGTACTTAGGAAACAACAAACTCCCTAATGTGGCTGAGATTATTAAGCTTATTATTCGAGATGAGTGCATGACAAAAGACCAAGAGGTGCTAACACCTAAAGGTTGGGTATCCGTAGCCGATATTCGCCCACAAGACTTGGTCTTGCAGTTTGATAAAGAAACTCGCAGAACGAATTTTGCACCAGTTTCTACGATTTCAACGGATTTTGCACCTAAGATTTATCAGTTTAAGTCTAAACTTGGTTATGTTGATTTAAAATGTACACCTAATCACAGACTTATTCGTAAAGCTTTGACTAGTGATAAATTGATTACTCGGCCAGCGGATTTAACTTTAGGTAGTAGCTCTTATTGGTTGCATCCTACTGAGGTTTTATCTCCAAACTCTAAGGTAGAACCTTTATCTAAATGGGAAGATTTATATATTTGTTTGTCTAAATTTGGAACGGTAGTAGAAAGTGCTTTAAGTAAACATCTGGTATTGAGCAGTAGTAAACCAGAGATTATTGCAAAGATGAAAGATTTGTTGGAGTCTTTAGATATAACTTACAAGGAATATTCTTATCCCGAAGGAAATGGAACTGTACTCCGTATTTCTAAATTTAACCAATTCGGTATCGAAGAGAGTAAGTTGAAGTCTTTACCTAAACGCCCTTTGAATGAAGTAGACTTTAAATGGTGCTTACAATATTTGGAAACACTGTTTGATTGGGTAGGTGCTAAATGTAGTGATAACTCTTATAGATATTGCTCTATAAATAAAGAGAGTATAGATTATGTGCAAGCCTTGTGTAGTTTAATTGGTTATAAAACTCGTATTAGAGAGTTTGAAGATCGTTCACCATTTAGTGCAGAGGGTCTTGTTAATTATTCTTTAACTATTTTACCTAATGGTTCCACTAGTTATGGTGCTGCGGTGACACGAACTGAGCTTGAAGGTGAGCAGATTTACGGTATCCAAGTTCCTTCAGGGTATTTGGTAACTCGTAGTCAAAGTGGCTCTGTAGTTATAACTGGAAATAGTGTTCACGGTACTTATATTGGCTATAAGTTCCAACTCGCTTTTAATGAGCTATCTGAGGAAGAACAAGAAGAATTAAAAGCGTGGATGTACGACTTGCTCTACACTCTGTATGAAAATGAGGAGAGGTACACAGAAGAGTTATATGATGAAATTGGTTGGACAGAAGAAGTGAAGACTTTCCTTCGTTACAATGCCAATAAGGCTCTTATGAACCTAGGACAAGATCCACTCTTCCCAGATTCAGCAGATGATGTTAACCCTATCATTATGAATGGTATTTCAACGGGTACTTCCAACCATGATTTCTTCTCGCAAGTTGGGAATGGGTATCTTCTCGGTCAAGTTGAAGCTATGGAAGATAGCGATTATATGGTTGGTTTATAAGAAAAAGAGTCAAGATTTATTCTTGACTTTTCTTTTTATTTTTGCTACAATAAACCTATCAAATTACATGAGGTAAAAACAAATGGCAAATGATACAAAAGCGGCTCTTTTAGGTCATGTTTCAGTGCATGAAATTGTAAGTGCATTAGAATATGTAAGTAGATTTATAGGCGACCTTTCCGTTTTAAATGTAAATGTCGGGGTGGATGAACCTACTACTCACCCAAAAACTACGACTGTAAATGGTGTCTCTTGTCCTATTTTATACCGCAACGGTGAAGATTTCAAGGAATATGGTTTTATTGATGTTGCTGTTAACGGTACTACTCGTAACATTTTCTATCACTATAATTCTCGCTTTATTTTAGAGCCAGAGGAAATTGAAGCGAATTTAGACTGTGATTTACCAGAGTTCAATCAACCTATTACAACCTTATCCTTAGGTATGGACCCTGTTGCGGTGAGTATTTTAACCGAGTTGGCTCGTTATTTTGGTGGTTACATTGATGAAGATGATTGTGATGACCAATACTATCATAAAGTACAGTAAATGATAGTTTTCCCTTGACAAACATCAAAGTTTGTGCTATACTATAAATATATTTGGCATAAAGGTGTTCCTCTACCGAAAACATAAAGCTGATGAATTTACACCTCGCCTAATTGAATTGATTGCATAAAACCGTTCCTTTACTTAGGAAATATATAATATTCGTAGTAGGTGGTACTTGGTAAGACGTACTGCCCTTTACTACGAATGGTTTATTACGGTTCGCACATGTTAGCTCTAGATCACTTGGTTTAGGGCTTTCGTTTTGAAGAGAAATGGAAAGAAGTAGGTTGGAAATGAACTACGCACAAATTGAAACTTTAGCAAAATATTTAAAGGTTGTAGAAAGCACAAAAGAGATTGGAGACCTTAAAAACACTCAGTTGTGTTTAACTTACGGTATCCTCGTAGACCCTCTTGAACCAATTTCAAAAGAGACTGCAGACGCTTTAATTAAGCTCTATGGGGTTGATTTGAGAAACGCCAACGCTACCTTTTATGAGACTTTTGAGGTTCGTAAAGGTTTAAGTTGGGAGGAAGTGGTATTTGACCGTCTTTGTCATTATGCTATGACTTATGGTGGGTTAAAAGAATTTTTCGGCACAGATTTCATTCCTAATTCTGAGGAAAAAGCCTTTCAAACTGCTTTGAACACACATTTAACAACTATTCAAATTAAGTCTTATATGGAAGTTCGAGATGATTTAGGAGTCTTTCTAAATCAACCCTTGGCTTTACCTACAAGCGACATTTCAATCTTGGCAGATTTGGTAGAACACTATGGTATAGATATTACTGAGAAAGCCAATAAAGAGCTTCAAATTGAATTTGGGTATCGCTATAAAGTCGCTCCTAAAAATCCAGAGTTACTAGTTCGTTTGTTGGTTCGTATCCTCTTAGGTACAACTGACTACTACAAGAACTCTATGACTTTCAGTTATTTGCGCCACGAAGTTCAATACTTATCAAAAGATAAGAAAGACTTGATTGTGTCTTTGGTTAAAGACTTTGTTTCAAAACAGGGTCTCCAACCTTTAGCCGATCATTTCCGTCCAAACAAGCAGTTGTGGTTGACCTTACGTAAATTAGGTCTTCAAAGAGAAGTAAACGCTATGAAGCGTTTGTCTGAAGTCTCTCGTAAAGACCATACCTTTAAAACTCTTTTAAAGGAGTTCCCTAAAGACTTGAGCGGTATCACAAACTATCAACTTATTCGCTACTACAACTATTTGAGTGAATTAGTTGTCTTGGTTGAGGGTGATTACCAAGTTTATCGTATTCGTAACGGTAAAACTTATGTAAAAGCTATCAAACAAACTCCTATTAGTGGTTTAGCGAACCATGTGGTTGCCTTGTACTTAGAACGTATTAGAGAAGAGTTCAAGTCTCGCTTTGCAGAAAAAGAGTTGAAATTCTATCAACCAGAAGAGCATATTTCGATTGCACTTCCAATAACTGCTAAGTCTTTCATTGGTTCATACCCTATGTACACTCGTATCGAAGTTTCAGATAACTACCAAATCGGTATCTACTGGAACCAAGACGGTGATTTGGACTTACACGCTCAAAGCGTAGACGGTCGCCACGTTGGTTTCTATTCTGAGAATATAAGTGGTGTCACTTATACAGGAGATATGACTTGTCTCAACCGTCAAGGTTTGGCAGCAGAAGGGTTACTTATTGAAGGTGTGCAAGGTTTGACCTTTAGTATGAATCCATATAACCAATTCGATTCAGATGCTTGTAAGATTTACATTTCTAAATCTTTGGATAAGAAAGCAACTTCTGTAGTGGAAGATGGGTCTCTTCTGTTCCAAGCAAGTATTCCAACAGATAAAGCAATGGTTTTTGCAACGAATGTAGAAGGTGCAGTAGTGCTTACAAACTTGTCTGTAGGTGGTCGAGTGCCAAATGAACAAGCAAGTGAGAAATTAACTCTCGCAGTAGAGCGTAAGTCACAAACTGCTTTGAATTTGAAAGACTTCGCAGAATTTGTTGGTGCTGAATTTGTAGACTCCGCAGAAGAAGCAACACATGATTTCTCACAACAAGCGGTATCCGTAGCTACTTTCACGGATTTATTGGGTTAGTTTGATTTATTTTTGATGAGGTGAAAATATGAGTATTGTAAACGAACTTTTCGCAGACAGTCAACCACGCTTAGAAAACTTCCAAAATACTTATTTTGAAGAGTTTTTCAAACGATCTTCTGTCTTGCAGTGTTTAAAGCAACTGCGTAGAACTGTTACAGTTTCCAAGAGTGGTGAACCTGTTGTTTTCCGTGATTCTTTTGTTGATTCTTTGGGAACAGTACAACACGTTTTAGTAACTTTTTATATAAATAAGGACTGTACATATACGTTCTCTATTGACTTAATTTCAGAAGATTACTATGATTATGGGAAGTATGAGCGTAGTGGTACTAGAGAACAAGGTTTCTACTTCAACTTTAGTGAAGTCACAAAGAACTTGCAAGTTCAATTTGTAAATTATGCTAATTGGTTTGATAGAAAAGAAATTCTTCGTTGCTTGGAAGAGTTATTTAGCTAATAGGTAAAGGTATCCAACTTCGGTTGGGTGCTTTTTAGTTTTCACTTGTAATAATTAACTTTTTATGTTATACTAAATTTATTAAATATTAAGAGGTTTCTAAATGAAATTCAAAGAGTTAAATGAACCAAACCAACTTCAAATTAAATTTCATTATCTATGTAGTTTGTTGGTTATCTATGTAGTTTGTTGGTTGATTTAGTACACGGTTCTATTGATGATTCTCCGCTACCTGTACATAGTAGTAGGTTTTCCGCTAAGAACAACACTTTTGTGGAATTAGACTACTGTGACTCTGAGGTTCGAGACTTAGTTAAGTTAGAAGGTAGTGATATTGTTCAGAGTATTTACTTAGCGCAAACACGCACAAGTTGGCTTTTACGTTTCTTTGGTAAATCTAGTTGCAATGAAGATGATACATTGGATCTCCTTTTAGCAACAATTACGGATGATGAAGATTTTTATTCGATTGATTTGAACGAAGAACTAAGTTTGATTGCTTATGCTAATTTAGAAACTCCTTTATTCTTAGAGTTGGTATCCTTAACAGTTTCATTGGCTACAGCTTTGGGTCTTTCTCAGAAAAAGATAACTCAAGATTTAAACAGATTGACAATGATTTATAGCAATACAAACAAGTTGTGGGTTTAGTTTGAGGGGTATTATATGAGCTATACAGATTTAAACACAGAAGACAAAGTATTTCTGTCTTTTGCAGCTTTTATGGATTTGCTAAGTTTATGTTTAAAAGAACCTCATCGATTTTCTGAATTAAGAGATTTTCAATATATCTCAACGTTCACCAATGGAGGTTTTGCAGGAGAGTCGAATGGGGAGTTTTATGATTTAATTCTATTTCGCTCCAATGGGTTTCCGAAATTGAAAGTTAGTTTATCTTTAGACAATTTTGAGTATTTAGATGTTAGTTTTTGGACTTATAAGCGAGGGGTATCCAGTGATGAAACCAACTTTTTACTCCCTTTAACTAAGCTGGGTTCCTATGGTGAGTGGGATGAAAGCAAACTTATTACTTATTTGAGAGCTTTTGAAACAGTTGACTCTAAGAACTTAGAGTCATCTTTTGGGTTGGTGCTAGTTTTGGTAGTTTGTTTGTAAAATTGGCTCACGCTTTGGGTCTTGATAAGGACTCAATAACACGTGAAGCTGAAACGATTGCTTATTATTTAGGTCAATACAACGAAAAGGTGTTGAGAAGTTTAGGTAGTTCTAAAGTTAAATAGATTGAGGTGAAAACAAGGTGAAATACAAAGAATTGAATGAGGTTGAACAGAAGGTAATTAAGTTCTGTTATTTAATTGGGTTATTAACTCATTTGAGTTATCAAAAAGAACAGGACATTCCATTAATATTGAGTAAAGTGGCTTACGATAGAGGTTCTACTTCTTGGAGTAAAGAACGGTTAGATGAGGATACTCTTTACTTGCGTTTATATACTAAAGGTTCTAATATTTCTAAGTCTTTCTTAATTAAGGTTCAAGGTAATGAAGTTTTTGCAGAGTATAAAGCTAATAAACGTGATTTAGGATATGGTGATTCTTTGGTTTTCCAGATTGCAACGGTAGCAGAGGATGAGTATGAAGGTGTTGGTTTGGAAACAAACGAAGAGGTTGTACCTCTAGCTTACGAACTCATGGGTAACCTTCTATTTGAAGATTTAGTAGATCAAGCACTAAAACTGGCTAAAGATATGAAAATTTCAACTAATGAAATTAACAAAGACCTAGACTTACAAACCTATCTTTACAAGAAACTAGGTTACTTTCAGAATTAACTATTGTGAGGTTTTGTGAGGTTTTATGTATGAATTATAAAGACCTAGATGAACAAACAAAAGACCTAGTTAAGTTCGCAGACTTCTTAAAACGTTTAGTTGTGGTGGCAAAATCGAATTACTTAGTTTTAATGCAAGCTTTCCCGGATAAACCAAGTAAGAAAAATTGCTTTATTTTCTCTTATGATGCAAGAGGTTACATTTTAACCTACTATAAACCATCAGGAGCATTGGGGTATCAACTTAAACTTTTCCGAACTACTGCTAAGACTGAGTTTAGAACAGATAGTAAGAATTACCGGAACACAGCAAAACTGACTCTAAATGTCAATTCTCGATTGAAAGATAAGTCTTATGATTTACGATTTGCTGAAGGTGATGGTAATGGTGGTTGGCTCTTTGACGACTTGACCTCAATTAAAGAGTTGTGTTGGTTAGGTGAAATTTATAACGATTTAGTTTGGTTCGGTAGAAATTATGAGTCAGAAGACGCTTTACTAGATTTAATTCAGAAAAGTTATTATCCGTTAGCTAAACAGTTAGGGTTTTCTCGAATTGAATACAACGCAAGTTTAAGAGCCCTTACTAAAGATTTAAAATAAAAACCAAAGTTAACTGCTTTGGTTTTCTTCTTGCATTTTTCTTGTAGTGGTGCTATAATGAAGTCAATCTTACGAAACAGTAAGTCAAATTAGTTATAAATAAAGGATTTCTATTATGAAAAACAAAATCAAATACCTCTCGGTATCCGCTTTATCTATCCTAGCTCTGGGATTGGGAACGCAAGTAGTACACGCTAGCATTCAAACAGACATGATTGATGAGAAGTGGGGCAAACCTACTTTGGTTTACGGTGGTAGCTTAACAGACTCTCAAGTTGAAGAGGTTAATAAATCTTTCAATGTGAATGATGTAGCAAATGTGAAGCGCCAAGTAGTTTCTAAGAAAGACTACGGTAAGTATATGAACGAGTCGGATGTTAACGGTGTTTCTTTGATTTCTTCTACCTTGGTAGCCAAACAAGACAAAGGCAAGGGTATAACAGTAAAAATTGTGACTCCAGATAATATTACACGTGTAACTGAGACTCAATATCGCAATGCTGCAATAACTGCAGGAGCAACAGATTTAGCGATTGAAGTGTCTGCCCCTGTAAAAGTAACAGGTGAGTCTGCCTTAGTTGGTGTTTCTAAGGCTCTTGAAGCAAACGGTCAAGAAGTAGATGCAAAACGAACTGAGATTGCCAACCAAGAAGTTTCAACAACTGCTCAGATTGCTGAAGCTAACAAAGATGCTAAAGGCTTTGATAGTAAATTGTTAGATAACGCTTTAATTCAAATTAAAACTGAACTAGCAAAAGAAAAGCAAAACAAAGGTCAAGTGGCTGACGATAAGAAAGTCGAGCTAATTGTTAAGAAAGCTCTAAAAGACAATAAGCTTGATGGTATTATCTCAGATGAACAAGTCTCTCAACTTGTTCAATTCGCTAAAGGGTATCAGTCTACTTCTGCGATTGACTCGAAAGAGGTTTTAAATCAGTTGGGAGACTTGAAAGACAATATTTCTGAGAGTGTAGGGAAGTTCTTAAAATCTGCGGAAGAGCATGGTGTTTTTGAGAAGGCAGTTGATTGGGTTAAGTCTTTGTGGGACTCTTTAGTTAGTGCGTTTCACTAATTTGAGTTTATAGGTTTAAGTTTATGAACTTTATTACCTTATTGCTTATTGGCTTTATTCTTGGATTGATTTTAAAGACCATTAAGAAAAGCCTACGTTTTATCTTTTCGGTTGTAGTAGTTTTTGTAATCGTTGCTTACTTACTACAGCTCTTCCATATCTTATAAACTAAAAAGTCAAAGGTATCTACTCTTGACTTTTTGTTTGATTTGTGGTAAAATATTTCATAATAAAATCAGGAGGTTTCCTATGGTATTAAACGCAGTTCTGAAACATTATGATACGAGTGTTGCAAACTTGGTTTTATCTGATGACTCGGTTGCGAAAGTTGAAGTTTTAGATATTCCTCTTGCAAATAGATTTACTTTTTATGATTTAACTGAGCGAGGTTTCACTGGGGAGTTTGAGTCTCGTAGAATACCTGAACATTGGGGAAGACGTCAAATTATTGGGAAAGAAAACCCTACCTTATTGGATGAGTTGCTTTCGCATAGAGCTTGTGATGTTGAAGATGGTTTTTGGCTTGAATTTGACGAACCATATAATAAAGGCTTCCAATCCTATTATGATGTATTACGCGCAGGGGGTGCTATGTGATGTCATTGTCTCCTAAAGGTAATCAACCTAAACATTATGATGGAAAGTACTTTCTGAAGGTAGATTCGTTTGGTGGTGAAGCTCTATCGGAGTTTTTAATTTCTCTATTTTTAGAGTCTACATCTTTTAAAGACTTTGTACCGTATCGGTATATTTTCCCAAATATCAGTAAAAGTCCTTCTTATAAACCTAGATATTCTTTTATACCTATGTTTCAAATTATATTAGATTATCTTTATGCTTTTGATTCAAAATTAGTTAATAAGATAAATCAACAATATTGGAATAAACCTAGTGAAGATAGGCGAATAGTCTTGTTTCAATATTGGATGGATAAAAAGTACTTGCGTTTGTCTATTCAAGACCGAGTATTGGAATTACAAAATATACTCAGGTGGTATTCTAAAGGTCAAGTTTCTTACGACGATAGTTATAGATATTTCTCAGCTTTTGTGACATTAGATACAATCTTCATAAATACAGATAGACATTTTCAAAATTTTGGTTTAATGTTTGATTCTGACTTAAATTGCTTTAGAACTTCTTTGTTGTTTGATCAAGGGTTTAGTTTAGGTGTAGGTGAAAATTCCTTATTTCTAAAGCGGGTTTATTTACACAGAGATAAGCAGATTAAAATGCAACCTTTTGGGACAACTTTGAAAAGTAATAGCAAAGCGGTTGAGTGGTATCCTTACGACTTTGATGTTGTTAAATTTGTTAATTTATTACAATCTGAATTATCAAATTGGACTGTTTTAGATATGTCGCATCAGTGGAATTTAATGAAACGTCAGTTGAATCTGTATTACCCACAAGATACTAATGGGGTAAATACTTTGGAATATTTAACCTCAGTTGGGTTGTAGTTATTAAACTTAACCCAACTTTTATTAGATTTAGCATATTAAATAATTGGCAAAATATAGGCTTTTTCTAAGTTTTTTGAGTTTGAACCTTGACTACTATTAACCCTTGTGCTATAATTGTCAAAGTAGAAACAAGCTCGTTTCCGATTTATGTTTGAATGAGGTTGTTTAGATGATTAGTTGGTAAGGTTTACTTACCAAAATTTATTTTATGTAAAAGAAAGGATTTGAATTTTACATGAGCAGAAGTGCAGAAACAAAAACATACGGAAGTATCCGTAAAGTGAAACATTATGGTGCTTGTGGTGTTATTCTCGGTCTTGCAGCTTTGGGTACTGCTTTAAGTAGTGGTACTGTAAGTGCGGATGAAGTAACAAATAATGCTACAAATGCCAAACAAGTACAAAACGCACCAACTCCTAGTGCTTTAGAAAGCCAAGAAAGCGCTAAAGCTAAAGAAGGTACACTTGATGTAACCGTCAACCGTAACAAGGTAGATAATGCGGTATCCGAAGCGAAAGCTGCAGGTTTGAATGTTGTTGTTGATGCGCCAGCAGATGGTGGTACTGCAACAAGTTCTTCTGATTTGGAGAAACGCCAAAAAGAGATTGAGCAAAATTATGACAACCAAGCAGAAGTTGTGAAGAAAGAAGCTGACCGTTTTAAAGAAGAGGTTGCAACTCGTAACCAAGAAATTAAGATTGTTAAAGAAGAAAATGCAAAAGCTAAGAAAGACTATGAAGATGCTCAAGCGAAATATCAAACAGATTTAAAAACGGCTAATGATAAAAATGCTCAAATTGATAAAAACAATCAAGTAAAACATGAGCAACATTTAGCTAAGGTAGAAGCTATTAAGTCTGAAAATGAGCAAATCAAGAAAGATAATCAAGCTGCTAAATCTCGCTATGAAAAAGCAGTAGCAGATCAAGTTGCGAAAAATGCTCAAATCGACAAAGACAATGCAGCCGCTAAGTCAGCTTATGAGTCTGAATTAGGTAAATGGACTGAGCGTAAAACTCAATCTGACGCAGATATGACTACTTATCGTCAAAAGCTGGAGCAATATCGTAAAGATTTAGAGGTTGCGAATACTCGGAACGCTGAGATTGATAAAACCAACAAGGCGAACAAAGATGCTTATACGAAAGCAGTGGAAGCTCGAAATAAAGAGAATGAAGCTATTCGTAAAGCAAACTCAACTGCGCAAGCTGCTTATGAGTCTGCATTAGCTGAGTTAAATAAACGAAACGCTCAGATTGATAAAGAAAACAAAGCAGAGCAAGATAAGTATGATGCAGCTATGACTCGTTATAAGTTAGCTAAAGCTACTTATGAAGAAGAGTTAAAAACTTATAATCGTGAAGTTGATGAGGTTAAGAAAAAACCTATTTTAGCTCAAGGGAATGGGGTAACACTTTACGGTACTTTGAATGAGTCTAAACGTGGTTCTATGGATTACTACTCTGATGTTACTGCAGTTTTCACACCAGAGAAAGGTTTAGAAGTAGTTGAAGGTGCTTTAGGTGCTAATTCTAAGACGACTTTAACTTTAGATAAAGACCTTCAAGAAGACCCTAACGTTGCAAAAGGTTTGTATGGTAACACTGAGCGTTTAGGTGGAAAAATCATCACCGGTATCAAACAAGGTTCGACCTTCACTTTGCATAATGTAGGTCGTACAACGACAGGTAAAACGATTTCTGCTCGATTAGTGTCAAGAACAACTCCTTCTAAGAGTTTTGATATTCCAGGTAATAAAGATACTTACACTCGTTTATGGGTTTGGTGGTATAAAGATGGTAGTCAAGGCCCGATTTCTCCTATTGGTTTTAACCCATATAACTACTTGAATAATGAGTGGGATATTCATTATTATGATGAAGCAACGGGTAGACCTTTAAATTTAGGTACTACTACAATTTATGCAGACTTGGACTATACTCAAGCTGTTCGTCATACTTACAATACTGATGAAGATACAGGTGCAGTAATTAACCCTCCAGGTTCAGAAGTGGCTCGTACTACTTATAAAGGGAAACAGGTTTGGATGGGTATCCACTCAGATGGTACTCACACTTCAGATGATGATACTGGTTTGAAACGTTGGAAAGCTGGTGATCCTTATTATACAGACGTGAACGACTTCTTTGATACACCTAAAGGTACAATTTTAACTGTAGGTAAAGGTGCTGTTCATAAGTTAACCTATTTGGCTGAAGGTCTTCGTGGTACCCAGACCTACACAGAAGCTCAAGCGAGAGAATACCGTCGAGTTACGGACTATGAGGATAAGTTCTACGGTCGTAAGATTCAAACAGATTTTGAACTTTATGCAGCAGGGTACGCTTTCCAACTTTGGGGTGGAAAATCGGTTGTTAAGAAATTGGTTCCACCAGAGGTTCCAAATCCACCAGAAGTTCCAGAGCTTAAACAGAAAGAGAAAGACACTTTAAATAAACCAGTGCCTACACCGGAGAAACCTCCAGTTGAAAGACCAACTGAGGTGGGTCATGTTCCTCTCCCTAAAGAGCCACCTAAACCAAGTGAGTTTACTGAGAAGAAACCAAATGAACCTAAGTACAACGAGAAGGATAAAACTCCTATTGTACCTCCAGTAGAGAATCCATTGAAACCTCTACCTACAGAGACACCAGATGTACCTCATGTTCCTCTCCCTCCAGCTCCTCCGAAACCAGTGGAGAAACCAGTACCAACTCCGATTTCACCTAGAACTATTCATGTTCGCTATGCTTTGTTGAAAACAACACCAGAAGTTGAGAAGTATGTTAAGAACAATCTTGGAGCAAACATCAACAAATCCAATGTACCTAAGATGTCTGAGGTTGTTTGGGAGTTAGAAACTAAACCACTTCCAAGAAACCGCGAAGTTACTGAGGTTTACGAAATTCATGATAATTTACCACAAGGGTATCAGTTAAACCTTGCTAAAACTCAAGCTCAAAATAGTGACTACACTATTACTTATGATGAGTCAGCACACCGTTTAACAGGGGTACTGAAAAAGAGTGGTATCGATAAGATAAATGCAAATCTGTCAACTGCTTACAACGTACCAGTTTTGAAGGTTTACGGAGAGGTTACAAATGATAACGCTGTTTATAAGAATAACTTCCATTTGAACTTGAATAACAAATACGAAGTTTATTCTAATATTGTAGAAGTTACAACACCTGGTGGAACAAAACCAGTGAAAGTAAACTACAATAAAGATGGTGTGAAAATTGATGGTAAACAAGTTCTTGCAGGTTCAGTGAATTACTACCATGTAACAATGGACTACAGTAAGTACAAAGGTATTAAGGGTGGTTCTGATGCTATTCAAAAAGGTTTTGGTGTTGTAGAAGATTACCCAGAAGAAGCGCTTGATATTGAGCGTGGAGAAATTCGCGCATTCGATTCTAACGGTGCAGAAGTTAAGGGTATCACTGAGTACCACTTTAACTCTATTGAAGAAGTAAAAGACCCTAAAATCAAAGCCATTCTTGAAACTAGTGGTATCAAACCTAAAGGTGCTTTCCAAGTCTTCATGGCTGATAACCCTCAAGAGTTCTTTGATAAATACGTTTCTAAAGGTAATTCTGTAACGATTGTTGACTCAATGAGGGTGAAACAGTCACTTGACCGTAAAGGTGCATCATATCAAAATACTGCTTACCAAGTAGACTTTGGTAATGGCTACCAAGCTGACATTGTAGAAAATCGTGTACCTAAAACAGATCCACATAAGAAAAACTTGAATGCCAAAGGTGTTGACATCAACGGTAAACAAGTTCTTGCAGGCTCTACGAACTACTACACATTAACTGCTGATTATTCTGATTATAAAGGAATTGAAGCTGAAAAAGACCGTGTAGCGAAAGGTTTCTACTTTGTGGATGATTATCCAGAAGAAGCAGTAGATATTGACACTAACGGTATTAAGGTAGTTGACTCTAAAGGTCAAGCAGTAAAAGGTTATACTTCTAAGGTTTATAAATCGGTAGCAGATGCACCTAAAGAGGTGCAAGATGCTCTCAAACTTCAAGGGTATCAACCAAAAGGTGCTATTCAAGTTATTGAATTTGAAAATCGTACTGAGTTTTACAATAAGTATGTTCGTGCAGGTGAAGTGCTTACACTTACTGTACCAATGACAGTTAAAGCTCACTTGAACCAAACAGGTGCTAAGTATGAAAATACTGCTTACCAACTTGACTTTGGTTCTGCTAAAGTGACTGAGACAGTTGTAAACAGTGTGCCAGCTCCTAAACCTAATAAGGCAAACTTTAACGCTGCTCATGTTAACATCAATGGTAAACAAGTTCTTGCAGGGTCTACTAACTATTATGAGTTGACTGTTCGTTATGACCAATACAAAAGTATTGAAGCAGATGAAGACAAAATTCAAAATGGTTTCTTTATTGCAGATGATTTCCCAGAAGATGTGGTATCTATCAATGAAAAAGATGTGAAAGTTCTTGATTCTAAAGGTAATGAAGTAGAAGGTTTGAAACAAACTATCTACAACTCTTTAGCAGATGCTCCTGAAAAGGTTCAAAAAGCCTTTGCTAAGAGAAATATTCAACCTAAAGGTGCTATTCAAGTCTTTGAAGCGGTTGATCCAGTTGCTTATTACAATAAGTATGTGAAAACAGGGGAAACGTTGACTGTTAAAAACCCTATGACGGTTTCTGCTAAGTTAAATCAAACGGGAGCTAAGTACCAAAATACGGCTTATCAACTTGATTTTGGTTTGGTTGCTGAAACTGAAACTGTTTCAAATAGTGTACCTAAAACAAACCCACACAAGAAGAACTTGAATAAAGCCGGTGTAAGTATTAATGGTAAACCAGTAGTAGCTGGAACAGTCAACTATTACACATTAACTGCTGATTATAGTGCTTATAAAGGAATCGAAGCGGACGCTAACAGAATTGCGAACGGTTTCCACATTGTTGATGATTTCCCAGAAGAAGCAGTTTCAGTCAATGAGAATGAGATTGTTGTAAAAGATTCTAAAGGCAACCTTGTAACTGGTTTGAAGTCAACTGTTTACAAGACACTTGCAGACGCTCCGAAAGGAGTTCAAGAGTCACTTAAATCTGCAGGTTATACACCTAAAGGTGCTATTCAAGTCTTAACTGCTGAAAACCCAACTGAGTTCTACGACAAGTATGTGAAGACAGGTGAGGTTCTTACAATTACTAATCCTATGACAGTTCGTAAAGAAATGTTAGGTAAAGTAGCTGAGTATAAGAATACTGCTTACCAACTTGATTTTGGTCTTGCAATGGTAACAGAAACAGTAGTGAACAAAGTAGTGAAACCAAATCCTAAGAAAGCAAATTTCGACAAGGTTGGAGTAAACATTGATGGTAAGCAAGTATTTGCAGGATCAACTAACTACTATCATGTAACTGCTGATTACTCACAATACAAGGGTATCCAAGCTGACAAATCTCGTATTGCACAAGGTTTCTTTATTGCTGATGATTATCCAGAAGATGTGTTAGATGTACTTTCTGATGGTATTAAACTTTCTGACTCTAAAGGTCAAGAAGTGAAAGGTTTGAAATACACTATTTATGAAAGTATTGAAAAAGCACCAGAAGTAGTTCGTAATGCTTTAATTGAGCGTGGATTTAAACCTAAAGGTGCCTTCCAAGTTTGGGAAGCTGAAAATCCTGAAGAGTTCTACGCTAAGTATGTTCAAACAGGTGACACAATTACCATTATTAATCCAATGAAAATCAAAGAACAGTTCGGTAAAACTGGTGGTAAGTATGAAAATACTGCTTATCAAATTGACTTTGGAGTTGCAGAGGTGACTACAACAGTAGTAAACAACATTCCTAAGTTTGAAACTAAGAAAGATGTTGTGATTTCTATTGGAGATAAAGAGTCTAAAGATGGTCAAAAGATTACTTTAGGTCAAATCTTCTACTATTCATTTACAGGAACACTTATTCCAAGTAACCGTGCGGATGACTTGTTCGAGTACAAGTTTGTAGATGACTACCAAGAAACTCATGACCGTTTTGATGGTAAGTATAAAGTAATTGCAAAACGTGATTTTGTAACTGCTGATGGTAAACACTTCAAAGCAGGCGATGACTTAACTACTTACGCTTGGTTGAAAGAAGATAAAGCTAAAGGCCAGCTTGAAATTGGTCTAAAAGAAGAGTTCTTGCGTTCAATCACGAAAGACTCTGAGTTCCAAGCTGATGTCTTTGTTGAAATGACTCGTATTCAAGCCGGTGAGGTTGAGAACAAGGTGTCACACATTGTTAACGGTATCGAAGTTTCTTCAAATACTGTTAAGACACGCACTGATGTTCCACCAACACCAACTAAACCAACACCAAAAACTCCACAACTTCCAAATACAGGTGGTGGAGACACGGCTGCACTTTCAGTAGGTGGGTATGGTTTACTTGCTTTACTTGGTTTGTCTTTCCTTGGAAGAAAGCGCAAAGAAGATAGATAAATGAAGAGAAAGGGAAAACTCCCTTTCTTTTTTTTTTATTTATACTTGCAAAAATTTAATTATTCTGTTATTATAATTGAGGGTTTTATAGGTTCTTTATAATTTCATAGTTTTTACTTGACTTTTTAATTTAATTTTGGTATAATAGATTTATCAAAATAAGAAGTTTAAGTTTCGTTGTGAAATTTAATGAAATAAAACACTTGACTTATTGTAATTATTTTGGTATAATATACTTATCAAAATAAAAGAAAGAGGTATTTACCTATGAAAAAATCTATTATCGCTACTGCTGCTTTAGCCGCTGCAAGTATTTCAACCACTGTTGCACATGCCGACACAATCTTTGATCCTACTGTTGACAATGCAGGTGGTTTGCGTACAGAACAAAATCAACCGAAAGTTCCTACAACAGATGCCAAAAACGAACCAGCTTTGGTAGAGAAAGAAGCGCCAAAACCAGTAGAAGTGAAAGCTCCTACTAAGGAAGAAGTCGCTGAACTTGGTGCTACTGCTAAACAAACCCAAGAAGATGCAGATAAAGCAAAAGAAACTGTAGCGCAAAAAGATGATGCTGTTAAAGGTGCTGAGTCTACTGTAAAAGAAAAACAAGAAAAAGTAGAAAAAGCTGAAAAAGAGTTGCCTACAACAGAGCAAGTTAAACAAGCAGAACAAAGTGTGGAAACTGCAAAAGGTGAAGTTACTCAAGCAGAAAAAGCGGTATCCACTGCTAAAAATGCAACTATTGTTTCTGCTGACGAAGTAGCTGCGCAAGAAAAAGCAGTTGCTACTAAACAAGCTGAAGTAGATGAAGCGAAAGGTGCTTTGGAAAAGGCAGAAAAAGAAGCTGCTGAAAAAGAAGCTATCTTGAACGATACTAAGCTCCCAGAAGCCCGTAAAGCTCAAACTGATGCTCGTTTTGAAGAACAAGATGCTAAAAGTTCAGTAGAGTCAAACGAAAAACGTGTTGAAGAAGCTAAACCTAAAGAACAAGAGTACCAAAATTCTGTAAAAGATGCTGAATCTAAGATTGCTACTTCAACTAAAGAAATTGAAGACTTGAATAAAACGAAAGCTGATGCTCAGATTGCTTATGCGAAGGCGAATGATGAGTATGATAAAGCAGGGGATTACAACAGTAAAATCCGTGCTACACATCTTCCAGAAATTACTCTTGACCCTAGCTTTGTACAAGCAGTAAAAGATACGATTGCTTACAACCTTGCTGACAACAGTGCTTTGTCTACTGAGGAACGTAACAAACGTACAACTGAGTTGTATAATCGAGTTGTTCGTACACAAGTTGCAAATGCTAACAACAAGTATGTTCAAACGAAAAACGAGTTGGAAGACACTACTCGCTATGACATCAACAATCTTCCTAAAGAAATTCGTGATGAATTGAACTACTTTGTAGCTGACTTGCTAAATCAAGCTCGTAAACAACTTGGACTACCAGATGCAGTTCTATCTAAAACTTCATTGGAATTTGCTCAAAAGATTGCAGACGAGTATGTGAAAGTAAACTATTCAAATAGTATGCGACAAGAATACCGTAAAAAAGGTGGTTCAGGACACTATGCTAAGGGTATCAACAAGGTTGCCAAAGAGTATAACATGCCTACTACTGATTCAGAAGTTGAAGCACGTGGTGGACAATACTATGAAAACTCTGTGACTACCTTTGCTTCACATGATTTTGATGATGAAGATGGTGTTTACCGTAAGACTTTGGGCGAGATGAAAGAAACCTTGTACAATCATTTTGTACAGTTGATTTCAACTAAGAATGACTATGCGCATACTCAAGGGATTTTGCAATTTGACTATCCAAATGAGACTGCTTACTTTGGTGGGGTTGCTCAGAGCAAAACGGACGATTTCTACACTACGCACTTTCTAACTTCTGTCCGTAGCTCACTTACAAATGGCTCAACTTGGGATACAACTCCTATTGAGAATCCTTTGAAGAAAGAAGTTTTTGAACGTCGTGTAGCTGATGCAGTTCAACGTTTGAAAGATACTGCAAAAGCAGTAGGCGCTGTCCGTGAGCAAATTGAAGCAGCAGACAAAGGCTTGGAAAAAGCTAACTCAACTTTGCGTAGTGCAACTGTTAAGTTGAACGCATTGAAAAAAGAAGGTAGTCCTCTTGCTAAAGCACAAACTTACTTAGAGCGTGCTAAAACTCGTCATGACAAAGCAGTTGTTGATTTAGCTAATGCAAATGCCTTGGTAAACAACTTGCTAGTGTCACATGCTCAAAAAGAAATTGAAGCAAGAAGCGCTCGTGGTCGTGCAAATATCGCTAAGTTCAGCCTTGGGCAAGCAAATAAGGCTTTGGAAATTGAGCAAGCTAAGTTGGGATTAATGAAAGTTTCAGCAGAAGCTAAATCTAAAGCGGTATCTGAAGCTGAACAAGCACTCAAAGATGCTCAAGCTAAAGTTAAACAAGCCGAAAAAGAGCTTGCAGACCTTAAAAATGCGAAAACTCGTTTGGCGGATCTAAAAGTTGAACTTGAACAAGCAGAGAAAGCTCTCCTAGTTGCACAAAAAGCACAACGTGAAGCCAAAGCAGACTTTGAAGTTAAAAGTGCTAAAGCACTTGAAGCGAAGAATGTTTACGAAACTGCCAAAGCGAAGTTTGAAGAAGCAGAAACAAAACGCTTAGTAGAGCTTGCAGATGCTAAACGTAAAGAACTTGAAAAAGCTGGTTACAAGCCAGTACCAGTTGTAGACAACAACGGGCATGTGGTTGATTACAAAGTTCCTCAAGCTACTGTAACTGTTGCAAATAGTTCAAACTCAGCTTCAACTACAACAACTGCAACTTCAACATCAGGTTTCGTTGTTCAATCAGATGTTGCTCCTACTGTGTATTCTGCTACACCAGCTACAGAACAAGGTGAAACTCTTGTACAAACCTCAACTGTTGAACAACGTCAACTTCCAAACACAGGTGAGACTTCTAGCGCCCTAGCTACTCTCGGTATCTTTGGTTTGCTTGTTGGTTTTGTAGGCTTCAAATCTCGCAAAGAGAACTAAATTGGTCTTTCAAATTTAAGTGAGAGGTTACGTTCCTCTCACTTTTCAATTTTGAGGTCTCAGTTTCGCTCCTATTCGATTTTAATTCTAAATTTGATACTTTATCTCTTCGACAATTAAAATTCGTCAGAGAGCAAATAAGAGCCATTTAGAAAGTAGGTTAATTTGGCTAAGAAATTTAATGCAAAATTTTATGATGTAAAACCTTGGTTACAATTCTTCTTCGGTATCGCCATTTTAGGTATTTCCTTTTGGGGAGCTAAAACAGTGCTACAAGAGAACGCAGTAAGAGAGTACAAGTCAACAACTGAACAATTTACACCCTCTACAGTAGAAGAAGTCATTTCAAAAGCAGACAAGGGAGAAACATTTTATGTTTTTGTAGGGGTTTCAACTTGCCCAGACTGTCAGAAGTTTGCTAGGCGCTTAGATGTAAACCTAAAAGATAAAGGTATTGACCCTAAGTCGATTTATTACATTGGCTTTGACTCTGTAGAGGACTTTAGGGGTTTTTCTGAAGAGAGTTTTGAGCGATTAACTCGAGGTACGGAAGGAGTTCCTATTTTCCGTAAGGTTATCAAAGGTCAACTTCAATCCCCTTTTGATGATTTGAACAATTTAGGTGCTTATTTAGTTAATCCATAAACACACAGTGTTCGGTATCCACTTCGGATGCCTTTTCTTTTTGTCATTTTCCACGGTTGATAGGGTATGCTCCCAAAATCGAGGTATGCACTTTGATAAGTTATGAAAATTAAATTAAGTTTAAGTGAGGTTAAACTATGGCTAACAACAAACTATCAGCAACAGGTCAAATGGCACTTGCTTTACCTGCAATGCACGGTCAGAATAATTTAGAACTTGGTATCACATGGTCTCCAATTCCTCGTAATTTCTTGGAGTCTGACGTGTTGGTTCAAGGAACAGATGAGACGCTTAAGAGTGTTTTGGATAATGAAGATTACTTCCAATATCACTTTGTAAATGACAAGTTGGCTCTTGCTTCGATTGATTTTACACGTGCTATTCAAGCCTATGAGTTCTTGACAGAAGACAAATCTATGAGAGAGAAAGCGATTGCTCAAAGAAAGAAAACGGCTGAGTCTTTTCGTAAGTTCTTAGAGAAATTGGCTAAACAACCTTTGGGAACAAAAGTTGAGGTAGGTATTTACTGTACAAACTCTCTCCCACAAGCTACTAAATTGAGTGGTGAGAAAATTCCAGCTTTTGCAGTAGATTTTCAAGCTCTTGCGAACTTGTCTGTAAATATTCTAGGAATGAGCGATTACAACTTGGTTGTTGAATTAGGTGGTCGTAGACTTCCTTTGGCAGCAGAACTTCTCGGTATCCCAAATAAGCAACATTTTGTCGGAGCTGAGATGACAAGAGACAACAACGCTTTGGTGGTGGTGATGTCTTTAGAACCCAAAAGTTAAGTTGAGAGGTCTGTAGTATGTTTGAGGAAGAAGACTTGGAACAGTTCTCATATACACCTAACGTAAGTGCTGAATTCGAGGAAGTAGGGGTATATTCAGTTACCCCTCACTTCTCTCAGTCTCCTTTTATGGATAAGGTATTTGAGAGAGAGTTCAAACAAACAATGGCTTATATTAAGTCTATGAGTCCAACGGTCTTTGGACTGCACCACTTGGAGCTAACTCAAAGTCCGATAGGTTCTGAATTGCTTTCCTTTGTAAAAATTAAAGGACTTAGCTCTGAGAATTTATTTAAAGAGTTAGAAGAATGTGAGTTTGTTTTTATTTCAACTAAGAAAGAGTTTAGTGAGAAAGGTCATTTGGCTTATTCTAAGTTGAATTTACAGTCGGTAAAAGCTCCTAAAGGGTATCGCTTGATCGCTTGCGCAAGCGCCATTCTTATTCCCAATGGTTATAAAAGCCCAGACCCTCAGATTGAATATGTAGGTCAAGACGAGATTATGGAAGGTGCAGTTCTGCAGTATTTTTGGATTGCGGAGGAATTTCTATACCGAATTGAAACTGAGGTTGTAACGGTATCTCTCAAACGGGTATCTGACCATTTAGGTGGTCGCTCTGTGGTTCTAACTAATGGAATTACTGTGTATTTAGTCGTTCAAGACCGTTCTCGGATGAGAAATACAGAGACAAAGAACATTTACTTTGTAGGAAATACGGTTGAAGAGTGCAAAGAGCAAATTGTGTCTATGTATAACCGTTTGGTTGAGCTAGGTTTAGCATTTCCTAGTGATGAGTTCACTATTCAAAAAGAGATTGGTGGTATTTTAACTACTGTCAACTTGGCTTACAAGGAATTAGAACCTACAATGGACTTAGACCCAGTAGCATTTGAGGTTTCATTAGCAGAAGAAGGATAAAAGAATGAGTAAAGAATTAGTAGGTCTGATTGAGTTTCCAAAAGGAAATTCTCAGTCAGATGATTTAGTAGGTTATGGTTTAGTGTATTTGGAAGAAGACATTTTGCGTTTTCGTCTAAAACGCTTGTCTTCTAGTTTGGTTTTGTCTACAGTCTCGGATGAAGGTGTAGTTGAATTGTTTGAAAACAGTCCTTTACATTTCGTAGTAGATTATGAACGTTTTACACGTTACATTCAAACAAATTCCCCAGATGTTTTAGAGGACAAGTTCTTCAGAGCTTTATACACCGTTCTAAAACAAGCTTACCAGTTAGGGTATCCGCTTGATTTTTCTCGCTTGGCTCTAGTCTTAGAAGAAAAAGTTCAGTTTGACCAATGGAAGGTTATTCTACGTTCCTTGTCTAAAGGAGATGGGACGTTCGAGAAATGGGGTGTAGCTTATGGTTAGTCGAAAACCAGTTAGAGAGATTGAAAGTCACTTAACAGATGGTGGAGCTAAACTATTAACTGAGTTTGAGAGCTTAGCTGATGTTGGAGTTGAGAGTCCGAGACAGGTGGTTTGTATTCACTTTAAAGAAAAAGACCGCTACGGATTTTATATGCAGAGTGGTAAGAAACTAAAGTCCTTTAGTGTACCAACTGCCTTTATTGATAAAAGTAGAGTCTTGTCGGAACAAGTTTTGAACCATATTAAAGAGAGTGGTCTTTACTTTGAAGAGGGTGAAAACAGTTCGATTAAGGTTCCAGTTTTAGCTCGTACAACAAGTACAGTATTAAAGAACTTCCAAGGTTCACAATACCCAGTGGTATCCTCTTATGTTCGCTATTTTTCTGAGACTTTTAGTGAAGAGAAGAGAAAACTTTTGTCTCGTTGGTTCTTACAAGAGAGTTTTTATGAAGAAGGACTTCAAAGAATTGAATTAGAGTTAAATACTGACACCGATTACTTTAGAGAAAAAGCAGCAAAACTAGCAACTCTAATGGGTGGTGGAACGTGGTTCTTCAAGGAGCTAAACTACTTTGAAATAGGCGCTAAATGTACATTAGGTCACGACATTAAATGGGAATTCGTTGCCGAAGAAGAGGCCACAGGAGAAGTTTTGAAGTTTGGAGTAGACTGTGTGCAAGACTTCTTCAATATTGAAGGTCAAGTACAAAATCAGTTGGTACGCTTCCGTACTCGCTATTTCAATGAAATGTTGACTTATGCTTACTCTTATAGTCAACAGTTAGGGTATCAGAAGAATTTCGGCTTTGCCTTACCTAGCTTTTGGCAAAGTTTGGTAGATGGTGGTTTTGCGAAACCAACTTCTAAGATTGAGTATTTGTTGAAGTTTGTTCGAGAGTTTAATAGTTTAAACATGCCTTTACCTGTCTCTCTTCGTTTGCAGTTCTTAAAAGAATTGGAGCAACAAAGAGCGCACAACTTACGTTACCGATTTATGGAGAACACCTTCGGAGCGGTATCTTTGTACAATATGTACTCTCTTTTAGGGGATTTAGTGCCTTACATTAGTGAACAAGATAAAGATAAAGGTGCCTGGTCATCTATTAAAGGTTCTATGGTTAGTGAACATGGTCTTTTACTTCAAGAGAAAGACCTTATCTTAAAATTTATGGAGTCTGCTTTCTTTGAAAGGGTAGCTACTCTACAAGCCACTTTAGACGGATATGGTGAAATGGTTCACTCTGCTTTAGTGAATACAACAAGTGAGTTAGATTTCCAATTAGCTTATAACAAGTTATCTTGGTTTGCAGAAAAACAAAATCCTCGGACAAACGATGTAAAATTTATCGGTGGTGTAGTATTTAGTAAGTATAGTAAACCTTATCACTTTGGTAATGGTTCAGCTCTCACTATGTCAGGAGAGAAGTTAGAGACAGATTACTCAAATATCGAGAGATTTTACTTTGGTATCCTTGACCCACGTGTGTCTCTGAGTGACTTAATGAATGTGTTTAATACATTCACTACTAAGTTTGAAGAACAACTTGCCAATAAATAAATCATTTCTTTATCGTCTAAATCTTGCATTTTCCCTCTAAATATGGTAAAATTGAGAAAAATGCAATTTAGAGTTTAGATTAGAGAAGGAAGTGGAAGATGTTAGTTCGTAGCAAACCTTTTAATGCTGGGGTTGAGTTCATTGTAGGTTCTAAGGTTTATACCTTAGCACATAAGAGTCACAGTTTAATCAAGAAAATGGACTTAGAAGACTTAGATAGCAATACTCTTCTACGATATAGACCTGTTCAAGTGTTCTCTATTTTATATCTCAAAGGGGTATCCACTTCGGTTGCGGTAACTGTTTATAATGAAAAAGAGGGTTGTAAATGTGCAAACCCTCTGTCTGCTAAAACATACCAAGTATTGAGAGAGCAGTGGTTAAGAAGCAGTAAACTTCAAGGATTTTCTCGTATGGAAACTCCTACACCAGATGGTGTGATTGTGCAAGAAATAATGGTGGTAAGTCTATGAACAGTGTATTGAAAACAAAGATTACACCAAAAGACTTGTACAATCGTTACTTGCAGATGCGTAGCGCAGTTGAAGTCCTAAAGGTTATGTTGTACGACTACGGAATAACTTACTCTCCTACTATTGTGCGTAAATTTGAGTTGTCTCAATATGTTGTAGCTCAGTTAAAAGACTTAGGTTTTACTAACTATACAGATAAGCGCAGTGCGGTATCTTTGGTGTTAAATCTCAATTATTTGGAGTATGTTCAGAAGGTTGTAAAAACTAATCATCCTTTTCAAGTTGGTTTAACCTTGGTTGTCTCTTACTTACAGTACAAGCAAGAAGTGGACTATTTAGAAAATTTATATTCCTTTAATGACTTGAGAAATAGGGGGTTTTTAAAAGATAAAGCTCAAACTCGTCAAGTCAAAGTTTCTGAAGGTAAACAAAAAGGAGAAGTACCTTTATGGTTGCCTAAAACCTTGAATGATGAGATTTCGGTTCATGACGGATACACTGAGGTTGAAGAGTCTTTACATAATGTGTATTATCGATTTCTAACAAAGGTCGCTAAAGAGCAAGGGGTATCCCTACCTATAGGTTGGACTTTTCTAAGTGGAGTAACTAGAAAACAAGAGTCTTCTTTAGTGCCTTTGATTTTAAAAGGTTCAATCGAGGTTCAAAATGAGAAAATAAGTAAGGTCTTAGATTCTCTGCGAACAGACAAAGGAGACTTTCCCTATTCCTTGGTTTATGAGGATTTATTAAAAGGACAAACTAAGGTGTTAGAGAAGTACAAAAAAGAAGACCCAGACTTGATGGTTAGGAGTATTACACCTTTTAAAATCTCATTTTCACGAGGTGGTTTAAAGAGTTACCCATTGTATTACAACTATATTTGTTGGGATTACGACAATGATAAACCACTACCTAACACAAATTGTTTCAAAGGTTTGGGTGGAGAGTTTACAAGGGTATCCTTTGCGGGCGCAACTCCATATTATCTAAGAAATGAAGAAGGTAAACAAGAGATTTTCTACAAAATGGTTAGCAAGTCTCAACTTCATAGTAAGAACGTTCACTTAGAAGAGTATTTAAAAGAGTTTTCTCAGATGTTTGGTAGGTACTTTGGTGGAGAGGGGTTGTTAATACCTTTAGCTCCAACTCGTACAGAATTGATTAAGCGTAGTTTAGATAGATTAGAACAGAAAGGAGTCTCGCTCGTTGACTCGGATAGTTAGTTGTGGAAGAGGTCTGCAGTTAGCAGCTTCGTCCTTTAGGCAGTTGGACTCAGAGGATATTGAATTGGTTCACTATCTAGGTTCTGACTTTAAGCTCTTACCGGTTTATTTCAGCGTAGGTGGTTCTTACCCACTAGAAGTTGAGGGTATCCTACCTAGTCAATCAAAAATCGGAGCAAGACTTGGAGAAGTTTCCTACTGTGTAAAAAGTGTGATCTCCTCTAAATTTGGAGGACTTGATATTCAAAGCAGTATTTCCATAGTTGTACCAAGTACAGAAAAGGGTCGCTTTAGCTTAGATACTTTGCATGAAGGGTTTGGGGGTTTGTCTCTACCTTTCTTGGAGTTGAAAATATCTGAGGACTTACGTTCCATCTTTTCTGAGGTTGGGGAGTTAGAGAACTTTTGGAGTACGTTGAATAGTATACAGAAAGAAAACAGGTGGTAGAAAATGCAAAACAAAATGGTTGTTTTGGCTTTGTTAGATATTGCAAACCCTACGGACACAAGTTATTCTTATAGTCCAAGTGGTTACGCATTAGCTCTTGCGGTATCCAACATTTCTCGACAATTTAAGAAAAAGTCAGTGCAAGCTGAGGTTGAGAAGCAGTTGAAGTCTGATGAGGAGTTGACTTTTACAATTATACAAGGTTCTTCATTTCCTCTGGCGGTTAGTGATAATCTTTGGGAATGTTTAAGTACCCTACGAGTTGCACAAGATGATGATTTATCTGATTATGATTTGGAGTTAAATACTTCTGAAGGTGGAATTATTTTCAGAGTTGAAGGTGTCTTCACAGACAAGCGAGGACTTCTCAAAGGGGTATCCAATTTCAAATCGGTCGCAGACCGCTTGATTGATAAAGACTCTATTGATTTAACAGAAGACCAAACAGAGTTTATTGAAGAGGTTAAGTCTAATATTAAATCTTTGGAAGAGCTAGAATTAGCTCTCAATGAGGGTTCAAACGGTGGTTCTCTTGCTCGCATTTCTGATGAAATGGAAGATTTGTTGAGTTCTCGTAAAGATAGCTCTGAGTTTCGTCAGTCTTGGGAGTCGTTGCGCAAGCAACTATTAGAAGGGAACTCTAAAAACTTTATCGGTAATGTACCTTCTCATTTGTTGGTGGAGGTTGAAAGTCCACTTGAAGTTTATGAGGATTTTGATAGTAGTGTAGATGTAGAAGATGCACGTGCTATTATTGATGCTCAACTAAAGGGGTATTTACCTTATCAGTACGGTGTGGGTGGTTCTATGTACTTGCACTTGAATGGTTCTGTATTAAGAGAAAATGCTTACAAACAGTTTGCAAGTAAAGGTGTTCAGTATGATATCGGTAACGTTCAAGTTGAGTGGGGTTTAACACACTATTTGACGTATGGTGAAGCAGTTTTTCTGTACATCTTAGCTAAAGGTGGGGTTATAAACTTACCTACGACTGAAATTGATAGTGTATTTAAATCTGTACTTAAGGTTGGTTTAGAGGTTCAACTAAATTTCTTAAATATTTGGTTTTACGGACCGGTGGGGAATAGCTCTGAGTTTTCAGACCTTTACGCTAAAACAAAACAAATTTCAGCAGATGCTTATGTAAGTTTTTATGAGAGTTATTTACCATTTGAGCTTTACTTTGGTTTCTTGTATGTCTTGTACAGTGACAACTTGTTCAACTGTATTCAAGAAGGTTTACCAGATTTTACAAGTGAGATTCCAAGAATTGAGTTTGCTAAGTTGATGCAGAAGATTACAGATTAGAATAGGTGGTTTAGACGATTGGTATTTAAAATTGAACAAGAGCAGTTGTTATGGAAGGTGGGAGAGTTCCTAGCAGAGCAAGGGAAACCGTTAGGGTTTTTAAACTCTGAGGGTTTCAATCCTAGCTTCTCGGTATCTGGAACGCAATTAGAACTCTTAATTGCGAAAATGCGAGCGCAAGCTCTCCATGACTTGCCTTTTGAGATTGGCTCTTCTAAAAAGTTTGAGGACTTGCGTTTTGCTTTGTGGTTGCTCGCTAACACTTATTGTTATGTAGTGACTTCGCCACATAAATCGAAAGAGTTGCAAGGATTTAATTTAGGAAAACAAGATGTTCGCTTTGGTTCTTTGGCTTTGCCTTTATTGGAGAGTGCAGTTGAAGTAACTGACCGACAAAAGACTAGTTTGAGTAAGATTTACAAGGATTTCGGAGACACTTTAAACCAAGGGTTACTTGCTTTCCCTACAATTAGTATGTCTAAAGGTAAACTATCCTTTCCTAGAAAAAAGGTTTCTTTCGTAGAAGGGGAGTACATGGTTCTCCCGGTATCCGTAGTAAACGGTTACGTTTCTAAGCTCAAAGAGAAGTCCAAACAAGGTATTGTAACGATTGATGCACATCGTGTAGGTGGGTCTTTACGAGAGTTTAATATTACTGCGGACACTTCGATAGCAGTTCAACTTTATACAGGTTCATTGCTCTTAGAAGATTTTGAGACTGTAGGGTATTCTTTGTCTGCTGCTTCGGTTTACCAAGAGAGCAAAGTGAAGATTATGAAAGGTCTCACACGGTTGCTTTTAACTTTCTATGATTTAGGAATTGCTGAAGGGGAATACCCACAAAGACAACTTTCCTTGAGTCGTATCAGAGAAGTTCGCTACTTAGCTAAAGAAGAGCAAGACAAGAAGATTAGACAGTTGAAACGCTACGCCCTCATGTCTGAGGACGCTATGGTTCGTCAGATTAACCATTTAGCGAAAGATTGGTCATTTGAGCGACAAACTGAGTTCTTAGTAGAGAGTTTGGCTCGATTGAAACGGGTGTCTGACGTAGATACAAGTGTAAGCAAGTTTGAAATTAAGTCTTTAATTGAGTTTCAAATGCGTTTTAGTGAGTGTATTGAGTATTACTCTACTGCCTATTTGAGAGTTGTGTATGACATGATTCAAGAAGAACCAGAGCGCTACAACTTTATCACTGGTCGAAACACAGATATGGCAAGTGTAAGTGGTTCGGTATCTTCAGATTTCGTAACTATTCCAGATACACTTGAATTTTAAGGTTGAGGTAAGATTTTCATGGACAAAATAAAAGAATTATGGGATAAGAAAGGGTTGAGATACACCATTCTAGGTGTTCTTGCTCTTGTATTATTACTATTTGGGGTTCGAGCTTGTAACCAAGCTAAGAAATCGAACACAGAGACGAAAGCAAGTGAAGAGCAAGTAGACAAACCGAAGAATAAAAACGCAGGACTAACTCCATTTGAAGAAGAGCAAAAGCGTTTAATTCGTAAGTACGGTGAAGCAGGAGAAGGGTATTATTGGTCTGATGAAGGTACTCGTATGGCTTTAGGAGACCAAAACTTGTCTGAAACTGAGGTTTTAAGAACTTTCTTACGTTCTCTATCTACTTTGGACTTTGCAACTGCTCAGAAATATGCTTATAAAGACCAAGTATTGAAAACCTTAAATGGTTACTTCAAGTCAGATGCAGAGTTCACTTACTCCGAGTCCTTTAAAAAGGGGATGTACCAACAATTTCTACTTAGTTTAGAGATTGAGGGTATCGAGAATCAGGCGACTTTTGCGGATGATAAGAGTAGTGTAACGGTTAAATTGAAAGCCTTGGACTTGTCTAATAAAGATTTTTGGAAAGAGGATCGCGAAGGTCTTTTAAAAGGTATTTATTCGTATCGTAAAACTGAGGCAGATTCTACGAAGGCTAGAAACTTCTTGTATGAGTATGTAAGTAACTACTGGAAATCTGAATTAGCTCAAAAGAAAACCATTACAGTAAACATTACCTTGATGAAAACAGGCGCGGGTGGTTGGCTTGTTTCAAACGATATGGACTTAGACAACTACGCTAAGTACAGTGAGGGTGAAACGGTTATTAACAACATTCTGAAAGAATATGATGAAGAAATTTCTCGTAGACCGAAAGGTTTTGAAGATTCTACATTTGACCCAAACACTCTCTTGAATAAGGATAAGAAGTCTCAGGTAAAACATGAGACGGAAGATAGCAGTAAGAAAGCAGGTTCTTAATGAGTGTAGAGAAAGTTTCAGACTATTTAGAGCGTAAAGCTAAAGCAACCTTTCGTAAAGGTTATGAAGAGGTTCTACCTCTAATTAAAGATGGTGACTCTGAGTCTCAACTTCGCACGGTTGGTTCGGTTTCTCGAACTGAAAACCTCATCGGTATCGGTACCAACAACCGAGCTGAAGGGTTTCATTTTGAAGAAAAGCATTTGAGTACAACTGAGAGGTATGAACAACAAGCTCAACTTGCTTTCAACGAAGAGTATATGAGAAGAGCTGACGAAATTGATAAACTAAGAATTTCCGAAGCAGTTTCTCAGTTTGCAATAGGCTTGCAAGAAGGTTCTACTAATGATTTTGCTACTATGGTTCAAGAGCGAAAACAGGAGACACAGGGTATCTCTGAGGTACCTCTGTCTGGTTTCAACATTCCTCAATATGAGGATGAGGGAACTGTTGATGATTTGGAAGAAGATGTTAGTTCTGACTCTACTCTCGAAGATCCATTTTCAGTAGAACTAGTGAAAGATGAAGTACAAGAGTTTTCATTTTCAGATAGTTTCAAGTTTTGATTAGTTTAGGTGGTTAGAAGTTAAATGTTTTATGAGAAAAATGACTTCAAAATTATGTTAGGTTCAAACGCTTTAGAAGGTTGTACTGACCTAAGAAGTGCTTGTAGATGTGGTTTTGACTTATATTTCAAAGGGTTAAATGAGTTACAAAGTGTTGAAACTTACTCTTTGAAGCAACTTCGATTTGTAAAATCAAGACAAAGCGATAACCAATTTGGTATCTCCTTTAAAGGCGCATTTCCTTTCTCTTTCTCAGTAGATATTGAGAAAGGTACGTTGACGGTTTCTCCTTTCCTTTTGTCTGATGATGTGTTAGCAAACGTTAAAGCGGATGTCTATGTTCCTTTAGTTCAACTTTTTTTAAACGCATTTGCAGAGAAGGTTTGGGCTTACCACAATTTGGATTTGCTCAATGTCATGTTGGAGAAGTACAAACCAGTAGGTAGTCCTTATACGGTAAGGTTTGTACTTAATAGCAAAGCTAAAGATAGGTTCTTGTCTCGCTTTAGTGAAGATTTGATTGAGTGGTGCGTTTTAGACGATTACCCTCAAACGCTCCAGAATGCCATCCCTCGCGATTTAGATTCTCTAAAGGAATTTATACGCAAAAACTTTTACAATGGATTTGACGCTCTCTCAGAAGCTCTCAGAGGACAATCTACACTTTGGTCTGACTATTTAGCAGGTAGACCTCCAACTGGTGTTACTTACAATCCAATGCGCTTGGTTGGTGCGTTAGCTTTAGAGTTAGAGGAAACAGTTGAAAAACGTTGTCGTTTCTTATATTTGGAAAGTGAGAATGGGGAGATTACACTTTACCAACGTGAAGGTGAGGTTTATGTTGAGGTTCTTCGATTTGATAAGGAAACAGGAGAACTCGGTATCATCGATAAAACCTATGCTTTAGGTTTCGACTCTACTGAACAGAAGATGAAAAGAATTGAGGTGACCGTAAATGAGTCAGCGTAATTTCGGACAACATCGAGATAATAATGAAGGGGGTTGGAACGGGGTTCCTGATTGGGGTTCCCCTCAACAACCTCACCAACAACCTTCACCACAAAGGGATGGGTTTGGTTCTTCTGATTTTGGTTCTGAGACAACTAGTTCATTAGAGGAAGAACAAGGATTCAATCCACGTGGGGGTTTTGAACCTCAAGGTCAAAGAGGTGGTGGTTTTGGGTATGAACACCCTCAACAACCTTACCCAAATGAGTTTCAACAATCTCAAGGGTTTAACCAAGGACAAAATGAAGGTTGGGGTTCCCAAAATAATCAAGGATTTGAGCCTAATGGTTTCAATCAAAACCCACAGGGGTATCCCCAAAATCAGTTCGACTCTAACCACTATGACCAATATGGTCAAATAGAAAATAGTGCAAGCGCACACCCAGTTAAGAAGAAATGGTCTCCTTGGTCTATTGGTTTAACCGTTGTCATTGTGGCAGTTTTGCTCTTTGGTATTATGGTCTTTATAGCAAATAAAGTAAAACAAAACCCTTCAAGTGATTTGAAAAACAAGGTTACTCAGGTAGAGAAAGGAACTACAGATAAAAAGTCAGCGGTATCCGACAGTGACCGTATTTTCCCGGAAGGTTCTCAGAAGAAAGAAGAGAAAACTTCTAGCTCAACTTCTGCAGAAGAGAAACCAAAAGAGAAAGCTGAGAACTTAGGTGGTAGTGAAAGTAAACCAACCACTTCAAATACTCAAAACTTAGATGGTGCAAAAGTTTCGTCTGAGGTCTTAGTTGCTAAAGGCGTTGTAAAAGAATTACATTTAGAAGGTAATTCCGACTTAGCTGCCACCTATAAAGCAGTCTTATCTGTTGGCTCAACTACCATCTCGGTATCCCTTAATTTCGATACCGCAAGCCAACTAAAAATAGGCGACACTGTAACTGTTCGTTACCGTAAATTATCTGATGTAGATAAGGTTGTTATTGAATCTGTCACAAAATAAGAAAAAAGTCAGGAGGGTATCTATTTATCTCTTGACTTTTATTTATTGGCATGCTATACTAATTTTAGAATTTTTCAGAAAGATACGAGGTCAGCTAAAGCATGGTTAGAATGTTGAATTTAGGAAACAGTCCTAAAATGCCAGAGAAAGAAAAGAAAACCCAAACACTTTCAGATGCACTGGGTCAAGAAACTGCTAAACCGACTGCACCTATTCATACAGTTCCAACAGTTGAAGTTCAACCAAATGGAGAACAAGAATGTGTAGTAGAGCCACTAAGTCGAGTAGTAGGAGAAAAAGTAGGAAAACCAGTTACAGTAACACCTACTGAAAAACCAAAAGCAAAAGAAGAAAAACCGACTGCTACAAACCTAACTACTGAGGGTGATGACAATGCTCCAAGAGCAGGTGGTATTTCTCTAGTGGGTATTATTCAATCCAATGTACATAAAGTTCGAGTATTTAAACGTGGTGTGTATTATGACGCCACTCAAATTGCAGGATATATTTTGCGAAACGATGGGGTTGAAGAACTTGAAGTTTTTGATGATGTATTAGTTTCACAAGAGAACCCGAAAGTAATTTATCAACCTAATACAAGTCTCTTGTCTACTGCTGAGAATCCGAGTTCTGTACCTAAAGTTCCATTTGCGATTGGTGAAACACGTGTATTCACAAAACCGGGTCTACTTGCTTTGAATGAATCTTGTAAAGAAATTGGCTCTCGTCTTGGTATCGGTGAAGCTCTTCCAGTTGTTGTAAGTCAGTTGATGGACTTGCACCCAGAGTTGACAGAAGAGGTAGCTACTGAGATTGCAAAAGACTTTAAATTTGCTATTCAAGTTCGTGATGCTCGTGGAGAAGGTATTTTGGTTCCTGACCACCCAGAGGGTTTGTTCAGTCGTTTGTCTGTAGCGATTGGTCTTGCGCTTTCGACTGAGACTTTGAAAGAAGAAGTTGCTCGTCAGTTGTTGAAACACAAGTTGGTAACAGACAAAACACCAGAAGAGTTGATATTGATGTTGAAAGACCGTCTCAACTTGGCTCTTCCACAAGGTTTGTTACTTCTGGTAGACTTGTTTGACGAGGTTTATGAGGTTAAAGGTGCTCGTAGAGCAGTTAAAGGTTCTAAGGTTAAATCTGAATTTGAGCGTATTTTCGGTGTGTACAATGAGTACAATCAACCAAAATCAAAACGTACAGCAAGAACTCAAACTCCTAAGTCTAACAAAGAGACTAAAGGTTCAACTAAACCAGCGGTATCCTCACAAGTCAACTTGGCGAATTACTTTGCACACTATACGCAAGGGAAATAATTTAGAGTTAGGGAACGCACCATTTTGGTGCGTTTTGCTTTTGTTCTCCAAGACCTCTAACTCCCCACTTCTGTTGACTTTCAAGCCTTTTTATGATATAATTAACTCACTAAATAAACTTAAATGAAAGTGAGGAATTTTCTATGGGTAAGAAACCAAAGAAGAAAAAATCAGGAAATAAAACTCCTAAGACAGGTATTGTTTACACACCTTTTTCTATGGTTCGTAGAGTAAATGACTTATCGAAGTTAGAAGGAAAAGCAGAGCGTACTTCGTTTGAGATGCAAACACACGGCATGATTACTGCCTTTGAATTTTTGAATTTATGGAAGGGTGGTAAAATTGATACGACTGCTTCAAGTCGTATTGGATTGCAACCTTATTTAAACCATTATGTAGGAGTAGCAGGTCGGATAACGGATGTCCGAAAAAGTAAAGAAGGGGTATCCTTGCTAATTTTAGATCCCTCGTTAGTTGGTACTTTTGGGGTTCGAACGAAGTCAGAGGTTAAGCAGTTAGTTAAAGAAGCTAACGGTAAAGATAGTAAACACTTCCAAGATATACCAAATCAACCGATTTTCTCAAGTCATGTGTGGTTGTTCTTACCAGAGGTTGACGCTTCTTTGTGTAATGATATGGCTTTGTACTTAGGTTCTGTTGTTACATTTTATGCGAAAGTTGAATTATACAAAGGTAGAGTGTCTACATCACACTCTAATAGAGCGCCTAAATATGGTTTAGGTTCCGTTATTTTGAAGAATAGTTATATGCCCTATATGGTGCAGAAAATGGACGAGAACAAGTTTAAACCAGCTCGTAGTGGTCGTAGAGTTCAGATGATGTTTGGTAATTATCGACTTGGTTCAACAAATGACTTCGACTTGCGTTACGCAGTTGGTTTGATTGAAAAATCAAAAGTTGAGCCTTATGTAGATTGGTATTTCCAAATTCGTAATTTAAGTCAAAAAGCTCATTGGAACTGGATTTATAATTTCATGATGGACTGCGACCCAGAGGTTGAGAAAGGTTTAACGAAATATGGAAACTTTAAACCTCTGATGATGAAAAACAACGTAGGTCTGCCTATGGAACTAGAAGCTCTTAAGTACAGAAAGCAACTAAGAGATAAAGCGGTATCCGAAGGTCTCATAGACTCTTACGATAAACCAACTGAGGAATTAGACTTGTTCTGCAACTTCTCAGATTGTCTTGAACATTTGGAGAATTTAGGTTTCAAGGACATTCCAGTAAAAGATACGCTTTAAAAATTAGACTTTTAGAATAAATTTCGATAAGGTACTTGACAAAGTATCTTATTTTTGATATAATAAAGACAGTTAAAGGGAAATAGGAAAAGGAGACAAACCAATGAATAACATAGTGTATATGACTGAGAATCAAGAACGTAGCAACCGTCTTGAAGTTGAAAGCAACTTAGCGAACCTCTTTAGAGAACGAGTAGAAACAAAAGGAAAACAAGTTCGTTCGCTTTGTCGTAATATTGCCCTTTGGACTACACTTGCGGTATCCACTTGGTTTTTGGCTGATATGGGGTTAGAAATTTACGAGCAACAGTTGATGAACTCAACTTATACCATTCGATTTTTAATTTCTGCATTGAACTTGTTAGTATTCTTAGGTGGTTTCTCTGTTATGTATTTTACAATGTACCATTTGAGCCACACTCTTGTAGGTTTCCGCCTGTTCAACCGTGGTGAGTATTATGAGCGCAAAGACTCAACATACTTGCCTTTGTTTGATAAGATTGAGCGTGGGTACTACACTGATATGTACTTCCAATCAAATGGTTATATTTCTAAGGTTTCAGTGCCAAACCATTATGCACATCGTTTTGAAATTGGTGCAAGTGTACCTGTAGATGTTGTCATTCTGATGTACAAACAATCAGGTCGAGTTCGCTTGGTAACAAACTGCGTAGGATCACGTGCTAACAATGAACAAGAGTTTCAAGAAACTTTGTGGAGACACAATGGCAATTTGAAAGCTCCACAAAAAGCATACCAACAAGCATTGGCAGGTTCGATATCCACTCATCAAAAACAAATTGGAATGAATTAGAATTTCAAATTGCAAAATTGAAAAGAATGTGGTAATATAATTTAGCACTCCGATAGGGGTGTCTAATCGTCTAAACTGCGGGAGAATGGTGAGGTTTACCTCACTGTTTTCTTTTCTTTTTGTTTAGTTTATCTTATTTGCTCCAAAATCTTGCTATTTACCTCAATTTGTGATATAATAAAGAAAACTAGAAATGAGGAAAATAAATGACTTTATTAAACGCACGCCCATATCCAGTAGGTAAACAAACCACTTTGTTTTATATCGATGAACACTACAAGGTTCAACCGTTTACAGTAACAAAAGAAATGGTTGAGAGTGGTTCTGTAAAACTCCCTCGCTTACCTTACGGTAAGGCAGATTATGAGTTGTATATCAAAGATGGTCAAGTCTTCACAGACCATTTTGATGGGGTTATTGTAACCTATACTGAGAAAGAAACAGGCGAGGTTCATGAGCCTTTTGCGTGTGGTTTTCTATCTTGGGAGTTGAGAGATATTTTCCCTAAATTGGGTAAGATTTTAAGAGAGAAAGTCAAGCAAGAAAGCAAAGAGCGGTATCCTCTCGTTCGCTTTGTTGATGTGAAAACTTCTGAAGTGTTAACTGAGTTTCCTTATGCTAATTACTACAAAGAAAACTTTGCTCTAAATGAAATGGGTAAATACATTGAAAAAGGGTATTCAGACATTTTAGTTCAAGCCTTTGACAAAGAAACAGAGGAATGGATTTCATTTGAATTGAGACGCTTGACTTATTGGAAAGCCTTAGACGATACAAAAGCTCAAGTACAAGAAGAAGTACAACGTTGGAAAGAAGATTTGTAATATGGCTGAAAATTTCGCAACGAAATACAGGTCAAAAGATGTAGACCGCTATATCGGAAATGAGTTAGCAGTTCAAAAGCTTTTGAACCGCTTTTCTTCTAAAGATGGAGAAGACTACCCAGCTTGTGTGATGATTTCAGGCGCAAGTGGTTGTGGTAAAACAACTATGGCTCGTATGTCTACTAAGTTGGTCTTGTGTGAGAATAAACAAGTCCGTAAGTGGAAGAATAGAGAGTATTTGTTACCTTGCAACCAATGTAAGATGTGTCAAGACTTGAATGACTATATTGAGACGGCAGATGCCACACATTTGTTCTCAGTTAAAGAATTGGACTCTTCAAAAACAGGGAACGTAGATGCAGTCCGACAGTTTGTAGAGTCTGCTTCCATGCCTAAACTATTTGCAGGGTATTCTATTTTTATCTTTGATGAGTGTCACTTGATTTCCAAAGCAGGTCAAGAAAGTATGTTGAAGTTTACTGAAGATGCCCCACCTAAGTCTATCTTTTTCTTCTGTACGACTGACCCACAGAAGATGTTAGAGCCTTTGAAAACTCGTATGGATTTGAAGATTGAGATTGAGTTACCTAGCGTAGCAGATAATGTGAACCTTATGACTTGGGTATCGACTGAAGAAGGTTTCGCCTTCGAGAAACCGGCTTTGGAGTTGATTGCAGTTCGTTCAAATTGTGTTTTCCGTCAGTCCTTAAAACAACTAGAGAATGTGTACCGTTCTTATGGTTCGGTTCGCTATGATGATGTGGTTGCAGTTCTTGATGTAAATAAGCACAGAGGTTTGTACTTTGATTTCTTAGACTACCTAAGAACAAAGAACACAGTTCTTTATACAAAAACAGTACACACTGCTATGTTAGAAATTGGTTTGAAGAACTTTGTTGAGGGTTTGAGAGAGTTTGTTAAGAGAGGTCTTTACATTTCATTGGGGCTTCATGTGTTGGGTATTACCAAAGATGAACTAAAGCTATACAAAGATTTATTTGACAAATTCAACAATGAAGAAATTTTGGCTCTTTTAGAGTTTTTGAATAACCTAGGTCGAGGGGATATTGAAACTCAGTTACTTCTCCTTGGGTATCGAGGTTTGCTTGCTCCAACTCCTTCCGTTTCTTCAATCTCTTCTGTAGGTATTGAAGTTAATGAGATTAAAGGCAATGAGAGGGTTTTAGAAAGCAAACAAATGTCTCAAAAACATAAGGAAGACAAAGCAGCGCACCATGAAAACACGATTGCAAAAGCGCAGTTGGATTTAAAACCAATGTCTACAGACCAAATGGTTGATATGTTTGATAGTTTTTAATAAAATAAAGTAAGATAAAAGTTAGTTGTAGAAAGTAGGTATAACATGGCAAAACAACTATTCAAAAAACGTTACACAAAGAAATTTGCAGAAACTTATGAAGTTCCCACCTCAAAACCTAACTATAGGCTTTTGATTGTGCTTTATCCGACAAAAAAGGGTGATCCATTTTATGATGGTAATCTTGTAGCTATTGATAAGTTAGATGAGAAAGGATTATTTGTAACTTTGTATCCGTATGATGATTTAGAGGAGCGTGAGATTTTACTAAATGGTTTAGTTAAAAGCAATTCATTATGGCAGGAGGTTGAGTTGTAATGGAGTTGTATGAATTTCCACCAACTACTTTAACTGATTATTTAGTTCAAGATTTGGGTAGATGTTACGATTTAACGGGGAACAGATTGTTGCTTCGAGTAAATTTGGCTTGGTTACTTGAAATTCAGCTTAAGAAAGTTGTGGCTTATTATGACCAAGAACAGTTTAAGAAAACAAAAGGTTCACATAACATTTTACGCTCTATCTATACACTTAAAGACTTTGTACCTGAGTTAAAAGCTTACATTGATCGTTTATATTTGGAGTCTCCGAAGTTAGAACGTCTTAGCGCTATTCAAACTTTCGATTATGTTAGTGCTCGATATAATGGTGCTTTAGAGGTTTTTGCTTCTGATTTACCTCTTGTCGAAGATATGTTTGAATTGTATTGGATATTATCAGCTCATACACAAGAATTAAATATACTCTAAAGAAAGCGAGAAAAACAAATGTCAAAAGAAGTAGTAGTATTTACAAAGCGCCCAGAAGATGGAGTTTGTCCCGGATGTAAGATGTTGAAGCGCAAGCTTGACTCAGAGGGTATCCCGTATAAGGAAATCCCTTACGACCCAGAAAATGAAGAACATGTCCGTATTGTGAAAGGTGCGAAGTTTAGTGCTTTACCTGTAACCTTCCCTAATGGGTTGGAAGATGTAGAAAGTGCTTTCTCAGGTTTCGCACCCAATAAAGTAGCAGAAATCAAACGCAGTCTAGGTTTATAGAGATTGGCAAGAGTGGTTGGCAGACCACTCTTATTTTTTGTTAAGAAATGCTTGTCAAGGAAAAACTTTTTTGATAAAATAAACGAAATAAACAGAAAGTTGGTGTCGATTTTGGGGAGAATTTCGGATTTAGTCCTAAATAGAGAATTTAAAGGGAGAAAATTCGCCTTAGAAAGTATTGTTTTTCTGAATACTTTAGCTCTTCTACCTACAACTGCTTTTGCAAATACAGACTCGTTAGGTGGAGTCCCTGACTCTTCATCAGCGGTATCCGATGCAGTTGACACGACAAATACAATTACACGTGAGCAAGCTAACAACATTTTGCAGAATGTAAGAGACGCCATTCCAGAGCCTTCAAAAGACCGTGCATTAGATCAGATTAACAAAGCGGTCAATACAAGTAGAGACTCTAGTTGGGATATGGCGATGGACGCTTTAGCTCCAGTCGGTTATGGGTTGATGTTCCTAGCCAATATTTTATGGGGTCTTGCGACTTTTGGGTATTTCTTCCAAACTTCTGTAGATGTACTTTGTTTGGTATGGTCTGGTCCCCGTGAATATTTCATGAACAAACAACCGAGTCAAGACCAAGGTTTTAGTTTGAAAGGTTTCATTGGTTCTTTCTTCACTTTGTCTTATGACGCTCGTCAAATCATTGAGAGTGCAGGGTTGAGTACAGGTTCTCAACAAATGCAAGGTGCAGGTGGCATGGGCATGAACCGTGGCGGTATGGGAATGGGCGCTCCTATGGGTTCCCCGATGGGCATGAACCGTGGCATGGGTATGGGTGGAATGAACCAAGGAATGCAGAACAAACCTATGGTTTCAACCGGTAACTTGTTGAGTCGTTATGTATCACTTCACATGAAAACTTTAGTTGCTTTAGGTGTTGCCTTTGTAATCTTTGGAACGTCCTTTGCGACTGAGTTTCAAGGTCAAGCGGTATCCCTAATTATTGCCTTGATTAAAGGTGCTTGGAACCTACTTCTACAAGGTTTCCGCTTTATATCAGGGCGTGGATAAGAAGGTGAGTTCATGGCTTTCTTAGACTTAAAAATATTTAATAATTTAAAGAACAGTGGGGATTCAAGGTTCGGTGGACACCATGCTCACTTAATGAAAAGGCGCTTGGAGGCTGACTTATTGGAGTTAGCTGAAAAGACTTTGAAAGGTCGAGTAACACATTGTTGCATTGAGGTATCCGACCAAGAATTACCTTTGATGTTGGAGGTCTTATCGAACCCTACGGTTCAATCTCGACTTCAATTCCAACAACAAGAAATACCAACACAGTTCTTAATTGGATTTAGAAATTTGACAGTTTTCTAAAATTCAAGTTCGCAGTTTAGTAAGATGAGGTTCAGTTCGCATGAGTACAAAGGCTCGGTTGCCTTATGTAGAGGTTATAAAAGAAGTAAGTAAATTAGTTCATTTGAAGTATGAAACCGTAGACAACATTGTTTCATACTATAGAGAAGTTTGCTTTGAAGCGATTACTAAAGGGTATTCCTTTGATGTGTTCGAAGGGTTATTTATGAAAGTAACTGTTTCAAAAGACCAAGCTCGGAAAGTGCTACCTCAGACTTATTTGTTAAAACGAGTGAGCGAGTCCTTGGGCTTGTCACTAACTGTTGTACAATCGGTACTGCAAAAGTTTCAAGAGTTGACTTATCAAGAAGTTGCGAGTGGTTCAGCGGTATCCTACATTAACTTAATTTCCTTTAACCCAAGCGCCACAAGGTCTTGGAATAAGGTAAAAGTAGGTTCAGCAGTTTTAACACTTAAGAAACAGGTAGGAGTACAAGTTCGTTTGGTTTGTACCAAAGACTTTAAAGAATTAGTGGGGAAGTAACCTATGGAGGGTAAAACTCACAGATTAGGTGGTACGGTGTGTGCAATGGCTGGGTTCATAACCTTGAAAGACTCAGGTTATTTAATACAAAGTGATTTGATTTCTCCAGCGTTACAGTTCTTGGTCATTTACACAGCGGGGATTTATGGTGGTATGTGGTCGGATAACGACCACCATTGGGATTCGAGTCCATTAAAAGACCCGGCTTCTTGGTTACAAAATAAGGTCTTGCATATTGCAAACACACCTTACAAGAAGCTAGATGAGAGATTAAGTAGCAAACAGAAGAAAAGCTCTGTTCTGTATAAAACTTTGAAATTCATGAGGTGTATCCATCGCTCGTGGCAAACACATAGTGAGTTTACACTTCTCATGATATTGTGGTTGATGTTCAGTCCAACTTTCTTAGGATTTACAGGACGTTTTGACCCTCTGTTATGGTTACTAATAGTCACAGGGTTTGGACTTGGGGTTATTTCCCATTTAGTGTTAGATATGTTAACTACGGAAGGAATCCGATTCGCTCTTGGTGTTTTCATCAAAATATTCTTTCCAAACATTCCTATGTTCACAACTATTCGTTTGGTGCCCGGTATCTCAACCTTCAAAACAGGTTCGGAGTGGGAAATGGCGATACGAAAAGCTTTGTCTATCATACAATATGGTATGTTAGCTTTGGTCTTGTTGGATTTAGGAGGGATTTCTATCTTACACTATTTTAGTTGAGGGTACTTTCGTACACCTCAAACCGTTGTCTTATTGTTATTGGAAGTAGCAATAAGAGAGCAGAACGAAAGTTATTTCGTATTGTAGTAGGATAAACTAATAAAAATAAAAGGTAAAGTTGCTCCAACAACTTTAACCAGATTTGAGGTTTATCTATGAACATTTCTAAAACAGCAAGAGGAATTCTTGCAACAGTTTTAATGTCTGCTAGTTTAGTAGGCGCAGGTTATATGTCTGAAGTGAGTGGTGTCACAAACTTTACCGATATTGCAGAAGTGCACGCTTTGGGTGGTTCTGATGCAAATGCTAGTTCAGAGTCTATGAGTCGACTTCAAGAGAAGGTTTACGATGAGGTTTCAGGAAACACTTATCGTACAACTACAGGTGATGGTCTCACTGGTTCTAAGATTTATAACCAAAAAGGTGAAGTTACAAGTAACTTTGACAAATTGACTGAGGGTGACAAAAACAAGGTCATTCAAGACATCAATAGAGCAGTTAAAAAGACTGCTGACAGAGATGCGACAGCGATTGAGTCAGGTGAAGCTACAAATAACGCAGTCACAAAAGGTACTGTTAACAAATTCTGGAAAGACATGAGAGAAGTTCGTAAATCTACGGCAGGGTATCTCATTTCTGTCGCAACTGCTGATGTAGCTGCTGACTGGGATGCTGCTTCAAACTTCTTGGCTCCGTTCTATCCATTCTTTAACAGTGCGATTGCGGTATTCTTGATTTTAGCTTCATTCTCATTCTTTATCCATTTGGCGATTGCAGTGTTCTACTTCATGACTCCTTCATTCCAGTATTTTGTAAAAGATGCTGAGAGTGCTAAAGGTGCGAGGGGTTATATTGCAAGCATTATTCCGAAACAAGCGGTTACTGCCAACGACCAAGCTTTGGATAAAGGTGGAAACCCACTTCTTATTTACATTGGTAAGACTTGGGTAATGATGCTCGCTTATGCGTTAATCTTGATTTTCTTCGCAACCAACTCTATGTTGGTCTTGGTCGGCCCGATTTCAACACTTTTTGCATCCCTTGTTGGATTGTAATTGGTCGGTTCGTCAGAAACGAGGTTTTATATGGCACAGTTAAAATTCGTCAGAGTTTTACAAGTAGCCTTGTTATCCTTAGTAGTTAATTTGGGGTTGTGGGGGTTTTCTTCTCCCAACTCCAATCTTTTGGTAGATGTTGTACAAGCTAGAGCGAAGTTTGATGCAACTACTGTGAGCGAGAATAGTATGCCTTTTGTCATTGTAGACAGTGAAGCAGGGGTGTCCTCAGTTGTTGATAACATCAATAATGAGATTAGAGTACAGTTAGTTGTACGTTCAGATCAAGTATCTGACGGTTGGAAGTTTGTTTACTACAACAGTAGTAAAAAGCGAGTTTCGATTGACCGTAAGAACTTTTTGGAATATCCTATGAATACTCGTCAGAAAATCATGGATATAGCTTTGAGTAACTTGAAAGATGACCGTTCAGGGGGTTTATCTGCAAGAGATAGAGCAAGGCTCTATAAATTTGTAGAAGACCAAGATACGAATATTTCAAGTGTTCTACAAGCAGTTAACTCTGATGTAACGGCTGACTTAAATGAAGCACAAAACATTTTGAAATTCTTTACAAGTCCATTAGGTACTTTGTTGGGTATTCTTACAATTTTGATTTGTGCAACAGTTGGTATCTCTATGGCGATGGATGTTTTCGCAATGATGACTCCAAGTTTGATGTATCACTTTATGAAGAAAGGAGACAAGCGCCCTGTGTTGATTTCACCTGAAGCTTGGTTCTCTTATAAAGATGGTATTTCAAAAGGTGCGCACTCAAATTACATGATAACGTACTTGTCTCGCTCTGTTCCAAAATTAGTGGTAACAGGTGCTTGTTTAGCCTACATTATGATTGGTAATGCCACGGCTCTTGCGATATTCTTTGCCAATCTATTTAACCGATAAGTTGTTTTCTTGGAGCTTATCGTTGATAGGTAAGTTTCATTGCAAGCAACTAGGGAGCCTCGGTATCGTTGGGTACTGAGGTTTCTTTTTTCAAGAAAGGAATCTTTAAATTCATGTTCGGAAAGAAGAAGATTAAAGATAAGCAAGTTAAATTAAAGGAAACAAACAAGTTCTCACGTTTTGTAGACTCGTTGCGTGAGAATTCGATTTTATTCTTTGGAGGAAAATCGGTAGATAAAAGAAAATCAACGAGTCAGTTTGTTCCGATGACCTTGGAGCAAGTAGCAGTTGAGGGTAGAAGAAAGAAAGTTAGAAGTTTTGTAGGTAAGACTGTCACTTTAGCTTCGGTGTCCTTACTTTTAGGTTCAGTTGCTTTACAAGTTGGGAGTTCAGTTTTAGGTTTAAAAGTTGACTATACTACTGCTTATGCTGAGAATAAACAAGGTCAGAAAAGTTCTGCCTTAGAGCGTTCTATTGACCAATTAAAGATTGCAGCAGGTGAAGCTGATGGTTCTTTATCCGGTGGTGCAAAAGGACTCTCCCCGGCAGAGGTTAAAACAGTAGGGTTCTTTATCTCTAACTGGTATTCTCCGTTTACGACACGTGTCTCTATAAATGGAAATACAGTAGGTGATGCACAATCTGACATTCAAACCATTTTAAAAACTCATGCTGGTTTAGCTGATGATCCGGCGGGTGAATTAGCGAAGCTTGTTGCTAATTTAGGAGCTAAAACATCTGAACCTTTGTACTTAGCTAAGTCAGATGATAATGGTCAAACTTGGAAGTCATTACAAACAAAAGCTACTTACTTTGAAGTGTTATTTGGTTCTGTAGGGTTATGGTCTAAGTCGTTATTAACCACAGATGATGAAGTTTCTCTTAAAAATCGTTATGAGTATAATGTAGATAAAGGTACTTTATTAGGGTTAGTTAGGGAAAGTAAAGCTAAAGAGTCTGACTTAAAACGACAAGAAATTGTCTATGAGTGGAATCCAGACCCTAGTGGTACCCCTACGGTATCCCAAGCTACGTTCTATACAAACTTTGCTTCAGTTGATGCCTCTAAGAGTTGGGGTTCTAATGTTTTGACTTTAGACGGGTCAGATAGTAAGGTTGTAGACTTGTTAAAGTCAAATGATAGACATTTAGCTGAGAAATTGAATGCTTACTTAAACGGGTTTGATTATGAGGAACGTGGTGCTTTACCGGCTGCTATGAAAACAAAGAACCAAGGTTCTTTGAAACCGTTCTATGATAGCTCTATCTACTCAGCAGGTATGTATACTGATGGTTTTGGTAATTTAATTTCAGAAACAGGTTCAAATCAAAGAGGTGCTTATGTTGTGATTCCAGCTTCGCAAAACCCTATGATGTATGCTAAGAAGATAAACGATACAACAAATAGTTCAACTGCATCCAGTAATGACAAAGAGAATAACAAGAACAAAGATTCCAACAAAAATTCCAATAAAGAGAAAGATAAAAAGGTTGATATTAAAAGTTCTAGTGTAGACGAGAAGATGTCTGAGATTTATAACAACACGAATACGGGTGTGGGTCGTCAGATTTCGATTAACAACCTTAATAACTTAGCTCTCCTTAAAGGAAAGGGGTATCTTTCAGTTGACGGATCAAATGCAACTTTAGGTGGTTCTGTTGACCGTAAATTGCGATTTTACTCGGCTATTGCAAATGATTCCGTAGTAGCAGGAAAAGAGTCAGCAGATACTTCTGGTTGGGGTTGGTCGATTGACTTTTATAACTTTAACGATTTAGGTGCAGTCTTACAAAGTGCATTAAATACTCAGTGGTTAGTTCGTAACGGTAATGAGTCCGCAACTTTGACTAAGGATGGCTCTATTTTCCACAGTGGGGGAAATGTTGAAGGTTATGATTTTGGTTCTTCTTATTCTGAAATTCGTTCAGGTTCTACTGATTACGCATTACCTCAAGGTTATTTAACTGGGTTTTTCCCTGTATTTGGGGATTCAAGAACGATGTTTGACTTAACTAAAAATGTACCTGGTGCAGATGCATGGGTTTCTATGAACGCGAAACCTTTCTCAGATGACTCTTATAAATTTAAATCAAATATGTCACTTACAAAACCAGTAATTGATGAGATTATTAGTTTTGATGATAAGGGGTTTGCAAGTGGTAACGATAAGTTCAAGAAGTTAGGTGACAACGGTACCTTATTAGTAGGTAAAGCTCAAGATATTCCATTACAGTCTTCTCGCTTAGACAGTAGTGGGTATTGGGTGGGACAAGGTTCAAAAGGGGCTTTAGTTGATACCGCAGGTGAAGCTCCGAAAGATACTGCTGACAAAAAATACGCTATCAACTTATACGCTTCAACTGTACTTGTTCGTGCTAATCCTCTCAATAAAGACATTCCTTATGTTATTAACTTAGATAACTCTTCTGTTATTGATGAAGATGCATTGAAGGCAGCTTCTGAGGGTGAGGAGGAAGATTTAGATCATGTATTGAAAAATATGGCTTACTTCATGTTGAACCCAACTAAAGGTCGTGAGTACAAACAACGTTGGTCTAAAACCTTTATGAACCAAACCATGTTAAGTTCATTACAAGATATGGTGGGTGCAAACACAGCTTCTAGTTACTCAGGTACAACTCGTTACTTGGAGTTAACTGGTTTTGCAACTATACCTAAGATGAATGAAATTAAGTTTACAGACTACTTGTATTCTAAGTTCTCTTCTTGGGGTGTCACTATTTTGATTGTAGCTTCTTTCTTGATGTTAGTATTCTTATTCGTAGGTCAAATCCGAGTGGTACCAGCAGTTCTTTCTATTTTAGCCTTTGGGTATCTTTTGTACAGTCCACCTAAGATGATTGATGCTTCAACTCATTTGACTAATCAGATAAATTCTTATTTCTTCAAAGATAAGTTTATGTTTTGGGTTATGGCAACACACCAAAACTATTCTGACTCGGTAGCACAACTTCAAAAAGCTGCTGAAACGGGGAACTATGACAACTACACTGCCTTACTAGTGAAACTACAAGGTGGTTGGGGTGGTTCTGAAAACGAAGGAGAAACAGATGTATATGAGTGGCAACAAACTCTTGGTGCATCGGTTAAAGTTCGTTGGATGGCTCCTAAGAAAGATGGTTACATTCAACAAGTTAAACGTGACTTAAAACAAGTCACTTCAAATAGTGTTGATGAAGCAAACAAAGATAAAAAGCAAGGTGAGTAGGAGGTTCTGAGCTTTATGATAACAACTAAAAAGATGAAGCAGTGGACTTTGGTAGGGGTATCCCTTGGGGTACTCATCGCTCCTAGCTTTCTATCCAGTTTAAGTGTCCTTAGTCCGAGCATTGTTCATGCGGAGGAGAGTAAGGATAAAGATAAAGACAAGAAAGATAAAGAGAAGAAGAAAGACAACGGAGAGAAGAGAAAAGATAATGATGCAAGTGGAAAGAACTTGATTGACTCTCCTTTGACTTCGGCTTTGCTTTCCAATGGTTTGTCGAATGAAGATTACACAGGGTTAGATACAAATTACCTGTACAGAGGGTATCCCGACATTGCCGACTATTCTCGTATGTATTATGGGAATATTATGGGTGATAATATCTCAACAAATGGTGCGATTGTATTTAACATTGGTTCATGGTCTGAGGGTCTTGCAACTATGTTCCCTCAAACAGATAAGACCTTAAATGTTTCAAACTCTGTAACTCCGTCGGATATTCGCTCTTCTATGCAAGAGTATTTGAGTTTGGAGAGTTCAGATAAACCAAACCATCAAACTTTGTTACAACGTTCTAAACTTGGGTTTATCAATGACCGTAAAGGAACGTCTTCAACAGGTTCAGTTGATACAAAAACCATGAAACGGATTTTCGCTCCGATTTCGTCAAATACGATTGCAAAGACTTCAACACAAGATTTGAGCCAAGTGAAAGTAGGAGATGAAGTGGGTTTGAATGAAGATTACTTCATTCTGTCTAAGCGAAACTTCAATAACCACAAAGAGACATTACAAGACCAAATGGCGAAAGCCAACAAGTCTACAACTGGAAAGGCAATTCCTCAAGAGGATGCGGTGTCGTTGTCTGCTTTTGCTCTTTATACAGAGTCTCCATTCTATTACTTGTCTTGGGGGCTTTACGATAATGGTTTAAGTACTAAAGCAGGTTCAAGTGGTGAGTTTAAGAAGATGATGTTAGAGAAAAATGACTCATTCTTCTACAACTACCAAATGGAAGCAGGTAAACCTGGTTATGGAGCTATGAAAGACTTCCTAGACTTTGGTTCTCTATTTACTGTAACTATTCCTTACTTGCGTGAAGCCAACAAAACCTTGTTGCAGTGGAGTGATACTTACGGTACAAAACCATACGCAGGTTATGGAACAAAACGTACAGAGCTTGATGCGATTACGGATAAAGAGTCTGAAGCTTACTATAAGACTTGGTTCAACTACTCATCAGATAACGCCTATAGAACTTATACTGCTTGGGTAGATTACTTGTATGAGTTAGACATTGCAAAACCTGAAACGATTGAATACGCAGGTCAAAAGCAAGTGGTATCTGAGCCAATGAACCCGGCTGCTTATACTATTCGTCCGATGGTATTTTCAGAGAGTGAAATGCTATACTATGGTTTGAAAGAGTCTGATTTAACACAAGTTGAGAAGAAACTTCAAGAGGTAGCGAAAGAAGTTCGTAATGATTGGTTAAATGTTATGAACTATTACACTCTTGATGATGTAGTATTGAATACTGCAAGTGCTATGATTGCGACTTTCGACTTCAACCGTATCTTTTCTCAAACAGGGTTCAACCAACGTCAAGTGGTATTTGAACCTCAAGGCTTTGAATTGAAAGCTTTTGGTTGGGACGCTTTCCTTCGTATGATTTTACAGAATGCGACAGGTGAGAGTTTGGTATATAACCAAACCTTGAAGTCAGACATTTATGAGATTGTAGCTGAGAAAGATGGGTTTGTAACACTCTTCATGATGTGGTTCAACTCCTTTGTAGTAGTGTACTTGGTTCCTACTCTCTTGATTTTAATTCTGTGTTGCTTGCCTATTGCTATGATGCTCTCGGTATTTGCATCCTTTATTCGTCAAGATAAAACATTAGTTAAGTCTTTTGCAACTGAGTGCATGTTACCTTTCTTACTAGTATTAGGTGTAAACATTATGTTAGCCTTCACTGTTTCTATTCTTATGGGTGATGGTGGAAACCAACTTGTAACTGGCAGTTTAGGTGAGAGTCAGTCCTTTAATTCTCCACGTTCCACTATGGGGGTTTTAATTGCAGTTACTTTAGTTGCTTGTGCTTTGTATTGGGTCGCAGTAGCGAATTTGTTTAAAGGTCTTTATAGAAATGCTCGTATTGTTTCTATCCCAGTGAAAGCCGGTGTACAGATGGCTGCAAGTTTAGTTGTTGGCAACTTAGAGAAAGTAAAGAATATTGCTAGTGGGGTAGATTCTTCGGTATCTAGTGCTTCAAATAGTCGAGTTCGTGATGCTGTAGGTAATGCGACAAGTTCTGCATCAGACTTTACTAGGAGAAATTTGGGTGGTGCAGGTTCTAGGTTTAAGCGAATGTTTGGGCGAAACAGAAGTTCTAAACGTACACAGTCTTCGGCTTCTAAACAAGCTGATACTGAGGTAGCTAAAGAACTTGAAGGTCTATTTGATAAACCAACTGCACGGTCTTCTGGTCAAGTAGATACTCAAAGTAAGTTTGATGCCTTGGACAAGGAAATGAAGAAAGATAGTAAATCAGACAATGATGCGTAGCAAATAGTTGTCTGTCGAGGGTATTTATGATATTCTTGTAAGTGCAAAGTCTGGAATAATAGCTTTGTGCTTTTAGTTAGAATTGGATTTAGACTTGAAGAATGTGAGGTTACAGTATGTTTTTTGAACCAATGTTAAGGTTCTTAATATTGCCAATTATAGTTTTAGTAGTAACTCTTCTGTATCCTTTAATTGGTCGATTCTATCGTCATTTTGCTAAAAACTCTATAAGAAGACGAAAGCAAAACTTAGAAGAATTGAAAAAGAGTCGAGTTGAGTTACAAGAAGAGGTAAGTAAAAAAGACCTAACAGATGAGGATAAGAAAAAAGTTGAAAGTGTTTTAGTGGAAACGGCATCCAATGAAGTAAAAGAGCGCTTAAAGTTGTTGACTCTTCGTTCGTCATTAGGTTTTAATCGTTTTTTAACTTGGTTAGCTAGATTAACTTCTATTGTTCTAGTTTCCTTTGGTTGGACATTTATGATTGCAACTATTGGAGCTTCCGCTGCGGTTACTTATGTTGCAATTATGGCTACGGTTGATTGCGCACCTACTGAGGTTAATACTTCACAAGGGTCTAATTCAACTAACACAAACTTTCAGAATGTAGGTTCTGTGGATTTATCTACAGAAGTAACTGATTGGGCGAAGGATTATGAAGGTTTTACTTTCATTGGAGACTCTTTAGGAGTAGGGGTTGAACCTAAATTAAAAGGGTATTTCCCTAAATCGACCTTTGATAGTAAAGTTTCAAGAGCCTTTGAGAGTTCAGATAGTACACTCAGTGGTATTGAGACTGCCAAGAAATTGGAGTCTGAGAAGAAAATTAAAGATGTACTTGTTGTAGCACTAGGTACAAACCAACCTCCAACACATGAGTTAATGGATAAACTTGTAGGTGAAGCGAAAAGTGCTAAGACAGTTATTTGGGTAACAACTGCTTCACAAGGGGGTCAAGGTTCTTATAACAAAGTAGACCATGATAAGATTGCAGAGACTATTAAATCTTATGTAAGTAGCAAGTCAAATATGGCTTACCTAGATTGGAATCAGTACGTTCAAGAAAACTCTAAATGGGAGGACTTAACTTCTGACTCCGTTCACATGAACGACAAAGGTTATGATTTATATTCCAAGTTCCTTACTCGCGGTATCTTTGATGTCACTAAGTCTCGTGGTTCTAGTAGTGACAACTTAGTAACAAAAGCTATAAGGAAGATTAAATGTAAACCAAGGCAACATAAAACCAAGGCTTCAACTAAATCTGATGCTAGTGGTCTTTCTTCAGAGGATGGTCAAGACAACCCTCCGGCTGATGCCTTTAGTTCTTGGGGTTGGCGCCCAGAGGATTTACCTGAGGGGTTAAAGCCTTACATTATTAACCCTAAAAATTACGGTATGGATTTTGGTTTACCAGGTACAGGTTGGTTTCAATATCCAGCAGACCCAAGTATTAACGGTCAGTGCGTAGCTTTGACTATTTCTTTAGGGAACCATATTTGGGGTAGACCTCAAGAAAGTGTTCAAGGTCATGGTGCTTTGCAAGCGGGGGCTTGGGCAAATATTTTCGGCAATCGGACAACTAATACACCTAGACGTGGTGCTATATTCTCAGATATGGAGCATCCAACTTGGGGACACACAGGTATTGTTTGTACTGTATTTAAAGATGGTACATTGCTTACAATCGAACAAAACACTTCTTTAGCAGGTTGGGATTACCGTGGTGAGCAGTATGTTTGGTATTACCGTATTTACCGTAAAGAGCAGTGGCAAGGTCTTGGTATGGAGTTTGCTTATGATGAAACAAAAACCCCGATTTTAAAGTAATCGGTAGAAAGTAGTAGTGATTTGAAAGTATTGAAATGGATTTTAACAGTTGTATGTGGAGTAGGGTTAGGAACCCTAATAGCTTTCGGTATCCTCTACTTCAAAGGTGAGCAAGAAGTTCGTCACGAAAAGGATTCTCCCACTGAGGTAAGTTTAAAACAAGAAGAAACGAAGTCGGTTGAAGACAAAGTTCAAAGTGACTTGGAACTTAACTTAGCAAGAGCAAGGGGTTATTTGTCAGAAGGTGCTAGAATAACAGATAGCGCCAAAGTAAAGGAACAACAAGAGTCGATTGAGAAGTTGCTTGAAACTTTTCGTAGAGGAAAAGACGACAGTCGCTTGAAAGCAGACTCTAGCGGTATCTCTCTTCGCTACGCAGTCGAAAAGCAAGGTTACAAGTTGAAGTCTGATAGCTTTGAAGTTTGGTCTACAAAAGACCTTGATGTGGTAAACAACTTGTTTATACTTACAGGTGGTAAAAATGATGATATGTACTTAGTTTTGTCGTATGAGAAAACCACCAACACGTTCCACATTTTATATCTCTACGGAGGTAAACCAGACACATTCGGTTAGAAATATCCATCAGGAGTCTCAGATTGCCCCAGTTTCGATTTTAAACATTAAGAGGTAAGTTTCTCTGTTTGAAAGTTAAAATCGAATAGAGAGCAAATGAGAGCCTTATAAGAAATTGCCAAGTAAATAAGAATGTTTACTTGGTTTTCTTGTTTTTAGTAAATGCTTTCTTGCGTTTTTCTCAGAAATAATGTAAAATAAAACCATTAAGTAAATTTAAGTGATAGGAAACGGAACATGTTTAAAGATTCTCGTAAAGGTTGGATTTCAAAGCTTGTGGTAGGTAGCAAAGTAGGTGTTAAACACAAAGGTGTAATTTATGGTGGAACAGTCTCTTTAGTTACGGCTCTGGGGGTATTGTTAGTCCGTTGTGAGAATAATTTAAAGTTCAAAATTCTGCCTGATGGTTACAGTTCTACGAAAGACTCGGAGGTTCTTCCTTATGGTGAAGTGGAAGAAAGCTAGTATTTATGGTGGTGTTCTAGTTGGAACTACTTTACTTAGCCTAGCGGTATCTACCTTTTTTCTTCAAAATTCGGGAGACGGTCAAATTTTTGATTTGAGCCGACTAGCTCCTTTAGTCTCCGAGGAAAAAACAAGAGGTCAACTTCAGTATGAAAATGCTTGGTCTGAGCAAATTGAATTAGAAAATCAAGTGAAACCTTTCGAGAATTACATTATAAATTGGGTTGCAACTTACACAGGTCGTAAAGGTTTTCAAGGACAAAACACAAGTAGTTTGAAGTTTGGTACTTTGGAGAATAAAGGTTCTTACACCAATATGACAGATTTGGTAAAACATTACCCTAACTTACTAGGTGTTATAGAGAAAGTAACCATTCAGTATAGTTACGACTCTGTAGCAAACCAACTGGTACAAAGAGTCTCTGTTTATAAAAGAGGTGTAGAAGGGTATCGACAAGTAACAGTGGTTTACGATTCCACGGGTTCTGTTGTTGATTACACGTTAGGTAATTTTGTAAAAGTAGGTGGTTCAAGTGAAGAAGATTAAATCGAAAGTTGTCTTATGGTTCTTACACCTATTTGATTACAGACTATCGAGTAAAGCAAAGAGAAATGTACTAATAGGTCTTGCAGTATTGGTAACTTTAGGGTTCTTTGGTTTTATTGCAAATAATATTATTCAGTCTCATAATGAGGGTGCTAAATTACAGAGAGATACAGAAGTTGCAAAATCAGCAAAAGAAGTTGTTTCAAATTACGCAGATGAAACTTTTGCAAAAGAACACTTGAGTTTAACAACAAGTCAGTGGAAAGCAAAAGATAACAATTTTGACTATTCTCTAGCTAAGACTTATATGACTTACTTAGCTTCGGTTGAGGATAGTGCAAGTGCAGAAAGAGCTTACAAATCTCTCCCTTGGGTATCCCCAAAAGTCGGAGATTCTTTACTCTTTTGGCCGGACGATTACGCACCAAGTGTAGATAGACTTGTAAATTTAAAAACACTATCGAGAGTATATAGTGCTGGGGGTTTAGACAAATGGTTTGCTTTGTTTGATGTGTCTGCAACCAACAAAATTGGAACGCGCGTAGAGTCTTTGGTTTCGGTAGAGTTAGCAGTAAGTGAAGGTAAAGTGACCTATTGGAATATTGAACATGGGGGGTTGAGATAGTGGCTGAGTCGAAGCGAGATTATTCAGAGGGGTATTGGCTTGTCAAACCCCAATTAGGTAAATTAACAGTAACAAACTTAGTAAACTTTGCGGAGGCAGAGGGTGCTTATGGTGTTGCTAGTGGTGGAATTTTAAGACTAGGTAAAAGTGCCTTGTTTTTTGGATTTTACATTGTATTGTGTATTGTCCTTTCTGTAATTGTAAAGAATTGGTTTGTGAGTCTTCTTTTGTGGGTCTTGTTATTCCCACTTCCTTTTCGTTTAATTTCCTTGTTTGTATTCAATGAGCGAAAGGTTAAGAAGGAGTTCAAACTGAGGGAAGAGTTGAAGTCTAAGACTGACACTTCCTTGTTCTCCCACTTCTTCGGTATCTACGATATTGATGAGACTTTACCTTATGTCTGCTATATGTTAGATGGTAGTATCGGTATTTTCATTCGTTGTGTGCGTAAGACACAAGTAGGTAAAGTTCAAGAGAAAGCCTTTCAACATGGTCAAGGGTTGGCTAATTTTTATAATCAATGTGCGGCTTTAAATGTAGTACCAGAGTTGATTGACTTGCAAGCAGCTAACTCTTATGATGAGCGTTTTGATGACTTGTACAATCACTTAAATGAGGTGTCTTCTCCAACCATGCAAAAGGTTCTGTCTTCTATGTACCATCATTGGGAAGATAACTCAAGTAGTTCTCAGTTGACGTATGAGTATTTCTTACTCCGCGGTTCAGGAGACCCTATGGTCTTTTGGGATAAAGTAACTGCTTTGATGTCTGCACTTATGACCGCAAGTTACAAGCGTATCCAAGTCTTAAATGAAGACCAAATTGGAACTTTGGTAGAGGATTTATATGGTTTAACTGAGTTTTCAGTTACCGAAGCCATGAACCAAGCAGTTCAGAAGTCTGAGCGTTCCAGTCTTCGTCTATTGTGGTTAGGAGACGCCCAAAACCGTAGAAAACAAGTGAACACTTCTCTATCAGAAGCTCGCTTGAAACAAGAAGAGCAGTACAGAAAACAACAAGCACAAGCAAGGGTATCTGCAGAACAAGCGAAAACTCAACCTAAGAAAACCAAGAAAAAAGGTAAAGAGAAAGCAAAACAAACCCAAGCAGAAGTGTTGGACTTGTTTGGAACAGAAAGTAGCTCAACAAAACAAGCAAGTGGCTTAACAAGTGTGCTTGAAACAGATGTTTCTGCGGAAGAGTTGTCAACACCTGTGGATAACTCTCAAAAATCTGTGAATAAAGGTGCTGATGTAAGTGCGGAAGATTTGTTTGGTGGCTCTAGTAGTCGTCAAGTGAATAAAATTGAAAGTTCAGATGAATTGGACTTATTTTAGGATAAGAAAGTAGAGGGTGTCTTTAGATGATTGGTTTAATTTTTGGAGAGAAGAGTGAGCAAGTAGTAAATGCAGTGAGGGAGTCGCATGGTTTGAAAGAGGTGGAAGGTTTCAATTCTATCGGTGCTTTTCTGAACATGGCGAGTCGTAAGGCTCTTCGTTGTGAGCGTTTGATTATTAACTGTGTAAATGTAAATTCACCGCAAGAGTTTAGCAACTTGCGTACTTTTTTAATGGATCACGCTCGAACTACTGAAGTTGTACTCTTTGGTCGATATTTTGAATCTGCAGACTTGGAAGTAGTGGATTCTTATTACAGTTTCTTTAGTGAGCCGATTTATACAGACTATTTGCTACAAACAAATGAGCAAGTAAATGTGGATTTGATTGCAAACAACTTGTGTAAGAGTTCTTTAGACACTATTCGTTTAGAACATTCTAGTAAGAAGAATATGAAAGCGGTTGTTAAATATGGAACGGAGCAGTCTGCGGTATCCTCGCAAGAGCCTGCATTTACACCTCCAAAGCCAATAGCTAGTAAAGGTTCTGTAATTAAAACTTTTAGTTATGGAGGGAAGGTTTTCGGCAAGAAGAAACTCACAAAACAAGAGTTAGCAGCGGTTTCTAAGTTAGATAATGAAATCTATGCAGTCTTACAATTAGCTCAGTCTAGGTAGGTGGTTTGATAAAACATGGACTACATTTTAACAACAAAAAACGTTCGGTATCCTAGTTGTACCACTGTTTCTAGTATTAAACAGATAGAACGGATTACTATGAAAACGACTCTCATTATTGAGTCGTACACAGATAAAGACTTTGACTTCTTAGTGTTTATTTTAAATGCTATGAGAGACAACTCTTTAACTAAGATTGCTTATATAACTGAAACTCCCTCTCGTATCGTTTTAGAGACGATGAAAACAGTAGGAGCTTATGTTATTCAAGATAGTTCCTTGTTAGATAATACTGAGGGTTTTTCTGATTTGCTAGAGTTTATGTCAAGTCGAGAGATGGACAATCAAACAGATGAATTAACTCAGTTAGCGGATAGTTTCACTTTGGTTGATGAATACATTCGAGGGGAATTAGCAGATGAACCAAAACTGTTAGAGCGTAAAATTTCAATGGCTTATGAGCAGTTGAGTGATGTCTTACAGGAAGTTGTGTTCTCAGCAGAGTTGAATGAGGAATTACAAGCTTTTCTCTTAACTGCTTCAAGTCGCTTGAAAATTGCAGAGGAGCAGTTGTCAAAACAAGAAGATGAAATCAATAACTTAAAAACTTCTTCATTTGGTGGATTTGGTTCTATTAACACTTACACTCAGTATAGTTACACAGGTAACTCAAAGGTCTTGTTGATTAGGGAGCAAGCTCCCACTCGGTATCTGACCTCATTTTTGTCGGCTTATATTGATTGGTTAGCGAAAGTGCCAGAGATACAAGCAAAATTGATTGTAATAGACCAAGCTACTGATTATGTAGATGCTCGTTACAAGTCTTTACGCAAGGTAGACTCTAGTAATATCACACGTGAAGCTTCTAAGTTGTACTTGTTGTCTGAGATGTACACAACAACTCCAACTACAAGTGTTATGAGTGCTTTAATGAGTCCCGGAATTGACTTGTATGTGATTTTGGATAGAACGTATAAGCGCACTGCAGCGGTTTCAGGTAGAGGGATTACAACGGTTTACAGTGTTTCAAGTCGAAGACTGATGAGAGATTTAGGGTTGAACTCAGAAGAGACGATTGTGAATGATAATGGAGAACAATCTCAACTCGGTATCCTCGCTTTGATTGAAAGCTACGCAACAGATAAAGAGTCTCGTAAATTGCAACAACGTAGCGCTTTTGAATCGATTATGAAACGCTTAACTGAGTTGTGTTTCCAACAGATTACAAATAACTTAAATTTCTAACAAAATTTTTAAAAATTTTAATACTAAACTTGATACATATACCTTTTTGTGTTACACTTTAGTTGTAATAAGAAAGGAGGTGTCTTTTTGTATAAGAAGTCTGAAATTTTAAAGAAGTCAACTTATAAAACAGGTGAAGTAGCTAAGTTATTAGGGGTAACTATACCTACAGTAATTCGGTATTGTAAACTTGGATTGATACCTTATCATAAGACGGAGTCAGGACATAGACGTGTATTAGCTACTGATGTTTGCGCTTATTTAGACAAACAAAACATGCTTTATGAGGATAGGTCTACAACTAAGTCTGATGTCATTTACGCTCGTGTATCTACACATAAACAAGCAGAGCGTGGAGATTTAGAAAGACAAGTAGATAAAGTAAAGTTGTTTGCGATTGAGCAAAACGTCAATAACTTACTTGTCAAAACAGATGTAGGGTCAGGGTTAAATGATAATCGTAAAGGATTGCTTTCCTTAATAGATTTAATTCAAGAAGGAAAAGTAAATCGACTTTATATTCTCTATAAAGACCGACTAACAAGATTCGGGTATCATTACTTAGAGAAAATCTGCGATTTCCATGGGGTTTCCATTATTGTTGTTTCTAATGAAACAGAGAGTAAAAGTCAATCTGAAGAACTTGCTGAAGATATAATTGCACTGATTCATTCATTTTCAGGTAAATTATATGGTTTAAGACATAAGATTAAAAAGGAGATTCAAAGTGAGTGAAATTTTAATTTTATGTGAGCGCCATATTGTAAAACCTAATAATCCTTTATTTTCAGAGTGTGATAACTTATCTTTTCTAGCAAAGAACTTATATAATTCTACTTTGTACTACCAAAGGCAGAGTTTCTTTGAATCTGATTTTCAGAACTACTACGCAGTAAATAGAGAGTTTACTCATACGAATCAACCAGACTACAGAGCTTTACCTGCTAAAGTTTCTAAACAAGTGCAGATGTTGGTAGATAAGAATTTTAAGTCTTATTTCGCTTTAGTTAAGAAGAAAACTACAGAAGGTTATTCATCTAAGATTAACTTACCAAATTACTTGGATAAAACTGAAGGTAGATGTACAGTTCCGTATCCTAAAGACGCGTTAAGTTTAAAAGTTGAAGGTTATGTAAAACTTTCTAAAACTTCAATTACCGTAAAAACTAATATACCTAAAGAAGACATACAAGGCGCTCGTATTGTACCTAAAGGGAACCATTATGTGATTGAAATTTTATATAGAGTTGTAAGTAAACCCTTGCGCTCTGAGTTACCTAAAGGAGTAGCTTTTATCGATCCAGGTTTAAATAATTTAATGACAATTACAAGTAATTGCTTTAATCCTATCTTAGTCAACGGAAGACCTTTAAAATCAATGAATCAATTAGCTAATAAAGAAATAGCTAAATTGAAAAGTAAATTAAGTGCGCGAGGTTTATACACATCTCCTCTTTTGCAGTCTGTTTATAATAAACGAGCAAGACGAATAACTGACATGTTACATAAGATAACTACCCAGTTAGTGAATCATTTAGATTCGCACAATATTGATACTGTCATTTTTGGACACAATATTGGGCAGAAACAAGACATTAACTTAGGTAAAGTAACAAATCAAAACTTCGTTCAAATTCCGTTTACACAACTAATTGCTCAGTTACAGTATAAGTGTCAACTTAAGGGTATTAAGTTTATTTTAATTGATGAGTCTCATACGAGTAAGTGTAGCTTTTTAGATGAAGAGTCTGTAGAACACCATGAAAAATATAAAGGAAAACGTGTTAAACGCGGTTTGTTTAAAACCTCAAGCGGTATCCTTATCAATGCTGATGTTAATGGTTCTTTAAATATTGGTCGCAAGTATTTAACTAAATTGGGTTTGTATACTAATGAGCTACATCAAACGTTGGTTCAATTTATGGTAAATCCTCAATTAGTTAAACTTCTTTAAAGTATAAAAAGTAAAACATGATGAGACTAACTAAGTCTTGGATTGTATAGAGGGTAGTCGCAGTCGCCTCAACTCCGACTCTTGCGCAGTACACTGCGCAAGAGTAAGGTGAGAAACAACTTATGTTGGAAACTTTAATTTTGTTAAGAAATTAGAGAACTGTAATTTGAGTTATTAGTTTAGAATGGTGAAGTGTAAATGTCTAAGAAAAAAGAAAACAAAGTAACGAGCCTTTCTAAGAGTTCGTTAGAAAACCAAAAAACACAAGAAAATCAAGAAAAGCGTAAAGGATTTCTTGATAAGTACATAGACTTGATTAAAATGTGGGATTCGGTGTATGATGAGTACCGTTCACGTTACAACCCAGAGAGAGCGTTAGCTTCAAGTAGACGTTTGTATATGGACTCGAACTTTACTTATAGTGGAACTCAAAATGTAACGGCTTATTACGTTATTGATGAGCTACCACCAGAGTTTGAGATGGGGTATCGAGCAACTTTGCGCTCCATTGTACCAGAAGGAATTTCCATGAACTTCATTGAGTCAAATGAGCCTTTTGAAATTAACTGGGACGATCCTAAAGTTAAAACTCGTTTGTCTGTCTTGGATGAAGTAAGTGCGAAAAACCAAGAGGAGTCTAGCAAAGGTTCAAGATTCACTCAACACAAATATGTGAAGACGGCTCAAAAAGATGAGCGTTTGTCACTTTCAGTAGAATACGCAAATGATGCGACTTTAAGTGACCAAGATAAGCGTTACTTGTATAAAGTTCGAGTAATGATTATCATAACAGGACATAGAGGACCTGAGTTTACAGATGTTCTAAAAGACTTTGAACACATGTGTTCTCATAGAACAGGAATGCAAGTCCGCCGAGTCACCGGTATCATTGCAGATACGGTGGGTGATTTCTCTCCCTTTAACTCTGAGATGTCTAAAGAGAGCAAGCGTAAAATTCGCTCAACCTTTACCTCAGATGAATTGAGAGCGCAATGGCACCCATTTGAGCAAGGGGTAGTAGGTTTTGGTACAACTTACTTAGGTACCAATATTGAAACGCACTCTCCTGTTTTCCACCAATTTAAACGTGACGTAACAGACGCTGAAATTGTTATTGTTATTGGTATGTCTGGTTCAGGTAAGTCCTTTGAAATGAAGTTGTTGGCTACCCAGTTTGCAGCCAATGACAGCATGATTATGACCATTAACGACTATGAAGGTGGGGAATACAAGGGTCTCGGAACCTTGCTGGAGAAAGATTTCCAAGTCGTTTCCTTGGACTTAGGTATGGGTTCAGGTCGCTACCTCGACCCAGTTCCGATTGTACCTACAGGTGATGAAGAGATGGATAACACCTTGTTTACTCGCTCTCGTAAGAACATTATTGACTTGTTTAGAGCGGTAGCAGGGGCAGAGACTTTGAAGAAATATGCTTGGATTCCGTTGATTATCGAGCGTGGAGTCGATTTATTCTACAGTGAATACGGGGTATCTATCGACCCAACAACATGGTACGCCCTCGATGGTTGCTCCATTTATACGGTTTATAACTACTTGAAAAAATACCGTCCGAACTTAGAAGATGTGTTGAGTTCGATTACGGAAGAAGATAAACAGATTTTAACTGAAGATGATATTAAAGAGTTGTATAAGTCCGCTTTGAAAGACTTCCAGAGAGATTATATTTATTTCTTGGAAACATTTGGTTCTTACTTTGAACCAAGTAAGAAGTTGAATAACTACTTTAAATACCCAGTGTACTTGAAAGACATTATTGATGCGAAATTAGTTATTTGTGACTACAATATGAGAGGGGTTCCAGAAAGTCAGTTGTCTGAATTGGACGCTATTCTCATTCCTATGAACGCTGCAACTGTAGCTTACTACCGTACAGTGTATCCTTTCTCTCGTGGTCTTTATAATGTGAAGATTTGGGAAGAGTTGCAACGTTTCAGTTCTCTCCCAAATGCAGTAGAGATTTTGAAAACTCCAATCACAGGGGGTCGTAAAGCAGGTGATATTAACATTGTCGCTTCCAATGACCCAGTTAAGTTAGTTGAAAAAGATGAGTTCTCTTTGTTTGCTAACTACACACTTGCTATGGTAGGTAAAATTAAATCTCCAGTTTACCAAGAGATTGTATGTAAAGCTCTCGGTATTACAGACTTGGCAGATGAATTAGCTGAGATTGGTGCGGTTATTGAAGAAGATGAAGGTTTGGTAGCTGGTTATGACCAAGTACACGCAGAACCTTATAAGAAAGCCTTTGTCTTGAAGTTGAACTCTGGGGAGTCTGCAGTTGTAAAAGCGGATATTCCAAGAGTGATTAGTGATACACCGCTCTTTAGAACTGGTGTCATTGCACAAGACAAACAGTAAGATAGTTTAGGTGATTAGAATATGATTTTATTAAGTTTAATTCTCTTTTTAGGGGGTATTCTATGGGGAGTTGCGAACTCCATAACCTCTGAGAACTTGAAAGAGGAAGTTAAGAAAAGTCGTTTCCTCGTAATTGGAGTAGGTGTGGTCTATGTGTTAGTAGTCCTTGCAGCAACGTTAGGGGGTAGACACTAATGGATTGGAGAAATTCAAATGATGATTTAACAAGGCAGTCTGATGCTCGCAGAGAGCGAGAAAATCAACGCTTTGAAAATGGTATTTCAGGAGACCGAGGGGGTTTTGGTGGTATGCGCCAAGGTCCTGGTGGCGACCCTTTAGCTCGCATGAGAGGGGTACGACCTGATCCGTTTGCAAATAGAGTAGGTGGTGGTTTACCGCAAAGACCACCTTTTGGTCAACCACAAGGTTTTCCACAACAAAATCAACCTCCACAACATTTGAGTCAACATGAAGATTGGATGGATAAGATTTTCAAGGTTGTCACAGGTTTATGGAAACACTTGTCTTCTTATGTTTGGCCTGTCTTGTCTGAGTCAGATGATATGTTTAAGAGCGACTACAAGCTTAGAAAAGGGTTAACTGCTGCGCTTTTATATTATGGAGCAGTAGGTGGGTTCTCTTTCTTATTTGGTTTATTTACAAGATTTGCAACTGCGCCCGGTATCTTCATTTCGCTTGTGGGTGGTGGTATAAGTGGTGGTTTGTTCTTGTATAAGAACTCTCAAAATAAGGAGTGGGGTTTAGTTGATGACTCTCCAAAAGAAGAAGTTCTCCCACAAGCACCTCAACCTTCTGAGTTTGGAGCGCCAAGTAACTTTATGGATGATGGGTTTGGAGAACCAAATTCCGACCCTATGAGTGGTTTTGGACAGCCACCAAGACGAGAAGTACCAAACGAGTTTAGAAACTTTGGTTCAAGTGGTGGTTGGGATGATGAGGAAGATGTACCCTCATTTCCCAAAAGACAAGGTTTTGAACCGATGGAACGTCCAAAACCGACTCGATTTGATGAATTAGAGGAAGAGGAATTTCCTAAACCCTCAAAGGGTATCCCCTCAGAAAACGCAAGCGCCAAAGACATTTGGGGTATTGTAGATGACTCAGAGGACTTAGAAGATGAAGATAACCAAGAAGAGACAGAAGAGGATTCTTCTAATTCAAGAGAAGAGTTAGAACATCCTAAGTTAGAAGAGGTGTCTGAAGGTGCTTTCACTTCTGATTTAGCAGGTGGTTTAGTGGAGCCAGAATTAGTAACTCGAAGTCTTCTTTTGGATAAATACTTGTCTATCTTGGATGGTTCAAGTTTAAAACCTGATTGGTCTCGTGAAGTTTCAAAGAATAGCGTAGAGTTTAAGCAATTAGAGACTTTCCTCAGAGACGCCCAAACGGGTGGTGTCAAAGGTCTGTCTGAGATGGATTGGGTGAACGTTGAATCTATTACAGAGCGTGTGTCTGTGTTTGAAATTATTACAGACCGTCCAGAGAAGTTAAAAGGGAAAGAAACACTCTTTGCCAAAGAGATTACTGAGTTGTTGAAAGACCAAATGAAGGATTACTTTGGTGAAAATGTAACTACAACTGCGGTTGGTAAAGGTAGTCGCATTGCAATTACTATCTTTAAACAGACAGGTACGTCCTTTATGTTGAGAGACTTGATTGCTTCAAGTAAAGACTTCTTCTTAGATACTAAGAATGAACTCCCAGTAGTATTTGGTGCTGATGAATATGGTGAGCCTATTCTTCTTGACTTGGCAAAACACACAGGTACAATTATTGCAGGGATGGCTCGAACAGGGAAATCTGTCCTCGCCACCGGTATCGTCAACCAAATGATGGCTTTAAACTCTCCTCGTAAGGTTCAAATCGTTGCAGGAGATATGAAAAACAAAGACTCTGATTGGTACCAAATTACCTTACCTCACTTGCGTAGATTTGCAACAGGTACAAAAGCTATTATGGACTTGCTTGATTGGGTGGTATCTGAGGAAGCTCCTCGAAGAAAACGCTTGATTGGAGACCAGTTGAAAATTCAGAACTACAATGCAAATTGTTCTGATGAATCTGAGCAGTTACCTTACTTGTTTGTAGTATTGGATGAGATTATTTCATTTGCTGAGAAATTGGATAAAGATGAGAAAGTAACTTATAAGGCTTACCTCAGTGAAATTCTAACTGCTTTCCCTAATGTGGGTATTTTCTTGATTTTCGTGCCTCACCAACTGCACAATGATTACTTCCCTAAAACGGCGTCTCGTATGGTGGGGAACCGCTTTGCGGTTAAAGCAGGTCAACCGATTCAGAAAACGATTTGGGAAGACTCATACCGCTTGATTGATTTCCCAACTACAAACACAGGTGACTTTGCTTACACTTTAGCTGGATCAGATGAACCGAAGTTCGGTCACGCTCCTCTCATTATGAGTATGAATGGGGGCAAAGAGCGTTTGGATAAGTTGTATGAAACACAACGGAAGATGTGGACAAAACTTTACCCAGAAGAGGGTGCAAGTTCAGCTTATGTAACAAGATTGAAGAATGAGCAAGCAAGTAAAACGCTAGGGAAACTCGGTATCTCTGTTTCTGACACAGATTTCGCTGAGGAAGACTCCTTGCGTTTCCCTAAGTCTAACCTAAGTAATGTAGATTTTATTCGAGACATTTAAAGGCATAAAGCAGAAGATTAGGAGTTGTAAATATACATGGAAATTACATATCCAATTAGTAGTTCTAGGTTTCTGCTTGCAATGCAAGTATACGCTAGAAAAATGGCTTCTTATGAGACTTATGAAGAGGTTAAAAAGAGAGAATTTGAAAGAATTTCGCTCTTCCGTCCTCTTCCTACAGTTTCAAGAGAAAGCATTAAGACAGAGGTTGTAGAAGAGAGTCCTCGGTATCTTCTCGACACCGAAGGTTCCGAAGAGGAGATTGTTGAATTAGAGTCTTTGTTTGAGGGATTTGAAAGTCTTAAAGACTCAGACTGGTTGACTTCTATGAAGAGTAAAGAAGAAGTAGAGAATAGAGAAGAGGAAGAAGAGCAAGACCCATTACAAGGAGTTTCTTTTGCAAGTTTAGGGTTGAGTAGCAGTTCTTCTGATGATGAACAAGAATTAGAGTTGCGTGAATTTGAAGTAGACCCTTCAGAAGAGGATGAGTTTTCTGACCCATTCTCAAACACTCCAAAATCGTCTCTGAACAACCTTGGTTCAGAAGTGGAGAAAGTATCAACCTCAGAAGAAAAATCAAATCTGAGTCAATCTGAGACTTCTGAGAGCAATTTAGAGAGTGAACCAACTAGAGTAGAGTTCAAAGAAGAAATTTTCCGTTCAGACTATGTAGGTAAAAGAGAACCTTGGACTTACGTGGCGAAGGAAAAAGAGGTTGCAAAACCTCCTCAAACCCAACTAAGGGTATCCCAACAAGAGGTTGCACCTCGTAAGGTTCAAGAACCAAACCCAATTCCAAGACCGCAAGTTGCTTCTACTCTACAACCTAAACCAGTAGTTAAACCTCAATCGGTTGTGCAGAGACCTCAGGTTCAACCTCAAACCCAAATTCAAGCAAATGATAAAACAGTTCGCATGGTCAATGAGGATTTTGTGTCTTACTGTCGTAGAAACTTGAGAGTACAAGAGCAAGTAGCATTAGGTTATTTTTCCCCAAGTGAGATTGAGTCCGCAGTGAGACAAGGTAAGGTCTTACGTAAAGGGGGAGTTTTAATCTTTGCTCACTCGTAATTAGAAAGGTTTTCAAGAGTTGTGAAATTAGTAGAAAACATTCGCTTTGTGAAAGTCAATGCAGAAGGTATTCCAAACGGAATTTGCGGAATTTGTTCTGCTTTGGTAGGTGGTTGGCTTGTGGTTCACGGAATTAAAGTGAAACGACAAGGTTCACAATATAAGGTTTTGTTCCCAGAGCGTAAATTGTACGCAGAGGTTTATAAGCCAGTTGTAACTGCTTTAAACCCAGAGTTTAAAAAAGAAGTAGACGCGCTTATTTTAAGTGAGTTTTACAAAGCATTAGAAAACAAGTAAAAGTTAAGGGTAATCCCTTGACTTTTTTCTTTGAGTTTGCTAAAATTAGATATAAAAACAGTAAGAAAGGCGAAAATTTGTGGCAGTAACAGAGGTCTCACTTTACAAGGGTGGATTTATAGATAAATCAGCTCCTATACAACGTTACCAGTTGTTAGATAGCATTATTCAAAAAGCCAATGAGGATAAAGACCAAGTAGGTTTTCCGGAGTTAGCAGATAGTTTATTAGATTTAACACCTGAGCAAGTAGAGCAAGTCATTGCTACAAAGTCGTCTTTAAAAGAAGGTGTAGCAAAAGGTTCTCTACGGTGGTATCAAACCTACGGAGTCCACTTTATTTTAGCTGCTCGTTCTGCTCTCATTATGGATAGTGTAGGGTTGGGGAAAACGGCTACAGTTGCTTCGGTTATTAACCATGTAGGAGCCTTGAAGCAACGTACCAAAGGTAAACCTTTGCGTTATTTGTTTTTGACTGAGGTTGGTTTGGTTGCACAAGCTCGAAAAGAGTTAATTCGCTTTACAGGAGACTATGTAGCAACAACCACAGGAGACTCCAACCAAGTAAGTGCTTTTATCAAAGAGCAAAAAGAGTTAGGGTATCTTAGTGGTGTAGTTGCTTCTTATTCAGCAGTCTCTTCAAGTCACGATTTCATGTTGTGGCTTGCACACACTACGAAGTTACATGGTAAATTTGATTATTTCTTTATTGATGAAGGTTCGGTGTTGGGTTCTACGAAGTCTGATATTTATAAGGCTTGTAAAACTGTACGAACTAAGTTTGCAAACCATGTAGTTGTAATGAACGCCACTCCTTTTGAGAAGTCGATTGAGGGAATGTACAATCAGCTTAATTTCCTTTTCCCAGAATCTATGCCTTTAAAAACCAAGTTCGAAGAGTTGTTTGTGAAGAAATCCTTCCAAACACACCAAATTTTAGGTTACAAAGACCCAGAGTTGTTTAAAGTTTGTACTCGATTTATGGCTTTTGGAACGGCTCGTCAAGAGCTAGGGGTATCCGTTAAAAACTCGACTTGTGAGTTGGTCTTGTATAAACCATCCCAGTACCAAAACAAGTTATTCAGTAAAACTAGACATAAGCGTTATGTTTGGGACGAACCTTCTTGGTTTGATCCCGATTTAGAAATTACACCAGAGGTTTTACCTAAGTTGCAAGTGATTGAAGATTTGTTTAAATACCGTATAGGTCAAGACAAAGCCTTGATTTATGTACATTCTGTTGAAGCTCAGAATATCTTAGTTCGCTTTTTGGGGGGGTTGGGAATAAAAGCTCTCACTATAAACGGTGAGGATAATACTCCTAAGAAGAAAGAGGCGAAATTAAAAGAGTTTCATGATGGTGGTTACAGAGTGATTGTAACTAACTTGAAGAAAGGTTTGAACCTTGGTTTTATGAATCATTTGGTATTTTATTCTTTCACTGGAAATTCAGGGATTACGAATCAGATTGAAGGTCGTATTGTTCGTAGTCAAGATATTCATGATAAGCATATTTACTTAGTTTTAGCTAGAAGAGAAGAGTATAAAGTTTTAGAAGAAGCTTGTGTGAGTACGAAAGATAGATTAGCTCATACCAAACATGAAGTTAGCTTATTGAACAATTTCTTTTTAGACCCAGACCTAGTAAATACTGTGGTGGAAGTTACTAAGCAAGAGATTTCAGAGGGAGCAAATTCATCTATTATAGCAGTATCCTACTCGAACCAAGATATGAACGGAGTTGTTTCTCACCCTAAATGGTCGGATGATTTAGAAGAAACGAAAGAAGGTTTAACTTTACATGGTTAAGAAGAGCACAGTACGCATTTTTAGTGGTCAAACTACTGTGGATTTAGAACAACAAATTGAGCGTGTTTTGAACAAGAACGAAGATTTTTACATTCAAAGCGTTTCAATTTCTCACGATGAAACTTGGATTTATGCAGCAGTTATTTTCAATACTGAGCAACCTAAACGTGACTATTAAAGGAATTTGTTTATGAAGTTATTTAAACCCACAAACTACAATGAGGATAAAAACTCCCTCTTTGTTTATGTAGCCCCAAAGCCACAAGAAACAGAAGACCAAATTGTTCTGTACACTTCTGTGAACACAGATTACAAGTACGCTTGTTTTTGGTCAAATAACTGGCGCAAAGTACATAGGTATCCACTTTTGCGCAAAAGCGCCAAACGGTTTGCTTTCTATGTTAAACCAGAATTGCAATCAGTCGAAAGCACTAAAAACATTCGTTCAGCAGTAGCAGAAGTAGATGAAATTTTAGATGAGTTGGGCTACACAAGATGAAGTTAAAAGATTTTGAAGAATTAGCTAAATTAGGTTTGGATAGTTCCTCTACAGTTGAGTTTTACGATATGAAACAGTTCAAAGAAGATATTCTATCAAATAAATTCTCAAACTTATACATGATAGGTAGTGAAGTTGAAGATAAAACTCACGCACCTTATGGTTTATTGATTGATGATTCTAGTTTAGTTGTTTTCTTTGAGTAAACCTAAGGAAAAGAAGAAGTAAATAAGGAGATTGTGTAAGTTGAAGTCTTACTTGTATTTATCAGACATTCATGCAAATTACGAAGTTCTAAAACAGTTAGAAACTTTACCCGAGTTCACAGATGAGAATTGTGAAATTCGCTTTGGTGGTGACTATATTGACGGTTTCGACCTGAAACCAAATGCTACTTTAGATACTCTTCATTTTGTGAAGGGTTTGTGCGAGAGTGGGAAGGCAAAAGCGATTGTAGGAAACCATGATGTTTTTCTGTTAGATAGTGCTTTTCGTCCATTTGCTACAAATTGGTGGCACATGAACGGTCGAGAAGAAACACTCGCTAATTTGGGTATCCCCTACGCTTCCGAGAGCGATTTAAGAGAGCAGTTGTTCTTTCACTTGTATGATGAACTGGTTTGGTTGCGCTCTCTCCCTTATTACTTAGAAGATGGTAAGAATATTCTAGTCCACGCAGGGTTTGAGTTAGACTTACCTTTAGATAAGCAAGATACGGAGGGAATGGTTTGGACTCGCGAGTTTTATATTGACTCTTTGAACCATTTAACCGATGTGGACTTGCACTCAGACTTCAAAGGAAAAACAATTATTTCAGGGCACACCCCCACTTGCACAATGGAGGGGTATGAACATCTAATTAATCCTTGTCAAATTTTGAAAGATAGTTTAGAGTTAGATGAAACTCCTTTAATTACTCGATACTTTATTGACGGTGGTTCTAACTCAGGTTCCGAGTTCTCTCGCATTAACTTGTTGAAACTAGATGAAAACGGTCAAGAGCTGTGGCAAGGGTATCTTGATGAGCAAGGATTTCACAAATATCCTTTGGATAAAGTTAAGAAGTAAGGAGAAAGCTGATTTAGATGATAATAAAAACACCACTGATTTTATCCGACTTAGAAAAGTTGGTAACAGATTATACAAGTAAAGACCATAGCTCTCAAGGTTTCAATTTCCAGTCTAGTGAGTTTGATTACGAATGGGAGGTCAGTAAGCTCAACTGGTATTTCTATTTTGATAGAGAAGATGCAAGCCTTTTTGTAGCGGACTTTCAAACGGTTCGAGATTATGCTTACTTCCGTATTGAATTTCCACTCTATCTTTACCACGGTAGTGTCTTTTGCTCAGAAGACTCAGAAGTATTCAAAGATGTGGACTTAGAGTTTTCGTTCCGTAATGGTTGGCTTAAAATAACCACAATCATAACTGAGGACACCGACTTACACCATGTATTTGACGTATTATTTTCGGTTCTAAAAGACTATAATTAAATGGAGATTTTATGAAATGAAACTATGTAAATCCACCGAGTGTTCAGACGGTTTAGTTTTTGACATTGCGGTAAATAAATTAGTTCCTTGTCCTTTGTGTGAGGAACTAAGAACAAAACAGGTAGTAGAAGGTGTACAATCCCAAGAAGGCACAACTCAAGGTTTATCTGAGAAGTTAGGTCTTCGTAGGGTATTCTCTCGCTTGTTCGTAGACTTGCGACAAGTATTGGGGGGTTTAACTGCTGAGAGTTTAGATACAGAGCAATTCAATTCTATTGAAGACTCTATTGGTGCTTTAGTTGGTTCTTTGTCAGTAGGGAAGAAACCGAAGACTTCTGTACTCTTTTATCTAGGAGTACGAGCAGATATTGAAATGTTAGCTTTTTGGCTATTGGGTTCTGCTTATAAAGCTGGGCTGAGTGTTCACCCTTTTATTACACCGTTTCGACTGCAGGGTATCAAACAAAAACGTGAAGACTACGAAAATCTTATGTTGAGCGAAGTCGTAGTCGTTGCTTATAGTCCGTCTATGAGAGAGGACGGTTATTTGGTAGAGGATTTTGTAAGACAACGTGCCTTTGAAGGGAAGTCCACGTATGTTATTTTAACGGACGGTTCTCAGATTAACAATGTCTTACAACGACTAGGTTCTGAGGATAGTTATTCCCCACGTCAATATCTGTATATCGGTATCCCTCGTCAAAATAGCAACGAGGAAGAGCGAGTCGCTAGAACAAATCGAGTAATTCGCAATTCAAATAAGGTGCTAGGCTTGAATATGTCTGAAGTTGAGTTAGAAGATGTAGTACCTCAAAAAGCAAGAGGAAAAGCTAAAAGTACGCAGTCGAAAAGACCTGCAGCAACTTTAAGTTCTGCAGAAGCAGACTTATATAACATATAAACTCTAAGTGAGGTTTTTGAAAATTTCAATTTCCTTGCTTATTTTTATTGATTTATAGTTCTTTTTGTGATATAATAAAGAAAATATTGATTTTTAGGAGTTAGAAGAAAATGAAAATTACACTTACAAGTGAAGTAGTTAACAAATATGCACCTTATGTACGAATTTCTACAACTAAAGCTAATCCTAACACTGGGTCAATTCGTGTAAGTAATTCCGGTGCTCGTTGGAGCTTATCTAGTACAGACTTTGCTCAGTTGTTTAAAGTTTCTATCTTTATGATGGCATACTCTGCTGAAACTGTTGAAAGTATTCGAAAAGAATATGATTTGCGTAAAGATGTAGAATTTGAAGTTCCAGGTATTTCTCCGATTGAAGTAATTCAACTGTCTGAATCTGCAGTAAATCGTGAGGTTCCTAAAGGTGGTCGTCCAAAACCTCAATTTGCAAACCTAGGTGGAGAGTTGATTATTTATGAAACTCAACCTCGTAAGGTAACAAAAAACTCTCAACCAGTTCAAGATGTTGAAGAGAAAGCAGAGGTGTCAGACGATTCGTCTGTTCGATTTCACAACGCAGGAGAGATTGTTCTATCAAACGATTTGGAAAAAGAGTTAGAAAATCTTAAAACTGAATATAAAAGAGTTGAAGATTCTCTGAAACAAGCAGAGGAGCGTATCCAAACTTTTGAGCAAAAAGAAAAAGAGTTTGCTTTGGATAAGATTCAGTGGGAGTCTGAAAAATCTAATATGGAAGATGAAAAGAAAGCTACTTCTGAATATATTAACACTTTAGAAAGAGAGCATGCAGAGAAAATTGAAGAAGTTCGTGACGAGGTACGTTCTAAACAAGCTCAAATTCTTCAGTTGAGTCAAGAACAAGACAATCTTAAAGTAGAATTAGAAGAAGCTCAAACTGCCTTAACTCTATTGAAGGAAGAGAAAAAACAGAACTTTGTTAAACGTTTCTTCTCAGGTTTGAAAAAGCTTTTTGGACGAAAATAAGGTAAAATAAAATGGTTTCAGTAGTAGAATTAGTATTGGCTAATGGTCAGAGAGTTGACTTACACGCAGGAGACCAAATTACGATTGGGGAAGTCGGGGAAGACTATAAAGGTCGTTGGTGTTGCTTATCGAAAACCTCAAATAGCTCTGACATTCGTAGATTTCTAATTGGCGCACCAGATGAAGCGTTAGTTAGTGTAGGTCGTAATAGGGTATCCTTCAAGCGTTCTGAGATTTTCTCGATTAAAGATGTCAACTCTAAACTTGATGAAAAATAACAAATAGATTATAGGTTGCTAAGGTGGGTTGAAATATGGTACATCCTTACTATACAGAGAAGATACTTCCCTTTTTGGAACACAATAAGGTTATGAATATGTTAGTCAAAACTCCCTTTATTGGTACGGGTTTTGAGCTAAAAGAATTAGCAAAAACTTTGAGAGCAGATGAAGAACTTCGCTATATAACTGCTTGTAAAAGCGGTCAAGCACGAGTTTTGGTTTGTGTGACCAATTTGCGTTTGCATATTTTGGATAAAGGGTTGATTTTGAACAAATATCAACTAACTGTGAACTTACCTCAGATTGCAAGTGTGCAAAGAGGCAGGGGTATCTTCTTTGGTTCGGTGGTTATTTCTGTTATGGGATTTGACGATAATATTTACCTCACTGACTTTTGGGGTAAGGATACCGAGAATTTTCAACGTATTTTGCAAGACGCTATAACTGATTATGGTTTAGGTCGTAGTTCTTTGACTCAACCAAATTACTATCAACCACAACAACCTTATTACCCACAAGAACCTCATTATCAACAACAAACAGAAAGAAGATTTCAGCAACCTATGTACGAGTCTAATAACCCAGCTTACAACTATTTGACAGGGGAGCCTTTCACAGAAGCAGAACTTTTGGAAATGGGTCTTGACAGATTTGGTCAACCTTTGGAAAAGAAACAAGCGCCTAATCAAACTCAAGTTCAACCTAGTCGCACGGTTTCAAAATCACAACAACCAACTCAACCAAGAGTATCCCAAACTCAAAGACCGCCTTTGCAACCTCGTGTACCAAGACCTCCAAAAGATGTCTCCAACATGACAACGCAAGAGAAATTTGATGCGCTTGAGCGTGGTGGGTGGTTCTAAACTATTGATTTAAACTGTAAATGGAAACAAATTAGAGAGGAGACTAGCTTTTAGTGTTTGAAGATAAAGAGCTTTGGGAATTGATGTCTGAAGCAGAAGGAACGGAGTCTGCCTATGTGTCAGACATTACACCTTCTGAGATTTCAGATAAAAGCCCAGAGGTTCAACTTGAGTATTATGAAAACCAAGTGATGGGGTATCTTCTTAGAGACTTCGACTCTCTAAGAGGTCAGATGGGTCGTCTGCAAAATGATTATTTCCGCAATGAGAACTATGTGCTTTACTCTATGTTGAAGAAAGTACAGATGGAAAGAGGGTTGTTGCTTGACTTAGACTATTTGAAAGTTTACTTGCAAGCAAACGCTTCTGAGATTGCACAAGACACTGACCGTATTCAATTTGAGTCTTATGTAAGTGAGGGTTCAACTGCGATTGAAGGTTTGTTGGTTTCAGTAGTAGAGGTTTACCAAAAATACCGTAGCCCATCTTTCTTGAAAGAGCCGACCTTTGAAGATGCCTTAACCCGCTTTAAGTTGGTCTATGCAAAATTAGCCTTTAATGACTCTTTGCAACAAGCCTCGATTGCCTTAACGAACCCAATTCGGTCTCAACGTAAATCATTCTTCGGTATCGAAGGTGCGCTTGATTTCCTTTCACAGAAAGTCAATAGTATTAAGGCTTCATTAGGTAAAGAAAACTCTTATCAGCTCGTTTGTGCCTCAGATATTGACTTTGAGGAAGAAGAGTCTAACAAGCCTACTTTGTTGTCTAATTTGCAGCATTTACCGACATTAAGTGCTACGATTGGTGGGATTTATACCAACACCTTTGCGGTCTTTGCAGCCCCAGAGAAGGGTATGAAATCGAAATTTGCAGTTCGCTTGTCTCATGAAATTCTCCTAAATGGTTTCGGTATTTGCTTTTGGGGGAAAGAAGGAGGGTCGGGCAAGGTAATGGCTGAGTTGCGTGCAACTCACTTTGATTATTACTACAATGTACAAAGAGGTCAAAACTACGAAAAGATTGCCGGTATCGACATTCAGCGTGGTACTTTAGATAGCTCGGTTGCAGAGTTAGAAAAAATTTCTCGCATGGACTTGGTAAGTAACCCAAATTATGGTAAAATATATTTACCAGATTATCCGTTTGAGTTGGAATCGGTTGAAACCGTTCTTCGAGTTGCAGCAGAGGAAAAAGAGTGTAAGTTTGTCGTTATTGACTACGCACAAGCGATGGATAGCAGTCAGTACCCTGATAAGAAAACTATGTTAGAGAAGTTGTCTATACGTTTAGAGACATTGAAAGGTTTATTAGATATTTGTGTTTGGTTGCCTTCACAGTTGGCTACTGATGTTATTCAAGATTTAGGTAAGGGTATCCACCGTGAGTTGCGAAACGTTACGGCTGATTCGAAAGAATTAACAAAATCAGCAGACTTAAACTTGATGTTGTATACAAATGACGCTATGTCTGCAAAGAACATAGCCAAAATGTACTTACTTCCTTCACGTTTAGCAGGGGAGATGGCTCCGCTTTCGGTCTTTACGGATAAGGTTGCGAATAATGTGATAGAAATGAAAGACCAAGTGATAGAAATGCGGAACGGTGAAGCTGTCGTCTTGGATGTTGGAGATATCAATGTCTAAATTTGAAATTTGTGTGAGTGTCGGAGACTTAGCGCAGTTCTTTAGGGTGTCTGAGGACTACGTTCGCTCCCAAGCTCAATTTGAAGTAGTAAAAGTAAAAGGTGGTTTAGAGGTTATCTCTAAGGATACCTACCCTCGTTTAAGTAAGGTGTTGTTCTCACAAGCACCTTCTTTGTGTGTTTATACTTTAGAGAAAGTAGTAGAGCAGTTAAAAGAGGTTTATGACAAAAAAGAATTTATTGATAAGTTTTTAGAGTCTGGACCTAGTTCGATTGTGAGAGATTTGTTTACTAATACTCCTTATTATTGGTCAGATAGCTTAACAGATGAATACTTTCAGTTTGTTCAAGACTTACAAGGTCAGTTAGATTATTCTATTGAGAGAGTTGCAAGTAAGTTAGAGTTGAGTCCAAGTCAACTTTACTCTTTGGTTCGGTATTTAGAGTTGCGATTAACTAATATTGTAGGTGCTAAGTCTAAGAAGAAGGTGTATATTTTACCAAGTGTGACTTACGCTACTGTTTGTGCCTTTTTAACTCAACATACTTTGGTAAATTTAACATTTACTGAGCGTAGCAGACTTTTCTCAATGGGTATCCAACCTTTGTCGGTCAAAGGTGTTGGTACGTTCGTAGAAACTTCTGTACTGAATTACTTGAGAGGAACAAAATCAAGTGATAGTTTTGAAATAAATGGGTCTTACTATATTTCTTACAACTCATTCTTAGCTAAATTTGCTTTGCAACCCAATGAAGTCTCTAGTGCCTTGAAGTCTGCTTTAGTCGGTAAAGAACCAGGCACAGAAGAGTTTGTACCTTATGACTTAGTTCGTCATTTAGATAAGATAATGACTTTAGGTTCAGTCTCAGATGTTCGATTAGGTGCTTTAATCTGCCTTGGTTTGTTGGAGAAAAAAGACCTAGAAGGTGTTCTTTCGGTATCTGAGTTTCGCCAACTGTACAACCAAGTATTTGCTTTAAAAGTCTTTCCTTTGAATAAAGCAAGTTACAAGTATGTAGCAGAAGGTTCAAAAACTGAAATCTTTCAAAAGTTGCAGTTACCATTCTACTCTAAGGAATTATTGGTTTCTGTCTTGAAAGATACCTTGAGAGGACTTCCCTTGGATCAAACCTATAGAGGTTATTTCAATGTTTACCGTATGGTTGAGTTCTTGAAAGTAGCCAATAACACTTATGAACTACCTATATTCATTAACAATACGGATGGTGTTCCAAGCGTAGCGATGAATAAGAAGAGTTGGAACTCACTGATTTCGGTATCCTCAAATATCTTGCTGGCTCCAAGTGACGGAGTTTCAGAAGAGTTATTAAGTGCTTATAACACGTGGGAAATTTTAGAATTTGAAAAAGTAAGGGAAGGAGTTGAAAAGATATTAAATGGCTAGTAAACAGTTTACAAAAGAAATATTAGACCAATTTGTAGAAGATTTCTACGACCTCTTTATGGAAGGTGTCTTGGAGTTTACTAACAAGTACACTATTCTGTATAAAGAGGAACTAGATAGTAGTGAAGCTCGATCCGTTGTTGATTTAGGTTTAGCTTACGATTGGCTTTGGGTTGCTGACATTGAAGGAACTCCTTTGGTTTACATTGAGGTTGTAGATTTAGTGGTACAAGAACACTTGCTACAACACTATACAAAGCAGTTAGGGTATCGGGATGCGCAAGCACTCGTCACAATCAAAGAATTGAAAGACTTATACTTGGCAGAGGTAGTTCGATTCCTGAATTACTTACCAAGTTTAATTGGAGAGCAGAATGACTTAAAGCCTTTTGCAGTAGCAAGTTTGGTAGATGAACAACATTTGCGCTTAGATAATCGATTAGTTCCAATTTTCCACTTGTCTTTAACTGAGTTGTTTAAGTTGCTAGAAAGTATCCAACTTCGACCCTATGGATTTTGGGATGGTCAAGAACACCATAAATTTAAAGAACCTAAAGGATATTTTGACACACCACTCAAGGGTATCCGAGTTGACGAGCTTGTCTCAGCAGTCTTTATTCGAGGTGTTTTTCCAAAAAGAAAGTCGGTGCATGATTGATGCAGTATGATTTTTCAAAATTGAACCAACCCTATTTGTTGGATATATTAGACTCTTATGTAGGTTCACATAAGATTACTTACTTGGAAGGTTCTGAATCCACTATGCTTTATGTCGGTGATTCTATGTTATTTTTAGTTGCAGGTGGCTTTATACAGTATGTAAGTGGTGCGCCTAGTCATTTGTCTAAACGGAACATTGATTTAATTACGGATAAGTTGCAGTCAGCGCTTACCTTACATTGTACGATTGTGGGTGATTTGGAATGATTGGTACTTCAAGAGTTAAGAGAAGGACAGTTAAAGCCTCTTATCGTCAGTTGGAAGAACAGTTGCTTTACCACAAAAACTTTATTGGACACTTTGATGTAACCATTTCAAACTACTGGGACGTTGTGGTTTGTAGACACCAACCTCGCTATTCAGATTATAGGTTTAGTGCAGGGAACAGTCGTGTTGTTTGCCCTTTCCATGAGGATTTAAAACCCTCACTCGGTATCGTCAAAGACGGTGAAACTGGCATTGAGGTTTTCAACTGCTTTGGTTGTGGGGTAAAAGGTACAATCATTGGATTTCATAAGCTCTTTGCAGAACAATACTTAGGAGAACGTTATCCTAATAGTTTTGGCTACTTGCAAAGTTTAGCTAAACTTTACGGTATTGAATTGACTGATACGATTGTAGAGGTTCAAGAAGAGAAGTCTAAGTTTGACTTTTCAAAAGCTCCCCCTTACACAGTCTCTATTCATAGAGAAAATGTGGAGACTTTGAAAGAGAAGTTTAACCAAGGTTCTCTATCTTTACAAGGTTTGAAAGAACAGTTGACCTTGATAACTAATAAAGTTCTTGAAGTGAAGTCGTCTAAGAAAAGTACAGAAGGGAGTTCTGCTTAATGTTCACATTTGATATGGAAGATTTTGGGGGTTCTCCTTGTTTTACTTACTTAGACTACTTCAAAGAAGGTTCTGAGCGCTTTGGTTTAAACAGTGTTTTGGCTTTAGACTTGTCTAAAACCTCCACTGGTATCGCCTATTGGAACGGACAAACTTTAGAAACCTTTAACTTGAAGAGTTCTATTAAGGATTTAGATAGTCCTTACTCCGTAGGTCTTCGAATGCAAGAGTTGAAAGATTTCTTGCTTATGAAAGTTTTAAAGGGAGAAGTGGAGCTTGATATGTTGTGTGTGGAAGAAGCATTGCTTGGAAACAATGCGAAGACCTCTTCTGTAGCTTACGCACTGAACTTTACACTTGACTACTTGTTAGCAGAAGGTGTCTTAAAAGCCAAACGGTTCTTTAGGGTATCCAACAAAACGTGGAAAGCTACTTTGCGTTCTGAAACTGGTGTAGCACCGTTAAAGAAAGCAGTTTGGTCAAAAGACAATGCAGAAAAAGAAGAAATTCTTTTGTGCTTGCAAGAGTTAGCACATCCTTGGGCGAACAAATGGCGAGAATACGATTCCTTTGAAGTTTATCTAAAGAGTGGCTACCAAGACCAACTGGATGCAGTTGGTTTAGCAATTCATTGTGTGAAGACTTATGGTTTAGATGAAAAACCTCAAGTGTTAAGTCGAAAAACCTCAGTTAAAGTTTATACAGATAAATCTAAGGCTGAGAAATATGCTAAATTCCCAGTAGAACATGTCAGCGGTATCCCCAAAAATCAAATCCACACATGGGTTGATACTTGTGGGAAAGAAGAGATTGAGTCTAAGTCCTACATTTTAGAAACTCCCCACCTTGGTCGATTTGGAGTAAAAGCAGAGGTTTTTGAAGAATCTGATATGTATTACATTGTGGTCAATGTAGCTTTAGTTACAGTTTAAAATAAAAGCAGTTTAGGTCATTAGAATACAAAGCATTTTTGCTAGAAAGTAGGTCTACATGGCACTTGGTTCTAAGACAGAATTGATAAGACAAGTCTTTCTCTATTTGTTTGGGGAAGGCTATGAAAACAGATTAACAAAGTTCCCAGAAGATGAGGTGTTTCCTCAAACCATTAAACACTTTGATAAAGACGGACTTCATTACTTAAATTCTGAAGTCCAAACGGTTCAAGTGTCGAATGGTCAAAGTGAAGCACAAGTAACGGTGTCTTGTGCTATGTGTCATTTGTGTGGTTCTTTGTATGGTAAGGTAGAAGATATTCACTATGTTTTGGAATATCAACCCACACAAACAGGTCAAGCCTTGATTCACGGTTTGAACCTTGAATCAACAGAATTTTAGAAAGAAGTAGGTTTTTATATGGAACAACATGTGTCCAGTATTAGAGGAGAAGTTTTCAGACAACTCATTGGGGTATCTGGTGGTTGGCTTGTTCGTATTTTCCTTGTTTCAGTTATGTTTTGGCTTGTTTTTTATGTATATGAGTCTTTGGTAGACGGTACGTTAAGTGGTCGTTTATCTTTGATGAAGCAAGCTCTATTCAAGAGTACGAAAGAGTTTAAAGTCAAAACAATTTCAACAGCACCTTTCTTGTATTTCCTAGTCGGTATGATTTTATTAACCGCAGGTTATACATTAGGTTATAATATTTCGAATAATTACATCAGTGGCGAGATTACCTTGATTACAACAGTTTCAAGAATTACTAATTTCTATGCTTTGACAGTCTCAGTCATTGAAATGATTTTAATGGCTTGTACGGCTTTGGTCTTCTTGTCTGCTGCAAGTTCTATTCGTAAGAACGGTCGAGAAGTTTACCAAACCAGTGCATTAGCTAAGATGAATATCAACTTATTACGTTTGTTCCGACTTTTCGGTATCATGGCAGTCATAGCACTCGGTATTGCTTCAATGGTATTTTGTTATTTGGTGATTAAATAGTAAGCTGGCAAGAGCTTGCTATTTTTCTTTTTCTAAGTTTGCTTTAGTTATTGCAAATCGGTAGGAAAAATGATAAACTAACAAAAAGTAAATGAAAGCGAGGTTGACCTTTCTTTGCAAACAAAGCTTGAAGTGTCTCCGTTTTTAGGGATTGTGCCAAGTGCAGTTGAAATTGGTACACGATTAAAGGAGTTATTAAATAAACGAGAAGAGTTAGTCAACACTTTAGATAAAGAGTTAGCTAATGGAACTTACAGCCAACATAGAGTGGTATCTTACTATTTGCTCGAAAAGGAGTTACAGTCTTTAAGAGAACAATTATTATTGAGAGCAGAAGATACACCTCTAGGTAGAGACTATTTACAATACCAAGATATGTTGAAAGCTCGCTTGCCAAAGGGTGATACTTATTTGGTTGAAGAGAGTCAAAAGATGGCTCAACTTCCGTATCTAACCAAGGCAGAACCTTTCTATGATGATTATGTGAGCTTGTTAGAGTTAGCAGCTAAAGACAATGTAGAGCTTTATGTAGAGGTCTTTTTAAGTAACAACAAAGTCTCTTTAGTATATGAGCATGGACTCTTTCAACGTGCGATTTCTTTGGAAGAGGGTAGAGAAGGTGTGGACTGTACACGCTTGGTTCTTCCTTATTTAGAGCGTAGAGGTTTAACAACTTTAGTTGACCTAGCTCAAATTCCAAAGAGTGCTATTTGCGGTTATTTGTATACCTCGATTGTTGAAGAGGATTTGACTCCTAGTATGAGCTATACGAAGTTGGACTTAACACCTCAGTTAATTTCTACCATCCGTTTTTATGCTTCTGAGTATATTGAGTTTGGACTGAACTTTGCAAAACGAGATGATGAGTGTAAGTTTGTACAAGATTTAGGTTTTGACACGCTTCCTTATATTCGTTATAACTTAGAAACAGACCAAAATATTAACTCGATTGTAGAAGATTGGGTATCTTTGCTTGAAGACCTCGCTGATGTTAGTGCTTTGTCAACAAATTTGAGAGTGAGTGTAGCAAGTCATCACAGTCAAAGATTTAAAGAGTTCGGTTTTGATAGTGTAGTAGTTAATCCAATTTTATGGTCTGTAAACCCTCAGAAAGCGAAGTTACAGTACATTCATTGGAAACAGACTTTAGAAGGGTTAAAACCTTTTGCAGTCGTTTCGTACTTAGATGTGACAGCTCAGTTTGAAGTTGATGGTAGTGCTTATTTTGGTTTCTATGATTTTGCAAACAATAAACCTAAGTTGTTAGATAGCGCGTTAGATTTGGGGTTGCATGGTAAAAACAGTGAAGATTTAGGCATTGAAATTGCAGGTCAAACTGTATTAGAGTTACCGTTAGAGAGTCCATTAGATATTCTAGTATTAGGTTTGAAACCAGAAAGTCCAATTTACTTTTGGTCGTCACCAGAGTTAGGTATAACTACAGTATGTGACTCCAAAGGTCGCTCAGTAGATCAGTTTTTAAGAAAGTAGGCTAAAGTGGATAAAGATAATTTATGGGGAGACTTAGACGACTTAGAAGTTGGTGTGTCTTCTAGTCAAGAACAAGCTCTAGTTGGAGAAGAAGTAGTACCTTATTCAGAGGTAGGAGAAGAAGTTGTAGAGTGGTCTCCTGAGGCCTCAGAATTGCCCACAGTCGATTTAGAAGAAGTAGGTGGGGAAAATATCGACTCGGAAAAAACTCTCGACACGGAGCAAATAGGAGCTTCTGAGAGTCTTTCTGAGTTAGAAGGTTTAGAAGTAGAAACACCCGTAGATATTGTAGGGGTATCCGAAACTCCTTCGGTACTTAGTCCATTTGAGGATATTGATAAGATTCTTAGTGGCTTGAAATACGACCGTGAGTTGCGTATGGATTTACCGATTGAGTCGATTGTCATTACGGAGTTTGATAAAAAGGCTCGCTTTGCAACTAAGAATGGTTTGACTGCTTCGATTGAAGATTTTGGTAGAGTTTTAAACCCTATTGATGTATTGGCTTTACCTTCGGTAGATGGTGAAGAAATTGAAATGTACACTTTGATTTCAGGTCTCCGTCGAGTTTATGGTGCATCTCGTAATGGTTACAAAACTATTCCAGCTTTTGTGTGGCATTTTGCAGATTATGAGAAAGCACAACGTTTGGTTCCTTTGCTGGGTCTGATTTTGAATAAGCAACAACAACACAATTACCAAGAGATTTGGAACGGACTTTCTACCTTGGAACACGAATATGGTTTGAAGTTCTCTCAAATTGAGCGTTTGTACCCTTATTTGGAGAGTGGAGATGTTCTGAAATTGAAAGAGGTCTGCAGTGAGTCTGATACTTACCCAGAGCCTATGACTGAGTTGTTTGCAGGTAAGTACACATTGGACAAAGCTTATAAAGAGTTGGTAAAACAACGGAAAGAGCGTGATGTACTTGAGGAGGAAGACAATAAGGGTATCCTCTCTTCGACTGAGCTTGGTAAGGAAGCAGTTGTGTCTGATGAAGAGGGTAGTTCAAGTGAAAATGATGGTTCTTCTGAAGAAGGTGAAAACTCAGGTAATAACAAACTGAGCGCTCAAGAGGTTGATGAACTTCTGGAACTAGCAGATAACTCTATGGATAACTTGACCTTAGAGAGTGCTTTAGAACAAGCAGATGCAGTGGATAAGGGTATTGTTCAAGACCGTAAAGGTGATGGAGATGATGATTTAACTCCAGAGGTTAAGAACAAGATTAAAGCAAGAGACAAAATGGTTTGTCAGTGTTGCTCTAAAGATAAGGTTGAAAACCAAGGTGCTTTCTTGTCTCAGTTGGTAGTTCACCATAAAGTTCCAGTTCACGCAGGTGGAACAGATGATGAGAAGAACTTGATTACCTTGTGTATTGGTTGCCACCATTTGTTGCATACTATGGAGAAAATGGGAACTCTTACAACAGATAAAGAGCATTTAGACACTATGGATGAAGAGTTCCGTAGACGAATTTTAAATGCTTGGTCTCTTGCTTACATTGCGATTAAAGCAGGGGAGAAGAAAGGTTATTCTCGTAAAGAACGTGCTAAGAAAGCTCAAGAAAGTCTAGGTCATAAATTCCCCGGACAAGACATTAAGAATGACTTAGCATTACGAACTGCATTAGATGTGAGTTCAAAATAAATTTTGATGATTAGGTAGGTATGCTGGATTTTTCCACATACCTTTTCTGATAGTTAGTAGATTAAATCGAAAGGTTTTACTTAACTATGAAATTACATAAAAATTTACTGCGAGAGCGTTTCGCACGTGGTGTTGGGGTATCGATTACTTACAACCCAACTAACGGTGAGCGCTTTATTAAGTCTTTGTTTAACGCTTTAAATAAGACAAATACGGATAGAAGTTTTGTAGTGGATGATGTCCTGCAAAAGTTGGTTGCTTATTTTGATAAGAGTAACTTAGACTTTTTCAGTACCGAAACTGGTGGAAAACAACCAGACTTAGAACTTCGTCAAATTGGTGTAGTGTATCGTCACTCTTCGAATGAAGTTCCAACTATGGAGTTAAACTCAGACGAAACAGTTTGGAGTGAAGAAGAACGTGAATCTTATATTGGTCAAATGAAGAGGTTTGCCATAAATGGTTACGCTGACTGTGAAAACGGCATTTTCTATACTTATGTGTATGGTTGGTTCAATAAAGAAAAAGAAGATTATGAGCATATTTTCTTTATTAGCAATGATGCAGAACCGAAGTCTCGTTCTTCGCACTATAAAACACTTATTCAAAAGCTTTATATCACTCGTTCAACTGGTTTCAATCACTTCTTTAACTACAAGTTTAGTATTTACTATGCTCCACAACTTTCCTCAGTTTTGGACTTCTTAGACTTGATTACAAAAGATGTTGTAGCTACTAAATTAAAAAGTTGGGTTGATTTTAACTCGCAACAATTTAAAGCAGGTTATGATGCTTCTAAGAATAAAGCTCGTTACACAGATCGGTATCCAAACTTACCGCAAGACAGTCAAAGTAAAGAGTTTAAAGAGATTGTACATCAAAACTCACTTAATTTGATTTATAAAGCATTTATGCGCAGTTTAGGGAACTATTTGCTGGGTTCTCCTGCTAAAAACAAAACTATGCTGAAAGTCATGGCTGAGTATTTGTATGAATTGTACTTGGATGATTTTAATATTACTCTTATGGAAGAGTATGACAGAGTTCAAAAATCCGACTACGCTAAGTCTTTTGAAACAAAGCGCAACATCCCAGCTAAAATTCAAGCTGCTATGGATTCAACTAAGTTCTTAGACTACGGATTTGGTTTTGTAGAGTTCGATGAGCAGTTTGATTTAGAGAAGTTACCTGATATTGAAGCGCAGTGGGGGTTAATTCACAAAGCTTTGCCACATTCGGAACATAAACCAGAGTTACGTTTTCGTAAAATTGAGCATCGGAAAGCTCATGGTGTGTATTTCCCAGCTTTTGACTGTATTACGATTAGTGTCCGTAACGTAAACTCTATGCTCCACGAGTATGGTCATCACATTGATTTTACTTACAATAAAGACCAAAACTTGTCTATGTCTGATGAGTTCCGCCCACTCCTCAAAGGGTATCAACGTAATTTGTCGGACGGTGGAGTCTATAAAGGAGCTATGTTAAATTACTTCTTAACTCCAACTGAGGTCTTTGCACGTGCTTTTGAGATTTACTGCGTAACGGTACTTCCTAGAGTGAGTTTTACTGAGAGTTTGGCTGATTATGGTAATAAGTTTGAATACTTATGGTTGATTAACAATACTGAAGAGGTGTTAAATTACTTTGATACCAAGTTCCCACACATAAGAGAAGAAGTAGCTAACATTCAACAAACTGAGGAGTCTCCTAAAGTAACTAACTTAACTGAAGGTGCAAAAGAAGAACTTGCACCAAATCAAGTAAAAGCAGGTGGCTTTACAGTTACGATTGAAGAAAGTTCAGGTAAATCCGAACTTGAAGGAAAAGACCTTATTCCAACAGATCGAGATAGTAATGGTATTTTAAGTCATGCAGTTGTTGAAAGACCAAGTAAACAAGCAGAGGACTTATACAACGGTATTTCTATTTCAGATGAGATTTTGGAAGAGAACATGTTTGAAGAATTTGGTTTTTTACTTGATCCAGTTCAGTTCTTTGATGGTACTAAGTTTGGTGGCGTTGCATATTTAGTTAAAGACAATAAAGGGGTCGTTTATCAAACATTTAGAGTTGAAGAACCTCATTTTTCAATGATTGAGAGGGTTATTAACCAACTTCATGACGAGTGTATTCTAGATGCTGAGAAAAGTTATATGGTTGTAAGTGATTTGCTTCATAATAAAATTGAAAAATATGGTGCTTCTGTACAATCTCTAACTAAGGGTATCGCATCTCTTCGTTTTGCAGATTTTAAAGATGTTGATTTTGGTACAACTAAAGGTGAGCAAGTTGCGGCAGTAAATAGCTTAATGAATAAATTAACTAAGTCTTATGTAACCTATTTGAAGAACCAAGATTTAAGAGTTAAAGATGATGAGATGAGAGCTTTATTCAAGAAGAAAGCTCACGAAGAAATTGCAAAAGATAGAGATATTGCAAGTGAAGTTTGGAACTTTGATTCTGTACTTACAGAATATGGTGAAGCAATTTTTGTAGAGCGTTTGCCTAAGAATAAAGCTTTAGTTAAGAAACATGCTCAACTTGTAGATGAATTATTTATTTATCTGTACCCAGACTTAGGTGGTTCTCATTCAGATTATATGAGTAGTGCAGTTTACAAAGCACTAGTTGATAATGATTTGTGTGTACATTTTTATCTAAGAGGTGAGCTGAGAGAGTTAGTAAAAGCTAAAATTAACGAAACGGCTTTAAACCCAGAAAGAACATTTAGTAGACTAGCTGAGTTAGGTTTAAACTTAACTGTTGAGGTGTGATTTATGGAAAAAGAGATTTATTTTGAGTTGAAAAACAACTCTGGCGACATAATGACAATTTACAGAGACGAGCCAAATGTTGTTCCGTTGAGTGAAGAGTGGACTCGAACTTTGTGTAGATATTTCACATGGTTTCCTGAGTTTACTTCAATACAACCTCATAGATATCCAAAGATGGCTGAATTTATAGATGATTACATTAAGGTTGGTTTTACAGAACAATTACGTTTGAAGAGTCGTGATTTAATAGAGTTTGTAGATAAGCTGGTTGAATCTTTCTATAAGACTGCTAATGTTTATGCAGTTCCATTATTTAGTGAACCTACAATGTCTTTAGACTACTATCCAACTCTTAAATTTACAACTGAATATGAACCACATAGAGATTTTGTAGGTTTCGCCTTCGCAACACGTGACGAAATTTACCGATGGTATGACACTAAGCGTATTACAAAATCTATTGAGCGTGATATTTTAGATATGGTAAACTATGTGTTAGCAATTTATAATGACTATCTTAAAGGTGCAACTTACCACTATGTAATTGAAACCGCAGATGGTACGGAGATTGACCGTGGGTTAGATTTCTACGAGCTTGATGGTGACACAGATAAGATGTTAGAGCTGATGTTGAAAGGAAGTTCTGTTTACGATAAGTCTTTTGTTGAAATTTAAGTAAAAGAGAGGTAAACCTCTCTTTCTTTTTGCTATATTTAATAAATTTATTGCAAATACTTATAAGTTCTGTTATACTATATCTATTATGAAAATTTAGGAGGTCTTGATTTTATGAAATCCAGACAAGAAATTAAAAAGCAAGCTAAACAGATGATTGCTGAAGACAATTTGTGGTTGGCTTTAGGTCTACCATGTTTGGTACTTGTTTTAGTAAACTTAGCTTTTGCGTTTAACGAAAGTGCCACAGGGGTATCCTCAGCTATCTCTGGACTAACTTTGCTCTATGAACTATGTGCAAGTCTTTATCTATTTGACATTTTAACGAAACACCACCTAGTAGAAAAACAGTTAGGTCGTAAGATTTCGGATATGTTTGGTAGTCTGACTGCTCACACCTTTAAAACAGCTTTGTTAGCTGGTTTTATGATTGGTCTGTGGTTCTTCTTACCTTATGTAGTTGGTATCGGTCTAATTGTCGCTGCTTTGGTGTCAAATAGCTTTGGTATACTATTTTGGCTTGGTGTTGCTTTATTGATCTTTGGTGGGTTCATTGGTTTGATAAAAACTTATGAGTACGCATTAGCGGTTTATCTAGCAAAAACAAATGAAGAACTTGGTTTGTTTGCACTTCTTAAAGAAAGTAAGCAGAAGATGAAAGGTCATAAAATGACTTTGTTCGTACAAAACATGAGTTTCTTTTGGTGGGTTCTAGGTGTGTTTGCAACAGGTGGGTTACTTGGTTTGTATGTAACACCTTATGTACTTGCAGCAAATACTATTTTCGCCACTGAGGTTTTGGGTATCCCAACTTCCGAAAAACTGGAAAAAGACCTTGAAGTATTTTAAAATAAACGTTTAAGGGGAACAGAAGTTCTCCTTTTCTTGATTTATTAAGGTTTTTGTGGTATAATAAAGAAAATTTAGGAGGTTTAGGTTTATGAAAGTCAGTAAAGAAAAAGCAATAGCAACATTCACTTATCCGTATCAGTCTTTGGGGGATAGTTACATTCTTGATGAAATCAACTACGAAGAGTTATATAGGCTTTTCACGGATTTTTGTACTTATTTTGATGGTTTTACTTTTAGTGCTTTAACTCCGAATACTACTTTTGCAGATTTCACGGAAAACAAAGAAACGGTTAGAAGTCAAATTGATTTGATTTTCAATGAGGTATTAGCATTAGACACAGATACTGATGGTTTCTACAAGTATGGTACTGTTAAGTCTGAACGAGGTCTTACTGTAGATGTTTGTTTCAGTAAGTTTTCAGATGCAGAACCTAGAGTCATTGATTATGGTTCTCATGTTTCCCCTTTGATTGTTTTCAAGTTTGAACTCTCATTTCTTGGTAAGAAACGTCCAGAATCTTATTTTATAATGACTGTTACAAAAGAAAAAGATTTAAAACAAGGTTTGCCTGATTGGAGGTAAAATGTTCAAACTATCGAACGGAGAGACTTACTCTCGCTTAGAAATTTATTGCTTTGAAGATTTGTTAGGTTATGTCACTAAAACCCCACAAGGGTATCACTTCACGCTTGTTAAATCTGAGAACATTCATCACAGGTTCACTTTGCTTAACTTGAGTGAACAATCTACCTCAGAAGAAATAAGACAATGGATGAAAGAACATTTGACTATAACAGACTCACGCGCTAATAGAAGCGAGTGTTACCCTAGTTGGTGTCGTACACTGGAAGATGAAATTTCGGTATATTCTTACTTCCTAGATTGTTCTATGAGGAGGTGGAAGTATGTTTAAAACCGCAGCAAGCGCAGGGTACCAACCTAAATATACTTCTCCAAATGGTGATTATTGGTACAAAGAAGATTTGCGAGGCGGAGAAGCCTTAGCTGAAGTTTTGGTGTCTGCTTTTTTAGGTTCTTGTTCTAATTTAGTGTCTTCTGACTATGTGCTTTATGATTTCGATTATTCTTCTGGGGTTTTGGATTTAAAAGTTTGTGTGTCTCCAAACTTCTTACAAGAAGGTGAACAATTTATTTCCTTCAAAGAGTTAGCTTTTTTAACTTATCCTCCTTCCAAACCACTAGTAGGATTCAACTCCAAGTTAGATTTTATCGACTCCGTTTTCCAACAAACAGTAGGACAATCCTTCCGATTTGAACTCCTAAGATTGTTGACTTTAGATGTGATGTTTAGAAATACCGACCGACACCTCTCTAATTTCGGTATTATTTTAGCTTCTAATGGTTCTATTAGGTTCGCCCCTATATTTGACAATGGACTTGCTTTGGGAGTCTCAGAAGGCGCATATTTCGATTTAGATAACCTTTTAAAAGGTTTTGGATATAAGATTAAACCTTATGAACTTGCAGTATCCACACTTTCGCCCTATATCAATCCAAGTTATTTCCAATTTGATGTTCGTTACTTTGTTGAAACAGTGGATAAAAATATACCTAAATCCAATTTGTTGTTAGGTTTTCTAAACCTATTGGTTCATTATTATCCCAAGGATTGTAACAACATAAATACTAAAACTGCTTTGGAGTCGATCTTTGGAGAATTTACTAGAAAGCGATTCTTAAATGACTAATCAAACCTTATTGACTAAATCAAGTTTCAAGACTTGGTATAATACTAGAAAACGAAGTACAGGGGTGCTTTTAACTTTAGTTCTTATTTTTCTCCTTACTAGCTTCATACCTAGTTTTATTGAGAACTTTCCGACCTTAATTACACATATATTTAAAGTTTCTGACTCCCAAACTTTGCAACCTCTAAACTTAACTTATTTTATAGGTTTTAGTTTCATTTATTTGGTATCCGTTGGTTTTACTGTACTCGTTGAAACAAATGAACCAGAGCCTTATGACAATATGACCTTTTCAATCTTCTCATTATTTATGGTTTTAGTAGTTGCAGTTGTTTCTTTGATAGGTTTCCTTTTGATTTCTGCAACAGTTCCAACTAATTTAATAAACTTAGAAAGTGGTATTTAATATGCTTTACAATGATTTAGACAGACTAATAGAAGACTACAACGAGCGTTACCGTAACGCTAACGATTGGGTATTCCAAGCAACAACAGAGCTTGAACTAGAAGAAGCAAAAGCAGATAAAAACAAATTGGTTCATGAATATAGTCAAGCTCTATATGACTCTTTGTGGGATAAGTTACCTCAATTAACCGCAAAAGACTGCATTGCATTTGATTTAGTTCCTTATGGTGTGTGGCAGAAGTTTAGCACCAAGTACGAATTGATTTTGAAGAAGATTAAGGAGGTTCAAAATGTTCGTTAAATTATTGCTACAATTCTTACTTTGGGTATCTCCAATTTGGGTTACACCTCAAACAACAGTAGTTCAACCTTCAATCCCACTAGGTACAAATCCTCTAAACGTAGATGAGTCTAAAATTGTAGCTTACTTAAAAGATAACCCAACCGCTACCTACAATTCTAATGTTGTTTTTGTGGATAAGGATGAAGATTATAAACTAGCTCACCTTATGGGAAAATCAGTAGTCGATGTTCGGTATCGAGAAAGACCTGTAGTTTCTGAAACGGACTCTGCAGAAGAAGTCCAAGATAAAATCAACAAGATTAAGTCTGCAACTTCTATTGAGTCTGACGAAGTAGCTCTTGCTTTGTTGGGAAATATGACAGAGACGGTCAAAGTTTCGGACTAATTAGTTGGTTTCCTTGACAAACCTACTAAGGTTTGCTATACTAAACAACAGACTGCATAACACATACAAAGAAAGTGATTGAACTTCAGTTCTCACTTTTCTTTTGTTTTGTTGCACAAATTAAGGATTTGTGGTAAAATAGTTTAAATTGACCGTTATAAAATTAGTTAGAAAGGAGAAGAAGATGTCAACAGTAATTACAGTAAGGACGTACACACAAGCTACAGAAGGTAATCCTTGCGCTTGGGGTGAGTTATCAACTTTTACAACAGGTAGTCTATACGAAGCGGTTTTCACGCATTTTAATCAAATTGATGATGTGACATTGAGGTTTTTCTTAAGTGAATTAAATCGTTATGGTTCAGCCACTTTGCAAAGTGCTACGATTTTAGTGAAAATTAGTTACACAGGGGCTTTCCCTGATAAGGATTGGTAAATAGATGAGTGTAGAACAAAGATTAAAAGAAGTTGGAATTTCCTCAGAAGTAGGGTATCTTTTCCCAAAAACGTGCAGTCATTGTAATTTAAAGTATGAACTGAGCTTAGATTTATCTGTGTTGAAGTGTCCTAACCCATTCTGCCGAGGGTTATATTACCAACGTGCAGTAACCTTTTGTGAGGTGCTAGGTCTAACTCAGTTTAGTTATAGCTTTTTTGAGCGTTTAGTGACTGAGTTTGATTGGAAGTCTGAGTTCATTTCTGACTTTTACGACTTAGATAAAATTTCGGTTGAGATTTCGGATAGTGAATTTCAGTCTCGATTTAACTTGTTTAAGTCTGAGTTGCAGAAGGTAAAAGAGAATTTAACCTTAGAGCAGTATTTAACTTCATTAGCAGTTCCAATGGTTGAGGATATTATTCCAACTATTTGTGATCGATATGAAAACTTAGAAGAATTTTACGCAGAGTTAGATATTGTCTTAGATTTTGATGGTTATTTGACTATTCTTGGATTGAGCGTAGGTTCTGAGGATTTGATATTGCGGTATCTCGAAATTTTCAACATTTACCGTAGAGATTTATTAGGTTACACATTGTAGTTTAGACAGATTAGACAGGTGGTGAGATTTAGATGATGCTTGTGGTTGATAAACGATATGTGGTATTGGAGTGGAAGACTACAAATCCTAACGTTTACATTGAAGATACAGTAGACTTACAAACTCGAATAGATTTAACTCGTAAGTTAAATCAAGGTGCTTATGACGTGGTTGTAGAGCCAATACCAGAGGGTGTTTTAAAGGATTTAGTACACGAAAAGGTAACAGTTTTGGTTGTACCAACTAAAGCGACTATGGTGTATTATGAGCGAACAGGGAAAATACCTGAGTTTTTATTTGTGGAAAGCATTTTAGGTGGTTAAAACTTGGTTAAATTAGGTCAAAAAGGACAAGAGTTACTGCGGTATCTAACTGCATTTTTCGACAAATATGTTGAAGGAGAAGGTTCTCTTAGTGTCCAAGTTAATTCAGAAGATACTACTGAAGAGCAAGCTTTGTTTTTAGAAAATAATCAAAAGCTTCTTAAATCGGTAGGTTTATTAGATACAAGTCACTCTGTAAAAGATTTGGGCATGTCCAAACAAGAGCGAGAGTTGGAAGGTTCTTTCTACACTCCTTTGTTTTGGGGTAGAAAAGCTCATGAACTCCTAAGTGATATTCCCAATTTAGAAGACTATGTAGTTTGGGACGCATCATGTGGCACAGGCAACCTCTTGATTGAGTTTCCTAATTGTAAGCACGTGTACTTGTCTACTCTTCATGAAGAAGATGTTCGTTTAACAAAAGAGCGATTTGAAAAAGAGCGTCCGGATTTAGAAACAACAGTCTTTCAATTAGACTTCTTAGGCTCTACAGATTCGCCACTTATTCAAAATTTCTCAAGACAACTCCCAGAGAGCTTGCAGAAGGTTTTACAGAACAATAAAAAACTCATCATTTTGATGAACCCTCCTTATTCTACTAGAGGGGTATCCACACCGGTCGCCAAGCGCCTAAGTTCTTTGAGATTGAAAGGTTACGCAGCCGACTTATATAGTCAGTTCATGTGGCAAGTAAAGAACTTGGTGCAAGTGCATCACTTAACACAAGCAGAGTTAATTTGGATGGTTCCAGTTTCGTTTCTTTTGAATCACAGAACTTTTGAAGTTCGGAAAGATTACGCAACGGACTTTGAGTTTCATAGTGGCTTTATGTCTCCCCTTGCTGATTTTCAAGGTAGTGCTGATGTAAGCTCAAGCTATTTGTGTACTACACGTTGGTCTACAAATCAAAAAGGTTCTAAAGACTTGGTTGACTTACCTGTTTACTCTCCTAGTGGAGATTTACTCTATACTCAACCTCTTTACTTAAAAACTCGTAGGAAGACTGCGAGTGATTTGGTCAAGGGTATCCATACTCGAAACCACATTTCCTTGCAACAACTTGATAGTAAAGGAAACATCGTTTCAAACGACTTATCCCCAAGACAATACACTCCTTTAGGTGTGTTTCAATTCTCTAGCTTGTCTTATTTAAGTTTAGCTAAGAACTTAGTTACAACTTGTGAGATATTCAGTATGGAAAGTCGAGCAACTAGGTCAATTAAAGAAGAGTATTTCCCAATGTTGACTTACTTGTACGCTTTGAAGTTTGTAAGAGATATCCCAGTAGAAGTAGCAACTTCTCAAACTAAGGTTCCTAAGTTTGATGAGGTTTGGAACAAGATTTATCCGAACTTTGCTTTACTTTTCTTTATCAACCGTGAACTTTATGGTTTGTCTTTGAGAGATGTAGGTTACATTAATAAGGAAAACTATGTCAATCCATTCTTCTTTGTGTCTGAGGATAAAGTCAAACAAGCGATTGAAGCGAATACCGATACTGAGTCAAGAACTGCTTTAATGAACGATTATAACCTCTGGGTATCCAAGGGTGCTTACCCTCAGTTTTACCGAGAAGTAATTGAAGATGCCTTAAACTCTCCTGATTTGTTACCTTTGTTTAGAGAAGTATATGAGCATTTAGAAAAGTTCTATTTAGAGGGTATCCGCAATCGCCGAGTAAACTCGGAAGTGCGCCTAACAAGTGCAGTGGACTTAGGTTTCCACCAACTAAAAGACTTAAAAGAAGTTCCAAATAGCGAAGTTAAAGCCTTTTTAGATCATCAACGAGAGCTGAAAGCAGTGGTTGTAGAAATGTTGCAAACTCTTAACTATGAAATTTGATAAAAGTTCCCCTAAAACTTGACACTTAGGGGATTTTTTGATAGAATGAAACATATAAAATTAGAAAAAGAAGGAGACAGAAACTTTGGCAATTCATTTAGATGATTTATTAAACCCAGAGGCGCAGTTCGCTTCTGTTTTAGTCTACGGAAAAAGCACTCGGTATCTTTCCTTGGTTTCCAACTTGGTTAAGAAACGCTTTCAAGTAGACTCTTCTTCGGTTATTCGAGTAAATGACTTAAATGAGTTACAAAAGATGGACGCATCGATTCAAATTCGTCCATTTCGTTCTCCTTACCGTCTATTTGTTGTAGATGAACAAAAGACAGAGTTAGCAGAAGCGACTGTGAAGTTCTTACAAAGTATTGTAGGGTTCACACGCTTGGTTGTAGGTTATAAGAACTACAAACTCTTTCAAAACGTTCGCTACAATAAAGAACTGGTTGATTTTCAACCAGATATTATGTTCAGTACCTATATGACTCAAAGTGAGTTCCAATACATTTATGATGTGACGACCAGGACTAAGGGTTCTGTGAAATTATCTGAGAAAATGTATGGGGTCGTTACCAAGCGGTATCTCCGAGACATTGATGCAGTTTTTACGATTTTATCGAGCTTAAAAGATGGTATTGAAATTAGAGACAATGCGACTTTGGTGCAATTAGCTGGTGTTGGTTCTCTTCAAATTGAGCGTGTTGCTTTAAGTATGTTGACCTCAACGACCAAAACAAAGAGAGGTTTGGATCAATACAAGAAGAAACAACTGCAGAGTTTGTTAGAGTTGTCTCATCATAGAAGTTTTGAGACAGTTCGTAAGTCTCTGTTAGAGTCTTTTAAGGCGATTTTGATATTAAAAGAATTATTAGTTGAAGGTAAGATTTACCCAGAGATCGGTTTGTTACCTGATATGAGTAAGTACAACAACTATCGAATTGGGAAATACGCTCGCTTTTTGGAACAAATTGATAGTTTGTCTATGACGGAGATTGTAAACTTTATGTCTTTGGTAGGTAGTCGTAAGTGGTCGGAGGAGTTCCATGTGATGTCCTTTGTTTTACAAGCAACTAAGTTGATTGGACTTAAAAATGGAGGTTTAGTGACGTGAGAGTAAAAGCAGTTAAAATGGATGATTACAAAGCAGACAAGGGTTTGCAATTAGATGTAAACACCTCGTCTGTTTGGCAGTTTCTTGTATCTGATGGGGGTTCTAGCTTTTTAGAGTGGTTAAAACCTACTAAAGAGTATGTAAAACCAAAAGTTGAGAATAAAGTAGGCTTCCTTAATTTGCTCTCTATGTTGGGGCAAGGTGAGGTTGTAACTGAGGTTTCCTCTTCTGAGGATTTCCAAGTAAACCCTTCTGTTTGTGCTATTGGGGTATCCTTAAAGGAGTTTCAGTCTGATGAAGACAAGTGGCTTTCTTATGGTGTTCCTATCTTTGTTTCTGTTGATTTAGCTTCTAAGAATTTAACTGAGGTGCTTTCTTGGTTACAAGAGAGTGATTTAGTCGATGGGGTTACTTATGTACTAGATTTAGGTCTGAACTACACTAGTGTTCATGAGCTGACTCAAATCTTGAAAGAACAGAAGAATTTAGAAGAGCAAGTTCGCTTAGTAGGTAATTGTGTCTTTAAGTATAAAGGTCAGAGCTATTGTGGTTTGTTCTCTCCTAGTTTTGCTAAGAGTTATAAGTTAGATTGGGTTTATGACTCGGAACCACATAAAGCAACTCAAGTCTTTCTAAGTAAAGACTCTTCAAGAGAAGTGCCGATTGAAGATTGTACCTACCCAAAGGTAGTTAGAACAGGTGGTATCTGATGTTTCTAACAGGTTGTTTTATGGAAAGTATGAATAATACCTTATCAGAGCACAGTTTGGAGTTGGTTGGTCAGTATTTACCTAAGACCAAACATATCAACTATGTCAAAGACTCTTTATACACTTTGGTGACAAAGCGTTTGGATAAAGAGTGGTCAGGTATGAGCGAAAAACAATTTATTTACACAGGTTGGGATGAAAGCGTTCGAGCAAGTGTTCACACGAAGTTGGATAAAATTCGCCACGGTGAATTTAATATTGGTGTCCGAGACGATGGGGAGTCTAAGTTACCGTCTGGGGTTGTAGATGAAAACACCTTGAGTTCTGAGATGTCTTTAGTTCCTCAGTCTGTACACCGTTGGGAAGTATTTTTGAATAAGTTGACGGTAGATACTTTTGACTTTAGAGTTGAGTTAGCAGAGTTAATTGAAGAGTACAATAGGGTATCCCGCTTTTTCGAGAATACTTATGGTCTCAATTTCCGACTTCTGTTGAAGAAAGTGTTAGAGGGAGACAGAGATAGTCAAGAGTATTTGGTAGATATTCTGTCTGAGGAAAATGATAAGGTCTTTGTGGAAACTTTAGGAGAGTTGCTGCACTATGATGAGTTCAAGGACTTTATTTATAGTGAGGTAGATAAGAGTTTGGAAGTAGGGGTGCTTTATGACTGAACCAGTAATTTTAAACCCTTACTCTAAACAAGTGAACTTAGACAAATCTTTGCTTTTAGTAGTTGCTCTTGATTTAAGTAAGAAGTGGTATCCCCTCGCTCGAAAATTGGGGTCTTATAAGACTTTAGAGAGTTTTCAAGATGTGGTTTTAAATCGACTCTTGAACTTAGAAGATATTGCACTAAGTCACTTAGAAGGTTATGTTAAGCACATAGCTCGAAGAAATATCAGTCAACCAACTGAGGTCTTGGTAGAAGATTTTGAAGTATATGACTTTGATAAAGATTTCTCACCTAGCACTGTAAAGACAAATAAAGGCATTGAGTCCTTTTGGTTTAATTGGTTGGATTCCTTAAGAACAAAACCTTTAAAACCTTTGAAAAATGAAGAGGAGTTGCTTTATTTACTAAAAGCAGTCTTGATATTGCGTTTTATTGAGTCTAAGGGGTTGATTGAGCAGTCTACTCTTGAAACTAAGTCAGTTTCTTTGCGGTATCGTACTTGGTGGTCGCAATTCCTAGTGTCTTTAGTAGGTCGAGTTGGTTTACCCAGTGAAGAAGTGGAGAAGAGAGTTTCCACGTGGCTCAGTTATTACCTGCAGTGTGAGAAAGTTTTGATTGAAGCGAGTCTTCTTTATTTGAAAGTGGAGAGCCACTTGGTTGATAGTGAGTTGTGTTATAAAAAGCAACCGATAAGAACTCGCATGAAAGCGGATAAATTGTCTGTGAGCGGTTTTAATTCGTACACGATTTACAAGTTAGATACAAGTGCTTATGTAGATAAACTCTTTGATTATTACTTCGGAGAGATTGGGGTATCCCACAGTTTCCGACTTGATTTAGGTTCTCAGACCTTTTATAATATTCCCTACAAAGGTTATGTATTGAAAGGGAATTTAGAAGAGTTGATTTTAGAGACTCTTGCAAGTTGGTTGGTTTTGAACTTCGATTGTCGCTTTATTGGGGTAGTTGGTTCAACTATGTACTTAGAGTTTAAAGAAGATAGCGGAGAGTTCCCAGTCTTCTTAGTATATTTCAAAGAAGTGTTTCAGTTTGATTTAATTCCTTGCGGTAAGGAAGTTGAAATAGAAAGTTGAGGTCTTGTAAAATGTTACAAGTAAGTGTAGGTCAAAACAATGGGTTTATGACTTGGGTATTCTACGCAGAAGGTCGCTTGGTTGAACGTAAATCTGTGTCCGTTCCTAGAGAAACAAATACTCAGAGGTTGATTGAGTTTACGAAAGAAGCTCTAACTTCGGTGTTGAAGTATTTAGACACTCAAAAACACCCGTACAATACAGAATCGGTATTGTCTGTGGAGGTAGGTCGTAAGGTAATTGCTCGTTATTTGAATGAGCGTTACTGCAATTCAATTTATGTAGAAGACTTGGAAGAGTTATTGAAGGTTTTTAACCGTCTTCCAATTTCTGTTGAGGTAGAATACAATAAAGACGCAGGGTTTTTAATTGCAGATCGTTATAACAAAGAGAAGTATATAACAGAACAAGTTGTAAAACAGACTCCTGCTTTGGATTGGTTTGATGAAGTTGAAGATTAACTCATTGCTTTAATTAACTTAGCTTGAATTAGAATTTGAAAGGAGATAGTGTGCTTACCTCAGAGATTAAATTTACTTACAAAGGTCAAAACTACAACTACAAAGGGTATCTTTCCGATTTAACCCACGGTGGTCTCTTGCGTTTGGTGGCTCAAGATGGTGTGTCTGCTCAGATGCTTATGCAAGGTCAAGCAGAGCAATTAGGTCGAACTTATAGAACGGCTACTTTTTCAAGAGCTTCCTTTACGGTAGAACGCTTAATTAAACCAAAGGTTTTATTTGGAGAAGATGGTGTTGATTTATCTATCGCAAAGTCTTTCCAAAAACACCCTTCATTTGCTTTGTTTGCTTATTTGTACGCAGTATATAGCTACGCTAAAACCCTCAAAAATGAAATGAGGGGTAGCAAAGGTTTCTTAGCTTTGAGTTTGAAAGAACTTGAAAATGTAGAAGACAGGGTTGAATTTGAAGTTCCATTTGGAAAAGGTGTTATTGAGCGTAAATACGGTTTGGTTCGTTCTTTGCGCTTTGCAACTCAAGATTTAACAAGTGGAACGTCCTTAGAGTTCGGATTTGTAGAAGACTCATCCTTTGAGTTCCTACCAAATCAGGAACGGGTATCCCTCCTCGGATCAGATGTTATCCGTATGGACTCGATTGGTACGGCTTATAAAACTGAGATTTCAAATAACTTACGAAGACAGTTGTTAGGTCTTCCTAAGATTGAAGTTGTAACTGACTTGAAAGGGTTAGAGAGTTCCGTAAACCCATTCTATACTACAATGGCAGAAGTCATTGAAGTAGAGAATATGAGAGCCAAAGTCGAACAACGTACTCCTCGAAACTTTGAGTGGGTTCGAGAGAGGGTTTTAAGTGGTAAATACAGAGTAGTTAAACCTCATGAAGTGGAAGATGTTTTCAAGCAGTTGGAAAAAGATTACAAGAAAACAAAACTCACTGCGTTCGATACGGAGACCACAGGTTTGGATTTTACGTTTAGAGGATTTTATGGTAAAGGCTCTATTATGGTAGGTGCGGTATTGTCTGCAAAACCCGGAACCTCTTACTATTTCCCTCTAGCGCATAAGAAGTTTCCAAATGTCTGTGGGGGTGATATTGAACTTTTTGTAGAGAAATACTTGCAACCTTACTTAGGAGATAAAAAGGTTGTAGCCCACAACAACATCTTCGACTGGAAGGTAGGGTATCGACATGGCTTGGTCTACGATTGTTGGCTTGATACACTCGTTGCTATGCGTAAAACTTACTCAGCAAGAGACAATGAAGAGTATGGTTTGAAAGCTGTAACAGATAAATTCTTGCATAGAGAAGCGGTAGAGCTTGATGACTTAACAAAGTGTGGTTCTTATGAAAAATGTGGTGGTACATTTGATGAACTAGAAGAAGAGCTTGTAGGTTTTTATGCTTGCCCCGATGCGGATAATACCTTATGTATTGCTCTTTATTTCTTAGAGAATGATATACTTGGTAAGTCTGGTTTTGACATGATGCAAGCAGTTGTACATGATAGTCGATTTACTTGTGTGGCAGCTTATTCTGAGTTTTACGGAATGCACTTGAATTTGGAGTCTGTTCCTCAACTTCGTTTGCACTATGGGAAACAGTTAGTTTCAGAGTACCGAGACTTATTGGAGTTTTTAGCCATTCATGTACCTCAACACACAGAAGATGGTCTCTTTGCTATTCAAGGAAAAGCCAACTCTATGGTGCTTGGTTTAGATTATGACTTACCAGAGGGAGAAAAGGTTCTTCACTACAAATTTGAAGATTATCCTAATGTGTATATTGCACAAAAGAGTGGTTACTCGGTAAACTCTCCAATGAACAAAACCATTGCCTACGATTACTTGGGGTATCCTGAACAAATCAGTAAAAAATCAGGAAATTCCACTCTTGATAAAACTGCTTTGAAGTTTTTGAATAAAGGTACAAAACCGGATAAAGAAAACTTCAGATTGAGTTTTGATGATTTTGTTACACGTTCTATGAGTTTGCTTTCTTCTTGGTTAGGTCACACTCAGAGTAAAGAGAAGTTAGCTGGGTTGGAGAATGATGAAAGCCAAAAGAAATTGGTACGCGGTCTTGCTCGTTTAACTCGTTTGGTAGATGCTAGACAGTTTGAAGAATTAACAGATTTGGATAAAGATACGCTTCGTATTGCAACTAAGTATATCTTTGGAGCAACTATCGGTTATAAGACTCAGATTGAGTTTGAGGGTGAGAAAGGTTTCCTTGTAAAACCAGAGGAAAACGCACCTATTCATCCATTTACTGTTATTTTGGAGTCTCCTCGTAATACTGCTCGTCTTTTCACCAACTTCTTAGATAAGGTTGAAGAGAACTTTATTGAAGGGTTCTGTTTCCCATCCTTGGATATGTTCAAGGTCACAGGTCGTTTGTCAACGAAGAAACCGAATATTCAAGGGTTCGATGACACGATTAAGAAAGAGATGACGGCTCGAAACGGCTATTACATGGTCGATACGGACTATGCTTCTAAAGAAAACCGAGTGATTGCGATTATGTCGAAAGAGCAGTCTTTGATTGAAATGTTTAAGGACTGGCGCAATGACTACCACCGTTTCCAATCGGCTCGTTTGAACGGTCTCTTGCAAGAACAGGTAACAGATAAACTGCGTAAGATGTCGAAAGGTCTCGTATTCGGTATCAACTTCGGAATGTCCGATATGTCGCTTGGAGAAGTCCTCTTCGGAGAGCGTACAAGAGAAAATGCGCGTAAGGCTGCTCAAAAGAGAGAAGAGTTCTTCTCATTTCAACGTTCGGTTGAAGGTTGGTTTGAAAACAACGTTAAAACCGCTCTTAGCAAAGGGTATTCAACTACAATTTTCGGAAGTAAACGCTTCTACAATAAGGATCGAGTGTCCAAGAGTCAGATTAGACGCTATGCCTTAAACCACCCAATCCAAGGTTCAGCAGCGGATATTTATAAAAAAGGAATGGTCGATTTATTCTCTGACTTGAAGGAACAAGGGTATTTAGGGAAGATTTTGCTCACTGGTTTCATTCATGATGAAGCGACTATTGAGGTTCATAACACCATTCACCCTCATGTAGTTCTCGGTTTAATTCGTAAGAACCTCATGGTTGAAATTGAGGGTGGTTGTCCTTTAGACTTAGGTTTTGGGGTCGGGCATTCTTGGTACACTGCGAAGAAAACAGAGTGGCAAGTTGGACTTCAAGAGTTGATGGAGTGGAACTTAGATGCCTATGCTTGGGATGGAGATATTGATAAATTCATGGTTTGGGCAGAAAACAGAATCCATGAGTTCAACGCAGAAGATGTAGAGAACAAATTGCGTTCTACTGCCTTTACGGAAGATACGATTGAACAAGACCGAGTATTCCCAGTAAATTACGCTTTGGAATTGAACAAGTATTTGTTAGGGGAACTTACGAAAACTGACCACAGTTGGCAACAAGCCAGTGGTATCCTCGATTTCCCAGAGAATTTTGAGGACTTAAGTGGCGGAGAGCGTAAAGAGTTTATTTACTTGCACTTACCTGACTTACATATTCACAAGCGTTTGCAACTCTTTTGGAATATGAGAAATGGATTTGAACAGTCTATTATCAAAGAGTACCGAGACTTGTCTGACTTAGAAACAGTTCAAAAACGAGCAGTTGCAACAGAAAGTCAAGAAGCAGAAGAGAAGAAAAAAGAACGTGAGCGTAGAGTTCAACTCTTGAAAGAGCATTTAATGGACTTTGGTTCTAAATTAAATGCAGATGGTTCTGTACTTTACTTGCAGTATAGTGAGGGTCTTTACGCAGAGTTAAATACCATGCTCTTACAAGATGATGGTTCTGTTCCTTTGGTTAAAGTCATTCTGTACTTGCAGAGGGAAGATAAATTCACTCAACTCACAGAAGTCGGTATCCCACAAGCGCTTCTTTCTGATGTAGTTCGGACTGCTCGACAGTTTGTTCTGTAATTTGAATTTAAACAGGTCTGAGAGGTCATATTTTGGCTTTTGAGCGATTTTAGGAAGTAGGAGGTAAATTTACACCTCCTTTTTCTAAAATTCGTTAGAGAGCAAATGAGAGCTTTTAAATGCTATGTGTCTAAAATGCTTATTATGTTAAGAAATTTTCTCTTGTTTCTTGCATTTATTGGAGTTTAGTGCTATAATATGAATAATTGATTATTGTAGGAGATTTTTGAGTGCTAGATGATTTGTTAGATAATTTAGAGGTAACAAGCTCTGAGGAGCTTGAAGAAGTTGATGAACTGAGTGATTTGGAAGAATTAGAAGTAGGTTCAACAGACTCGATTAAAACCAATGAAGAGGTTGTAGCTGAGTTACAAAGTAAAGAGAAACAGGTAGCTCGCATTGGTTTTGAGTTGGAGAAAGGGTATCCCTTGTTTGAAGTGCGCCTAACTCCAGAGTCTCAAATGTCCACAGTCACTATGGATGCGATTAAAGGGTTAATTTCTTCAAGTACACGTGAGACTAAGAACTTTGAAGACTTTGAGAAAGAGTCTGAGACAGGAGAAAAGTCTATTGAAGTTTGTATGACTTTGGTTCTTGCGATTGACCCAAATGAAGCTCCAAAGGAGAAAGTGATTGGTTACTTCAAGAAAGAGAAGTTGCGCCATTTATATCAGTTGGTTCGCAATTTAGAACATAAATTTTATTTGGACAAAGACCGAGGTTTTTCAGGTCAAAAAATGTTAGCAATTTTGTAGAAGCAGTGAGGTTCGGGTATCAATGGTTTCCGTAGCAACAGAATTTCCATACACAACAGGTTTAAAAGAGAAGTTTAAAGGTCTTTTAACAGACGTTACTTCTTTTCAACAAGAACAAGAGAACTTGATAGAAACAAGTGTAGACATGATTGAGGATGGTTCTAAATATAAACTCTCAGTAACTTTAGAAGCACAAGGAGAAGTGCAGACTATTGGTTTGCTTTGTGATGATGTTTCTGCTTTGGTTTCAGAGTTCCGAGCTATTTTCCATCAGTATTTAGGAGAAGATGCACCTTTGTACAAAGTGGTTGAAAAACGCTTTGGAGAAAAGGTTGAAAGCAACTCTTTAGATGCAGTTTCGTATTTGGTAATGGTTGACAAAGAAGTGTATTGGAATATCTTTGTTACCTTGACTTACTTAGGTTAAAACGTATGAAACAATTTGATTTATTGAATGAAGTAGCAAAAGAGGGGCGAGTTTCTTCGCTCACTCTTTCTGTGTATTTAGTGAGTGAAGTAGACCCTCGTAAATTTTTCCGAGAAGGTGTAAAGGTCTCGTCAGCAGTTAAGATTGTGCAAGCAAGAGCGCTCTTGGGGTATCACAAATCCTTTGGAGAGCTAATTACAGAGGGTTTCCTTTATGTTAGTGTTCTAAAAGACCAACCTCTAGGACAGATTGTTCACTTAACTGGAACTTTAAGTCCAGTAACCTTTGAAGATTACTCTCCAGAGTTGTCCTTATTGAGATTTGCGAAAATAGATGGTCGATGGGTTGTTCGAGCTTGTATGTGCAAACCTTACGAAGAAAGTCCTTACAAGGAAGACCTAGCAGTACGAACTTTAAAGAAATGGCCAGAAGTTCCTTATGCTTTAACAAGTGCATCAGGTTTGGTGTATCCTCGAACGATTGGCTTTGATAGAGAAGTTTTGTATAGTGTGAGTGATGACTTAGTAGGAAGTGAATTAGAACATTCTAAACCACAGTTAGGTTCGACACACTTAGCTTTAACATCTACCCAAAAGGCAGTTTTAGAAGATATGTTGACGTTTCCAGTTCTCCAACTTCAAGTAGAAAATGAACTGATTTTGGAACCGGAGGTTTTAGGAGAGTGGTTGAAGTCTCAAGTAAAAGGTCGCAACTTACGAGTGTTTGATTTGAGAGGGCGAGCTTTACCAATGACTGAGGTGTTAAAGAAATTAAGAGGGGAAAGTGATTTCACATTAGAGACACAGTTCGTACTCCTTGTGTCGCAAGTAACTGAGGGTATCCCCTATGTCCAGATAGGAACAGTGAGGTAAAGATTTGGGAACAGTAAAATATAGTTCAAAAGATAACAAGCACTTTCTTATTTTGGAATTGAGTAAGAAAGAACAAGTCAACGAGGGTATTGTCAATGCTCTGCGTTCAAGTGGTTTCATGACAAGTGTACCCTTTGAATACAATGAGAAAAAACGTGCCTTTCGTTATGATTTAGAGGGTTTGATTTCATTAAGAGTTCGGTTGGGTTCAGCTATTACGATTGATGAGTTTTACTTGTTGATTGCAAATATTTACCGTTCAGTCTTACAGCTCTCAAATGACTTACAAATCCCACCATCATTTTTAGATTGGTCACCAGATAGTATTTTCTTAGATGTTTCGGGGAATATTTACTTTTTGGTTTACCCTTTGAATTTGAAAACGGTAGAGGGTTCAGGGTTTTATGGTTTAGTTCGAACGTTATTGAAAAATGCGAAACCTTTCCAAAATGTTGATGAACAAGGTTTACGTCGTCTGCTAGGCTTCCTTGATATGGTTGAGCGAAAAGAGATTGAACCAGAGAATTTCATTTATAATTTGGGTCAAGAGTCTCTGCGGTATCGCTCAGAAAATTTGCTCTCTTATAGTTCTCCACAGTTGAAGTTGATTTTAGAGGGTGTTGAAGCGATTGAAGAAGAGCTTACCCCAGAGGTAATTACTGAGGTTGTAAGTGGAGTTGAATTGGACTTAACTGCATTAGATACTGAAATGATTGAGCGAACAGGTTTGCTTGATGAAGATACTTCTGATTTTGATGATGAGGAGTTAACTTCTGTACTTGATGATTCAGACACAGTAGCTCCAGCTCGTAGATACCACAAAGTCGGGTATTTAACACGTGAAACAGGTGAAAGTTTTGAGCTAGATAGCCGAAGTGGAGTTGATACTTGGGTATTTGGTAAGCGCCCTAAAGCGATTGACGGTGTAGAAGAGTCGATTGCCTTTAGAGATAATAAGTACATGTCAGGCACTCACTTTAAGATTATCTATGAGGAAGAAGAACGCACCTTTTATGTAGAAGACATGGGTTCAACCAATGGAACTTGGTTGAAAAATGACGATGTTAAAGGTTCTGAATGGAGAAGTGAAGAGCGTATTTTTGCAAGAGACTTAAAAGAGCTTCATAATGGAGACACTTTGAAGATTGCTAAAGAAGAAGTAACATTTAGGGTTAAAGAGGTTTAGGTTCATGAGATTAGAATATTATTCAGACCGAGGTGGTTACAACGGCACTTCAAGAGTCAAAGGGTATCGTGAAAAGAACGAGGACACCATTGGGTGTTTCAAGGTTTCAGGTGTAGAACTTGGAGAACAACCAGTTTATGTCTTGGTTGTCTGTGACGGTATGGGTGGTGGTGTGCGTGGTAAATACGCATCTTCGCTAACTGTACAGTCTATTCGCACTGCAGTAGAGTCTATTGCAGAGAAGAAACCTTCGCAAACGTGGTTAGAAGCTATAGCAGAGGTTGTTTCTCAAGGTATTTACCGAGCGCACTCTCGATTATGTGATGAATTTGCAAATGTAAAAGGTACGTCAGCCACAACATGTACAGTCGGTATCGTTCAAGGTTCTCAGTTTTTAACTCTTCAAGTAGGTGACTCTCGTTTGTATGTGTTAAATCAAAGAGGGTTGCACTTGCAAACCGAGGATGACTCTTGGGCTTTCAATCAGTTGAAAGAAGGAAACATGACGGAAGCAGAGATTAAGAAACACCCTAACCGTCATAAGATTACAAAAGCAGTTGGTGTAAGTAGAGGTTTCCGTCTGCAACAGTCTTCAGTATTAGAGTTAAAAACAGGAGAGGGTATCCTTTTGACCTCGGATGGTTTTTCTGAGTTTTTAACAAAGGAAAAAGCGAGGTTGATTTGGTCTAAAGAGAACCAATTAGAGTCTATGTCTCGTATGATGATTGGGGAAGGTCAAAAAGACAACATTTCGGCAATATTTTATTTGCCCTAGAAAAGATAGTTTCAGTAGTTTAGATAGATTAGATTAGGTAGGTAGCAGTAAATGACGATTGATATTAAAACATTAGGTAGACACCAAGGTTCATTCCTTTTGCAAGGTCTCAGTATTGGAAAAACTCGCAACGAAACAGATATGTTGCAAGGGACGATTATTGTCCGAGGTGGCGACTCTATTCGTTTTGTGTGTTTTGATAATGTGATTGTGTCTCAATTTAAAGAAAATGGAGTCACTAGCATTTATGTAAGTGACGGTGACGTTACCGTTCAAAACTATAATGAGAGTTTGTCAGCGAAGCTAGAGGGTATCCGTGGTTTGTCTGCGGACTATAATCCTTCTGAGTTTATGGAAGTCATTGATCCAAGTAAAAATGCTCATGAGATTGGTGCTTTGGTTCGTAAATTGATGACTGAAAAAGGCGCTCAGTTGACTTTGCACATGTTAAGTGACCGAGGAAAAGAACTGAGTGTTGCTATGGCTGCTCAATATGGTGGCTATCATGACGGTAAAGTCGGAGGTTTGCTGAACCATATTCGTAAACTTTTGAGATACGCAGAAGTAGCTATGACTGAATATGAACTACTTCACACAATGAGTCCTGAAGAGCGTGATTTGGTTATTCTAGGCTTAGTAGTTCATGATTTTGGTAAAATCTTAGAATTGAAAAATGGTGCTTATACTGAAATTTCGATTGTTCCTCACACTTATTTAGGAATTGAGATTATTTCTAAGTACAAAGATTTGATTGAAGAGACCTACAATGAAATGTTCTACCGTGAGTTACAAGCTATTATTTTAGAACACCACGGAGAGTTTGGGGAGCGCCCTAAAACAGTCTACGCTTATTTGGTTCATGTCATTGACTTGCTTGACTCAAGGGTATCCGGACTTCAGCGTAAAGTTGAAGGTCTTGAGTTAGGATACACAACTAATGTCGCTTTTGATGGTTACAAGTTACAGTTTAATCGTTATGATGCAAGCAACACAGGTTCTTACCCTAACTCATCAAACCAAGCGGTTGCCACTCCAACAGAAGAATAAACTGAAACTATTGATAAGTTTGGTTTGATGTGGTACAATAATACTAAGTAAACAAGTAAAGAGGATGCTAATATCCTCTTTTTCCTTAGTTAGATTGAAAGAAGGGAGTTTCGTTCATGTATGAAAGAAAACGGATAGTTCAGTACAAAGCGATTTACTTTCTGATTGCGTTTTTCTTTGTATTCTTAGCAATTTTAATACTGTTTGCAGGGTATTTTAGCCCAGTGAAAGAAATTGCACCAGATAAGAACCAAGAGCGCCAACAAACGATTGCTAAAGGTGTGACGGATAAGGACTTATCTTTTGACCAACTTCCAAGTTTGGAGTCGGTATCCGAAAGTTCGCCAACAACTGACTTTCTTTATACTAAAGAGTACCAGTTAAGTCGTTTAGAGGGTCAATACAAATTAGCTGAGTTAGAGAGTGTTTTAGCTAAATTAGGAGAAGACTTTACCTTAACCCAACCTGTAGGTAAAGTGGACGGTGATTCTACCTTAGTTACATTTCGCTCAAACAATTATGAATTGACTTATTCTTTAACAAAAGGTTTAGTTGGTGTTGGGTATAAAGGTTCTGCAAAATTGGACTTGCTTGTACCAAAGTTGTTTCGAGGTAAACAAGTGGCTGAGCTTGAAAGTAAAGGTTATACTAAGATTGACACAACTAAAACAGGGTATCACTACTTTGTTCATCCTAAATTTCAGTTGAATTAGAAAGGAGAAAACATGAAAAAACAAGTAGCTTTAATAGGTTTATGTAGTATTGTCTTGAGTAGTTCTCCTTTCCTAATTCACTCAACGCGTGTATTAGCAGAAGAGAACAAACCAAATCAGACTCAAACTCAAAGTGTTGTGATAAAGACTTTAGAGAAAGAAAAAGAAGAAGTTAAAACTCAAGCAGAGAGAGTTGGTTTCTTACCTAGTGTTCTTATGGCTCTATGGGTTCGTAACACAGACTTTGGCTTAAATCCATCTAAGTTCTCGGTATCCAATTTCGTCTCGGAATTGGTAAATAGTGACTCAGAGTTAGCACAGAGGTTGTTAGAAACAGGTAGTGCTGATGAAGCAGTAGCTCTGTTATTTAAGTACAAGTATAGTAGTGAGAGTGACTTTGTAGGTTCTATGAACTCAGCTTTGTCTCTACCTTATGTAAAAGGTTTGGATAAAGAACTTTATTCCAAAGGAGTTAAACCTCTTTATGACAAAGAAGAGTTGAAAAAAGGTAACCAACATAGATTATCATGGGTATCCCTCAATCAAGACGCAGATGTTCCAAAGGAACAACAAGAGTCTCAAGCCGATAGTACCTTAGCTTTTGAGCGTGTAGGAGAGAAGCGCCTAGCAGAGAGTAATAATGTAGGTTTCTTATTACCGACTAAGGATAAACAGTGGTGGCAGTTTTGGAAGAAAGGTCTTGCTGAAAGTAAGATAACCTTTGAAAAAGAAACAGTCAACGCACCTCAAAATGTCCTAGCTATTGCAAATGTATTTGCTAAGAAATTGGGTTGGTCTTTTGATGGTGCAACCACAGTAAAAACTTCAAATGGTCTATATGCAGTTGGTTCCGATAGTCAAAAAATTCTTGTGAATAAATTAGGTAAAGTTGTAGCAGTATGGACAAAAGAACCTAAACCTTACGGTTTTGAAGGTGTTCAACAGATTATAAAAGGAGATAATGGGTATCTCACAATCGGTTTACGTTCAAGTAGTTTGTTGGAGGATACACCGAGTGTAGAGTTTGCTTTGAATAAAGAAAGCAAAGTAGATGAAAAGCTCTTGCAGTTAAGCGCTATGGAAAAAGTAGTTGGGACGTTTACCTTATATGATGTGGGTGTTCGTTATGTTGTAGTGGAAGATAGCTCAGTAGGTTCTTACAAAGTCCTCTCAGAATTTGGAGGTCAGGTAGGTTCTTCAAATAAAGACGATATTAAAGGTGGTAACTTGGAGGATTTAGCAGTTTACACTCCAATTAAAACGGAGGTAGGTGTTTTATGGGTACAAGTGTAAAGAAAAGAGTTTTATCTATTGGATTACTATCTTTAACTTTGTTTACATTGGCTCAGCCTGTGTCTTCAGTATTCGCAGGTTACAATAACGTTGAAGATATTACAGAAGATGGTTGGAAGACTATTCGAGGAGCAGCTAAGAAAGCAAAAGAGTTGGGTATTTCTGCTGAAGCTTTTGCTGGAATGATGGGGAACGCCAATGAAGAGTCTGCTTTCGATGCGACTTTGGAAGAACAAGGTAACGTAGCAAGTCGAGGTTTAGGTCTCTTTCAATGGACGGATACTGCAGGTAGTCCTCGAAGAACTCAATATGAAAATTGGGTGAAAGAAAAGGGGTATGATATAAAGGATCCAGCTACGGCAGGTGCAGCTTCTATTGAGTATATGGATAAGGAGATGCAAGGAAATTCTGACTTTGGTTCTGCCTTTTGGTCTAGTTATATTCATGGAGTTTGGGGTCGTACAGAATTAAACCAAACTTCTAAGAGTTATGAGGAGTTCAAGAAGACTACCAATGTTAAAGGTGCTACACATGATTTTGTTGCTGCATTTGAGAGACCGGCTGCTGATACTTTAGACAAACGTGCAAAAATGGCAGAAGGTATTTACAACAAAATAAAAGATGATTATGGGGTTGTAGATTCAGACTCTAAAACCAAAGCCACTACAGTATCCAACACTTTAAAGCAATGGTCTGAAGATGATATTCCAAATATGCCAAAAGATCGCGATTATGGTAAAGAAGAGCGTGGATTTAAAGAGCGTTTAGATAAGATTGAAAAACTAAAAGGTGATGAAGCTACAAGTATTGCTAAATGGAAAGAAGAGCGTGAAATTTCTCTACAAAAGAGAACAATTAAAGGCGCACGTTTAGTAGTTATGGTCTTGTCTATGTTAGCTCTTGTTTATCCTTCCATTCTTTTGTTGGCTTATGTAGTTGACTCTTGGTTTGTTTACATTGATAGTCCAGCAATGAGGGTTGTAACCTTTAACTATAGAGCGATTGAGCAAAATCGTAACGGTTCAGGTGGTTTATGGTTCGCAGATAAGAAAGAAAATGCGAAGTTGAAGACGAAGCGTTTAGGTTTGGGAGATACTTTAATTTGGGCTGCAATTTTTAGTTTAGTTGGAGTCTTAGGGGTTTCCGGTATCATGTATGAAACCGCAGGTAGTATTTGGCAATTTATTTCGGATTCCATTGGTTATGTTATACACGGTTAGAAGAAAGTAGGTAGTTTATTTGGCTATTAGAACATACTTAAAAGTAGGAGATATAGTTGAAGGTTCTTGGGAGGTTATAAAGCAGATTGGACAAGGAGGTACTGCGACTGTATATTTAGTTCGAGACATTGAGTTAAATCGCCTTTTAGCTTTAAAGGAGGTTCCAGTTAGAGGTACGAAAGAAGGAGTGCGACAAGCTAAAGCAGTGATTGCTGAGGTCAATTTATTAAAATCGTTGTCTCATCCTTCTATTCCTCGTATTATTAAAATGACGAAAGATGATCATTCGCTTTTGATTGTAATGGATTACATTGAAGGTTATTCTTTGCGTGATTTAATTGCGAAAACAACTTACATAGATGAAAAATCTATTGTCCGTTGGGGTTTGGCTTTATGTGATACTTTAAAGTATTTACACAATCGTAATCCTAAAGTGATTTACCGTGATTTGAAACCTCATAATGTTATGTTGTCCAATGAGAACCACTTGTTCCTTATGGACTTCGGTATCTCACGTGAAATAGGTTCTGGTTTTGATTATAGTAAAGAAGATAAGTTAGGTACAAAAGGTTATGCAGCTCCGGAGATGCGCACAAAAGAAGCTTGGTTTGATGAGCGTTCTGATATTTACGCTTTAGGTCGTACTTTGTACTTCTTAGCAACTCGAAATAGTCCTTCTGTGGAAGTCTTACAAGATGGTCGTAGGTTGCCGATTTTACCAATTCGACAATATGACGCTTCACGTTCGGTAGGTTTAGAGAAAATCATTGAAAAGGCAACAGCCTTTAAACCACAAGATCGGTATCAGTCCGTTGAAGAAATGATTTATGACTTGAAGAACATTAATAAGATGTCTGAAGGTTACATTAGGAAAATTAAGAAGAGAGCCACCACCATTTACACTTTATTTGGAACCTTGGTTCTAGGTGTATTATTGCTAGGAACAGGAGTTCTCTATTCGCAAATGTCTACAACAGACTCTTATAATCAAGCCTTGGCGACAGGTAAAACGTCTCAAGATATTGACTCCTTGCTGAAAGCAAGTAAGATTTTACCAAGTGAAGTAGAACCTTATTTAGAGTTAGTGAAAATTTACCGTTCTAGTGGACACTTCACAAGTGAAGATGAGTTTCAGTTGTTGGGAGCTTTGCAATCCAACATTCCAAGTCTGAAAGGGAAAGAAGGAGCTGGAGACTTGCTTTATCAAGTAGGTCAGTTATATTGGTTCTATTACCCTCAAAACGGACAAACCAAGTCAGTTCCTTGGTTTGAGCAAGCAAAAGAATTCGGAGTATCTGATAAAAACCAACATTTGCTTTCGATTTACTTAGAGTTAGGTACATTTAAGAAAGGTATTCTAAGCTCTATCACAGATAACTCAGATAGTGGTATGTACAAGAAGTATTGGTCTGCTCTGGAAGAATTATCTAGTGAGATGGGTAATGACCCTCAACTACAGTTGACTTACTTACAAAGCGTTTTTGATGTCATTGACTCTTATTCAGGTGGTCTGAAGTCTGATGGGTTGACTTTAGATGAATTGACCTCGGTATTTGACAAAGCTGTTGCTTCAGTGTCCACATACACAGGCAAAACCGATGCACAGAACAAAGCAAAAGCTGAGTTACAAAACCGAGTTGATACTGTTCGGAATAAATTGAATACAACTTATGGAAAACGCTAATTGGAGGGTAGGATAGATGAACATTTTTACAATTTTAGGAGTCCTACTCATTGCGGTTTCTTTAGTAGGTTTACTTATTATTTCAGCTAAATATGGGATTAAACCAACTCTTGATATTTACACAGGTAGAGAGAAGAAGAAAGTTTTATCCCGTATTGAAGCTCGTAGAGGTTTAATTGGTGCAGAGCAGACTGCTGAGTTAGTTGAGAAATACTCCGCTATGGAAGGGGTATCCACAAGTGGTCGCAACTTTGGTTCGGCTCACACTACAGGTTCTCTAACCTCAGATTTATTTAAAAACCCAGAGAAAGTAGATGAATTGCTAGGGGTTCTCATGGAGAACAATTCAGCAACTACTTCAAATTTAGAAGTAGATGAGTCTATTTCCTTGAATTACCGTGAGGAAGAATACGAAGAAGAGCAAACTGGTGTACTCGATTCTGATGAAAAAGAGACGGTAGCTGAGAAAAGAGAGCAAAGACGAGTAAATGCAGAGATTAAGAGGTCTTTATCTCTTCCAACTTCCGCCAAGGGTGTCTTCCAAGTGGCGACAATTTATGACAATATTGAACTTTAAGGCATAAAAGACTTGCATAATAAGTAAGTTGTGCTATAATACTTTTAGGTAAAGGGAGTTTGCCTCCCTTTTTCGTGTAAAACTAGCAGAAAGACTGAGGATAACGAATGTCAAAAGAAATGAAACGTAAGAAAGCCTTACGTTTGAGCGTAAGAAGAGGGGTAGTTGCTGCAGCAGCAGTAGCAACCGTAGCAACGGTTGGTTCCGTAGGTGCAGAGGAACAAGGTGGTTTCGACCGAGTTTCGCCTACGGTTACGATTGAACCAACTGCTCCAACAAGTAACACACCGACAAACAATAACAATAATGGAGGTACAACCCAACCGGTATCCACTCCAAACTCGGAAACACTTCCAACACCTTTGGAAACACCAAAAGTGGGGGACACTCCAAAAGCAGACACACCCAAAAACACTAATACAGAGTCTAAAGATGAGTCTCCGAAAAATTCTGAACCTAATAGTGAGACTTCTGCACTAAGCACTTCTGAGCCTTCTCAGAATGCCCCAGTTTCCTCTGAACAACTGGTAGAGGGTAATAATGAGGGGTCAACTTCAAATGCACCTACAGGCGATTCTGGAGCTTCTAATAACACACCGAATAATTCAGAAGAAACTCCAAAGGAAGATAACCCGGTATCCACCCCTTCTGAGGGTCAACCTAGTGAGACTCCAAGTGAACCTACAACTCCACCAACAGAAGGTGAGAAGCCTAAAGAGGATGCACCCGCGACTCCAAGTGAACCAACAACACCTCAAACAGAGGGTGAAAAACCAAAAGAGGAAACTCCTACAACTCCGACACCAAGTGAGCCTACAACTCCTCCAAGTGACGGAGATAAACCGAAGGAAGAAACTCCTTCAAATCCAAGCGAACCAGTAACTCCACCAACAGAAGGAGAGAAACCAAAAGAGGAGCAACCTACGACTCCTCCAACAGAGGGTGAACAACCTAAAGATGGGGATAAACCAAAGGAGGAAAACCCTATAACTCCACCAACAGAAGGAGATAACCCGAAGGAGGAAACTCCAACAACACCTCCAACAGAAGATGAGAAACCAAAAGAAGAAAAACCCACTCTAACTTTTGATAATGAGGAACTTGTAAAGAAACAAGACAACACTTATACTGTAAGTACAAATGAAAAACCAAAAGTTAAAGTACACGTACCAGAGGGTATCCCTCAAGATTCTGTGAAACTTATTCAAACCTTAGTAAATGGTACAACTTATGAGTCTCATGGTATTGACGGAGATATTCTTCCAGTAAATTCTACTTTGGAACTCATTTATACTGATAAAGAAGGTGTTGAGCACAAAGAATTATTAGGGTCTGTGGTTAATAATACGAAGTATGATTATGTTACAGAGAGTTCAAAAACTACTTTAACTTTGACTCCAAAAGAGTTAATTGTGGGTGATATTTTACCTAAAACTCTTACGTTACATTCACTAGATAATAAGTATAGTTTAACTGCAACTTTAGATAGTGGCTCATACAAATTTGATAGTTCTACATTGCCTTATGGTGTTTATGAGTTCTTATTAGATTCATCTAATACTTCAAGCTTTGGTAAAACTTTTAAATCTGGAGTTTTCAGATTAAATGGTAAAGACTTTGACTTCATGCCAGATGCTTTACCTAATGAGCCTTCTCGCCCAACTCCAACCCCAGAACCGACTCCGACGCCAATTCCGGAACCAACTCCAACACCAACACCAACACCAGATCCAACTCCGACTCCGACTCCGGAACCTACTCCAACTCCTACTCCGACACCAGTTCCAGATAATGGAGGTTCGGTTACAACTCCTACTTTACCACTTAATCCAAGTGAACCTATTGCGCCTATTGTACCTACTCCACCAGTAACCCCAAGTGCACCAGTATTACCAGATGCTCCAACAACACCAACTCCAAGTCCACTTAACCCAAGTGACATTTTTGGACGAGATGTTGCTCCAGTTCCGGCTCCAAGTCAAGACCATGACAATACAAATGGTAATACAAATACTCCAAGACCGAGTGATAACATTAACATTGGTGGGGTGTCTAACCAAACAAACTATGTTGATGGTCCAGATAAAATCACCATTGGGGTATCTGGAGGTTCTGTTCAAAATGTTAAAGCCACTGTGTCTTCACAAGACGGTACAACTGAGTTAACTGGTCGAGTAGTTAATGGTTCTTTCGTAGCAGATAATCTACCAGAAAAAGATGGGGTTTATACAGTTAAGGTACAAGTAACTGATGATAAAGGTCAAGTATCTGAGAAGACTATTACTTATGCAGTAAACAAAAATGGTTCAACTTACGATTGGTTGAATAAAGATGTGAATGGTGCTTACTACCAGCGTTTAAGTGAGGACTTGAAACTTTCAGAACACTCAACTACACGACTAGATACAAGTAAAACTAAGTTCACCTTTACCTTAGATGGTAAGGTAGTAACCGTAGATGCAAGTTTGGTTAAAGTAGATGAGAAGAAAGAAGAAGATGGTTCTTACACTTACACTTATACCTTTAACAAAGATGGCTTCAAAGAAAATGGGGTATGGTCTATCTCGGTTGCAACCGTAGATGTTGACGGTCATGCATCCTCTTCAAATGCTTCCGTACAATTCCAATTTGTATTGGATAGTATTGTACCGGAGTTGAAAATTGAAGGTATTACTAACAATGGTAAATATAATGCAGCAAAACATCAGTTTAAAGTCTTGGTAAAAGACAATATTGGTCTTGCACGTGTTCGAGTGTTAATCAATGGTAAAGTTTATGAATTTACTAAAGATGAGTTATTGAAAGGTGAAAAAGTCCTTGACTTAGAGAACTCAGATACTCCATACTCTATTGAGGTTGAGGTAGTCGATTTAGCAGGGAATACAACCACTCAGAAAATTGAGGGTGTAGTAGTTACTGCAACTGCGGTGCAAGCATTCTTTGGTTCTGATAACTTTAAATTAGCTGCGGGCACATTAGGTATCGGTTTCTTCAGTGGTTTACTTGTTTGGTGGTTCGCTGCGGTTCGTAAACGTAAACGTAAGGAACAAGAACTTGAAGAACTCCGCAGAGGTGCACATATTGGTACTGAAGCTGAAAGTTTAGCTTCATCAAGTAATGGTTCAAACTCAGCAAGTTCAACTTCCGATACAGGAGTAACTGAAACAACTGAGTTAGAGGATAGTGGTTCTGTAGCTTCTGAGCTTTTGAACTCTATTAAAGAAGAACCAGTAGTAGTTGTTCCAACTATGGGTGATGCTGCAACTGATGATAGTTCTACATCAACTCTGCCTTTAGATGAAACGGGTGTAGTTGCTGAAACTTCTGTATTAACAGATGAGTTCACAGGTGTTCTTGGAGAAGAAACTGCTGAACAAACTTCTGTATTGGCAGAAGAAACTTCTGAGCAGACTTCTATTCTCGATGAAGAGACTTCTGAGCAAACTTCTGTATTGGAAGAAGAAACGGCTGAACAGACTTCAATTCTTGATGAGGAAACTGCTGAACAAACTTCTATCTTAGAAGACGAAGAACACACTTCTGTTTTAGAAGATGAAGAAAAAACTTCTATTCTTGCAGAAGAAACTGAGGTTCTAGATGAGGACAAACCAAAAGGTAAGAAGAGAAAACCTCGTAGAAGAAAGAAAGCATCTAAAGGAAATTAAACTTTAGTTTGTGCGTTTGAGGACTGTTAAGCGCAGTCCTCTTTCAATTTAGAAAGGGTATCATTTACATGATTCGAGATTTTTTGTTACATTTAGTTTTAAAACATTTGGTAAAGAAAACTGAGAGTTATAGCACTGATAAAATGTTAAGTTATTATGGTTCTATAAGGGAGCGTGTATATGCTCAGTTGATGTTACTTGTTATTGTTTTATTTTCAACTGTCAACTATTGGTTTACGGTTGGGTTAGCTCAATGGTCTTTATTTGTATTACTTGGAGTTATTAGTGTAGGTCTTTCGGTATCTGTTTTTTACCATGCAGTTTTGTACTTACAAATTCGTAACTATTTAACTTTTATGTTTAAACCAATTACAAATGACTTAGAACGCCCAGATAACTATTTTAAGCGCTTGTTATCTAACCATGAAGTTTCTACCAGTTTATCTCCTACAAGTGGTGCAGAGGATAAATCTGAGCCTTCTGAGGTGGTTTCTGAAGAGATATCTGAAGTGCAAACTGAGACAGAAGGGGAATAATTTGTCGTATGTCTAAGGATAAAACAAGCGTTTTAGGAGAGTTAACGGTTGAAGAGTTTGAGTTAGAGTCTGCACCGATAAAAGAATCAATTTATACTCGTAGTCAGAAACCTAAGAAAAAAGAAAAGAGCGGTATCTTAAAGTTTTTGAGAGATTTTACAGTATCTTTTATTTTCATCTTTGCTATTTTAATGATCTTGAAATTGACTTTCAGTCCAATTAAGATTTCAGGTTCCTCGATGGACCCAGCTATGAAAGATGGTCAAGTTTGGTTTAGCACCATTAAAGAGTTCAAACACCCACAAAGAGGAGATATTGTAACTGCCTATAATGTGTCGGATCGCGTTCGCATTGTGAAGAGAGTTGTAGCAGTAGAAGGAGACCAAATAAAGGTCTTAGATAATGGAATTTACGTTAATGGTGCGTTAGAAGATAATTCAACTGAAACTAAGAAGATGGTGGAAGACACTACAACTTGGTTAGGAGCGCACAAAGGTTTAACTACAACTATAGGAGAAAGAGAGTATTTCCTTTTGGGAGACAACAGAGAAAACTCAGAGGACTCTCGCAAGAGCGGTATCTTCCCTTCGTCCACAATTCGGACGGTTGTGACTCTCCAAGCACCGGATTTTGTTAAAGATATTTTAGAAAAGACTCTAAAACACTCAAATTGAGTAAAGTTTTCGAAATTTTTAGGTCTTAGAAACGTTGATATAATAGGCTTTTCAGCGCAAACCTTTATAAATCAACACTTTTTTAAAGAAATTTAAGTAAAACTGTTGACAGAACTGGGTTTGTGTGATATAATGTTTATTGTAAGTTAGCCAAAAGGCTAACAAATAAAGAAAGGAGCCTACACATGGCTAACAAACAAGATTTGATTGCAAAAGTAGCAGAAGCTACTGAATTGACTAAGAAAGATGCTGGTAAAGCAGTAGACGCTGTATTTTCAGCAGTTTCAGAGTTCCTTACTGAAGGTGAAAAAGTTCAACTTATTGGTTTTGGTAACTTTGAAGTTCGCGAACGTGCAGAACGTAAAGGTCGCAACCCACAAACAGGTCAAGAAATCACAATCGCAGCTACTAAAGTTCCGGCATTCAAAGCAGGTAAAGCTCTTAAAGAAGCTGTAAAATAATTTAGGTAAATGTAATTTATCTAACATAATAGTACCTACTTCTAATGAAGTAGGTTAGGTATCGCTTGATTGCAGTGGATTCCACTTGGCGGTTTAATTCCGTCAGATACTTATTGCAGTGTTCAACTGCACTTTTATTTCCTAGCTTACGTAGGTGTGTTTTCTGTGAACACAGTGTCATGTGCTAGGCATAACATAAACTTTAGCAGAAAGTCGTATAGTTAAAGTTTATGTCTTAACTTAGATGGTCAAGTTAAGAATCTCCGAACGGTCTGGTTCGACTTTCCATTTACATAAAACAAAAGGTGTGTATCGAATAGTTGAATTTAAGCTTTAAACCTTTAGCGCATTGGTTCGACTGTTCAAGGATACGACGGGTCCAGATGACGAAGGATGAACGCTCTCTTGGGTTATTAGTTCTGCACCTAGTCGCAAACGGTCAAGTTGCTGATTTAATGAGGTTGGAGTCCTCACGTTTGTTTAGAGTTGAAATTTTGAGTTGAAATTTCGACTTGAATCTTTGATTAAAACAAAGGTTTTTAGGATAGGATAACTCCAAAAATCAATGATGATATTGATTTCCCTCACCAGAGGGTATCCTTCAAAGCGCGGATGGCGGAATTGGCAGACGCATAGGACTTAAAATCCTAGGAACATTGGTTCGTGAGGGTTCGATTCCCTCTCTGCGCATAACATAAATAGGTTCCATAGCTCAACTGGATAGAGCATTCGCCTTCTAAGCGTGTGGTTTGTAGGTTCGAACCCTACTGGAATCATTGAGGTTTCCCCACGGCGGTGGGAATAAAAACCTTGTTGCGGATAATGTGGCTGCCCTAAGTGTTGGTAAGGCAGGTTGGTTCTACAAGTCGCACTTGTACATCGGTTCGATTCCGATAATCGGGGGTTCGATTCCCCTTGTTCGCATCCTAACTTTATTGTTGGGTATCTCATTAGAACCGATAACTCAGTTGGTAGAGTAGCGGACTTTTAATCCGTTGGTCGTAGGTTCAAGTCCTGCTCGGTTCATTATAGATTTGGGTATAAACCCACATCATTGTCTTTCTGAGACACATAAAGGAAGTGTAGTTTCTTAAACAATGACAAAGCGTTTAAGAAATCAAAAATGATGAACTTGTAACTATTTCCCCGCTCGAATCACTGAACTAGGGCGACAATAATGGTGATGAAGTGTAGCTGACTTTTGAATTATTGTGAAGGGGTGGTAGCTAAAACGGATGATGTGTGGAGGAGCTTTTTAAGTTAGGTTCGAAACTAACAAAAAAAGTGATGGACACGTTTTGGATAGTTACATAATGCTATATTTAGACTCGATAGCTCAGTTGGGAGAGCATCTGTCTTACAAGCAGAAGGTCATTGGTTCAAGCCCAGTTCGAGTCATGCCGGAAAGATTGTTTTGAAGTAATTCATTGCAACTTGGGTTTAGCAACTGTGAAAGGTTGTTAAATCGTTATAGCACAAGCATAATGTGTAACCGTTGTGTGAATGCTTGAGATTCTTACTCTTAGAAGTAAGGACACCTAAGTAGAAGGTTAGTCCTCTACTAACGCCCCTCAGCGATACGAGGTGACGCCAACGGTTCGATTAGCAGGCTAAAGCTAGTTAAGATAAGGTTGGTGAGGTTTACTGCTTTCAAGCAGAACATGTGCAGACGGTTCAGAGTAAGAACAAACCCGTTCAGTAAACCAAGAATAAAACTCAGTTGCAAAACGATGGAGACATCTCCACTTATGGGTATCAAATTTGTCGAAGAAGTCGTTTTTAAAGCCAGTTAGTTAAGAAGTACATTTTCTAACTAACGAAAAACACAGACAATCTCAATCCGAATGTACTAGGTTGAGGTCTAAAAATGTATGGGTTCATGGTTCTCCTATACAAGATACCAAAGGTGTTGAGGGTATCCCTTTTCGGTGCGATAGCTCAGTTTGGTAGAGCGTTGGATTGAAGCTCCATGCGTCGGCAGTTCGATTCTGTCTCGCACCATAACCATTTTAAATGGTTTCTCCTTTAGACTCGGTAGCTCAGTTGGAAGAGCAATCGACTTTTAATTGATGGGTGACTGGTTCAAACCCAGTCCGAGTCATAACTAACTATTCTCTTAGCGCGCAGATTTTAGTTAGCGGACCCTGTTCTTGTTTTCGAAATGTTTAATTCTAGTTTTAGGAACAGAAATCCACAAAAGACAAAAAGAACAATAAACAAACGAAACGCGTTCGTTTACAAACTTTGGTTTATTTTGAACTTGCTTTAATTTGATACCTCTTTTGTCAATGGGTATCGAATGAGAAATCTAGTTTCGCTTCTATTTAAACCAAACTCTTCCTTATGTTACTTTCGTTTAATTAGTAGTTGTCAGCTTCTTACCAAACGGGTACATTAGGGGGTTCAATCCACCATAGCTCAGTTGGTAGAGCGCATGACTGTTAATCATGATGTCACTGGTTCGAAC